TTAGTGATCACCTGGTTTGTAAGTTATCCTAGCCCCGTCGGCGCAGAGAGCTAAAAGACGCTTTCCGTCACGGGCCCAGATCATGTCAATCACTGGCGAGCCGGCAGCTAATTCCGAGATGACACCACCTGAATTCAGATCAGAGATAGATATTCTTCCGGTTGACGGATGGTCATCGAGCATCCACCACCGGCCTGTAGAAAAGGCACAGATCGGGCCCCCAACATGAGGTCGGCAAAGGTCTGCTTGCCCGACAGCTATCTCTTCAAGAGCCGGGGAAGAGTATATATATGCATCTATCGGACCATACCTATAAGCCTTATATTCCGCCGTACACAACACTAGGTGCCGGCTGTCGTAGCTCCACTTGATGTCTGTGATTCGTTGTGCGACTTCAAATTGAAATAGCTCCCGCAGGTCGGGGATGGAGAGCACCGCGATACGTTGGCCCGCTTCTTTGAGTGAGGCTACGGTCACCAGCAGCGAATCATTGCGATCTATATCGACAGGACCGAAACCATATAGCCCGTGCGAGCTATAGAGATCGTAAGGATAGTTGCACAGGTGAGAGATTTCAGACGCAAGCCTCACGCTAATGATTGGCTCACTCTCCAGTTCATCAGAGCTGAACAGTGCGTCCTGGCTATGATCAACGGCATCCAACTGATTTGCGTCCAGGTACTGGACGTTCCAAAGCTTCAGTTGAGGGTCGTGATGTTGAGAGGTTGACGCAATATATCTACCGGACCGGGACCAACAAACATTCCAGAGGTCGTCCTGATGACGGCCGAACACTGTGAGGAACTGCTTGCGTTGCAGGTCAAAGATTCGGAGGGCACGTTCGTGGTTGCCCGAGCCCGTAACAAGGAATCGCCCACCAGGCGACCACGCTGCACACTGGGCTGATGTAGCCCATTCTGTGGTCTCACCGACGATGTATGAACTTCCATCATCGTCATAACATTCAAGCCGGTGTTCGTGAAACTTGTTGAGCGCTCGACAGTATGTTCCGCTGGGAGATATCCATGCGGAATACAAAACGTCCGAACGGGGCGCCCGGTCTATCGTCCAAGGGCCATTGATCTCTGTTAGTGGCATGTGTTGGTCCTTTGAACAGCTGCGAAATCGAGTCAGGCCTTTAGGAGCGGATCTCAAGCTTCGTCGGCTCCATCGCCCGCCTCAGTTTCATCATCCGTTCGTTCTTGAACCTTCCGCTAATTCGATATCTAAACTTGGGATTTATGAGTTCGGGAGGGATGTCTTCGCGCTTGATAATCGCCAACTTGGGTTTAGTAGCTCCCGACAGGAAGTATGCGACACAAAGCACGACAGTATCAAGCCTCTCTCGCGCGGTCCGAGGATCGCTGGCGTGATTTGGACTCACGCCTAGCTCTGCCGCCTCACACTCTCCCTACCACGGTGTCGTAGAGCCCGTAATGTCTGAGATCCTTGTGGCTCTCGATGCCCGTATACCTCAGCGACGCATCCTCGTAGCGACGGAACGCGAACACCGCCTGATTCATCTGTTCGGTATTGAATACCTTGAGGCGCACGAGCAGATGGAAGTCCTTCACGGTCAGACCGGTGACGGCCAGGAACAAATCCGGCTCCAGCTTGGTGATCACGTCTTGTAGCGTGTTCTCGCGGAAATCGGTCAGGTACATAAACGCAGGGATGCGGGTCGCGAACTTGATCAGCTTTTCTTGTACGAGCTTGCGCTTGGACTTGTATTCCTTCTCTTCGTCTGTGAGCTGCTGCTTCTGTTTCTCGGTCAGTTCCTTGCCTTTGGCCTTGCCCTTGAGTTCCTTGACCTCCTCGCTCTTGTTGATGATGGTTTCGATGACATGATCTCCCAGCGCGCGCCAGCCCTCGATACGCTCTACGGCTGCCATCGCCTCGGGGTTATCAAGGATTCGGCGCAGCGTGTCGTTGTCCACGTTCACCAGCAGTGCGCTCTCCCATTTGCGCGCAAGCAGCGTAGCCGAGGTGCCTGCCATCGCGATGTCCAAAATACCGCCAGCATCGATTTGAGTCATGTTCGCGCCGTCGTAAGCCAGTACCGGCAGGAACGACACCAGGTCCTTGACGGCTTGTTCCGGATTCGACTCGTTAGGCGAGAGTCCGATGCCGTATTCGCAGAGTTGCCTAAGCGCGCGCGTAGGTGCAAAGTCGAATACGAAGCACGCAGGTTTGAGGATTTCTTCCTCATTCGGATTGTCACCATTCGGGTTCATGATGGACCACGGAGACTGCACCCGAAAGGCTGCCTGGAAGTAGGTTTCAGGGCTCTTCAGATTGCGCAGCATGAGGATCGAGGACCATTGCGACACGGTCACGCCGGTGGTGAGTTTGCCGCATGACAGTGTGATGGTTTTGGTCGTGAACCCGCTCCCAATGGCTTTGCGTACCGGAGGCAGCGCCTCCAGGCCGATACCCGCCGACGCGCCAGCCGCCACGACAACCTGGTACTCATGCCAGAAGATGTTGTGCTTCTCAGCCAGCAGTTTCGCCATAGCGTGACATGCAGCGACGTTTGGCAGAAACCAGAACGAGTGCTGTAGGTACGGCAGAAGCCGCACATCCGAGTAAGGGAACGGCGGCGAGCCCGTCTTGAGGCCATCCACAATCTTCGGTGCGTACTGGCCTCGGATGATGTCCAGCCACTTTTGTACGTCGCTTTTGTGCTCGAACTGCGCGGCCTTTCCTGTGCCTGTACCCGCAAAGAACTCGTTGAGGTCGAACTCGTCGAACTCCCCACCGCTCGCTACCGTTAGCAGTTCGTCCGGCATCTGGTAGGTAAGCAGACGCATCTGCGGCAGAGCACCATAAGAGTTCCACTTGCCGGGACTCCTAACGGCGAATTCTTCCTTGGCGCGCTGTTCGTCGGTGTAAGTCCAGTTGAAGATTTGTTCTTCAATGAACTCGCCTGTTGCCAGCGCCTTGAACGGTGTTCCAGACAGGTAGAGATAGGCTTTCGTCGTGATGGGAAGGAACTCGGTTTCCTTCTCCGAAAGCACGCCGAGGTCTTCGTTCACATCTTCCAGCGCGGGGGCGTACTCGAGCTTAGACTCTTTCTTCGCAACGGCCTCTTCCTCGCCCTCAAACAGTTCCTTGGCGGTCTCCCGCCAGGCTCCGAAGTGGTATTCGTCAAACACAACGAGGTCCCAATTTACGGCGTGCAGCCATTCGTTTCTCGCTTTGATATTTCCCACCGCATCGCGACCCAGGAGGTCCTGAAAGGAACCGAAATAGACAACCGGCTTCTTGTCGTCGATTTTGGTGGGGTCGCTGTTGGAACTACGGGAGAGATAATGCCACCCGTCAAAATCGGCATGGGATTCGAGATCGGTCTGCCATGCGTCTTCTACCGCAGGTTTGAAGGTCAGCACCAGCACACGCGTGACGCCAAGCTTCTTCGCTAGCTGGTAGGCCGTGAACGTCTTGCCGAAGCGCATCTTCGCGTTCCACAGGAAGCGCGGGACCGCATGCTGATCCTCAGACCAGATCGAGTGAAAATAGTCGAATGTCTTGTCGACCGCCTCGGCCTGTTCACGACGCATCCGAAATGTCTGGTCGTGCGTGCCGGTGAAGTGTTGTCCCGTGCGCAGCTCGGTGAGCACGGTCTTCACATCCTTGACCGTGCAGCGCACCCATTCCAGTTCGGCGTTCTCGAACTTCTTCCTGATGAGCGCCGCGCGAACCTCGTGGTCGCTGAAGATGGTTCCGTCGTCGCGCTCAGCGGGTTCGTCCACTTCGACGGTGAAGTTCTTGATGGCGGCGGTCTTGAGCTGCTCGGCGACGCGCTGTTTCACATTGCGCGTTGTCTGCCCAACCTTGAGAAGACCCTTGTGCGCATTATCGTCGATCGAATAGGCGTAGATACGCGGCCAAGCATTCGGCTTGGGCGCAAGGATTTCCTCGATGGTTGGCTTACTCATCGTCACCGATAACCGCCGAGTCGTGCGCGTTGCCAGTGAGATCCATCGGGCGAATCATCCACTCAACAAACGCGATCTCTTTATCAGTTAGGCCATACTTCGCATAAAGCCTCTGATCAGTCCACTCCTTAGAGAAATTCTGTATAGGAACAAAGGTATAAACCTTCTTTGTTGCGTCTTGAGCGGGCTTGTGCAACATCACCAAGAAGCGCGTCAGCTTGCACGAGATATAAGAGCAAACATTCTTGGCTTCACTCTCCGACTTGAACGGGCCGATACAGAGGTAGGTTTCCGTTGAGACCGATCCAGGTTCGCCAACAAAAGGCCGACCGAGAACTGCCTTTGGCGGTGCATCTCGGCTTGCCCCGCCACCGCCTCGGTCGCCATATGCCCTCCCAATGAATACTTTCCATCCTTCAATCAAGTTGCCTTCGTCAGTCACATCGCTCCTTGAGACCCAGCCCTTGCCGCTTTGCTTGAACCCTGGGCCGCCGTTCCAGTAGGCGACGACATCGTTCTTCTGTCTGTTCGAACGAACTTTGAAGTTCGAGCGTATGCCAAAGGGCCTACTGGCTCTCACTAGATTCGTGAATCGTGACTTCTCCGGTATTAGAACGGAAGCGGCCTCCCCGCCTTCCACGGCAACAATCTTCTTCAAGATCGGCACTGCCTCGTTGTAGCGGATGAACACATCCGAGCCTTCCTCCAGCAAAGGTCGCGTGGCGCTCGATAGCACCGTACCTTCGTAATGCGTGACAACCTCGCAATCACCCGGCTCCTCGCGATTCCAGAGGAAGTAAAGAATGCCGCCCTGAATAGCCACGCCGGGAAAGGCTTCGCCGACCAGCAGGTAGTCATGAATGGCGCGGGTGCGGCTGTCGGTCAGCATGCTTTCGCGAAACTCATCCAAACCTTTTCCGCCCGCAAACCATCGTGCGGGGATGACCAGCGACAGATAGCGCGGTTCGAGCTTCTTTGCCTGTTCCACAAAGAGGTGATAAATCGGTGCGGCACTAGCACCTTGCCCACCGTCGGCAAGTTGGTACGGCGGGTTCCCAACAATCACGTCAAACTGCATGTTGCCTCCAAACAACTCGGCAATCCGAGCCTTGATGTCGTCCGTGTGGATGAACGCATAAGCGTGGGTCTCTATTCCCTCGCCGCGGTCCAGGACATCCTTGCTGGCACCGCAAAAGCTGCACCTGCCGTTAGCCCAGGAATGCTCGGTACGCTCGAACCAGATATTACCCTCATCGCTGTCAAAGCTCTTGGCGATGGAATGCTCCCCGGTCGCGTGCTTTGAGCAATAGAGGCTGCGCCGCGCGAGCAGGCTGGTGAGTCGGGTGGTGCCAACGCCGAACACCTGCCGCGTCAGGATATGATCGACGCGGCTCTGGAGATCAGGTATCTCCGCTTCCAAACCCCTCGTGAGACGGCTGGTGATTTCGCGAAGGAATACGCCCGATTTTGTGCACGGGTCAAGAAACCGGATTGAACTATCCGCCCAGATGTCCGCCCCGCCATTGTTTGCTGCCCAAGTCTCGGCCAGTGTATCGAGCATCAGGTTTGCAAACTCAGGCGGTGTGAACACCTCGTCGTTGGATAGATTAGCTATGCAGGTCAGAACATCCGGGTTGCGCCCGCGAAGCGTAAAGCTCGCCTGATCGTTCATATGGGCTCCGCCAAGCCAATCTCCATCGGCAAACAGGCAAGCTCCCGCACACTCGTAGGCGGATATGCCTTGATCGGCGTGAAGATCTCATGCTTGCCAAGATGGGCGAAGAGTGACCCTTCCTGACTGTAGGATGACATTTGCGTTAGATCGTCAAAGCGGAAGTCTCGCCGCTGGAACTTGCCCTTGCCGAGGTAGCCCCATTCGGCAAAGGTGATGGGCTGGCCGTCATGCATGCGCATCGTCAGCGCATCACCATGCACAAGATTCTCCGACAAGACATAGAAAGCGGCTCGATAGACATCATCGGACTCATCCACATTCAGGTAGTCAGCGAGAACCTCAAGCATCTTCGCGCGGCACTCAGCGATATTATCTGCCAGGATCTCAATTCCGTAGGCGCACATCACCGCCAATAAGGCGTAATGCCGCCGCTCAAAGTCGGACTTGCCGAACTTGGCTTCGACGGCGGCCAGCTTGCGCTGGAGTACAGGGACAAGGAAGTTTCCACTTCCGAAGGCAGGCTCCAGAAAACGAGAGTCGATGCGCTCGGTCTCGCCCTTCACCAGGTCTAGCATGTTCTCGACCAGCCACCGAGGCGTAAACACCTCCCCGTGATCGGCAACGCGCCTCTTGGATTTGATCAGACTCATAGGTTGTGGCTTGCTATCTCGACCAGCAGCTTGTGGCGGACTGCGACGATCTCCTTGGCAGACCACATCTTGCATATACATCATAGGATAGCCGACGCCCCGCCCGAGTGCGCGTGCGAGTGGGTACGTGGCAGTCGTCGAAGGTGAGCATGACGCGGGGCATGATGACAGCATCGGGTTTCTGATTGGGCGCAGGTGGCGGCGAGACCTTACACGCGCAGCAGATTTGACCTGACAACCTCATCCGTGTCGTGGATGCTCGCTCCCCGCCCATAGGCGAATAATAGGCGAAATCGTTGTGGATTTTGAAGATTGTCAGTTTGGCGCAACATCGTTTGCGATGAGAGCATGGCGGGCATGGACAGACTTTCGTTTCTCGGGTTCTATCGCCGTGTGTTTCGGGATGCGTGGGAAGCGGCAAAGATATGGGTTCGAGACAACGTATTCGTGGCGGGCGTCATGGCCACTGTGCCCGCCATCGCGATCTATCTCGCAGATCATAGCCACGCGATCGACTGGCCAGTCATGAGGCTAACGCTGTGCATGTATGCCGGATTGTTGATTCTGTACTATGCCTTTCATCTCATTAGGGCACCCTGGCTCCTCCACCGCAGTAAAGAAGAGCAATTGATCGCCGCTGACGACGAGCGGGATAGTTATGCCGCGAAGCTGAGAGAGATTGAGGATGACAAGCCGGAGATTGTCCAAGCGGGAGCAGTTGTCGAGCCTATAGGTTTCGGAATTCAGGGGTCTATGACGCCGTATTTTACCGCCGAGTTCGTAAAAATGAGGTTCGTCAATAAACCTAAAGGGAATTCGGAACGTGCCATAGCACGCGCAGTTAGAGCCAAAATCAAGTTCATTGATTCTGATTCGAAGGCACTCTTGCTGGAAATCGATGGTAGATGGGACAGCACCGATCAGCCATCCACGAGGCAATATGGCACGACTCGGAATGACCTCCTCCCGATGAATTTCGGAATCGAAGAAGCACAACAAATCGACATCGCCTTTTGGGATGCGGGGATACGCAAGTTTGTTGGGTTCAACAATGACAGCTATAACTTTGCACTGTATGGGTACAAGAAGCCGGGGTATGAGTTATCGGCAGGGCCGATAACCGCTGAGATACGACTGGTTGGAATCGGGGTGAACAAAACGTTCTCTATGACGTTTGGCACCGACCTCCAGGGCAGAGTAGTGCTCCTTTGAAGCAGTTGTTTCACGCCAGTCACCGATCCATGAACCATTAACCATCCCCAGTCCCGGCGGATCAGGTGACCGAAGAAGGACAGGATAGGCGACATCCTTGACGGCCTAGAAGCCTCGGTCGCCTGGACCTGACCTTGGATGATCCGATCTGATAGCCGGTCCTCTGGCTAAATCACTTCGTTCCAACGGTGCCAGTACAGCAACAGACTGTGCCACCAACGCATCGCATTCTCTCCTATTGGGCGTGCCAGCACCGCCCTGTAACGAGTCACCTCCGTGGACTCGGTGACATTCATCACGCAACTCAATTCCTGAGACCGCGCCTTACCCCGCTACCCAGCCGGAGGCGTACAATAGGCGAATACCAAAACAATTGCCGTCCACGGATGCCGGGGCCGGTTTCCAAGATGTGAAGGGAGGCGGTTTTGAAGGAACTGCCGTTCGATCCTTACGACTTCTTCGGCTACATCGCGTCCGGCCTCGTGCTAGTCGTAGTGGCACAACTGACCCTTGGGTTCCCGAGGGTCTTCGGTGCCGACCTCAAGCCCTTCGACATCGCAGTCACGGTGTTGGCGGTCTACATTGCCGGGCAGATCGTGGCCGGTCCAGCAAAGGCGATCTTCGAAGACTTCTTCGTACACAAGGTACTTGGCAGTCCCACAAAGAACCTTCTTCGCCCTAAGCCTCATCCCATGCTGAGGGTCATCTTCCCCGGCTTCTACAAGCCGCTCCCACCTGTCACCTGCGCAAGAATTGCCGCGAAGGCTGCCGTGGTGGCCGCCGGAGCTGAGAACGCAGAGGGCATCTTCCTAACGATCAGGTACGCCCCCGAGGTCCTCGCAAGTGCTTCCCTGATCGCCAAGATTGACACCTTCCGAGACATGTACGGTTTCAATCGCAACGTCTCGTTTAGCCTCTTGCTCGCGTCCCTCTGCCTTGCCATTGCCGGTCATGGCCAGGGCCGGGCTGAGCTTAGTCACTACGCTATCGCGGCGTTCATCTGCGGGGCACTTCTTTTCTATCGCTACCTCAAGTTCTTTCGCCAGTATTCGTATGAACTCTTCAACGTATACGCCTGCATGGGCGAGAAAGGCACGACCTGATGTTCACGTTTACGTTGTTCGATGTCGGCCATGGATTCTGCGCATACGCCACTACGCCTAAAGGGGCGAACATTCTGTTCGACTGTGGCTACGATGTTGATCTGAAGTTCTATCCATCCCGGTACTTCGCTGATCGTCGCATCACACAGATAGATCGTCTCTTTCTGAGCCACTTCGATCAGGACCACGTGTGCGACCTCCCTGATCTTCGAAAAGTGGTGACCTTTGGGTCTATTCATCGCAACTCTTCTGTCCCAGTAGATGTCATTAGGCGTGAGAAACAGCAGGGAGGCATCGTCACGACTGCAATGGCAAGTGCCCTTGATATGCACCAGAACTGGACAGGCCAGGTGACGATGGAACCCGACTGGGGAGGGGTGACGATTAGTACCTTTTTCAACCTGTATCCCAGCTTCACGGACATGAACAATTTGAGCGTGGTCACCTTTCTGGAGTACGGCGGAACTGGAATCGTCATCCCCGGAGACCTTGAAGGGGAAGGTTGGTTGGAGCTTCTAAAGAATCCGGAATTTCGTCTGTGTCTGGCTCGAACGGAAATCTTTATCGCATCGCACCACGGCAGAAACGCCGGCTATTGCGAAGAGGTTTTCAACTATTGCAACCCGGCGATCATCATCCTGTCCGACAAGGGTATCGTTCATGGCAGTCAAGAACACGACTACACGAAACATGCGATCGGCATCCCCTGGGACGGCGGTTCACAGACGAGGCGAGTGCTGACAACCCGGAGCGATGGTCACATTCGCATCACAAAGGAAGCGGGGAAAGGATTCTTCATCAACTCCAACGTGACACTGTAACCAGCTTTCTGTACTGCTCATCAGTCAGGTGAGCTTCCCGTACTGCTCCCGCGCTCGCTTCAACCAGACGGCACCGCGGCCCATGCTGATCCCGCGTTCAATCGCCTGACGACCGGCGAGGTTGAACTCGGCTCCGCCACGCCTGGCCAGGTCAATGATCTCGACCTCAGCCGTCTGCCAGGGACGGGAACCAAGTTAGTTACTAGCACCCCTTGTGGTCGCCTAGCCTCAAGGTCCAGTCTAAAGCGAAGCAGCTTATTCGCCTAAACGGCGGTGGTCACCCGCCTGATTCCTGGCCCGCTCGCCTCTTCCGTGGCCGGGAGCTGTCCGAAAAGGGGTTCCAATGCATATTCCGACAATCTCAAGACGGACGCTCACACTCGCTCTAGGAGCATTTTTGAGTTGCTCCTTGGTCGCGGCTCAAAAACCTGACGAGGGCATCGCAAAGGCGAGGGCCGCTTGGGAGAACAGCTTCAATTCGAAGGACCTGCCTGGATTGATGTCTCTTTATGCCGACGATGCGGCGCTACTGGCGACTTCAGGAGAACGGATCGTCGGCAAGGACAAGATCGCCGCGTACTTCAAGGCCCTCTTCGACTCCTCTAGCACGCTGCACGTGAAGCTGAACAGCGAAACGACTGCTAGCGCTTCTGACCTGGGCTATGACAGCGGAACGTATGAAGAGGTCGTGACACATGCCGGAGGAACGACCATCAGTGGCAATGTTGTTGTTTCGGGAAACGTTCAGATAAGTGGTGGTGGAGAGTCGCGAGAGATTTCAAATGGCAGCTATCTGTTTGTGTTGACGCGTAAGGCAGGAAAATGGCTATTTACACAGCAGGCTTGGACCATACACGCGCAGCCCAAGTAGCGGCTTACTGCTGAGGACACACGACCTCAAATCGAGAACAATCAGGGACGGATCTTGATTTCAAATGTCTGGCGGAGATTGGAGAGCACCATGTGCAGGTACTTCTCTGCCCCGATCTCCCGGATCAGTTTGACTCCGGCGGCGATCCAGACATCTTCCGCGACAATTGCTGGTTCAGAAAGACAGTAGATTGGGTTGGTCATCATCTCTCTGACTCTTTCTGCAGTCCATGGCTCTTGATCCATAAGGCCGGCATCCTGGGCCGGACGACGAGTCTAGCACAACAACAAAAAGGCCAGGTCATCGTTCGACCGGCCAAGTAGGGATAGCTTTGGTACTTTCGCCCGGGGCCGCATGCTGGCCTTGAGGTGAAAGATGACTGACGGCGTTGATATCCCAATCCCTGAACCGCTTCCAGCCAAGCTGGTGGCTTTCCTGTACCTGCTGATGCGGGACAACCTGCCCGTTGGTGACGTCGCCGGCATCCTGCAGAACCACGTCCGCAAGCTGGCCACCTTGAATCCGAAGGGCTGGCTGTTCTCGAACACCCACCTGGAAGCCTATGCGCGTGAGATCGCGGCCGAGCTGGTGCAACCGTGACCGGCGAGACCATGACTCATCTGTTCGCCGCCGGCTTCATCATGGTCATGATCGGCCAGGTCTGTGTCTTCGGCATGGTCATCCGCCCGGCGTGGCCGGACGAGCTGAAGGAGTGGTTCAAGGACCAGTGGGATCCAGCCTGGCGTTCCCGCGGCGGTCACTACAACTTCGCGCCCCTGGAGAATCGGCTCGAGCAGATGACCCGGCATGAGATCGCCAAGAAGGCTACCTTCGGCTGGAAGCGGTTGCACTGTCGGCGGCGCACTCTGAAGCCGCGCCGCCTGGCCATGCAGTTGATCTGGCGGTTGACTTCGTATGCGCACACCTCCTGCCAGTGTGCTTGTCATTCCCCGCGTTTTGGATGTGCTCAGACCTGCGGCACCCAGACCAACATGTATCACGAGCCCTGCTGCTAAGGAACGAACATGCAATGGCTGATTCAAGACTCTGGCGTCACCTTTGACTGCCTGGATCGCAATGTGAAGCCCCTGGTCGAGGCTGTCGATCACCGCGGGCTTCCGCGGACCTGCGTAGGCTACGTCCCGTTCGTCCACACCCTCACGGGGATTGAGGGCCTGGATCGTAGTGTGCCTACGATGTTCTATGGCTCAACCAAATTGGCTGAGCTGGCCATGACCTCCGGCTTTGCGCCCGGCGGCTTCTACGATGCCGCCTGGTTCGATCCGGGCAACTGGGTAAGGAAGCGGCCTGACCTTCTGAACGAAGCTCAGACCAGGATCACTGCCGGCCAGCTCCGCCAGACCTGGATCTCCGAGCCGACCTTCGTCAAGTCCGTCGACGCCAAGGTCCTCACCGGCATGGTGCTCGAGGGTCCGGATCGAGGCTGGTGGACTGAAGAATACAGCCACGTGAAGGACACCGACGTGTTGACGGTGAGCCCGGTTCAGACGATCGACCAGGAGTGGCGTTTCTTTATTGTAGAGGGCGAAGTTGTCGCCGGATCTCAATACAGGAAGGACGGTTGCCTGCGCTGGCGGGCTCCGATCGATGACTTCGTCTGGTTCCAGGCCAGGAAGATGGCGAAACTCTGGCTGCCGGCGCCGACAGTCGTCATGGACATCTGCCTGACCAAGAACAACTGGTTCAAGGTGGTCGAGTTCAACTGCGTCAACTCGAGCGGCTTCTACTCGGCCGACGTGGGCGCATTCGTCGATGCAATGGAGAAGGCCTATGCGGGATAAGTGCAGGGCAGTCCTCCGGGCGCACCTTCGCCGCAACCGGGCTCGCACCTGGCTGGCGGCGAACGCTCCGATCGCCAGGCGCAACGGAAAGACCAGGGCCACCATGGCACTCTTTGAGTACCATCGCCGGGTGTTCTGGAGTTCAGTCAAGCAAATCATGGAGGCAGTAGATGGAAGGTAACGAGCAGCTCACCCCGGATCAGATCCTGGCCAACGGTCATATCACTTTGGATATGATCTTCGACTTGTACACCAGAATTCTGATGGACGGATTCGTGTCGGATGGACCTCTGTTCACCTCGATGAATCAGCTCCAGGAGTGGCGGCCGGACCTGACCGACGAAGTCCTGGCGGAGTCGGGCTTCATCCGCGGCGTTCATATCGCCCACATTCACGATGGTTTGATCGAACCTTACGCCGTGCCGGATTGAGAAATAGTAGGGTAGTATTTCTAAATGCTTTCCTGCGACAAAACGTGACACTATTCGCTGGAAACAACTGATTCTGTGAGGCTTCTCATCTCGGTGAGAAGCCTTTCTGATTGAGCACCTTTTGCAGCTGCACCAGGGCCTGCTTCATCAGATCAGCCTCTTCGTCGTCTACGGCACAGGCACGGATCTGGGCCCACTGCAGACGCTTGACGAACTCAGCCAGCGCCCAGGCTGCCTTGGGGAAGAGGGAGAGATCAAGGTCGACAGTTGGCTCGGACATGGTGTCCATAGTAGCTCAGGTGCAGGCCAGTTCCTCGTCCTTGACTTCGACTGAAGAAGTTACCGTACGGTGTCTTTTCGCCATGACACCGCTCGGTGACATGCAAATGATCCCGTGCGGGATGATTCTGCTTTCAAAAGCACCTTGTCGCCCCTGGTACAAACATACTTGGCTCATCAGACTAGAAGTTCTTGCGTTTTCTGTCGCTTGCAGAATTCTACCTGTGTCAGACCTTGTTTTTGTCCGGTTTTCGTGGATGAATAGGGGTTATAGGGGGTTTACTTTATGTCGAAGTGCGAGCGGACGTCACGGCGGGTTGCGAGGCTTGCGGCGAAACAGATGCGCAATGGGAAGCGAAGCGAGCGAAGTGTTGCAGCTTCGTCGCTACGGGCGCGCAGGCGCGGCTAACGTGGAACTTGTTCTTATTGAATGGCTGGACTCCCGCAGGGGAGAGGGGTGGGTGCGGCTGGACGAACTCGACAGCACTGTAACCAGGTGTCGCTCGGTCGGCTGGATTGTGGCTAGGGACCGTGATTCGGTCACTCTTGCCGGACACCTTGGAGAGAATCCCGATCAGTGCTGCGGCGACCTGACAATCCCCCAAAAAGCAATGCTCAGAATGACCCCTCTAAGTATCCCAAAAGCCGCGCTAGCCGCATCAGCGAAGTAGTTCAAACGTCTCGACTCCAAGCGCGATGGCGAGGCGTTCCAGTACCAGCACTCCCGGCTCAATTTGGGCGGTTTCCAGACGCGCAAGATGGGCCTGCTCAATCTGAGCGTGGTCGGCAAGCATCCGCTGGGACCATCCCTTCTTTATTCGAAGGCTGCGCACCTTCTGTCCGATTCGGAGACAGATGGAGGGAGGCGCGGCCAATTTCCCGGTTGCCATCCTGCAAGCATGGCGTTAGGCTGGGGGGCGTGTTGATGTCGGATAGAACATCAAAACTAAGGAACGATCCCCATGAGACGCCTGCACGTCTTACCTGTAGTTATCCTCTGCGCCCTGGCTGGGTGTTCGTCGGGAATGTCCGGCGGCTCGGCGGCCAAAACTGGAACGGGCGGCACGTCGAGCGATTACGTTGCCCTCAGTCAGACAATCTTCATGGGCGACGTTATTACGCAGAACTGGCCGCAAGCCGCGAGTCCGGCAACTGCCATCACCATCACGGAAGGAGCGGCGGGCGATTTTGGAAAGTTTGATAGTAAGTGCGTGACTGGTTGTAGTCCGTCCGCATTGCAGATTGCCGCTCCAAACAATAAGCGCCTTGTGATCTTGGTTGGTGAGGTTGATGCTTTGACGCTATGTGGTGGCGGAACTGACGCGGATTTCTCTTTCAATCTGAGTACGCTAGTTGGGGCCGCGCAATCACTGTTTGGGTTGGAGGTGTGGATTGGGACGGTCCCGCCGATTTACTCGCCAAACAACGGCGCTCTTACCTGCCAGACGGCGACGGCCACTATCAACCAACAGATAGGTGCTGTGGCGCTCGCCAGCGGAGTACGCGTCTTAGACTTCGCCAGCGTTCTTAATTCTTCAAACGACTTCAGCGCGAAGCCGCCCGTGCAAGCCTTTGGAATTCCGTACAGTCTGCCCAATACGGTTGGATATGCGGCTATGACTACGCTCTACACGCAAGATAACCAGTGAGGCGAAGTACTAGGGGCGCTTCGTGAGCGCAAGTATTGGTTTTAGGATGAATTGGGCAGTTTGCTTGTAGTCCATCGGCGCGGGCGCTTCGTTTGCTTGATCCGCGAGCTTACCCCATTCCTGTTGTGATTCGCTATCATGTTGGAATTGCTCATCTTGGGCGCTCATTCCGCACCCCTGATGAGTGAAGTATGTTTGTACCCTCTTCCCGTACGGGATGATCCAGACGCACGAAAGGCAGGCTCCAGGCCTGCCCTTGTGAATGTTCTCAGAATGCGATCGCTCGTTCTCCGAATGAGAACGCTAGGCGCTGGCGGTGCTGGGTGTCCGGATCTCCTGGATGACCGGAGTCTTGCGTAACTCCAGGAGCCCGAAGCGGCCATCCTCGGTCTTGTAGAACTCGCGGCCCGCGGAGGCCCGCTTGTAGAGCATCTGGTCCAGGGTCTTCGCCGGATCGATGCCGTAGGTGGTGCGAATCATGACCTTCAGATCGTCGGGAGACTTCTCGGTGCCGGCGTTGCGCAGCACGGTCCTGGCCATATCCAGGGTGTTGGGCTGCTCCTTGCGGTTCACTGGGCCTTCGGTCAGGGCCCGGACAGGCTGCGGCTGGTAGGGCGCAGTTCCAGGCTGGACGAATCCATCGAGAGCGTTGCGCGCCTCAATGGTGTTCTTGATCGAAGTCCTATACCGCTCTAACTGGTCGATCTTGGAATCGATCCCGGCCAGCTCCTGCTCTAAAGCCTTGATGACTGCATCGTTCATAGACACATCCTAGACTTTCTGCAGACCGAGTGTAAGGCCTGCTCCAGCAGTAGAGCACGCAGTATAGGACTTGTCAATACCTATTTTGTACCACTCTAAGACAGCTCTTCCCTTCTGAGGGTTCAATCTTATACAAAGTGAAACGATTGTTCTTGACGGGGAGCGGTGGCGCGGCGGCTGCCGCGCGGTCCATCTGACGAAGGCCACTGATCATGCCCCAGGTCACCAGGGTGCAGAGGACAGGCAGGATCGGGATGTGGGCGCAGAGCGAGTACAGCGTCCGCCAAAGGCTTCCCATTCGAGTTCTCCGTGAGAGTCATAACCCTAAACAACACAAAACAAAGACAAATACAAATACAAAGTGAGAGGGTTGCTCAATGGAAAGCCAGATGGCGCGAGAGGTCCCCGCGTCTGTCTAGTATAGGAACCAGGAGGTCAAGAGCCCCGAAACCAATAACACCACGCGGCATCCTGCCGACTTCTCCCACGCCTACCTGTTATAGGAAGGGGCCCACCGCGATTGAGCATTGGTGGGCCCAAATGAGAACGGCCGGAGCACGAGGCCCCGGCCGTTGAGAGAGTGAAGATCGCTACGCGGCCTTCTCTGAGATGACAACATGGCCCCGCAGATACTGCATGACCTCGTTGTACTGTTGGCGCGCCGTCTGGGTACTACACTGCAGCAGCGCCGCGACCTGGACCCAGTTGTACTCCTTGCAGTAGACCATCTGGAGGATCCAGCGCTCCTGCGGAGTCAGCGTGCGGAAGAGACGGTCATCGGTACTCTTGACCCAGGCGTCAGTCATGCGACTGATGTCCACCTGGGAGTGCATCAGGTCCGTGTCCGCCGCCCAGAGAACGCCGTTGGCATCACTGAAGTTGCCGTCTGCGCTAGGCAGCGCAGTGGCGTAGATGCGAGTATCGCCTGCAGCAGCTTCAGCGACTCCGCTCGGCCGATAATCGAGTTGCAGAAGGCCTGGCCGCGCTTCGAGTTCATTACGCCGAGCCTTGATGAACTCGATGAGATAGAACCGGAACTGGCGTTGCGCGTGATAAACAAACCCGATCGGCCCTGACTTGAAGAATGCCGGCTTGGGTGGCCACTCCGGCCCCCTCTTGTAACCGAGAACCTTCCGCCGCGGACCGTATACCGCGACCAGGTATCCCTTGCTAACCAGCAGCCGAACACACCTAACAGCATCAAAATCCAGCTCTGCTGAGATAACTTCGGCTGTGAACTGCTTGTTCCCGAACTTCGCATCAACTACCTCGCATACCTGGCGCACCTTATCCGTGTACTTGGGGTCGTAATGGTGGCATGCCCGGAGAAAGCACATGACCATCACGTCGTACACTTCATCTGTCGACAATTGCTTGAACGCCAGGTGGAGGGAACGGCAGGCTTCTGAAAGCGTAGCCATATCATCGGTCTCGCCAGGGGCCAAGAGATTGCGCAGCATGTTCGCCGCATCCTTACCAGGACGCGAGCGCAGGCTGGGCAGCTGACCACGAATCACCATGTTGGTGTACTTGATCAGGATCCCGTGGAAACACTGCACCAACGTCAGGAAGAGACCTTCTTTCTCAGGTCCGTCCGGCAGGTTGGCGTAGCGAATGGCGAGCAGATTGACAGCATCGCGATCGTGGAATTCGTCATCGGCAGGCACAGCCCATTTCGACGCGTAGTGGACCGACGACAGATTGTAAGAACGGGACATCAGGATTCCTCTCGGTGTTTCGTGTCCCCACACGGAAGAGAGAGTTGTCCTGATAACTAACCGCTTGCTAGGCGGCTTTGCTGAGTACCTCAGCACGATCGGTGGCGGTGCGGCGACCTTCTTCACCATCGCTGGTGCGAACTGTTTCCGCCGGCATGGGCCAACGAGTAGTGCGGATTGGAGACGACATCCCCTGCCGCGGACTGAGATAATCCTGAGCGAACGGGAAAGCGAGTTGTCTTGGATCAAGTGCTGCTGAGACATGTGTCATAACTCCTCCAGAATACGAAGCGTGATTGAAGTACCAAAGCTACGCGGCAGCCGCCAGGACAGGACGTCTCGTGACCAATCTTTGAATCCAGGCCCTGAAGTCCTCATACGATGAGTCACTCTTCGCCCTGTTACAGGTTTCGCAGCAGGTCACAACATTGCTGGATTCATAACCTTTCGAACTGTCGATCCGGTCGATCCCGTTGTAGGTGAAGGTTTCACCCTTATGGAGTCTGGTTGTGTGCGGCGAAAGATCACAGTAGTGGCAATCACCTTGGAACAGGTATTCCAACTCCTCGCGGGTCAACTCAAATGCCAACCCTCTGCGCTTTGCATTGCTCCGGTAGTCAAGAATGATCCGCGTACACATGGCGTAACCAGCAGGTTTGTGTCCCATCTTCTGAATCTCACGGCCGTGTTCACGACGGGACTCAGTCCAGAGGCAACCGCAACTGTTGGTGCATTTGCCCAGATTCGACCGATACACAGAGGCTTCATTGCCGCAGTCACAATCGCAAATCCAGTAGCCTTCTTTCTCCGAAGACCGTTCGCGAACGACAAGACGTCCGAATCGCTTGGTTGGGTACACTCTAGGCGACATCGATCTTCCGATCTTTGAAGTAGGTCTTTACCACATCGGCGACGACTTCCTTCTGGGCTACCACCAGGTCCTTCTCGTGCGTGTTGGTGATCGCGCGGCCGAGCTGCGTGAGCGCGAAGGCGTCGGCGATGTTGTTGTCGTCGAAGTCCGCGCCGTAGCGTTTGAAGACTTCCTTGAGCACGATGTCCTTCTGAGCGCCGCCTTTGCCGGTGATGAACTTCTTCACCTGCGTGGGTGGGACCTCGATGTACGGGATCTTCTCGTCCCAGAGCGCCAGGCGCGTGACGCCGCCCAGCTCCCCGAGCGAGATGCCGCTCGAGCCCTTGGCGCCGAAGGCATAGCCCTCGATGAGGACCAGGCACGCGATCCGTGGCGGAGCGCAGTTCGCGTCCTCGGGTCGAACTCCGTACCGCGCCATGGAAAGAACGTGTTCCCGCAGCCAGACCAGGCGCTTCATACCCAGGATCTGGACCACCTTCTTACTCTTGTTGGGATTGGGCTCGAAGACACCCTGGGTGGTCTCGCCGGTCTTGAGGTTGGTGAGACACCAGCCAGTGTGTTCGAGGGACATGTCGAGGCCCAGGATGTGCTCTGGGGCCGACAGATAGACGGGTGTGGCAGCCGTGGGCTTGTTGAGTCCAGCAATGCTGGGCATCTTGACCTTCGGTGCTTTCATCGTGGGTGCGGTTGTCATACTTCGAACAGATCCTTCCCTTGCTTCTTCTGGTCCGCCGCGATCGATTCGATCCGCTGCTTGACTCCGGACTTGGCTTCGAGCAGGATTCGGCCAATCTCTTCAACGTCAGCTTTGTAGTAGGCCAGGGACACAACCCATTCCCCAGTGGAGAGCAGCTTCGGACGCTGCGCCAACGGGATGTCGGTGAAGCGACGTTTCATGCTCTCGAAGATGTTGTACAGATCCCTGGTCAGCGGATTCTTCAGCGAGTCCGCCTGCATGATAGCCACCAGGCACTTGAACTCGACGACCGTGAACGGGATCCGGTAGCTGTACCGGGTCGGCATCTTGACGACGCCGGCGACCGGGTGCATCCAATCGCGATCGGAGAAGATCTCGCCACGCTCGTAGTGCCGAAACCAGTCGACGATCTTCGCCAACAGGGTGTCGCACGCAGGTCGAAACCAGAGAGGTCCCATTAGCGCCCCTGCCTGCCGAGTATCTCGCTGCTGAGACTGCCGTTAGAACGGCCATACTTGGGGTTGATTACGGTAGGTGTGAGCCCGCCTTCGAACTGCCCCATCTTGCCGATGCCTTTGACGTTGCGCGCCGGCGCCTTGATGGGAGCTGACGGCACCTTCCCGCCACGCATCTTCGGTCCTCGCAGTGCCAGTTTCTTTGCCATGTGACTTCCCTTTCGTTACCAGTTGCGATCCTCAAAGAGGATCTGTTGTTCGATTGCAGGCCTGGGCTGGACGGGATTCAATGCGTCCCGCGCTTCCTTCTCAACCAGGCCGCGAAAGATACGATCAAATGTCGATGCGGACATGGGTTCAATTCCCTGCCAGTTGATCCCCTTCATCGTGACTGTGTTCGCCGTAACGGTACCTCCTGGCCGGTAGTCATACGCGTCGAAGAAGTGAACGACACCTGGCTCGATGCGGTCATCAGCGACGATGCGCATGACTGCGCCTTCGACGTTGACCTGGCCGATCTCTTGAGGAGGCCGTTCAATTCCCGGCCGTGGGCGCGGGATGCCTGTACCAGGAGGCCAGCAACCTTCCAGGGCAGGACCTTCATGGCGCACAAACCGTTCTTCATAGCCGGTCCCTTTGCATTCAGGGCAATCATGACTATCCTCGCCAGGGGTTCCATCCCACTGACCTGGTGTCCCCGGAATGAGGCCAGCCTGACAATGCATGCAAGGACGTGAGTAGTCTCTCGACGGACGCTGTACGGACGGCCCCTCTGGATCTACCCGAGGAGGGTCATTCAACATCTCAACGAAGGCGTTGGGAATCAGGAATCCATTGGGGTCGTACTGTGGCCGAGGCCCTCCAAATAGTGTGGTCGGCACCAGCGTATTGGTCATCTCCCGGTCCAGAATCTCGCGCAAACGCCGGCTGAACTGGTTACTCTCTTCCGGAGTAAGGTCGACACTCACCGATCCCGAAGCTCCTCCGTTGAACCCGTACACCGACTCGATTGAGCGGGACGGTGTGATCTTGAAGTCAGTCACGGTACCCAGCGCGTGCCAGCCGCCCTCGGCTCCTTGCATACGAGCCATCCATTCGGGCGCCTCTGCCTGGTTCGCCATCTTGATTTCGACAGGCATTACCCTACCCTCTCGTCGTCGAGCAGCGGATCGTACTCAATCTGCAGCATCTCGCGGCGGTGTTCTTCTGCCAGTTCCTGGTTGGTCTTCACCGGGCGCTGGGCCACCAGGGGAAACCGGGGTGTGACCCGTCCTCTACCCAGTACGGCCGAGACGGTATCGACCCCGAACCCGATGTTGCCTTCGAAGATCTGATACCCGCCGCCGCGCATGACCGAATAGTCCACGCGGGCGACGAAGTGTTCATGTCCTCCAGGGAAGCCCACATCGAAGCGGGCCACGTCAGAAGAGGTCAGTGCCAGGTGATTTCGCACCGCAACGTAGGCCTTCTGCCGCATCTCTGGATCCACTGTCCTAGCCATTCTGTTTATCCATGAGGTGGCTGATAATCATCCGTGAAGTGGTTGATTATCAGCCGCCGTTCTAGCGCAGGTTGGCCAGGGCCTTCTGGTCAACGATGCCCTTCTGTTCGAGGAAGAATGCAAGCGCATCGAAGATGGTCGTGTCTGCGATGTGAGAGAGCCAGTCTTCATGGGACCGCATAACTGCGACCGTATTCGGATGGCACTTCACCGCGTAGATGTTGATCATCAGCTCGGCCTGTTTCTCGGGTGCCTTCATCAGCCACTCGGGATACATCGAAGCGTTCGACTTGTGGCACTGCCCGCACTGCCCTTTGGCGTTGAAGGCGGGGTTCTTGCAGGTGCAGAGGGAGTGCCTGACCAGGAAAGCATCCATCGTCTCCCGGAAGACCACGTAGAACGTATTGGTCGGGCGGTGACGAACGGTGGCCAGGTGCTCGTAGTAGGTGACGTCCTCGCCTACCGGAGTGGTCCCGGCGATCTTCGACAGGCGCGAGTCCACTTCATTCGACTGGCGCCTGCCGGTGGCTCCCGGCAGGGGGAAGATCTTGTTGCTTTCGATCTCCAGCCCTACCAGGAACGCGCGGTTGATATTGCGAACGGGGTCTTTGAACCCCGCGAGGTTGGTGGCCACTACGCGCCCCCACCCTGCCGCTGCATGCGCCCGCGAGCGCCGCCCGGAGCGACGGAGCGTCCGGCCGTCTCAACGTGGCGTGTGCCGTCGTTGGACTGTGTGGAGCCGCTGGCGATGTTGGACCTGCCGCGGTTCCCGTGGGCAATCGGGAGATCGTGGTTCGCATACGCGCCATCCGGAGGCTGAGGCAGGCTCATGTCGCGCCCGCCGGTCTGCTGCGGCTGCTGTGGCTGCTCAGCTTCGCCCTCGTCGCCTGAAGCGGGCTCAAGGCCAGCGACCACGTCGACGGTCTCGCCGGCAACGAAGGCATTGAACTGCTCGATCAGGTTGTTGACGACGCCCAGAAGGTTGTCGTGCTCGGCGGGGCTGACCATGCCCTGGGCCATCAGGTCCAGGCTACGCTGCTTGCTGTAGTCAGCCGCGGCCTGCAAGGACTCCGCGAACAAAGCGCGTTCGCTGCCAGCTGGTACTGCCGAGTTGAAGCCCGGGGGCAACTGCAGTTCGCCACATACGCAGCGGTAGACCTTCATCGGCACCGTGCTGATGCCGCGGAACCCGTTGGAGCCCGGGGTGTACATCGAGGCTTGGACCTCGGTGAAGTACACCGATCCGCACTTCCCACAGAAGGCTGGCTGGTTGACATTGTTGACGGCGGCAGCGACCCTTTGGGCGCTAGTCGTTACTCGGGGCTTGATCATTCGACTCCTCTTCCACTTGCTTCTTGGTTTTGCCACAGATCAGGCATACGGCACGGTCTCCGTACTTGTGTTCATGCGGCCGGTGATCTTCAATTGCCATGTCGGTGATGCGGAACCGGATCGCTCCGGTCTTCGGATCTGCTATCTTCAGCACCTCTTCGCAGTCCGACCCAACGTAAATCTCATCCACGGAACACCTCCCGACAGGTCTTGAGAGCGCAGCGGTCGCAATGGTTGCCGGCCACCGGATACTTCGGCATCTCAACGGTCTTCAGTATTGCCGAGACCCACTTTGCTACCAAAGCCACGTCCACTTGTTTCCGTTCCCAGGCGGTCCCCTCCAACAGCGGCAGGTGATAAATCCCTACCTCGGTGGCAGTCGTAGACCGCATCACGTGGAGATATCGCAGCATCTCCAGGACGTCCGGGCACTGATGGAACTTCGGCCGACGGCTGTGCACCATCAGGAGCAGCGGCTTCTTGTACCCGGACCGGCTGCGGCCGCGGCGCTGGACCATGGCGTACTGGCCCAGGACCGTCTGACCGTCGATGAGCATCTCGTACGATGTCACTGGGATCAGAGGTTCGAAGAGCTGCAGGAACATGTAGATCCGCTTCGCCGCCGTGTTGCCATTGCGCACGGCCTGGTAGAAGAGCGCGTCCTTGACCCCCGATGGATCCTGTTGCTGCCAGAACCACAGGAACTTCGAGCGCAGGTTAGGCACCGGCACAAGGCGGCCGTTGAAGGCCTCCAGGAGCGCCCACTGCATGAGCCTCTCGGCACAGGCAGCAGGGTCCCGCAGCGTGTCGACAGGGCTCAGCAATGGGCAGGTCAGATGGTCAGCCAGGACCTTCTCGGAGAGGGCCATCAGGCGGCCGCTTGATCCAGGACAGGAACCCGGTAACTGCGGGCGGCGATCTCATCCAAGGTCGGAAGCACGGGTGCCCGTTCCTCGTACGACACCCTGAAGGCATTGGGGTGTACCGGCAGTTCGCGGGCAGTTCCCTTCCCGTCCGGAAGCGTCGCAGCTGCGATCGTGATGGCATGCTCCAGGTTGTCGACCGTCCAGCCGGCGCACTCCCGCACCATCGCATGGTTGTGCAGGTTGCCCTTTTCTATGATCAGGATGATGGGAATGTTGTTGGCATTGGCCCAGCCGATCTCAATCATGGTGCCGATCGAGACCCGTGTGGCCCCAAGCAGGTTCATGATGATCAGATCGGAACGGGTGCAGTCCATCCGGTCCCGCGTGGTGATGCCCTTGGCTGTGGTCAGAGGGTCATCTTCGTAGGTGTCCTCGATGATGCCGACCCTGGCGAGCCGAACATCCTTGGCGCGCAGAGGCGAGATCGCCTGGAACTCCTTCGGCAGGGCCTGGGCGACATACTCCCGCCAGTCCTGCCCTTGGTCATAGGTCAGGCCCGTAATCGGGCCCGCCAGGTAAACGAGAAAGTCGCGCAACTAAACCCTCCATCCTGCAGCCGGAGCTTCTGTCTCGGCCTGTACTGCATCTGCCACGACGACCTGGGCAGGTTCCTCGATGACCAGAGCCACCGGCTCTGCCACCACAACTTCACCGACGGCGGCGATCTCCACGGCGGGTTCCGCCGGCAGATCCACTTCACCGGCGGCCGGCAACTGGATCTCGAGGCCGGTCTCGTCGAAACGAGTCTCGAGCGGGTACGAGATGATGTTCTCGGCCCTATGACCGGTCACCTTCACGAATGCCGCTTCCATGCCCAGCTCAACCACCATGTCTTCGGGGACTAAGACCTGGTTGCCGGTCCCCGTATACTCTCCGCCTGCAAACGACGGATCGAATTCCACCTTATAGTTCAGGTTCTTCATGACTTGCTCTCCATTAGCGGGTGGCGAATGCTGTCCCGCACTTCCAACCCGCAGGGTGTCTTCTTCGTTCCGAAGAAGTGATCAGGAAAGGGCCTGACCAGCCATGGCACGTAGAGCGCGCCGTTGATCCGGGAGACATCGACCATTTGGGGATCGATATCGCAGCCGTACAGCCTGAGCGAGTAGTTCGAGGCGTGCAACAGCATGCGGCCGGTGCCTACACACGGATCGCATACCGTCTGCGACCTCGACACCTCCTGAGGAATGCCAGTGAAGTTCATCTGAACCATGAAATCCACCACCTCATGCGGCGTGGGAAAGAAAGCGTTGGGGTTCCAGGAACCCTTGTGGCCGGCGATCCAGGATCCGAAGTAGTCGTACGGTTCGAGCAGGAATGGTCCCAGGTTGAAGGTCCGATACAGGAACTCCTGGACATCCTCCGCCAGCGCCGGCACGGCCTTGTTCAACCCAAAGCCCCAGAGCAACCAGTCCAGAAACGTCTGCACCGGACTGGTCACCTGGTTCGCCAGGCGGTTGATGATCACATCGAGCTGCTTGTAGGCAGCTGTCCGATCGACACCGCCTGTAGGGCCAAACCTGACCTGTGGAATAGGATCGGCCAATATGCGTCCGGCTTCCATACAGCGAAACCAGTAGGTCCACCGGCCGGTCGCATCAGGATGGGTGTCCGACAGCATAAGGTAGTAGGCCAGCCATCCGCGGTACGTCCAGGGCTTGCGGGCGTCCTCGATCAGAGGGACTCGCCCGCGCGCCTTCACGAACTGCGACCACTCGCAGTCCTTGATCGGAATCACCAGGTCAAATAACGAAGGTTGTGTTGCTGTAGCCATTAGGCTCCTAAGTCAGTTCTGCACGAACTGTGCGCAATTGGTTCTGCCAACCCGGCCGCATCTCCACATCTTCGAAGGTGCAGCTGGGCTGGGTTGAAGCGCGGCCTTGCTTGCGCTTTCGGTTGGGGTTCTTATGCACCTCACGCTTGACCCCGAGAAGAGATCTCAGGTTCGACAGCGCGTTGTGCCAGGCGTAGTAGTCCGAGGGAGTTGCTGAGATCACATAGGTCTGGCCGTTGGACAGCCGGTAGACCATGTGGCACGCTGACCGGACCAGGACTGCTCCGTCACGAGCGAGCAGAGACGTCACTTCATCCTTGGCGTTCATCCGCGCGTCAACCTTGCGCGATGAGGCGCCCTGGAGTCGCGATCGGAACGAGCTGTAGCCAGCTCGGCCGCGGCCGCGATCTCGGTGTCCTTATACTGCTGTTGTTCCGAGTCGGGGCACTCGGTCATCTTCCCGGAGAGGTTCTCCAGGCGGTAGAAGATCGAACCCGTCTTGCCGCTGACCTTGTTCTTGTCGACCAAGATCTCGATCACCGGCTTGCGGATATGCACGCGCGACTGACACCCGTCAGGATTCGTGCGTGTCTCCATGAACTCCGAACTCTCCCACCATAGGTGGATGTTCTCCGGAGCGCTCGACCAATCCTGCAGTTGGTTGTAGACGCCCACGTTGGCCTTGGCATCGAACGACAACCCACGCGAACCCTTGAGGTTCAGGTAGCTGGGTTTGACGCCCGCTTTCATGGTCTCGCTGGGGATCTCCATCGTGAAGATGGCCGTGGTGCGCAGCGAGGCGATGATCTCCTCGTTGACGTACCGCGACATGGCCCGGATGTACGACTCGCCAGTCTCGTTCGAGGTCAGGCTGTACAGATGGAAGTTGTCCCCGATGACAATGAGGACCCGGTCTTCGTACTTGCGGCGAAGATCCTGGACCACTGCCTTGAGGCATTCCAGCGTACCGGGGACGATCGACGGATCGACAACGATCAGCCGACCTTCCTCGTGCATGCGGCGATACCAGGACTTGGCAGCGTAGTAGCGCTCGTGGAAGTTCTCCGGTGCGTCCTGCTGCCCCTGCGGATCGGTCAGGTAGTAACCCGGCCGGCGGAAGCAGTCACTCGGCATGCCCGTCTTGGCGCCCAGCAGCCGATTGATCCGGTCATTCATCGAGTCGTCCACGGTGTGCAGAAGGATCTGCACCTCGGGGTTGTTCTCGAGGAGACCGATGATCATGTTATCGAGCCAGATGCTCTTGCCGTGATGGGGCTTGCCGGGCAGACTGAACAGCGAACCGTACCGCGGGATGCCGCCAAAGATGGCATCGAAGCGGGGAAACCCGGTCCGCAACTCAAACTGCGTGACGTTCTTCTCCTTATGGTCGAACAACAGGTCGATGGTCTTGAGGACCGACTCCAGGTTGAATCCGACCTTGCGCTTGTTGAGAGATTCCAGCTGCGTTGCGGCGGCGTGGAGGTGGGCCTCAATCTTCGATGGATCCTGACGAACCTTCTTCATCAGGTTGTCGGCGATCAGGCAGCGCTCCTCTTCGAGCCGTGCGTCGTCGGCGTCCATCAGCCGCAGGACTTCGCGCAGCACGAACTCCTCGTTGGTGTTGGTAATGCGGGCCAGCTCCTTCGCGCGCTTCATGCGGACGACGTTCGAAGGCTCGTTGACGATCAAAGGCAACGTGGATTCACAGATGGTGAACGCATCCTCGCCGCTCTCAACCCGCTGTTTCAGGCTCCAGGTGAACAGATCCAGGCGGTCCAGCTTGCGCCAGGCCTCCACACCCGCTTCGAGGGTCGAGTAACTACGGACAAACTCGTCCGGATCCTTGATCCCTACCGGGGTGGTTGTCACTTCCAGGCGAAGCCCGACGTTGCCGCCAGCCTCCTCGACCATCTTGACGACCCGTTCAGTTCCCTTCTTGCCCGCCTTGTCGTTGTCCATGCCGACGATGATGTGTTTCTTGCCCATTCCGGTCAGCAGCAGGAGGTGCTCGCGCGTGAAGGCAGTTCCCAGGGTGGAAACCACTCCCAGGTCTCCGCCGCCGTACAGGCTGACGCAGTCCGGGTTGCCTTCGACCACTGTGATCGGGCCGTCGTACTTCTTCGCCAGGTCCAGGTTGTAGAGCACGGTCTTCTTATCGAAGAGGGTTCCCTCTTCCCGGGTGTGGATGTACTTCTTCGGCTCGTACTTGCGTGTGCCGGCCTCAAACTCCTTGATCTGCTCGGCATACTTCAGGTTGCGGGCCGAGAAGCCCACCACCGTTCCGTTGATGTCGCGGACGGTGTAGATCAACGCGCTCGGAGAGAAGATCCGGCTGGCGTTGTAGTGGTTATTCTGGGGATCATCGGCCAGGTCGCAGGACTTCAGGAATTCCAGCGAGTGTTTGTACTGCACGGTCATCCGGTGCAGGAAGTCCTCGTTCGAGAGGACTCCGCCGATGCCCAGCTTGTAGCGCAGCGACTGCGGCCAGCGATAGTTGCCCACTGAGTCCTGCACCACCTGAGGCAGCTCCACGTCCTTGAGGTGGCGGATGATCTGGCTGGCATGAGAGTAGGCGCTGATGACTTCCATCTCGCGCAGCTCTTCCGTGCTCAGGTCGGGCGCATCGAAGGCGATGCCAAACCGGTCGGCCAGGTACTTGACCGTCTCGGTCACCCAGCCCGGGCCCGCGGAGGGTCGGCCTTCAAGCCATACGCATAGGTCAAAGATGTCGAACGACGTGCTGCAGGAGAAGCACCAACCGCGGCTGCCCTGACGAATCAGGCAGGCCGACGGGTGCTTGTCCGGATGGTCCGGATTCGGGCACGTGAACTTCTTGCCAATGTCGTATCCGAACGAGGTCAGATACTGCGCGACGTACTGCGGTTCTTTGAGCTGCGCGATGCCCTGATCGAATGCCTGTCTGCTGGTGGTGCTCATTCGTTACTCTCCCGTGAGGTACCCAAGTACGCGAGCGAAGTCGGTTTCCATAAACACCACGACTCCAACTCCATGTTTGTTACGCAGGACCAGTCCGCCGATCGGCTTTCCAGCGCGCTGCGCGTCTTCCCGAACCTTCCGCATCTCCGACAAGGAGACGACTGGGTTCTCGTTCTTCGATTGATTCTTGTTGTCGAGCGTGATCATGCCGGCGCTCATGTCGCCGTCCTTGAAACTGCGGCCGGAGTTGATGGTCGGAGTCACGTTCAGCTTCTTGACGGCCTGCGACTCGGAGTACGCGGCCCGTTTACCGAGCGAACGCTTCGTCCGGTCGACGCCGAGGCGTTTGGTCAGACTGGCGGCTGCCTTGTCCTTCCGCTTGGTCAGCTTCTCCTGTTCCAGAACAGGATGCCGATCGCGCGGATTGATAGGACGCCATTGCGTTGTCGTGACATGTGGATTGTCCGAGGCCAGGCGGCAGTCGTTACAGTGAGCACTGCCCTTCCCCATGTTGCTGACGGAATACTTACATCGGGAACCCACAGAACACTCTGTGGGCTCCCCGATCCGAAACAAAGCCACGATCGCTCCTATGCTGCGGTTGGAAGAGCAGATTCGACCTGCTCCTCGCTGGCGAGATCCTCCGACTCGGCCGCGGCCGCTTCGTCAACCTCTTCGACACCAACCTCGACATCCTCGCCATCGATCAGGTTGACGATGTACTGCCAGGCAGCCTGGCCGTACGCCGAATCCCCTGTCAACAGCCGGTACGTCGCCAATTCACCCTGGCCCTTGAAGCTGGCATTCTTCTTCTTCTCCTCGATGTTCTTGCCTTCGCCGAGGATGTAATGCCAGCCGCCCTTCTGCACCGAAAGGATGCCCAGAGCGATTGCCTGGTTGAAGTAGGAGTAGGTCGTCGACATGCCTTCCCCGTTGATGTAATACAGGTCAACGAAGCGGCCCTTGTCGCCGATCTTGTTCTTGATGATCTTCACGCGGCAGATGAAGCCGTACGGCTTGCCGTCATCTCCACCCTCCTTCAGGGTCTTGATGTCGGACAGTTCCCAGCGCATCGTGGCGTAGAACGGCAGCGCCTTGCCTCCGCTGGTGACGTAGGTCGTGCCGCCGGATGGGTTGTAAGCGCCCACAGCCATGCGGGTTTGGTTGCACCACGCGCAGCACGCGCGGTAATTCTTGTTCTCACGGAAAAAGGCGCTGAGCTTCTTGGAGATGCCGCCAACCTGACGGTTGTCTTCCACTTCCTTGAGCGCATCGTCCTTTGAAGCGAGAGCATCGATTGAATCAATGATCAGGAAGTCGAACACATTCATCGCCTTCTTCACGATTCCCAACACGTCGTCGCAGTAGAGGTCAATCTTCTCCGGCTCGTCGTCATTGAAGCTGAAATGCGAACGCAACAGCCGCACGGGGTAAAGATTGTCGCCGCATTCGGCCGCGGTGGTCTTCAATCCGTTCAACGTCATGTACGCCGTCGTGATGGTCTGCTCGATGTCCGCGATGCCGACCCGGAAACCCAGCGATTGCAGGACCGCTGCAATCTTGAGCAACAGGGAAGTCTTGCCCGAACTCTCCTTCTTGGAGAAGACCTCTACGTGCCGGGCGCGCGGCATTCCGCTCTTACCCTGAGCAGCCAGCTGCTCATTGATGGCGGCGTCCAGATCGGGGAAGCCTGTGGTCATGCATTCAACGTCCATGCCAATCAGGTTCTCCGCCAGCTGTAGCGCGTCTGCCAGTCCGAGTCCTTCGAGTTCCTTCTCAAAGAGATCGTTCTTTGTCTTGGGGAGTTCCTCGACCTCTTCAGCCTTCGCTTTCCCCTTCTTCTTCGGTGCTGCCTTAGCTTTCGCCATGAATCACTTCCCTTTCTATGAAAAGCGTCCGTTCGGACGGCCATTGTCTTCGAGTCCAGCCAACTTCTTGCAGAGGTTCACGCGGGAATCGATGCTGTAGATCAGGCCTTCCAGCCAGGTCTCCAGACCGACGAACCCAGCAGTCAACCGCTTCTGATACGCCGCGCGCTCGAACTCCGTGACGCCCTTGGTGCGGGCGACGATGAAGTGATCGCTCTTGCAGTGCTCGACGAAGCACTTGGCCAGTGAATGCCAGCGGGACGTGCGTTCCCGCCAGCGTTCCACCTCGGTCATGTGATCGAGCTGGCTGATGACGTCCGTCGACCGGACATCCTGGCCGAGGAGACGGATCAGCGGAGCGCCGGCCTCGTAGATCGCGTCCTCAAACTTGGCGAGTTCCGCGACCAGGTCCTCTTCTTTCGTGAGGGCCAGGATCTGCCGGACCCGGCTGACCGGAGCGACCTTCGGCTTGGGGAAAGTAATGGTGCTAGCTGCCACAAATCACCTCATTCTTGATGGTTGCGACAACCTGGGACGCTGGCAGTTGATCCTGCACGTACTTCTGGATATCCCGGGCCATCTGTTGAATCTTCTCGACCGTGGTTTCGGGCGGGAAGACCAGGCTTGCCCTGATCTCCAACAGCGCCGACCCCATGACGTACTGCTTCTTCTTGTTAGCCAAAGGTCACCTCGGCCGCGGGATCGAGCAGCAGGGACTGCAGATCGATGAGCGTGTACTCCAACTCCGGACGTGAGACCTTCAGGCAGTGACCCGCCACCGAGCAGTAGCTGCACTGCCAGTCGCCGATCCTCTGAATCTTGTTCTTGTTGTAGTCGGCGAACTTGGTCTTGCCGATCTCCTTGTGCTCGTGGAGCAGCTTGATCCGCTCCGGAGAGTAGGACCACTCGTACTCCGCCGGTGGCCAGTAGTCGTTCGGCAGGGCGCGCACTTCGTTCTCGAGATGCTTCAGGTAGGCCAGCTCGGCCGCCTGCTCATCCTTCGACTTCTTGATCGGGATCTCGACTTCCATCACATCCTGGGCGCAGAAGACCAGCTTCAACGTCGGAGGCGGCTGGATGCCACGATCGGACAGGTTCTGGGCGGCGGCGCCGCGGGCGCGGAACCAGTAGCCCTGGATGGTCTTATACCGGGTGTAGATCGATTCCAGGTTGAAGACCTTGAAGGGCACGCCATCGACCATCGGATAATGAGCACCGTCGAAGTCCTCGAAGATCTCGATGGTGAACTCCTTGCGGGAGGCATCGCCGCGGTCGACGTAGATCAGCTTGGCGCCAATCGGGCCGTCGTCCATCGACTCCACCATCTCCATGTCCGCTTCGCAGCGGTAGCGATGCTCGAAGGGAATTCCCTGGACGGCCAGTTCATGCTGCTTCTTGTTCATGGCCATCGTGTCGTCGAGCGACTTGCGGATCATTGCCTTCAGCCTCATGCCCGTGCGGGCTTCGAGGAGATAGAGGCATATCTGCATCAGGTTTTCGTACTTCGGTTTGTTCTCCGTTTCGATCTGTTTCTTGGCGAAGTAGCCGGAGTAGGACTTGATCTCGCAAAGCCAGCCGCGCTTGTCCACCGGGTCAATGGTGATGACGTCGAACTCGAGCGAGAGGGTGATGTCCCGGATGAAGTGCTTGACCCCGTTGGCCGCATAGATATTGGCCATCTTGGTCTGCTCGGTCAGGTTCGACTCAATCTCCCGGCCCATAACCCATTTCCAGGCGCTGGTGGCGTCGGTGGGATTGGTGATGGAGAAGCCCATCATGCGCATATAAGCCGCACGGTGGCACTTGCCCGCGATGTTCCACAGGGTCTTGTCGACCCGCAGAGCGGATGCCTCGGACGGCCAGACTGCCGGCGTCTTGGAGGCGTAGGGTTCACCCATCTCGAACGCGATCAGGGCTGGATCGAGGTGCTTGAAGATCTCAAATTGAGCCATAGTTTCCTTATGCTGCGAGTGTTGCGATGATTGGTTTCTGGTAATGCGGGCAGTGACTTTCAAAGCCCGCGATTCTCATGCCCTCGATACGGGCGGCAATTCTGGGGAAGCCGTGGTCGATGTGGCCGGCGATGGGATACGACCCGTCGCAGGTCTGGAAGATCACAGAACCGTCCGGCTGCACCGCCAGGCGCAGTGGTCTGGTGTCCCAGTCACAGCGCTGACTGCAGGCGATCGGCCGACCCGCCAGGCGTCCCATGGGAAGGAACTCGGTCTCAGCTGCCTTGATCTCGAACTGTTCCGGGTAACGCTCGCAGAACTTGGCCAGGATCTCGGCGTTCTGGACCCGCTGATGAGCGGCCGTAGAACTGACGAAGACCTTGAATCCGAAGTGTTTGGCGTACCACTTCACGATGGTGGCGTCATGCTGGTCCCTCGACCAGTAGCCGTTCGAGATCATGAACTTGGGCTTGTCCTGTGGCAGCCAACCCATGATTCCGGCATTCTCGTTGAGGAACATCGTTGGTTCGCCGCCATAGAAGCCGAACGAATTGATGCGGTCCATCGGAATGGTTTGGATGAAGTCATAGAGCGCGCTCAGGCTCAAGCGATCTTTGACCTCGGGGCCGGAACTATACATGCAGAACGGGCAGCGCAGGTTGCACTCCCGCGAGTACATGAAACTGAGATCGAAGAGATTGGAGGTTCCCTGTAGGTTCCAGACCATCAGAAAGCCTCCGCGCGTCGCATGGAATCGGCGGTAAAACCAAGGCCCCAGATCACCATCACGAGTTGGCCGATCTGCGCCCAAACCGGGCCGTGCTCAACAATCGTCTGGTGAAGGGCAAACAGATTCGTAAGCGTCAGCAGCAGGCACAGGAATCCAAAGCCCTGCCAGGCGATTCTGCCCGGAATTACTTCGTTGATTGGTCTCATATCTCCCCAACATACTGTCAGTACGGAAGGCACCAAAGCTTGCGCCTTGGTGCCCCCAGGTTATGCAGCGTCTGCCAGCTGCAGTTCTTCAGCCCGAGCGATCCAGTCCAACGGGCAGTAGTCGAAGTTGTCGACATGCACCAGCGCCAGGTTGATCATCTTCTCCACTTCGCGAGTGTTCGGGACCACCACCTTGAAGGCGTGGTTCCAATCGTCCAGCTGAATGGTGAGGTCGAGCTTGCCGTCAAGCTTGCGGTCCTGGCGAGTCATCCTGCGATAGGCTGACACCAGGAGCTGCTCGATCTCAGCGCCGGTCCAGATCCTCTTCTTGTCGAAGAGAAGCTGACCCAGACCCTGTCCAGGCTTGTCCTTGGTGGCTTCCAGTTCCGGCGACAGAACCATCTTCTGTTTCCGAGTCTGGGCAGCCAGGATCGACCAGCGTCCCTTGTTGTCGCCCTTGACAGGCGGCAGCATGGGAATCTTGACGTCGATACGGCCAGCACGAATCAGGGCAGCGTCGAGCAGGTCAGGCCGGTTGCTGGCCATCAGGGCAACAACCTTGCCCTGGCGCCCAGGATCGGACAACCATGTCATCAAGTTGTTGAACATGCGGGCCGAGGTTCCGGAGTCGCCGCCGCCGGAGCGGCCGCTCGAAAGGACTGAGTCGACTTCGTCAAAGAACGCGATGCAGGGCGCCGCGGCTTCAATCGCCTCGATCAGCTTGCGCATGTTCTTCTCGGTCTCTCCAACAATGCCACCGAATACCTTCCCGAGATCGACCTGCAGGAAGTTGACACCAGCCTCGTAGGCCAGAGCCCAGGCGATCATGGTCTTGCCGGTGCCCGGAGGTCCGGTCATCAGGGCGCCGCGGGAGCAAAGCTTGCGGTTCCCTTCCTTGAGAGGCTTGATGATCTCCCAGCGACAGTAGTCCTTGAAGTGCTCGTGACCGCCGATCTGGTCGAAGCCGAAGGTGGGTTCCTTGATGTCCAGGATCCCGCCGTACTCGTCGTCCAGCGCCCGCTTCTTGCGTTCCTGCACCATCGGGAAGTCCAGAGGGATGCGGGACCGCCAGGAGTTGAGGATCACGTCCTTGAGCTGCTTGCGATTCATGCCGGCCGACTGGTTGGCAAACTCGGCCAGGTTGAAGTCGGAAGCGAAGTCGATGCCGCGAACCTCGAGATTGTCCCCTACCTTCAGGGCCCCATCCAGCTCCACCTTGCGGAGGATCGACTGGTTGAAGTTGGTGATCCACTCAGTACGGTCCTGCAGATTCGGCTTGCGAACCACGTGACTGACTGCCAGCTCTCCGCGGATCGAGTCCTGAATGTCCGAGATGTGCCGGGTCATCAGGATGATCCGGTTCCGGGATCCAAGGACAGTGTCCTGGGCCCAGTTGCGGGCATTGATGATGGCCGCACGGTCCTGGACCAGGTTGGCGATCTCGCCGCGCGGAAAGAGTGCGTCCGCGTCGGTGATGACCAGGGTCATGACCAGTTCCTTGCGTAAGGTTTGCTGCTGTGCCTTGCGGACCTCGTTGTCCATCAGGATCTGCTTGGAGATCGAGAACCACTTGTTGAACAGCATCATGGCGGAGTCAGGGCTGCCGGGGTGGAAGTAGTCTTCTCCCATCTCGTTGATCGCCTCATCGCCCATGATCTGCTTGAAGGCGTCCTTGAACATCTCGTAGCTGCGGGTGTCCGGAAACTCCAGGCCCTGCGAGGTGTTGTAGAACGCCATGACTCGGACCTTCTCCGAGACTCGGGCGTTGGTCTGCTGGACGCCGATCTCCTGGCTGTCGGGGCGCGCGTCCGGGTTCAGGCCGCGCTGGATGTTGTCATCGAAGTTGCAGGCCAGAACCTTCTTGATGCCAAGATTGCTGCCGGCGTTATCGACGAAGTCGTAGATGTTGCCGTACAGGAGGAACAGGTGCGAGATCTGCGCCTGATAGTCATCCTTGATAGCGCGGATGAAGTCAGGTTCGCCGCGCTGGATCACTCGGGTCGGTCGTGTCGTTCTGGGTGGCATTGGATACCTCAATGAATTCGGACATGGCGAGCTGCCCGGGGCCGTTGGTTGACGGCATGTCCCGCAGGAATCGCTCGCGTGTGATGTAGTGTTCGAGATATGCCTGCAGTGCTGACGTTTCGTCAGACGCAACCATCAGGCATTGTCGATAGATAGGGTCTTCCTCGATGCGTTCCATGTCGAGGGAGATCCGGGCCATCAAGCCGAGGCGCACCTCGAGCAGGTCTTCGGGACTGCGAGCCACGGCTACTCCTTTGCGGTGATGCTTTCGGAGCGAACCTTGGACGCAGTCAGCGTTCCAATCGAAACGCCCAGGGCCAGATGGTCGATCGCTTTGCCGCGGAGCTGCTTGCGCAGCAGTTTGCCTGCATCCTCGGCATTGTCGGCGACCATCTTCTTCTTTAGCCGGAAGGTGCCGGTCACCTGACCGGACACCTCGACTGTGAACTCGTGAAACCTATGCTGCTTCTTGGACACAGTTGGCCTCCAATCCGCCGATGTTGAACCGCAGCGCCTTGAGAATCGAGTACGCGTGCAGTGCGCCAGTGAGCGCCCCATGTGGTTTCGGCTCGGCTGGCAGGCCCAAGGCCTCGGCAACATAGTCCTTGCCCAGCTTGGCTTGTGGTCCGAGGATTCCCCAGGCAATGCTGGGAAGATCGAGCAAGTGGCGATCGAATGGACCAAAGCGCTTGAGGTCGTCATCGTTGTTATGGGGGAAGTAGGAATGGATCGGAGGCTGGATGAAGCCAAGCTCGAAGTGAGCATTCCACGACGACATGATCGCGTTCCGGCCGAACTCGAAGAACGAAGTCCAGGCATCCCGCCGGCGGACAGCGAATTGCCACCGCTCAGGGGTGTAGCCGTTGACCTCGAGGGCTTTGGGCTGAGCCAGCTCAAGACGCCAGGGCTCGATCTTGACCTGGAACGTGCTCTGGATCGCCAGCGTTCGCTGATGACAGAGGACTGCGCCGATCTCGAGGACATCGTGAATCGCGGGGTCAAGACCAGTGGTTTCGAGGTCCAGGATCAGCAGGGGACGATCTTGAAAGCTATACTTCTTCGCTTCAGGCACAGGCCAGCTCCAGTTCACCCTCATCTTCGTCGCGAGGGTGGTCAATCGGGTCCAGCGTCTCCGGGAAACCGGTGATCTGGATCAGACCGTCATCTAGGTTCACGTCCATTTCGACGATGTTGTTCGGGTTGAGGTCCTTGGAGGAGTAACGCTTGGTCAGGAAGTGAACTTCCTGGTTGCGCGAACCACACAAGGGCTTGTCGTCGCAGCGCTGCAGTTCGTTGTAGCGGCCGGCGATGATGAAGTCCATGCGGCTCAGGATTTCCTTGGCCAGCTTGGCGTCGCCGGGCACCATCATGCCCAGGCCTGGGTTCCACCACTGGAACTTGCCTGCTTCCAGCTCCTGGCGGGTGTATCCGGTGAAGCTGCCAACTGTGAATCCAGGTCGGCGCTCCTTGAGATAGTCGATCAGTACGTTCAACGCGGGCGCCTGCTGGAAGGGCTCTCCACCGGAGAACGTCACACCTTCAACGTCCTGCGCAAGGATCCAATCCGCGACCTCGCTGATCAGCATGTCCTTCTCGGGTGCAAAGGCATGGGTCTCGGGATTCCAACAGCTGGCGCACTTCAAGGTGCATCCCTGGAGCCATACCACGCTTCGTTCTCCGGGCCCATTGGCTCCGGATCGTGCAATCTTGTTGTGGATAAACATCGGTTGTTCCCTTTCCCTAACTCGGCTTGCGCAAACCCTTGAAGCCTGCCGGATCTTCCTCGGTTAGCTCGGCGATCCGCTTCAGCAGTTGTTGATTGACCAGCTCGAGAGCCATCACCTCGGCGGTTTTGATCCGCGAACGGGTCACGCACGTGAGGCATTCGATGATCTCGAGTTCGAACATGTGGATCTTGCCCAACTCGGTGTGGACTAGCGCGCCGTTCTGCCAGTCCTCTTTTCGGTCGATCTGGCTATTGCCGATCAACACATAGCTTGTGGAGCCGCACCGCGGACATTTGATATCACTGCCATCAATGTCCGCGGCGCTCACAAATTGCTCCATCATTACCAGCACTTCGGCCACTGGAAGCTACCGCCCGTTGGTCAGAGCGTTGCCCTGACCCTGGCAGGGAGCTGCGCCCGGCTTCGGCGTGTCTTTGGTGACGGTGCCCATGGTTTCGAAGGCTTTCTGGACAGCTGCACAGCCGTTGCCCTGGAAGCCGTCGGTGTCGACCGTGAACTCCTTGTCGGTCACGTTCACGTCGATTGTGATGAGTTTTCTCGGCATCTTCTTTACCTTTCTAGGTGGTGAGGGAGGGTGAAGCGGGCGCTTACGCGCCCACCTTCTCGTATTGCAAGCGGACATGCTGCTTGCCGTTGACCTCGTACTTCTGAGGGGCTCCAACCACACGCAGGCCCAGTTTGGCAGCCGTGGCCTTGGCCTTGGTGACGATGTACTGTCCTTCGACCTTGTCCATGAAGTTCTCCGGGGTGATCGGGCTCATGATGTACGGATCCATGCCGATGGTGTAGAACCCATCCGCTTCTTTCTTGAATCCGATGTCGCCACGCGACCCGGTGTCTTCCTTGCGGAGGAGGATCTGGTAGCCCTTGCGGTTGTCGGCTCGCGTATCTCCGCGAACCGTCTGGTCCTGTCCTACGACGGGCGAGTAGCCCATGTGCTTCAGGGTGTCGACCAAGCACTTCTCGTGGTTCATCGACTTGGCTTTGAGCTGACGGAAACTGCTCATACGGTGGTACCTTCTTTCGGTTGGAATGGCTCGAGCATGTTGCGCATCTGGTACTCGAGGCTGTAAGTGCTGGTGAGTTTGTCGCGCGGAAAGAGCAGCGCCGGCGGGGCTTGCCCATAAGCCGGCACGATCCGAACCCCCTGTTGTCCCGCCCCCGCGCTAGTGGCAAACGCTTCCAGACCAGGGGTCGGCATCGTTGCAACGTACGCGTTGGTGGAGCGCCAGAGTAACGCCATGTCCTTGAGGACCAGATCTTCCCTCTTGCTGAAACATCCAGTCAGAGAGCAGGTGTGCCCGCCTGGTTCAAAGTAGCGATCAGTCGTGTTCTTTGCGCCATCGATTCCGTGAAACCGAACGATGTGGTTCTTGAGCACGATATGCTGTCCGTGCTCCTGCGCTGTGGGGTAGAACGTCGAGGTGTACTGGCTGTAGCCGGCTTTGGACTCGTCATTGGGAACCCATTTCAACAGGGTGCCGAACTTCTTTGCGTCCGAGCTGGTGCTGATAAAGGCGGTCTCCTCATACATCCAGAGATTGACCTCTTCATCAGTCAGAAAGCAGGCCTGGATAACATTCCCACAGGTAGGGCACCGGTGTCCGTAGATCAGATCCCGTTCGAGGTTCGGCGCCTTCGGGTTCCCCCGAAAGGCCGGCCGCGGTGTGAATAAGAGCTTGCAGGACTTGTCACCGGGAGCCCCTGTCAGTTCAATCAATAGGACCTCCTGTAGATGCGGGCATATTCATCGCCCTCCTTCTCGATCCGTGCGTGAGCGACGCTCATACACGATTCCTGTTGTGGCATCAGGTAGAGGAAGTCAGGCCAGAGCATACGAAATACCTCGGGCTCGATCTTCATAACCTGGAAGAAGGTGGTGTTCGATTCAACCGAACACTTGAACCCCTTCGCGACCGCGTTGAGCAGCCGCGCCCAGACGAATGCGGATTCCCGCGGGATATAGCGGAGACGATTCATTGCCTCCACTACCTGCAGGACATTCTTCTCTTGCTCAGGGGTCATGAAGCTGGCACCCCCGGCGGAAGCCGCTGGGCGTCATAAAACTCCTGCAATCGCTGCAACCCCAGATTTGAGAGACGAATGAACGGATCGAGTAGCCGGTAGGCCTGCTCTCCTGTTTTCTCGTTCATCAAGTTGAGCCGGTAGAAGTCGGTGTTCGGGTTCACGTGATACACCCCGCCAACCGTAACCGCTTCCACAATCCCCATCCAGTCCCACTGAGCGTGGCCGGAACCCCGGCTTAGACGGTATGCTTGCATCACCGTCAAAAGCCGAGACTCCAGATCCGTTGTGGGATCGGGCAGCGACAACTTCAGATAATCCGACTTGCTGCTCATGCTAGACGTTCCTCCATCATCTCCAGGTCCGGGATGTAGACAAGTTCGTCGTCTCCCAGGTCGTCCCTGATCTGCAGTCCGAGGGCTTCTTCCTCCTCGAGAACGCGCTGTGCGAAGAACTTCACATCGAAGTCCATAGCTCTCCGGTTCATGACCTTCCGATCGAGCGCCTGTTCCGCGCCGACCATCTTGCCGTAGAAGACCGTGTAGATATACTCGTCCAGCGAATTCTGCGAGACCATAAGGTAAACATCGCAGTTTCGATCCCGCGGTGTCGGCGCCATAGTCCTCGACCAGGCCTGGCATTGCCAGGCAGGTGACCAAAGCATGTCCGTGCAGATGGTGACATCGGCACAGGACGCATCGATCGATTCACGGACCGCCCGCGTGCCTGCGATATACACCCAGGCATCTGGATCGTTCGCGAACCGTTCCATGCTGTCAGCCCGTCTCTCGTCTCCCCAGCTAGTGATGAGGCGGATCGGGTTGTACTGCTTCAGCTCCTTCTCCAGCAGGCACTGCATCTCGATGAAGTCCGAGATGATGAAGACCTTCTTACCCTGCTCGACGCTGTCGGCGACCAGCTTCTTGATGTATTCCATCTTGCCGCCGCCGGGCGGCCCGGTGTACACCTCGCTTCCGAACTTCCGGTTGATGCGTTCCGGAGAGGTTGCGATGGTGCGCAGTGCGGACATCTTGGCGATGACCAGGGTCTTGTTGACCTCGTTGCCCTTCTTCTCAGCGTCCTCGACCATCGCTTCATACTGCTTGCGGAAGTCGCGGAGCGCGTCGAGCATGACAGCGGCCTGCTTGTGGTGCATCGGCACCGTCACCTTCTTGATGCTAGGCCGAGGCTGGAGCATACCCGCCTCGATCAAAGACGACTTGAAGAGCGGATCCGAGTAGTTGCGGCGAACGATCTTGGACTGCATCGTGCGCCACCAGTCCGGGGGATTGACCAGGAACGGAGTCCGTTTCCGGATCGTCTTGGTGATCTCCAGGCCTGTCTCCTCATCGATCTCGCCTGTCGGCTTCTCCAGGTACACGAAGTCGCAGAACCGCTTCTCGAACTGCACACTACCGTCCTTGCCCCGCCAGGGGAAGTCCGGGCTGGGTGCATTGACGGCCCAATACAGGGGCCAGTACGCATCCAGCGGAGAGTTCGAGAGCAGCGTGCCGGTCATCCCGATGCGACGGCGCGTGCGGAAGGCATACAACGCCCGGGCGTTCTGGGTATTCATAGCCTTCGCATTGTGGATCTCGTCGCCCACGATGACTGGATACCGTCTCGATATCCGGCGGTAACGCGGTGGTTGCCACGCTCCGTCGGTTGCACCACACTCCTGGCACTGGCGGCCCTTGATTCGGGTTCCGGTGCAGCGCGCGTGAAGCGCCAGGGCTACATCGACGTAGGTTCCCGGCTTGTGATGGGTGAGACGATTGCCTACAGCAGCCCAGGCGGCGCCGCGGTGAGACTTGCCTCCCTTGACGATGCCGACCTTGGGGCCGGATGTAGGGAAGGCCTGGTTGCGGTTGTCGGTCTGCCAGGCACAGCGCGAGCTGCGGCACACGTAGCCCTTGGATGTCGTCCAGGCAGCTTTCGTGGTCACACCCTTATCTGCCAGCAGGGGACGCTCCATGGGGTCGCCACAGTGCGGGCACGGGTTGTGCTGATAGACAAGGATCTCCTGCGGATCGCTCTTGTCCCATTCGACCTTGCGGCGAACCATGCGCTCCGGAGCACGCAGATAGTTCTCGTAGTCCTTGCGCTCGCGCAGGCTGGGATCGTCCATCTCCTTGATCCAGTCCAGGGTGAAGAGGTAATACTTACCCTCTTTCTCCAGGTCCGAATACTTGTTGACGAAGACGAAGTTATCCATGCCCAGGCGCTGGAACTCCTTGCGGAAGGCCAGACGGACGTTGCGCGTGCCGATGACGCCGATCTTCTTCGAGCCCCAAAGCTCGCAGATAGTAATCGCCTCGGATGTCTTACCCATCCGCATCAGCTTGCAGTTGATGACGCCGCGGTTCATGGCCTCGAGCACAGCGTCCAGACGGACGTGCTCGTAGAGGGGATGTTTCTTCCCTTCTTCCAGGGCCTTGCGAACGAAGTCCAGCTTGTTCAGCCGGCTAGTCATCTCAGCAACGCGCTCAGGATACTTCTGGTCGATGGTGGCGCCGAACTCAACGCTTTCGCTGTCGTCGAGCCACTCCTCCATCGGAGGATCCAGCTCGGTCCAGTCGTACAGCTTGGACTTGGCTACCATATTCACACTGGAGTTGTGCGAGACAGCTTCCGTGCAAATGGTGACCTGATCCATGCCGTCCGTACCGCCGCCGGCGTTGGTAACCAGGTATCGCTTCCCCTTGACGAAGGTTTGCGAGACCTGGCCGGGTGCCACATAGTCCTTGATGCACAGCAGGTTCGTGCCCGGGCAGCAGCGGCCGAAGAGAGGAACCTCTTCGTCATTGCTGACAGCCACGGCCGGATAGGGCGCTGACTCCAGCTCTCGGCGGCGATACTCCTTACGGATGTAGCCCTCGAGGCTGGGAGAGGTGCCGATCTCGATCCCGTAACTGCGTAACAGACCGCAGAACGGGTGCTCGTTGATCTTGCCCTTCAAGTGCTGCCACAGCTCGATCTTCTTGTAGTCGGTGACCGGAATGCCTTCAGCGTTGTAGAAGTCCGGGGACTTCATCCACTGGCAGGACATACGGATCTGCAGCTCGCGTAGAGCGTCAGCAGCGAAGACATCGCTGGGTTTGATGAGGAGGTACTTCCCGCGCTTGTGTAACATCACGCTGGGCTTGGACGCATCCAGGATGACCGGGAAGTCAAACGCTAAGGTGCACTCCAGTTCACGTATCCGTGGCCTTCTCATACAGCGTCACCCCCGAACACCGGGAGAAGCCGCAGCTTGAACGGCAGCTTCCCCCGGGTGGCCTGGTAGTAGAGAAAACCTGAATCAAGCAGACAGCCCAGGAGAACTACTCCCAACAGCGTCAGCAAACTCAGTAGAATCGGTTTCGAAAGCAAGGTGGTCTCCTTCAAGTGGCTGCATGCGTGTCTGTGCCCGTTCCGCTTCGGCGAGCCGGTCGGGGCGGAACTGGAACCTGGTGCCAGGCGCAGGTCCCTGGCGCTGCCACCGCGCCAGACGAGCGCACTGCTGGCGGTAGCGGCGAGGTTGATAACGAATCAGCTCGGACACGTCGTCCGGGTTCTTGGGTTCGGTGAGGACTTCATCCAGATCCTGGCTGAAGAACTTCATGGGGATGGTCTCGCCCCGCAGCAAACTGCGAGAGACAGACCGGTTATTCAACAGGGCGATGAACGTCTCGATCTGCTTGCGGTTCTCACCGATCAAGCGCTTGCGTTCGGCACGAAGGGCCGAGACGAAACGCTCCACAGGGAACGGCATCTCCAGCAGATCCCACTGCGCATCGATACACGCCAGCTTCAGCTGCTCATCAGTGAGTGTGAGCACGCGCGTGACACGCTTGCCCTGCGCCTCATCGAAGAACGTGTCCCGCATGTAGCGTGCGCACTGCCAGGTTTCTGGCCGACTTGCCCTACAGCGAAACAAGTATTCGACCGAGAACCAGAATTCGTCTGCACTGGTTCCGTTCTGGCCCAAGCCAAAGAACAGATAGTTTGAACAGGCGTCCTTCAAAGACTCAGCCAGCATGGTACGCTCGCCGGGAACCCCGGAGAAGACATCCACCAACTGGCCTCCCAACATAGACGGGCCTTGCAGGTTACATTTGTCCAGGCGCTCATGGCCCCCAAACGGGTTCTTTGCCATCCCGCCCCTGCCGTTACTCATTTGATCTCCAATTCCCGCGGTGTGAAAACAACGCGATAACGCTTGCGATAAATCACTCGGACTCGTCCAAGCCGCCAGCATCGTTCAGGGGAGCGACTCTGTTTGACCACGGAAAACCGGCCAAATGGCAAGTCGACTACCTCATGTCGCGTCAAAGCTTCCTTGATGGAATCGAAGACAAGATTGACGAAACTGTGGGCTTCCTCCCAGGAGAAACCCTTGGAGGCAAGTACCAAAGACAGAGGATGCGTTTTCCCAATCGCATACTTCTTCTTCTTCTTGTTAGCCACAGGATTAGGCCTTCGCCCAGATGTCGGCTTCAACAACCTGGACACCCCAGTCGTACTTCTCCGGTCCCAGCGCGATCCAGCCTGGGTTGCCGAGCGTTGGTACGATCCGGTGATAAGCAGCATTCATGCAGTCGGCCATGATCTTCTTGACCGGCGGGATATGATCCTGACGGACGTGCATGACAATCTCGTCATGTACGACCAGGAGGAACCTGGCATCGTAGATGAGCGGCGCCGTAAACGACCCGCCACGTACAGCCTTGTAGATCTCCGGCATCGCCATCTTCAGGATGTCGGCATTGCCGGCCTGAATTGGCATGTTGCCGGCCCACCGCTTGATCTGAGAGAGCAACTCCTCAGCTTCCGGATCCCCGGCGGCTGGCAGTTGGTAGAACCGCTTGCGGCCGCGCGGGCTGGCGCTATAACCCAGCTCGATGGCCAGACGGCCCTGGTTGTCCAGCCAGGCCTTGAGAACCTTGAAGGTGCAGAAGAACTCCTCGATGAAGTCTTTGGCTTCCTCGACGGTCATACCCGTCATCAGAGCCACCCGAGTGGGGCCTGCCCCGTAGGGAACGCCAAAGGTCACAGTCTTGATGCGTGACCGGATCAGGGCGAGTTCGTTGTGGCGGGGATGGCTCTCGGTGCTGCGAGCCTCCTCCATCTCTTCGTAAGTAAACTTGAAGCGGGCGCCAAACACCTTCGTTGCATTGAAGGTGTGAACGTCCTGTCCGGAGTTGATGGCGGCGATCAGGATGGGATCTCCCGAAGCGTGCGCCATCAGCTTTACTTCGATCTGCGCGTAGTCCGAGGCCAGGATCTTGTAGCCTTCGTCGGCCCGGATTGCCGAGCGCGGGTCGGGGACTGACCACTCCAGGACGTTCGTCTTGAAGTTCCAGAAATAGGACTTACCTGCAAAGTCCCCGACCTTTTCCCGCTCAACCAACACTGCTGCTTCTGCCACGATCTACTCCTGTGGTTCGTCGTCCCCGCGGTAAAGGCCTTCTTCTCCGCCGTTCTCATCTACCTGGCGTGCCTGTTGTTCCAGGGAAGCCCGTTGAACCTTCATGGCGTTGCGCATGTCACCTTCACTGAAGGGACATTCAAAGATCAGCTCGCCGCTTTCGCGGTAAGCAGCCCACACGGGCTCGCGCGCGATCGCCGGGAACTGTTCAGCAGCTTCCTGCATCAGGAGGATGAAAGAGATCTCGGCATTGGCTGCGTCGATCTGTCGCTTGCGATCGGCAATGGCCGACTTACGGGCAGACGCTACAGCCAGCTCACGCTGGACCTGCAGTTCTTCGTAGCGCAACTCCAGGGCGGACTTGATCTTGTCGTCTTCGAGTTCAGATAGGCGTAACCGCAGGGGCTTGAACGCCCGACGCTTGGAATCACTCATAGTTCTTTCTCCATGTCTTGGTGCAGAGCCTGCACCAGGTTGTTGTCGTACCTATCCGGGGCGTGGTAAGCCCCAAGAGCAGCCACAACGAGGGCCGCGGTACGATGGTTGAGGGTAAGGACCATGTCCCCTGAAGGGGATTTGCATCCCACATAGTTGGGACTGGTCATGACGGGCGCACCTGGGTCTCCAGGCGTTCCGCCACGGCGATTGCAGCGTCATCGTCCGGGGAGAGAATAGCCAGAGCATCGGCGACCAAGTCGGCCGTCTTCTTGTTCATGATGAGAGTGGTTACCTCTCCCATCTCGACCACGCTCCACTGGAACTTCTTGTGCGATTCCACATTCATGCGGCTACCTGCTCTCGCAACAGCGGAGCAATCTCGGTGGTCGAGACTGGGTTCTCCGACGAGCCGTCCCAGACATGGACACGAAGTTTGCCTTCGTAGACCTCGATGTAGATCTGGGAGGGGAAGTTGGGATCCGTATCTGGAGAGTCCCTGAATCCGCGGACTCCTATCTCCAGACCTTCAGGGCCGGTTCCAAGGGTGTCTAATTCAATGCGCATCGTTAGGCAGCCTCCTTGAGCTGCTGGCTTTCGACGGCCAGGCGTTCTGCACGCATGGCTGCGATCTGTGCTCCGAATGCCGACATGACATGCTCGATCTCTTCGGGCCGGCGCACCGGGGCGTACAGCTCCTTCGGCTTCGGAAACTGCTGTGCATCAGAGCTGAAGCGTCCGGTCGCGATCGTGGCCTTGTCTTCCCCGCCACTCTTGCGTCCTTCTTCTTCCCCTGAGCCCAGCTGCTTGAAGCGAGGGTGCCACTTGCCGGTGTGCTGGTTGATCTTGTCGACCATGTTGGTGCCGTAGGTCGAGGTCATCTTGGTGACGTTCGAGAACTCGGCCATCAGCTTGCACATCTCGCGCTGTTCCGGAGAGAAGTCCTTGCCCTTGACCTTGTTCTTGGTGACGTCCTTGAGGGTGTCGCGGCGAATGTCATCGAGATTGATATCGATCTCGCGCAAAGCGGCCAGCTTCTCGGCGTTCGACTTGAGGTTGAATACCGAGTCCAGTCCGGGGATCAACGATCCAACCAGACTTCCCTGCTGCTTCTTCATCGCCGTGAACAGCTTGAAGATCTTCTCGCCGAGGTCGGACTCATGCTGCGTCCAATACTCGATGATCTGGCGCATGATCGGCACGCTCAGGTTGACGCCGTGGATCTCCATCTCCGCGGTGGGGAAGATGACATCGAACTCATCCCTGGCAGTGTCCAGAAGCTGCCACTGTTTCAGCAGCTTAGACTGGTCCTGCATCAGCGGGAACATCAGCACGATATCCCGGGCAGAGTAGTACGCCATGCTGCGCGTCAGCTTCCTCCGCTCGTCATCGAGACCGATGAACATGTCGCGTACGGCCTTGTTGATCAACCAGTAAGGCTCATGCCGGCGAACGCAGTCCGCCAGGCCTACCTTCATGGCCAGAAGCCCGGCAACCAGGATCTGTTCGGCGAGCATGGAGCAGTAAACCCGCTGCATGTGGACGCCGTACTTGACCAGGAGCCACTTGAAGTCATAGATCGCGTTGTGCAGCAGGTGTAGGAACTTGTCCGACTCCAGCCACGCTTTGAACTCGACCACCAGGTCGGGATCGATCAGATAGACCTGGTCCTCGTTGCCGATCTGGAACAACACCATCCGGGTATCCGGATTGACCGGGTTCATCGAATAGCCCTTGTCGCCCTTGACGGTGCGGCCGGTGGTCTCGGTGTCGATTCCATGGATCCGGATGCGGTCCAGGAACTCTTTAATTGGGGCCAGGTCTCCAGTCGAGGTGACCTGGATGACCTGGTTTTGATCCCAGGCCCCAGGTTCCCACGCACTTTGCAGCCAATCCGGCCGGCCAACGATGCGATAGTTCACTGGAACGTGCATCTCCAGTGGAGTACACACCGGACCACGGGAGTGACCGCTACTGCGTCCTCTAGGTGCCATTACGCCGCCTTTACTGCCTGGTCCCTGACAAGATACGGGAGAGGCGAACTGACTGTTGGTTCGGAGATGCGACGAAGAACTTCCTCCTCGATCGTCGAGGCAAGTCCTTCCTTGGTTGAAGATTCGTAGATGTCCAGCACAAAGGTGCGGGGCAGAGGTTTCAGATACTTCAGGTAGGCATTCTGGATCGTCCGCTGAGGCTCAACGTCGTTCCAGGTCTTGCCGTCCTGCTTGCCGGCCTCGCCGCCGCGCCGGGCATTGGCCCGCGCCAGAGCCCAGGAGATATCTTCCTCACGGTGCATGCCGCGGGTAGGCGGCGGATAAGGAACGAAGATGTGAGGGCCGCGCGCCACCATCAGAATGGTCAGGTCCGGGATGATGCCAAAGTTCAAGGCATAGGTATCCATCGTCCACTCAGGAGCCTTGCGGGCGGCCGCGGCGCCGTACGCAAACTGAGAGTCTGCATACCGGTCGCTGATAACCACCTTGCCTGCTTCAACCGCATTGGCGATGTCGCCTGCATTCTGAATGTGGTCAGCCAGAAACAGCATGTCCGCAACGCCAGGATGCATTGCATGGGTCGTAGGGTCCGTAAACAGAAGTGAACGCACCCCACTGCCGATCAACGAGCCCGACCGCGCATCGCCCGGTTCCTTGGTGTTGACCACGATGTAATCCCGAGCCTGCAGGGTCTGGGTCAGCAGTCCTACCTGCGTGGACTTGCCTACTCCATCGATGCTTTCGAAGGAAATGAATAAGCCTCTCAAGCGCTCACCTCCGGCTGCTGCTTCTTGATGACCATGGCCAGATCGGCCGGTGAATAGGTGTCGGGCTTGATGACCTTACCGTCTTCCCGCTTGTGGATGGTGCCATCGGGCCAGACCTTGCTCAGGTTCGAGCGCTGGACTTCGTCCCAGGCCGGCGGAACATACAGGCCAATCGCATTGGCGGCGCCGTAGGTGACAACCAGGGTGTCGGTGATGGCGTCCGCCATTTCTACCAGATCAGGTTCGACAGTCTCATCGATCACGACGTGGGGACCTGCTCCCTTATTCAAGGCTGGAACGTCACAGCCCGCCGCGTGAACGAATTCCAGTGCCTCTTCAAACATCAGGCGGGCGCGGAGCAGGAGAGTATCCCGGTCGGGGATGCCTGGAAATGGGCGGATCTCCTGGTCGTAAAGCGTCATCAGCACGCCGATGTCGCCTTGCGGGTTATAGGTGCGAACCGCCGCGATGTTCTTGGCTACTTCGGGGCCATACGTCAAAACTGTCGTGTTCATGCCTATCCTTTGGGTTATGCAAACTCTTTTACCGGAGTTGGTTCTATGCTGGTGTCCTCGATCAGGCGAATGATGTCACAGCCCTCATAGGGCCAGGGCATTGGGTTCCCCGGGTATCGACTGTTGTAGCGATTCAAGTTGTCAGCCACCATGGTCAGGTGCGATTTGAGCGTCGCCCTTCTCCACACCTTGCCTGTCTTGTTGAAAGGTGGACGCGTGCCGCCTCCTGAGAAGAGTCCGTCGCTGAAGCGGCGGATCATGTAATGGTTCCTGTCAACAGCCACGTCTATCCTTTCGGCCGGGTCCAGGTGCGCAGAACGCCATCGGCGGCGCACCAGGCTTGAAACAGCGCGGTCACCCGCTGCCACAGAGGGCGGTCGGTCAGATCTACCACCGAGCCTTCTTCCGTGATGATGAGGTCGTAACTGCGCAGGAGAGCCTGCAGCAGCTTCATCTCGACGCCCATACCGGACTTGTTCAGGGTCTCGAGAATCAACCCTGCATCGGTCAGGAAGAGCGTCTTGGTGCCTGGGCGGGTGTAGGCGTAGAAGGTGAAGAACTCACCGTTCCGATCCTCGAACGCGGTCACGAACTTGACCGCGTTGTTCAGATCGACCTTTTCCACCTTCAGGCTGGCGAGCACGTGTCCAAGAGCTTCCTGGACCTGCTTCACATCCTTTGCGGTCATACGTCGAGCTGGCGAACGGAGTCGAGGCTCAGCTCGGCATTGCCAGTGTGAAACGCGTGGTCGAGCTGCTCTGCCTCGGCGGCGGGCATGGCAAAGCGCAGGGTGACTACCCGTACTGAACCATTCGGCTTGAGAGCGGAGAGTTGTGAATCCGCAACGATGACCCTGTCCTTGAACAGATCGACACCATTGCCGTAAACCGCGTTGACATTCAAGCGGACCAGATTGTTTGTGCTGCCCATTGTGTTGCCTTTCGGAATCATAGAAGTGGTGGGACGGGATCCAGTTTTACCCGGACCCCCTCCTCCACCAAAGCCACGACGCGCTTTACGAACAGCCGGTCGTTGATCCGCACTCCATGCACTTGAAGCAGGATCCGTTCCTCACCGTCAGGGCACCGCAATCAGGACAGGCTGGGGAGTCCGAAGACGCCAGGCCTGTTGATGTGGTGGGAGCTGCTGAGACCGGCGCCGTCGCCGGCTTGGTCTCGAACAACACACCCTGTTTGGACTTGAGGAACTGAAGCTCCAACCACCGGGCCAGGTAGTCCATGATGGACTTCGCGTAACCCAGATCGGCATTTCCTGTCCAGCCGCTGGGATCAAAACCGGTATGAGCCAGCTTCGAACACAGGGTTGTTAGAGGAACGCCATGCTGCAGTGAGAGGGAAAAGACCAGCGCAAATGAATCCATGAGCCCGGAGAGGGTAGACCCTTCCTTGGCCATGGCGACAAAGATCTCCCCAGGCTGACCGTTCTTGTACAGACCGACGGTGAGGTATCCTTCATGCCCGGCAATGGAGAACTTGTGAGTGACGGCAGGCCGGGTGTCCGGAAGCCGGTGACGAACCGCGTGCGGCGGAGCGTTCAGATCGTCCAGGACAGCTGCCACAGCCGGCAACCCTGCCAGAATGTCGCCAGCGGTTCCAGGCTCTGTCTTGCCCTTGTCCTTCTTGGTGGTGAGCACCTGGTTGGTCTTGGACCCGTCGCGATAGATTGCCACGGCCTTCACGCCCATCTTCCAGGCCTGCAGATACGCCTCGGCAATGTCTTCCACCGTTGCGTCGCTGGGCATGTTCACCGTCTTCGAGATCGCGCCCGACAGGAACGGCTGCACTGCTGCCATCATCTTGATGTGACCAAGATAGTGGATGCAACGCGTACCCTTTTCTGGCTTGAACGACGTGTCGAAGACAGGAAGATGCTTGGCCTGCAGCGTGCTTCCCTCCAGCGAACCGTTCTTGTCGATGTACTCGATCAACTCATCCACATGGGCTGGGTTGTAACCCAGCTCACGCAACGCCGCTCCAACCGTCTCGTTGACGATCTTCATGACACTGCCGCCGACCAGCCGCTTATACTTCACCAGGGCCAGCTCGGGCTCGATGCCGGTGGTATCGCAGTCCATCATGAAACCTATCGTGCCCGTGGGCGCGAGAACGGTGACCTGAGCATTGCGATAACCGGACGCCTTGCCCTGGCCGAGGACCTTGTCCCAGACCTCGGCAGCGCTGTTGAACAGAGCCGCGTTGGGTGAGCCAGAGTCGGACACGAACTGCTGCGCATGTTTCCTGTGCAGCTTCATGACTCCCAAGAAGGAGTCCTTGTTGATGAAGTATCCCGGAAACGCACCGGAGCGCTTGAGTTTACCGCCGCCGGCGGCAACACAGTGTCCTGTATGCAGCTCGTAGTCATCGATCAGCTTTTCACCTGCCGGAATCAAGGCAGTCATGGTCTCGGCAATCTTGCCCGAGGTCAGGTAGGCCTGGCCCGTCATCAGTGAAGTGACGGCGCCGGCGAATGCGCGACCGATCTGGCTGTCATACGGTTCGCCCAGGGCCATGAGAAGGGCACCCAGGTTGGCGTAACCCAGTCCAAGCGGACGGTAGTCATGCGAGTTCTTGCCGATCGTTTCCGTCGGGTACCCGGCGAAGTCGATCAGGATGTCCTGCGCCAGGATGAAGATCTCGACGGCGTGCTTGAATGCAGCCACCTTGAAATTGCCATCCTTGTCGATGAACTTGAGCAGGTTCAGGCTGGCCAGGTTGCAGGCTGAGTCGTCCAGGAACATGTACTCCGAGCAAGGGTTCGAGCTGTTGATACGGCCCGACGTCTTGCAGGTATGCCACAGGTTGATGGTGTCGTCAAACTGCATGCCGGGATCGCCGCACGCCCAGGTGGCTTCGGCAATCTTCGTCAGGACAGCGCTGGCATCCAGGCTGTCGACTGGAGCATTCGGATGTTTGACCCCGAAGGTGTTATACCGCTCCTTCTTGGCCGCACGATCCATGAACAGATCGCTGACCCGAACCGAGTTGTTGGCGTTCTGGTAGAAGACGGAGGTATAAGCCTCGCTGTCCGGACCGCTGGTCCCGTCATAGCCCATGGCCATCAGGGCCTGGGCCTTCTTGTCTTCCTTCAGCTTGCAGTCGATGAAGTCCAGAATGTCGGGGTGCTCGACGTTCAGGATGGCCATCTTCGCCGCGCGCCGTGTCTTACCGCCCGACTTGATGACGCCGGCGAAGGCATCAAACCCACGCATGAACGACAGCGGACCGCTGGCCTTACCTCCGCCCGAAACGGCTTCCTTGGAAGAACGCAGCGAGCTGAAGTTGGTGCCAGTACCGCTTCCGAACTTGAACAGCATGGCTTCGGTCTTGGCCAGGGCCATGATGCCTTCCATGCTGTCTTCGACGCTGTTGATGAAGCAGGCCGAGCACTGCGGAGTGGTGTAGCCGGTGGCCGCATTCTGAATCGCGTGCGCCTCCGGGTTCCAATGCCAGCTGGTGGCCTGAGCGTTGGGCTCGTAGCGGTCGCACCCTACGTTGAATTCCACCGGCGAGTTGAATGCGCCGTACTGGTTCAACAGCAGATAGGAGAGTTCATGCGAGAAGATCTTGGCATTCTCCACATCGAAGTAGTTCTGCTTCAGACCCGACGCGGTGATGCTGTCCACCACACGGCCGATCAGCTGATCGACTCCGCTCTCACGGGCCGGCGAACCGAGCTTGCCGTGGAAATACTTGCTGGCCACGATGTTCGTTGCCGACATCGACCAGCTCTTGGGGACGCGGACCTCCTTCTGTTCGAAGATGGTCTCGCCCTGGGAGTTGGTCAGCGACGCAGTGCGCGTATCCCACTCTATCTGTTCGGAAGGCGAAGCGCCTGCAGTGCTAAAGAAGCGCTGTACTTGGATAGTCATTCATGTCCTCTTAGTGAAAGGTTAGGGGGGAATTCCTGATCCGGGGATCAGGTGAAGTGCTTACTTGCGACTAGCTGTTGAGGAAGGCCGCGATGGCCTCAGCTAAGTGGCGCGAGAAGATGTGGGTTGCGATCGGCGTGCTGGCGCTGCCATCGTGATCGCGCAGCAGGCACTCGTCTCCGACCTGCTCGACAACGACCTTGCCTGTATAGGCCTTCTCCTGGCGGGCAAAGCCCAAAGCCAGGCCGGCACGTACCTGGGCTCGTCTCTTCATAGCCCGGAGACGTGCTGCCTCTGCTTCAGAAGGAGGAATCAATGTGTGGACAGACAGCTCACCAACGTCAGTCCATCCAGATCCGGAAACCCATTCACGGTGTTGAGGCATCAGTCCTCCTCGTCGTCTTCATCCAGGTCGTGACCGGAGTCTTCCGGCACTCCCCCGACCTCGAGGTAATCCTCTTCCTCGCCGACGATGACCAGAGTGAGACCGCCCTCGTCGACGGCGATCTCCTCGTCTCCACTGCGGCCCTTGAGCCACTCACGCAAATCACGAATACTGGTTGCCACTAGTTCTCCTTTTCATCGGTCGATTCGCAGGTGTGATCACCCATGCAATCTGCACAGAGGCCGTCATCCCCACACTCAGGACAACTCTGAACTTCAGAGTCTTCGATCTCTTTAGTGCAACGAGAGCAGTTAGTCTTCATGGGCGCTAGTTCTCCTCTTCGTCCGTTGTTCCCTGCTTGAACTTCAGGGTGTTGATGTCGTCTGCCTTGTCCAGCTCGCCCTCGCGCGAACCCAGATAGACCGGCTGATACAGCGAGCCACCGGGGTAGGCATAGAGATAGCGAACCTCGATCAGATCACCCTCGTTCGGGATACCAAAGTTGGGGAGGATGGTGACGTTGCCGACACCCACCAGTTCCTTGCCGTTCTCCATACCCAGCACTACGCTGCGCTTGCCATCGTTGATGGAACGCACGAAGCAGGTGCAGCTCTGAACGAACTTGAACTTGAGCTGATTACCACCGCTATTCGGGCGACCAGGGACGTAGGGCGCGCCGCGGCGCTTGAATACCACGCCCTCTGCCCGCTGCTCACGAAGCCGATTGTAGGCAGAGCGTTTCGACTCCCGGCCGCGGAAGGTGAAGACCCTGCAGACCTGGGGATACGGCGCCATCTTGTCCTCGGTATCGAAGAAAGCCGACAGAGCGACCTCGCGCGAGACAACATCTTCCTGAGTGAGATCCTGGCCATGAAGCGACAGGATGTCGAACAGGAAGTAGGTGTCGCCAACGGCTTCGCCATCGAGGACTGCTGACTTGTCGCCGAGACGATCCTTCAAGCGCTGTTCGATGAAGGTGGAGATCGGAACGATCAGGCCCTTGCGGTTCGAACCCGTGATCACTTTGTTGGCAGCCTCGGTCATCAGCCGGACGCCGTCCTTCTTTTCCTGCATGATCCAATCGTCGTCTGCAATCAAGCGCTCAACCATATCCTCGTCGATGGCATTGAGCAGCTGGGGCACACGGCCGGATACCTGGCCGGCAAGCTCGGTGCCTGCGTAGGGCGTGCCGTCTTCGCCAGGGGTATAACCCTTGGCGGTCTTCTCAGCAACCAGCTTGAGGTAGATCTTCTGGGCCTTGTCCTCGTCGACCGGACTGGCGGTCTTGGTGCCGGTCTGTAACGTAGAACCGCGGCGGCCGTATTGGAAGTTGACGACGAATCCGCCATCTGCCTTCTCAATTTGAGCGTGATAGACCTTGTCGCTACCACCGTCACGGTAGTAGAGACTCGTTGTTTGAACTGACATGATTTCCCTTCCTTTTATGTGAGTAGTTTGATTCCAGGCGCTTCGAGGCGGGCCAACCCTTCCGGGGTAGTCAGCAGGGCGTTCAATCGATCACGCAGGACCTCGATCTGATCGACGATCCGCAACAGATTGGCCCAGACGTTGTCGGTATAAGGCAGGTGGTAGCGGTTCTCGTCATGCTGCCAGTCCGCAGAGAGCACGTGGAGTGTGAAGTCCCGGCCGGCGAAGTAGTGAGCCTCAGAGATCCAATCCTTGCGGGCCTTTTCCTGGTCAGGAATCGGATCACCCTCTTCCAGCTCTTCTTCCCATCGGTGTTCCACCCAGTCGTCGTTGGCCTTCTTCGCAATCCAGCTGCGATCGAGAGTGAACCCCACGAACGAGCGTTCCTGACAGGCGAATGGCTTGAGCTGGTTCACCGTGATGATCGGCTGCCATTGCAGATCGTGAGTTGCCAGGATCTGATCATGGGCAAGCCGCCGCAGCTCCTCAATCGAGGGCTTGCGAAAGGTGGTACCGCCCAACACAAAACAGAAGTCGGCGCGGTTCTTGTCAAAGCAGAGAGATACCCTGACACCCAGCCTATCGAATCGGTAGTCCTCAATGTGCTGAGGTTTAGCTGCACGTGCCATCTAACCCTCCGTCCCCGTAAGAGCCATTGCAACTCCCGCGGCCGCCTTGATGGCATGCCGCTTGCGGAAATGGAGTGGGGACTTCTGCTCAACCCGCCGCAGTTCGCGCTGGGTTTCCTCGTCGAAGTCCAGATCACAGGTGTCACAGAGAGCAAGGAGCGTAACCCCAATGCCTCCCATTTCCTGATACACCATGCCAACCGGCCGGCTGTAGACACGCTCGACCAACTTCAAAGCATCGTCCTTGGTCACTTCCAAGGCCTGGTTCAGCTCAAGTGTCTCTTCGAGGAACCGTTTGGCGCGTTCCTGGCGCGAGTAATATACCGAAGCACCGAAGCAGTTGATGACCCAGTGACGAATTCGAGTCGTCAGTCCTGTCAAATCCATTACGCGGCACTCCTTTGGCTCCGGATCCCCTGGACCCGGTTGCATATCTTATGAACGGAGGCGACCGCGGCCGACAGCTGCAGGCCCGTCTCCGGGGTATTGTGATCGGTCAGTTCATGAATGAACTCGGCCAGCAGGTCCGCGCGAGACGGCGGACAGTTGGCTTCCAGCAGCTTCTTGCGGAAGAACCCGCTCAGAATGATCCGGATATCCGCACCATCCCGCGGCTCAGCGCCCTCGAGCAACTCGCGCGCCTCAAACCAGTTGCCCTGGATCACGGCGCCGCACAGCTTGCCGACGTTGATCTTGCCGGAGATCGTAGGAATGACGGCCGACTCTTCCGGGGTCATGCCTTTGGCCAGGTTCTCCACGGCCGTGACGATGTCGCCTGGCGCGTTGATACCGCGACCGATGAGCAGCGCTTCGAGCTGGGCCAGGTCGGTATCTTTCCAGCCGCCTTGGGGCTCGGCGTGCGGCACGACCTTGACGATCAGGTCCTTGACCTCCCAGGGCATCAGGCCTCCCAGGACATAGCGGGCAGACATGCACCGCTTCATCAACTCGGCGCGCAGCTTGGTTGGATCGCTGGTACAGAACATGAAGAGGTTGTTGCCGTCCGGACTCTCCACCGGCTTGAGCAGGACGCTCTGGGCGGCCGTGTGCATCGCCTGGCACTCATCGAAGATGAGCGAGCGGAAAGAGCCGTACGCCGGCGCGTAAGGAAGAATCGCCAGCATGTCCCGGATCTCATCCGCTGATCCTTCTGCGGCACAGTTGCGATCCAGGATCTCCATGTCCGCTTCGTGGGCCAGGCAGTCGTCGCAGGGCTCCCCAAAGGGAGCATGCTGACAGTTGACCGAGACCGCAATGATCTTTGCCAACGTGGTCTTGCCCCCGCGGGACATGCCCTCAAAGAGCATCGCCGTGGGCACACGACCGGAGGAGAACTGATTGCGCAACTGGTGGATGACGTTCTCGTAACCGACCACTTCGCTGAAGCGGCGGGGGCGAAGGGCAGCACTGAGATTGCGTGTGATTTCCTGGATCATTTGTTACTCCTCATTCGAATCTGGCCGGGTATCCAGATGACAGCAGTTCCGGCATTCATAGTGGCCATCGCCCTTACAGTCGTTCCAGTCGCCCAGCTGATGCGGCCGCGGCGAGTAGGAAGCGCAAGGCATCTCTGGATCCCGGTTCCCCGGAACTCCTACAGGTTTGCGGCGGTCCGGTGAGCCTTTCGCCCAGCGGCGGTAAGCGAACAGCGCCACCCGCTTCCAGAACGACTTGAAGCTCAGATCGAGTGTCAACGTCATACCGCCACCGCCTCCGCCACTGCACCAACCACCTTGTCCGGCGTCACGGGTTTGATCGTTTCGATGAACATGGTGTAGACGGGCTTGCGACCTGCCTTCTCGGCAGCGTGCAGCATCGTCCTGTTCTTCACGTAGATCCCGCTCGACAGTGTGGTGCAGTCCTCTTCCAGCACCCAGGCTTTCACCTGGTCGTACATCTGCTGGTAGATTCCATTGCCGCGCCGAAGTGGATCGACCCAGGACATGGTGATGAAAGCATCCTTGCGATACTCGAAGGGCTTCCAGGACATGAAGCCCACCAGCCTGTGTGCCGGGTCACCGTTGAAGTGATTCGCCTTGGCCTCGCGGACCAGCAGGACGTGATCTTCCCAGCTCATGGACTGCTCAAAACGATCGGCATACTCCGTGCGTGCGAGTTCCGAGTAGACCCCCATAGCCAGGCCCCATTGGCCTGACATGATGATCTTGTTGAAGCGTTCAAATACCAGTTCCATTACTGCCTCTTCTCTACTGTTTATCTGGACGCATGCGGTGGAAGACCGGGAACTTGAGGCTGTTCTTCTCCGTGATGCCCTTGTGCTTGACCTCGACGACCTTGCCCACCAGCGTTCCGGCCTGGAACTCGACCCAGAGCGCGATCCGTTCCTTGTTGTCGAAGCCGGTACCGACCTCGCTGGTCACCGTGACGGTGGGAAAGACGCTCTGGCCGATCAGGTCAGGAGCGATGTTGCCATCGTCCTGCAGGAAACCAAAGACCATGAGCCCGCCCAGCATGCCGGCGCATTTACCCCGGCCCTCGTAGGCACCCTCGATCTTGAAATCGCCATCCTTCATGTCGGCGATGAAGTCACCCGTAAACTCGGGCTTCCACTTCAGCCACACGCCGGACTTGCGATATTCGTAGAGGCCGTCGGCACGCTTGACAACGATGCCTTCCTTGCCTTTCTCGATGACCTGGAGACGGGCATAATCGATGATGTTCTCGAGGGCGCCCTCCTCGTACGGATTCTCCTGGATCTTGCAATCTGGACCGTTCACCTTCTGAATGAGTGTGACGATCTGCCTCAGATTCACCTTGCGACGAGATAGAAGGTCCCTGCATGTCGTGGCATCAAACTCTGCTTTCGGCAGAACGTCCCAAACCTTGTAAACGAAGCCCTCGGCTTGTGGATCGTCCTCGTGCAGTCGGAGCAGTCCGCCGGCTGCATTGAAATCCAGGGTCAGATGGACAATCTCTCCATCGAGCACAATGTCGTCACAGGACTCGTACGCAGCGGCCGCGGCTTCAAGCTGTGCTTGGATAAACCGCACGTTATGGTGAGGCAGGCCCGTTGACGTCAAAAGCTCGGCTTTCCCGTTCTTGATATGAGCGGGGCAGCGGTAGCCATCTTCCTTGGGCTCGAAATAGACCCAGGTCCAGTCTTTGGGCGGTTTCGCAGGGTCATAGACCTTGCAGAGCTGGATGCCTTCACGCTTGCGGCGGACCACGACAGGACCCTGCTTCAGGAGTGCCGGCCACGGCGTTTCAGGGCTGCAGTCCATCGGGATTGTCATAGGGGCATCACCGAAACACGCCCGGACGTCGGCTCCGGCCTGCGCCAGGGACTGAAGAATGACCTCCTTCACCGGCGAAGAAGGTGCTCTCAGTACGATCTCGTCATGTACTGTGGCGACCACATACTGCTTCAGATCTTCCGGTATGCAATCAAACAGCGTTGGGTTCGTGTTCATCGGTTCCTTGGTATTGCCGGATCAGCGCCGGTTCGGGGTAAGTGCAATGACACTGAATGAAGATCGCGGCATCCCAGGGAGTGGTTCCACCTGAGTCGGCTGACCCTGTCCCGTGACAGGTCAAGCAGTCGGGATCAGGCTGGATCGTCGTCATCTTCGCCACCCACGATCACATCGACCGTATAGGTCTGCTTGCCATCGACGACGATGCCTTCTGTTGGGCCGTCCGTTTCCACGTCGATGTCTTGCACGTAGTTCACACCCTTGACGAATGCTTCAGCTTCCGCCAGTGAATCGAATACGTTGGTTGATCTCATAGTTCTCCTGCCGGCATACAAAATCGGCCGGTACGAATTGGGATTTGAAAAGGGAAAAGGTAGAAAACGCGTAAAACGTCCAACAACAGAACCCGTTTTTGGCCTCGCGTGAAGCCCTTTCCCTACATCATGCCGAGACCCTTCGCCTCGCGATTCTCCCTGGCCTCTACGGCCAGTTCGGTAATGCGGTTCTGTTCGATGAACTCGCGCTTGAAGTAATCGAGCGCGCGCTCTACGACCGCGTTCTTGTCCATCGAAGGCTTCTTTACCACCCAGACCGGATCGACCATGCAAAAGACCGGAACGCCCGGCAGGTACGAAGTCTCGAACCACTGGGCATCGTGGGTCTTCGCCTTCGGCTTGTCGTTGGGCGTGTCCCCGGTCCCCAGCAGGGCGGACGCGGCCACCCAGCCCAGGGCAATCACTGCCTTGAGATTGGGCATGGCGCGCAGGACGCGCAGGCAGCGTGGGCCAAAGCAGGCCGAGATCTCGGTGGCTTCCGGCTCACGCTGGATCTCCTCGATTCCCTTCTTGACCTTGGGAGGCATGCATTGAATCACCGAAGTGATGAAGACGTCTTTCTGGGTGTCCAGACCGATGAGCTTCATCCACTGCTCGAAGGCGCGGCCGTGGGCGCCCACCAGGGCGACACCTCGTTCGCTCTCCGATTCGCGCGGAGCCTCATTGACAAAGGCCAGCTCGGCGAAGGGATTACCGCGGTAGATGAAGCCGCGGTTGTAAGGATGGAGCATGCTGAGGCGGCAGTTCTGACAGGCCGAGGAGATCGACTTGATCACCTCGGCCACGTCTTCCTGCTCGACCTCAACGCTATCGAATAAAGTTGCCATATCGTTTGCCTACAGTCTCCGCAGCTGCTTTGAAGATCGAATCGCGGTAAGAGGTTCGTGCGGCCATCATGATGACGCCGACAAAGGTCACCGCGACCAGCAGCCAGAAAGTCTTCGTCAGCAGCCGGGCGAACATGAATAGAAGTATGTCCATGGCTTTACTGCCAGACGGGCATAATGACGTACCGCGACTCGACAGCATCGTCGACATCGTCTACGACCAGGCCCTTGTTGAACTTGGCCTTGTCGTTGTAGTCGTGAATGCCAATCCGCAGTGTCTCCTTTGAGGAAGTGCTGGCTGCATTCTTGAGGTAGTCGAGGTTGACCGTGACCTTGACGTCCAGGTTCTCCGGCACACCTGCTTCCAGCGTGATCGGCATCTCGTCCGAGATATCCGACACGTTCAGCTTGTTGTGGGCCGAGATCTTCAGCGTCTTGCCGTAGATCTCAAGGTGAGCCAAGCGGGCATCGTCGAAAGCGGTGACGCGGCCGAGGATCTGGCACAGCTCCTCGCGGTTGACGGTGAACCAGTAATCCGGCACGTGCATGTCGATGGTTTTCCCGATATCCGGGAACTTGCCAATCAGCAGGCGGGTACCAAAGAACGTGTCTTCGCCCATCCGGAAGAAGAGCTTGGAAATGTCGCCGGTGGCGTTTCGTGCGCCCTCGATAACACGAACGTCCTCTTCCTTGCGCACCAACTTGGCGAGCGAAGGCAGGGCCACGTCCGGGATCAGGATGTTCTCCATCTCCTTGGGACCCTTCTGGCCCTTGATGACGATCCGGGCGCAAGCGTGCGCATCGGTCGCATGGGCCTCGTAGCCACGGTCGGTAGACACCAGCTTCATGCCGCTGAAAGCAAAGCGCTGGGTGGCCTCGTTCTCGCGTGGGATACAGAACTGTGCCCGGCGCACGAACTCGTTCAAATCCTTGCCCTTGACCGTGTAGCTGGGCGCTTGCTTGAACGGAATGGCATTCATCCTGGAAGCCATGATGTCGGTTCCCTTGGAGTCGTAACCCAGGTGGAAGACGTTACGACCGATCTTCACCCGGATCCGGGAAGGCTTGTCGCTGCTGCCGGCCTTGCCCTTGCTGGGCGAGACCAGTTCAATCTCGGCGAGATCGCCAGGATTGCGGCTCTGCAGCCCGGCGCGGAGCTGATCCGGATCAAGCAGGGTCATGCCGGCCATTTCAACGGTGGCCTGAAGCTTCACGGTGGACTCGGCAGTGATGTTGGTCGAGTACAGGAAGACGGCAGACGAAGTCTCGGTCTTGTGGACCGATACGAAGATGCCGCCGGTGCCTGCATCCTTCTTCTTATCGATGGTCGCTGAGACCTTGTTGACGGCGTCGAGTAAATCGCCGGCTTTGACACTGAACTTCATGATTGCTCCATTTCTTTAGGAGGACGCGACGAGATTGATTACTCGCCGTCCAGGGGTTTTCAACCTGGCTTTCCACCGTTGGCTTGGCCTTCGCCTTCGGCCTGGGAGAGCGCGACATCGCTGTCTCCCCGCGCGTCCATACTTGGTTAGGCTGCCTTCTGTTCGACCAGGCGCTGTTCTGCTTCGGGCGTAACCTGAGCATTGCGGCGTTTCTTCGAGCAGGCGGCACAGAGGGGAACCCCGTACTGAGCCTGGCTGCGCAGGAATACGTCCCAGAAGTGGAGCGAACGCTTGTTGTGCTGCGCGTCCTCGTATTCCACCGTCACGATCGGATCGGTGCACTCCGAGCAGTCCTTGGCCGGGTACGCCCAGTCAGGAATCTGAGGCTGATCGGTCCAGCACTTCTTGATGGAGTTGTACTTGCACTCCTGGGTGGGAAATGCGTACAAATACCGGCCTGGACCCCATTTGGACATCGCGCGCTTGTAGGCCTGCGCCTCTGCCGTGGTGATCCAGTTGCCGTCGGCCGTATCCTTGGCGCCGGTCGAATCATGCCAGACCCAGCCGAGGACCGGACCCATCCAGATACCGACTCGAACTACGAGTCCAACCTGGTAGGCGTTGACTTCCTTCGCCGGTTCCAGAACCCGGGCATTGCCCTGCTCGTCCTTGTTCTGCCAGTCCAGCCGGGCCTTGGCCAGTTTGGTGTAGGGCGCGATGTCGACGCGAACCACTTCGGACTGCCAGAAGCCTGGTCCGATGACGGCATCCATGCGTTCGGTGTAAACGCGCGAATCCGCATAGGCGGCCGCGGTAGCGACGCCGCTCTTGATGGTCTGCGGCAGGAAGTAGATGTCCTCGGGATTGAAAGGTTCTGCCAGGCTTCGCAGCGTTGCCTTGAAGTCCACGTGGTAGGCCGGGAGCGTGGCGCCCGGGAAAGCGAGTATAACCGGCGGCGCGGCCGCGGCTGTGGTGGGTTTGGTTGCCATTTCTCTCCTAGTCGAAGTAGTTGAATCGAAACATCAGGTGACCGGCCTTCATGACCTTCTTGGCTGGCTTTTCACACTTGGGGCAGGACTGATCGACGTCAGAATCAGACATCTTGAGCAGCTTCTCGAACTTGTGAGCGCACTTCTTGGAAGTGCACTCGTAGTCATACATGGGCATGGGTTTGATAACTCCTGGAGGCGATAGTGCGGTTGAAGATACTCGCCGCGATCTTGCTGAAACGCGAACAGAACACATCCTGCCTGCGGTGAATGTCCCGCAGTTCGGCCATTCCTCCGTCATTGAGACGGTAGCCGGTTGATCCACGATCGACGTACGTGACCGTGAGTCCGTTCAGAACCGCGTCGAACCGGCTGAGGCTGTTCTCCATCAGCAGACCGTATCGCTTGTTCATCACTAAGCACACTGACAGTAAGTTCGCTTCGGCCATACGATGGTCGGGGGCGGCTTCCAGCAGTAGCAGAATCATGCGTTCCATCAACATCATTACGAGACCTCTTCTACCTTTGTGGTTCCATCGGGACTACCAAAGACACGGTAGCGAGCACCCCAGTGCGGGGTTCCGCAATGCGTCTTGACGCGTTCCAGGGCCCGGGCGGCTGTCTGACAGAGGCTCTCAAGCAGCTCGCCGCGGAACACTGGACTTTTGACATGCCGGCCATCTTCCACCACATCCACGTGAGGGACAGTCCATACTGGGCCGTCAGTTCCTTTCACGTAGTTGATGTTGGTGATCGCCGTATCATCCCCAGGCCCCCAGCAGAGCGATACAGACGCGCGGATTCCGCTCGCTTCTGAATCGGGCTTGCTGGGCACCAGCACCAGGGCGTGGGTCATACCTTTCAATTCTCGGGACATGGGGCTCCTATGCAGCCTTAGGCAGGTTCGCCTCGGCCTTCACTTCCTTGCGGATGCGATGGGCCAGGAATGTGAAACGCTGGTTGACGTCACACTGTTCGACCGCGAGCTTCACCGCATTCCAGGCGGCAATGAACACGATCATCTTCTTGGCACGGGTATTCGCCGTGTAGAGGAGATTTCTCTGCAACATGGGGAAGTGGTGATTCGTCATAATGCAAATGACAAAACTGAACTCGGAGCCTTGACTCTTGTGCACCGTGGCCGCGTAAGCAAGGACCAGATCATCGGTCTCTGCATACGGATAGCGCACGATCTTGCCATAGAAGTCGATCTGGATCTCTTTGTTGATCTCATCGAACTCCTTGATGAAACCAATGTCGCCGTTGAAGATCTCCAACTTGTAATCGTTGGACAACTGCATGACGCGATCGCCAATGCGGAACTTCTGAGCCCGGATCGCAACTTCCTTGCCGTCGGGATTGAGTGTGGCCTGCAGCACGGTGTTGAAGACGGGGAAGCCAGCAGGTCCCTTGCGCATCGGCATCAGTACCTGGAGATCCCGTACCGGATCGATTCCATGCTTGACGACGATCCGATTGATCACCGCCGGCAGCATCTTCTTGATCCACTCCAGGTCGTCTTTGCCTTTGCCCTCACCTTCCGTAGCCTTCGGTACCTCCATGAAGTAGGAATCCGCTTCGATGTTGCGGCCCTTCTTCACGTCGGGGAAGATCGGCATCTGGCCGGTCCGGATCTTATGAGCGTTCCGGATGATCAGCGAGTTCTCCGCCTGGCGGAAGATCGTCTCCAGCTTGGTCACGTGGACCCGGTTGGAGTTGATCAGGTCCCGCAGGACCATGCCAGGGCCGACTGAAGGCAGTTGGTCGATATCACCGACAAAGACTACCGAGCAGGCGTCCGAGACAGCATCCATCAGGGAGTCCGCCAGCTGAATGTCCAGCATGGAGGCTTCGTCCACAACCAACAGGTCGCAGTGGAGCGGATTGCTGCGATCCCGCAGGAAGTCGCCCATCTCCGGATCCCATTCCAGCAGCTTGTGGATGGTCTGGGCTTCCTGTTCGGTCACCTCGGACATCCGCTTGGCCGCGCGGCCGGTAGGCGCGCACAGCTCCACCCTCAGACCCAGGCGAGCGGCGGTGCGCAGGAGCATCTTCAGCGTCGTGGTCTTGCCGGTTCCAGGACCTCCCGTCAGAATCGACAGGTTGTTCAGGAGGGCGGCGATGACCGCATCCCGCTGCTGTTCATTGGGGATTTGACCCAGGTCGGCTTCAACACGCTCCAGGGTCTCCTCGATGCCCCGAGGGGCAACGTGCAGGAAACTCTGCAGCTCGCCAATGCGGCGGGCCAGACGTACCTCCGCCTCATGAATGTGAGGCAGATAGTAGAAGACCCAGGGCTTTCCATTGACCTGAATCTCTTCCTTCATCAAACGCTTGCGATCGACAGACCGGGTAATGGCGGCAATCGCCTCCAACTCCGGCAACTGCATCTCCTCGTCCTCGGTAACGCCGCGCCGGCTGCTGGCAATCTTGCGGACTGCCGTAATCAGGTCCGCGGCGGGAAGGAAGCAGTGACCGTGACCGGTACCTTCGGTCACCACATGGGTCACAGCTGCCTCCGTACGCTCCGGACAACGCTCAGGCCATCCCATGCGCTTGGCGAGGTCGTCGGCCTTCCTGAAGCCAATCCCGTCCACGGCCATGGCCTTGTACGGGTTCTTCTGGAGGGTCTCGGTGACCTTGTTGCCGAAGATGGCGATAAACCGCTTGGCCCATACATCGCCGATGCCGAACTGCGCCAGCCACAGACCCACCTGCCGAAGCAACGGATCGTGGTTCTCCAGCCAGGAGGCAGCAATCTTGTCGGCCTTTGCCTGGGTGATCCCCGGACATTCCGCCAACCGCATCGGCTGCTTGTCCAGGATCTCGATGATGTCGTGGCCGAAGTGAGCAGTCAGTTGTGCCGCTGTCTTCGGACCCACACCCTCGACCCAGCGTTCGAGAAAGCGTTGCTTGCCGACCAGGCTGGTCGGGATTAGCTTCACGGCCTGGGACGCAACGAAGGTTGCGCCGTACTTCGGATCGTCCACGACTTTGCCGTAGAACTCGAACAGATCCTCTGGATCCCAGTCTGGAATCTCTCCTTTGACGGAGAGGTCGGGTCCTGGCTGTTCTGGATGAACACTCACGATCCGGAAGATGTTGCCTTCGGAGCTGGTGCCCTGGCGCGGATAGCGCTGCCACATGATGTTGCCCCGGAACTTCTGCAGATCGTCTTCCACTGATACCCCTGAACCTGACTAACAGTCAGTATGTCTTGCGGACGGTTATTTCCCTATAAGGGGAACTGCCTATATCCGTGTGAAATGCTGGTTCTATGCTGCTTTAGTGGTAGCGATCACACGCCCATGGCGCCGGATCGGCGTAACCACAGCGAACTCGAGATCGAGCTGGCCTTCAGAGAAACTCTTGATGGGCACGGCACTGATCAGGTTCGCTTCACAGATCTGTTCGAGATCGATGATCAACTTACCGGACAGGCCCCAGTCCAACTCGACCGTGAACAGTTCCTCGGCATCGAATTGCTCCCGCAGCTGGGCTCTTCCCAGCCGGATCGCGTCGGTTACAAGATCCGCACCGACACTAAAGTGCAGTTCAAGACCGGTCTTAGTCCGGTCGCCCAGACGAAACGTATATCGGTTCATACTGTCCTTTCCCAAACAGACTGTCAGTTGACAGGCGGTTCCATACCGTCCAACAATTGATGCAGAGGTTTCTTGATGCCGAAGGCAATGGGGCAGCGCACCAACACGCTCGGAGCACATATTCTGAAGCGCCGAACCGCCCTGGGGCTTACCCAGCGTGATGTTGCCCAGGCCTTAGGGCTTCGTACAGACGAGTTCGTCGGCCTGATGGAGCGAGGTCAGCGTCAGCCAAACTACGAACGGCTGCCGGAACTGGCGACTGCTCTCCAGACTCCGGTGTTTGTCCTCTTTCGCCTAGCGATCCGGGACGTCTATCCCGGGCTGGCTCAGATCCTGTTCCGGAAAACCGTCGGCTTTCGCAAGTCCTCTCGGCCTCCGAAGACTTATGACCTCATGGACCGGCTGGACTCCTTATCCCCGAACGTCCGGCGGACAATCATCGAGATGATCAACCGGCTGCACCAGGAACAGGATGCTCGGGCGGTGAAGAAGCGGGCGTAGCGCCTGGGCAGGTGTCCAGATGATCCAGGAACTGTGAAGAAGGCACTGCGGCGCCGCATTCACACACGATCGGGCAGATGCACTTATAGCGCCGACATTCAAAACACATCGCTCCGTCACTCATGGAAATACGTCTCCTCGATCGTGCGATCAATCATTCCCTGCAGCTCACGGCCGATTCCAATCGAACGAAACTCCCAGTCTTGCAGGCTGGGATACGCTCGCGATTCCTTCAACTTGGTGGTCTGCACCGCCTGGCGGACCTTGAGCCCTCTCAGCATAAGCACCACAAACTGGCCATAGCTGACGGGTTCACAAGGTAGCTTGAAGCGAATCCGGTTCACTCGTTCCAGCATGTCCGCCAGTTCCCGCGTCTCACGACCATTGGTCAGCTCATGGATGTTGGCCATTCGGAGCTGCTGGGCGTATACCCCTTTGATCTGCTGATTCCGCTCCCACTGACCCCGGAACTGAAGGTGACGAAACATCCGGGAAATAGGACGAAAGTCGTTGAGCGACTCGAGCGATTCCCGTCTCGCGTCCACCGCAACAAACCCAAACGTCAGAACTCCAAAAGGTGTATCCCCAGAAAAGGTGCAATCCAAGCCCGTCTTCGGCTCATAAAGCAGCGCGATATGCGACGGGTCATACGGCTCCCGCTTAGACATTGGGGAACATCGAACGGGTGGTAGGCTCCCGCTTCTCAACGACCGACTGCACAAAGGTGATCTTGGCCGTGGTGATCTTGCGGCCGCGAATGGCAGGATGCTTGCGGATCTCTTTCCAGGCGCGGTTCAGCGCCAGGCCGGCGTTGCTGGCCTTGACGGTGGTGCTCTGGTAGATCCCGCCGCCCTTCAGCTCGGGGAACATGAAGTTCACGGCGAAGATGTGTTCGTTCTCTTCGTTCTTAGCTTTTGGCACGTTTCACCTCGTAAGTATCTTGGGGCTTCCAGGCAATGATGATGTGCTTGAACTCCCACTTATCGCAGTCGTACCGGGAGACATCGACGAATGGGCCCTGAATGTTGGGACTCTCGTCGGCTGTCAGGATGAATGCCACCTGCACCCGGCCACCATGCTTCGGCGGCGTGGCGGCGCTGGTCCAACCATCTGGTGTTTCGCGCAGTTCGGCGATCTTCATGAAGACGTCGCGACTAACTCTCTTGTAATCGTCACGAAGATCATGCGAGCATGGCGGAATACGAATAGCGCTGGATAAGCTGTACGGCACGTAGTCGTGAACTGCGATCTGACAGCAACGCTTGCACACCAGGTAGTCACGGTGATAACCCTCGATCAACTCAGGTTCTTTGAGTGCCATCACACTTTCCTTTCGGGTATGCCACGGAGCGGCGCGCAGAGCGCTGCCAGCTCGCCCTTGCAGAAGAAGCCGACTGGGTCAGTCTCCCGCCAGGTGGTCTTGACTTCGTCGTACTGGATGAGGTGCTGTAACAGACGGCCATAATCGGCCAGCATGGGAACCATCTTGCGGGCGCCGGAACGAATCCAGAGTACGTCGTAAAGGTGTTTGTCGACACCCAGGGCGGCGGTCTCGACGGCCCAACCTAGTTCAAGCGCTGGCTGCCAGTTTGATCCGATCATGATATCGACCAGGTTCTCGGCAGCCTGCAACGTGTGCTGACCCTTGACCCTGCGTGTGAACAACTTCTCAGCGATCTGAATCATGGGCCCGATGACGTACTCCATCGAGATCAGCAGTTTGCCATCGCTGGCCAGGTAGCTGTCCTTGATGACACTTCCCTGCCAGCAGGTCAGGTCGACCGGCCGGGCACTAAGCAGCTTCAGTTTGTTGCGTCCCAAGAGAGTCCTCCTGTCCTATCCAGGCATCTGCCAATTGCTTGCAGACGCCCAGACATTGCAATGCCACTGGATCGAGCGCGATCGGATTCGCTAACGCAAAGTCCTTCAGGCGCTGGACAAGTCGCGGGTACTCCGCGACGTATTCTTCAGCGGTACCTCCGGTCCAGGAGTTGGGGTATCTCCAGAGATTGCCTGGGAACTCCTGATCGAGCCGGGCTTCCAGCTCGTTCATCTCCGGCACCTTGCCGCCGATCTGGTTGCGCCGGATCCTGAAGCCGCTCCCGCGGAAACGCGGGTGCACCTCGTGCATCTTCACGTAACGTGGTTTGCAGCCGGGCAAGATGACCCAGTCACCGATTTTGAGCCCCTGGTGCTTGCGGGCATGCGCGATCACTTCGCTGCGCCACTGCCGGGCATGCTCGTTGGGAGGTTCGGGCACATCCTTGAAGAAGGTCAGCGGGCAGGTGTAATACCCGGGTCCTCCTGATTCACTGACGTCCTTGTAGCCCCACTCGTCCTTAGCAAAGCGCTTCATCATGATGCACACGATGAACCGTTCGGACTCAGTCGACCCGTCCGCTGTCCGCTCCAGAACGACCCATAAGTTGTTGCCTTTGGTCACCTTCTTGAGGCACCGCGTCGTGTTTGCGCCCGATGTCCAGGACTTTGTCAGCTCCTCGATGAGACTCTTGCGATCGTAGTAGCCTGAACTCCATCCCATCACGTTCTCCTTAGGCTGCGACCTGGACGGCCGCGGCAATCTCGACCTCCAACAGAGGACACTTGCAGGCGAGTAGTTTGGCTTTACAGCCGTTGCAGAGGGCGAAGCCTTCCTTGTCGACCCGAAGCGGCTTGGGCTCGTCGAGCAGGCCAATCCGGAACAACTGACCGGCGGTGACCTTGCCTTTCGCGCCTGGCTTGGTCGGCATGGGAGCAAAGATATCGGCGATAATCCGGCCGTTGAGCGCCTCGTGGCACAGGAAATCAGCTTCCTTGTTGGTCTCGCGGTGATCCCAGTGCACCTTCATCGGCATCGGAATCCGCCGGCGCAGTTCCCACGCAGTCTCGCGCAGCTCATTCAACCGCGCATCCTTGCATTCGAACTTGCCCATCAGCTGGTTTGAAACCAGCTGCGAGTCCAGGTTGAACTGGAGCGCGTCGACGTCCGGATACTTGTCGAGGATTGTGGGTAACGCATGCATGGCCAGGACTACACCCTGCCACTCCGCTACGTTGCTGGTGCCTTCAAGTATGCGGTTCTGAGCCGCAACGAAGGTGCCGTCTTCGAGCCGGGCTACGAAGGCGGCCGCGGCTTTGCGTTCGGCAGTGGTCCCGCCACCGCCGTCGGTATTGATGAATAGCTTCATGCTGCTTTCAACATCGCAATCTCGCGGCGGGCGTACTGCTTCCGCGTCTTCAGGAACTTGTCGAAGGCAAGCTTGCGGGTGATTCCCTTCAGCGAGTCGATGATGCACTTGCCGGCCAGGTGATCGACCTCGTGCTGGATAGTCCGAGCTTCCAGACCCTCGGCGATGATCGTGATGACCTCGCCATCCAGATTGTTGGCAGTAACCTCGATCTCATCGGAGCGCAACATGCGGATCTCCATCCCAGGCATGCTCAGGCAACCTTCTTTGCCCCAGGTGCGCTCGGTGCTGAAGTCGATGATTACTGGGTTGATCAGGGCCTGCAGGGCGCCGCCGGATGTCTCGCGGTAGACAATGACCTGGGCATTGATGCCCAACTGATTGGCAGCCAAACCGTAGGCCTTGTGCTTCTCGCAGACAGCTTTCATGTTCTCGACCAGCTCGGCGATGATGGGCATATCTTCGGGCACATCCACAGGAGCACAACGGGTCAGAAGCATGGGATCGGGGTACTCGATCAGCGAATAGTTCATTTCTTCTCCAGGGTGTCAACCAGATTCTCGAAGACGTTCTCTACAGCGCGCACACCTGCGAAGAAGTGCGGAGCCTTTTCTGGCGGGGTTCGATCGCTATCAGGGCCTGCGCCCACGTGCAGGGTGTCCATCAGGCCGATGCGGATCTTGGTGGCGGCATAGTAGTCCAATGCTCTTTGAAGGCGGGCTCTCACGGCAGAGACATCCTTGATGTCAGAAGCCGGTCCGCGCAACATCTCCTTGAACTGTTCCGGTCGACTCTCGATCAACGCGATGACCGCGTTCAGTGCAGTGTTCAAACTCATGGGAATCCTTTCGTTACTCGCCGCGGCGAATCTTGTGAAACGCTTCGGAGGATACTTCCTTCACAAAGCGGTCTTCTTTGTCGCCCAGGACTTCGGGCTTCTTGAATCCCTTGCGGTTCCAGCGATCGAGTCCGCACCACCAGCTGCCTTCTTCTTCCACTCCACACTCCAGACAAATCCGGATGGGGTGAGCGACGAAGGGCTCTGAATGCGTGTAGTGGCCGACGTGCAGGTGCGGACAGGCGGCTTGCGCCGCTGTCAGGCGCTCTGCGTACTCTTTCCGAGCCGCCGCGGCACAGACTGTGATCTCTTGCAATACCGTCATTTACATCACCCAATGAAGCTGTGGTTCAACTGGTTCGTGGAACAGAAGGTCGTACTGCGCCAGGATGCCCAAATTCAGAGGCGCCAGGCCGGGATGAAATACCTGCTCAGAGTCGTTCTGATACCGCAAGCGTTCGGGAACAAGGTCCCGCGGGCAAAGCACGGTCGGGATCGTGTCCGCTGCCAGGGACATGCCCAACAGGAAAGGATTCACCAGCTCGGGGCCGGCGAGGTGCTCGAACGAAGTACGAAAGATCTTGTCCTTCTGCACTGAGGTGCCGATCTGCTGGCAATAGAGATTGGGAACTTCGCGGCCAGGAGGATACACATCCAGGTGCCAGCGCCACAGTTGGTAGGGCATGCGGTCCAGCTCCGCCCATTCCATGTAGCGACTGACGAAGGTGTGGCTCACCATCAAGTGCATGCTGGCCTCCTGGGTCTCCTGCACCTTGACGGTGTACGGAGACTCCTTCGGATCCAGGACAAAGCTGATCAGCTCGCCGCGCTTGTTGAAGCACGTAATGCCGACCCGGCTCATGTACACGTACTCGAGGCTGCCTTCGATCATGATGCGTGCTGCTGCAATTACTTCAGACATATAAACCTCAGACTCGCAAGCGGAACTTTACGTTCCGCTTGCAAGTCATTGATTCCTAGAATGGAATGTCGTCATCGACCATGGTAGCGGCCTGTGACTGCACGGGCGCCGAACGCTGGGCCGGAGCCGAGCGCTGCTGCGTCTGAGCCGCCGGACGGGAAGCCTGCTGGGCAGGAGCCTGGCGGCTGTTCCCATTGCTGTTCCCGTTGCCGTTGCCGTTGGAGGACTGCTGACCGTTCCCGTTGGACTGCTGGCCGTTGCCGGTCTTCGGAGCCACGCGGTAAGGACCGGTGACGTCGCGACAAATCGCGCGAACTCCGAGGGCCTGGGAGTCGATGATATTGCCCGACTCTTTGTCCTTCTTCTCGTAGTTCTTCATCTCGAGTTCGGCTTCGAGAACGACGATGGTGTCGCCGACCGCAAACCGATCACAGATGTACTGCGCCTGCCGCCCGAAGGACACGCAATTCACCCAGGTCGTGTGGTACGCCGTGGGCTGATCGCTGCCGGGCCTCATGTCACCCTTGCCTTCGCCAACGTACTTGTCGGTGGCGACGCTAAAGGAGGTCCAGGCTTTGTCGCCCTCGCCGTTGAGTATCGGCTGCTTGCCGATCTTGCCTTCGAACTGTGTCTTGATTGCTGCCATGATTCTTGTCCTCTTTCATCCGGCTAGCACCGGGCTTAGTTACATTGCACAACATCCATGCTGACTACCAAACACCAACTGACAGTAAGTCATGGAATCTCGTAAAGCTCTAAGCGGAAGCGCTTAGACCTCAATCTCTATGCCGTCTTCGACAATCGAAGTGATCTCCTCACCCTTGAGGGTCTCTTCGTTTACGGGAGCGATCGTGCGATCCTTCTCCCATAGAGCTTTGGCTTCAGCGCCCGACTTTGCTTTGATCTCGTAGGTGCGCTCGATGACTCGCTGCGCGTAGATGGTGTAGGTCTTCATCAGCCCTCCTTGGCCGTTTCCCGCTGATAGCGGAACTCACATGTGGCCGCACTTCCCTGCTCGATCTCGGACCACTTGAAGAGGCACGGATCGGTCAGATAATTGGCGTAGGGATTGATCTCGAGCAGACGGGTCTTGAGGCGGTAGTACACTCCTCCGCTACCGCTGATCCAGGGATCGATCGTGCACGGGTTCACCGGATCCCGCTCTTCGCGCTCCAGGAACACGTCGAAGACCACCGAATCCACATGACACGCGTCACGGAACTCCAGGTCAAAGAATCGAGTAATCGCCTGCCGGATCTGAGCAGCGTACTTGCTGACCTCAGGATGAGTCGCCCGGTAGTTGTACTGACTGATGCCGACCAGTTCCCGATCCTTCATAAAGCAACGGAACTCGCACCAGTCCGGCATCGCGATGCCCTTGCGGACAAAGATGTGAGGCGCATACTTCATGGCCAGCTGAGTCTGCAGATCCTCATAGATCCGCTCCGTGCCGGCCGTGAGCAGCTCGAAGGCCTGCTTGCCACTGGTGATCTGGCCATTAGGCACCTGGCCCCTGGCGTCGATACCCCAGTACATCGCGTCCTTGGGACTGCGCGAACCCAGGCGGATGAACGCCTTGTCGTAATGCCGGATCATGTGATCCAAGTGGTCGATCATCAGGTCCTTGATCGTCTCGTGGTTTTCCGGCGCGCTGAAGGCTTCACCCAGCTCGGCGTTGTAACTGCCCAGGGTCTCGGCTTGCCCCCGACTGAGCTTCAGATACATTGACGGAATCGAGAGATCCCGCAACGCCTTCGGCCAGTTCTCAAGGTAGGTCGGAAGCGACAGCTCCCACATCGAAGGCTTGGGCGCATACTTCTCATCCCGCGGCTTCTTCGACCACTCGTCGAACGCGGCCGCGTGCGCTGCCATCAGTGCCTTGGCGACCAGGATCCGTAAAGGGGACCCGGGTTCCAGAGTGTGGGGATTGATCTCGTGTAGCGGGACGCCGGCAACGCGGTTGCAGCCCTCACAAGGATGGGTGATGTGGCTGAGGCAGCCTGCGTGATCGCAGGGCTGTCCACGTTCCAGAACGGGCATAGCGTCTCCTAAAACAGCAATGGCTCGCGTCATGAGGCGCGAGCCTGGGGTACGACCCCTAACTTGTTGAGCATCGAGATGTCGAGTGTCCACACGTGCAGGCTCCGTTGAGCCCACAGTTCGAACGCACCCTCAGCGTAGTAACGAGCGTCCGCCAAGGACCATTCGTTGACCTTCGCCAGGTGAGCCAAAGCTTCATTGACGCGGCCGCGGCTTTCCGCCAGGCCGATGTGCTTCACCTCGTGGCAGGACGGACACAGCGCCAGCATGTCGGTAAGCGCCTGGATTCGTTTCTGGTCGTGATACTGCCATTTCTCGTGGCATTCGACCGGCCACTTGGGCCCCACACCGTTGCAGATCTCGCAGCGATAGTGCGCCTTGCGATAGGCCATCCGCTTGATCCGGGTCCACATCTCGGCCGTGACTTCCGATCGCACGTTCGAGAACCAACACGTGGATGGCACTAGTTCGATCGTGAGTCTGGGCGGTGTTAGTCCGTCAATACCTGGCATGAATTCCTTTCACAACGATCAAGCCTTCCCTTCCCACTCATAGAAGCGTCCGTATCGATCCGGCAGCAGCTACAGGTCTAAGTGCGGGTCTAATCTCCAAGGGAAGACCTGACCCGAGCAGGAGCCGAGGTTCTGTAGGCTGGTCCTGCTCGTTTCCGGGGTTTCCTGATGTAAGGACCGCCGGGAGATCAATCTCTAATCCAACGTCACTTCAAAGGCCAGTAGCGGCACCTTGTCGTGGTGGCTCTGGAGCGTAAACTCCTGACAGCCCATCAGCTCGGCTTCCCGCCGGCTGGTTGCGTAGGGGAACACGTTCCTCCACGGCATCTTGAGCAACAGGTCGTTGATGCTGGATATCTCCCAGACCGACTTCACTGTGCCCCAACGGGACGGCCCGCTGTAGCCGCGGCGCAACTCGACGCGGCGGCCAACCCGAACATGCTTGAACTGGAAAGAACCTAGGCGCCGGCGGACCTCGATGGTCTTGCCACAGCTGAACTGCTCAAAGCAGAAGGCGGCAAGCGGTACGAACACACGATCAAGGGGTGTCTTCAAGTTCGACCTCGATCCCGTCGAAGATCTCTCGCGCGTCTTCATACTCACCCTCGACGTGCGTCTTTGATGTAACGGTGTTCTGCTTCATTTTGAAGCCGCGACGTTCCAGTTCCTGCAGGACCAGGCGTTCTAACTCTTCCTTGGTGACAACGATCTTCATGACTCCCTCGCGACAGGCCCGCGACCCACCTGCGCAACCTTGTTGCATGGAAAGCAGATGTAGAAGCTGGGATCCATAAATGGATCGTTCTTCTTGCATAACAGCGTCACAGTTCCGCGGCAGTCAGGGCAGGAGGTACCTTGGGCAAGTTGCAGAATGAACTTCGATTTCGCCATCTAACGTCTCCTCAACTGATTCTTCTACCCGATCGCGAGTTCGCCTATAAGGCGAACACCGCAGATGGTTGATCACCGCGGCGGCAGCGGTTACCACGCCTGTTGCTACTTCGGCACAGATGATGCACATGGTTTACTCCGGTTCCACTCGCACGCGGTCGAGCCCGCGCGAGATCATGCCCAGCGCACGCGCCGCGGCCGTCGACAGGTCGATGACTCGATCCCTCTTCACAGGTCCGCGATCGGTGATTTGAACTTCTACAGATTTCCCAGTCCGCAGGGATGTCACCCTGGCCCAGGAGCCGAGGCGCAATGTCCTCGATGCAGCTGTCAGCTTGTTCTCGTCAAAGACCTGCCCGTTCGCCATGCGGCGCCCAGGCTTGTACTTGCCGTAGTAGGTGGCAATCCCGACCACGGAACGAGTCACTCTTTGAGCGGCTACCGTCGTGACCAGGGCAAGAACCAGGAGAAAGCTGCAGATCGTCTTGCGTACAGCGATCATGCAATTCTCCTTGTGAGTTAGTTCCTCTGCAGGATGACGCACTGCGGATGAGGTTTCAGCGTTTCCGGGATCGGGTCATTGACCGTCTTGTACCAGGCGCCGCGGCGGAGATCCACCATGGTTTGTTTCGACAACATTCCCATGATGTCCTCGATGGAATTGGTTCCGGGTACTCTCCCCCGGAGTCACACCACTTCAGGCTTGCGCCCGCCCAGGTGTCGGGTACATCATCCGCTACGCTTTATACCCTGTCTCTGCATGGGGACTGGCAAGCCAGCCGGTCGAACGAGGAGATGGATTTCTCCATGCGCGGTTCATCCCGTCCTGTTAGGCTTGATGTTGGTTGGGGAGCAGGGATTCGAACCCCGATCGAGCGCGTCAGAGGCGCTTGTCCTACCGTTGAACGACTCCCCAATGTGCTACTTAGCGGATGATTCCGTACAGGTCGAGATGACCGATCGCAGGATCTACCTGCGCAAAGGTCGTCGGCACCGTGCAGATCGCTGTCATGACGCGGCCCTTCGTTCCATAGAACTCTGGGTTGACATCGGAGAAGGTGAAAACCGTAACCAATTCACCAAGCTCCTTGAGGACCTTGGCCAATTCCCGACTATTCCGAACCGACAGGACGATGGTAGTCATCTCCCGATAGCCTTCATGCCAGTTCTCGTTGCGGAGGAGCAACCTGGGTTCAGCCGGAGTGCAGGAAAGATGCTCGTTCTCCATCTTGCGGGCGACATGCGCAACCTGAGCCATCAAACGGCCAGGTTCCATCGGGATACGGGTGGTGACGGTGGCCTTGCGTTCCTTGGTCGTAACGAGCACCGATTCAGGCACGATCACATAAATGCGCGGGGGCTCCGGCAGTAACTTCTTCTTCTTCATATTGTCCTTTGTTGCCGCTTAGGATGCGCGGCCTTCACAGGCTGGCTGGCCACAACAGCAGGTGGTCTCGCCACACGCTGTACGTCCCTTGCTCTGTACGGGCAGAATGGAGGATGCAAACACGACCCGACGTGCGATCGCGTACATCACCAACTGCGCTTTGTTGTGGACGCCCAGTTTCTGGTACGTGTTGAACTTGTGAACTTCCACCGTCTTCACACTGATGCCCAGCATGATGGCGATCTCCTTCACCGTGTTGCCTTCGGCCAGGAGCTTGAAGACCTCGCGCTCGCGCGGGGTCAGCTGATCGATCTTTGAGACCATAGCAGGGTTGCCGATGAACCGATCCGCCGCCGGCATGTACTTCGTCCCGCGGTGAACCCGTTCAATGGCAACCTGCAGCTCGGCGCAACTAGCTGTCAGCTCGACGACTCCGTCGGCGCCGGCCTTGACGGCCTCGATGACATGTTCTTCCTCGCCGTTCGCGGCCAGGAAGATCACCCGAAGCGTCCGATGTTGCTGGCGAGCCCACCGGGCTGCGTCATACGGATTTGGACCCGGGATCGTTGCGTCGAGAATCAGGATATCTACACCCAGGTTCACCGCCTCTTCGGCTGCCTCCCTGGCATCCCCGAAGTCGGCGAGGACGCGAATCGCGTCACTCTTGGTGAGGGTTTCCCGTACACACTCCCGCAGGAGGGTATGCTTATCGGCGATCACACAACGAATCACTAAAACTCCAGACAACTCAACGTGAGCCGGGTATAGGTGTCAGCAACTCAAACAATCTAACCCGGTTGTCAAGAACAATCCAATCCCACTAAGGCGTGAGGTCGCTAATCGACCACCACGAGGGAGGAAGGCTCCCGGGCTTTCACCGGGATGCAGGCGACTGAGTATTCAAGTTCAACCCTTACTTGATGCCTTGTTAGGCAGCAGCGAGATACGCTGCCTCGAATGCCGCGGCCGGAGCCGGGAAAGCGAGGACTTCTGCGGTCTTGCTGGCGAGGTAACCCGTGGTGTTGGCAGTTATTCGTCGTGGTCTCCCATATCGCGGGCGGCCGACTCGGCGCGTCACCATCTTGTTCCGTATCCCGTCGAAGCCGTGACGGGCCCACCTCAAAGCTCTTGTCCTATTGGGACAGTGGTTCAAAAGAGCGTCGAGGTGGACCCGGCGGGAGTCGAACCCGCGTCCGAAACGAAGAAGAAGATGTGTGTCTTTTCACGAGCGTTTTAGTCCATCCGTTTCCAGCGGACCAAACCCCATTGCTGGGGAAACTTGTTATGTCCACCTCCAGAGAATCGCATCGGGAAAGACATTGAGGTATAGGGCGAACCCCTTAGACTTCGAGGTGCGTAAGCAGCTCAGTCCGTATCGTGCAACTGGCCGGCACGCCGTGACGGCCGCTGCCCCACTGCACTTGAACCTGGCCGTGAAACCCGCTCTGCCAGTTCGGACTGATCTTCAGGTCCACTGTGTGGCAACCCGCGTCCTTGCAGAGCTGCAGCACCTGGCGGCATAGCTCGGCGATGGTCGCAGGAAGCACGGGAGTCTGAAGCACCTGCAGATCGCAGGTAAGGCACTTCAGGGTGTCGCCCGCCGGGCGCGGATGTTGACAGATACAAAACTCGCTCATGATCCTCCTGCGGCTACTTCAGCTGTCACTTCCAACTGGCCTTCAAGGTCGGAGTCGCATTGACGTGCATCCTGTGCCCATTCCCAATAGCCAGCTCGAGTGTCGCCGTTGGCAACCTCATACTGCCAATCCTTGACTGGGTACAGAGAAATCTCGATCAGCGGGCCCGCGATGCCATCCTTAGCGCAGCTGCAACTAACAGGAGCAAACCCCTGAATGCAGCGCAGATACAAAAGCGCTTTGGGGATAAAGTTCGCGCAGCCAGGCTTGAGAAGGGCATTTCACAAGAGTCTCTCGCGTTTGTGTCTGACCTGGACCGGGCTTATATCGGCGGAGTTGAAAGAGGCGAAAGAAACATTAGCCTGTTCAATATCTAAAAGATAGCTCGTAGCCTTAATGTTCCAGCGAAGGACCTGCTGTCTTAGTTGGCGCCGCGAGAACTGAACGGAAATGTGGTCATGTCCGCGGCATCTTCGTTGGGTTCAATTCCAGAATGATTTGACCGGATTCGAATCCCCGCAGCGCATCCTTTAGGCTGTTCTTTGACCCCTGACACCGGATTGGGGCGGCGAGCCCCTCCTGTACATTCGATTGCACTATGAGCGATCTACATCCGATATTCCAGCACCTATCGTAGAACCCACCATGGATTCTCCGTGATTCCGTCAGGAAGGTGCTTCAGGCTGTGGATGGCGATCCTGAAAAGGATATTGGAGACTGGGCCGCCTCCTAGGATTAACGTGCCCAGGAGAAAGGATCCCACTCTTTTTCCGGTGCTTATGCCCGCGCTTTGCGTAAGGGATACGTTCTTTAGGGACATCTCAACTCCATACATCAGGGCCGCTACTCCTCCAAAGCCAAAGCTTATAGTCCATCCCTCTGTCCACGCATCAGAAAACCAGAGGCTTGGATGGATGAGCACATATCCTGTGCTTATCAACTCCAACCAAATGTAATAGACCCCTGTAGGCACAATCGAAATCCATGCGTACAGCGCCAGCCACAGCCACAACCAATGGCGATGACGGATTCCAGTGAGCACGTCCATAAACTCAGCGTCTGTTCGCGCGTTCTTTCCCAATGCAGTTCCAATAAGCCCAGACAGTAACGTCAACGCCGCCATTCCGAGAATGAACTGCCCCGTCGTTGGAACATAGCCGAATATTGAGACCGAAGAGGAGACATCACTCGGAACGAAGTGAAGTAGTGAGAGCATACCTCCCGAGAGGATTAGGGACGAGACAATGCCCACGACCCACGGGCCCCTTTTTACAAGAGTTACCGCAACAGCAACTCCGATGCTTATTCCGACAGCCCACATCAGATTGGTCACGGCCTCATAGTCGTCTGGGCTACCTTCATGCAGAAACCTAAAGCCCATCGTCATTGCCCCAGCTGCCGCCATGCCGTACCAGATGGCAATCAGCAATGAGGCGATAGGATGTAAGCCTTCGGGCTCAGCGCGCGAGGGATCCTGAAAGATAGGAGCGGATTCGACTGCGGATGTATCGCCCGTTCTGTCCATTAAGGAATCTCCTATGACAAGTCCAGCTTCTTCGGCACTATTAAGCTGTATATGACCCAAACAACAAAGAAAGCCCCTGTCAATACATTGACAATCTCCCAATCCGATCTCGACATGCGGACTGGTAACAGAGGATTGAACAGAACGGCGATCGCACCAAATACCCAGACCCAAAGAAGGTTTCCTTCTGCGTGGCGCTTGGTTGCGGCGAATGCTGAGGCCATGCAGATTAGAAGCCTCAGAAGGACATAAAACGCGTAGGGCCACCGAGTAGCCGCCGCGGTGAACAGAACAAGGGCACAGATTCCCAGCAATGCGGTCTCGCCTTTGATGAGGCTATCCCCTGGCGCGCCTTGTTTATCCGATCCTGTCATCTTCAGGGCCTATCCTCTTCTACGAAGATTCGCACAGATTGTAGCGCGCTCCTCGATCTCGCGACATCTCGACCTGCTATTGTCCTGGTCGGCTGATTAATCGTCACTCGATGCTCGCGATCCGGCGCCCAATATCACGAGAATGCATACGACCAAGTGAACCCAGAACCACGCACTAAGACCCTGGTCGGAATAGATCATCACCAGGATTATCAATCGGGGGAAGAACATCCAGCTAAGTGCTGCCCACGGCTGGCCGAATGGCATCGGCATATTCTGCCACCATTCAATGAAGAGGCTGATCCTTGGCAGAAAGAGGCTGACAATCAGGAACCAAATCGGCAGATCGTACATTGGTCGCTCACTATTCGACTATTCTGGTGCGCGGAGCCTAGCCGAGGGGTTCAAATCCCCAGCATTAGGCTGATTTTGAACTCTTTGCCTCTTAGAGAATTGATGATGTCGACAACCATTAGTTACTTCCTTCCTTGTGGGATGCCGAGATCAGGCCGTATTCCATCATCACGTTGCGACGAATGCGCGCGCAATCCCATCCGCTATTAGCGGATGGATGCCCTCATTGTGATCAACGTATATAGTGCTTACTGCGCTGGCAATCAAGCTCGGGCCTCAAGTGACTTGGCTAGTATCTCTAACTGTCTGATGAAGACCCGCCGACCTTTCTTCTCTTGCAATCCTGCGCGTATTTCACGCTGAGTCGCAGCGTAGTCGCCTTGCTCGAAGTGGTATCGGGCCAATTCTAGATGCATTTTCTGCCTTACTTGTCGAGCTAGATCTCGTCTTGAAGTCTTGGCCGCCATATTCTCAGCACGTTTGTACAACCGGCGGCCTGCCTCATAATCTCCTTCCCTCAGGTGCAGAAGACCTATAGTCGCAATCAACTCAACATGGTCATCAACGTTCCTTGGCCTGGAGTCTAGAACATGTTTGGCCTGAGCAGTCTGACCTTCCATTAGCAAGAAATAGGATAAGTTGTTGATGATGGAGAAAGACTTGGGATATTGAGCATATCCCTCCATCAACAGTTGGATCGCCTTCTCTCCAAAACCAGCTTCACCGTAATAGCTTCCGAGCGATGCATAGTTGTCAGCAGAAAGCGGGCCGAACGTTCGTAGTGCTTCAATCTGCAAGATTGCTTCTGGGTAATTATCTTGTTCAGCATAAAAGATGCTTAAGAGTGAGCGCGTTTCTCGACTAGAAGGGAACAGTTCGACCGCGTGCTCCAATACCTTTATAGCGAGAGGCTTTCTGCTCGTTAGCCCATACACGCGAGCCAAATTGTCATACGGGATATGAGAGTTTCTCGGCGCTTTCTCAATTGCAAGCTTCAGTTCGACAACGGCTCTATCAAAAGACTTCTCATGTACGAAAGTTACCGCGATGTTTGAATGGGCGCGCCCAACCTCATCGCTGGAAAGCGTATCCCCTCCCAACTCGAGAATTCTTACGATTTGCGATCTTGCCATCGAATGCCGCTTCGATTGCATGTAGGCAGCAGCCAACTGATCACGCGCTTGTATATCCGCTGGATGCCGTTCTACGAAATCTTGCAACATTTCAATCGCTTGATCAGATTTATCAAACGTGAGCAAAGTTCCGGCGAGGCTGATCACGGTTGTCGCTGAGTCAGGCGCCAAAGCGAGGGCCGTCTTGAATGCCTTTTCAGCACGAGAATGATCACCCTGAAGAGCGTACGCGACTCCCATTGAGTGGTAGAGCTGCGGGCTGCGAAAGTCCAAATGTGAGGCGGCACGAAACTCATTCAATGCACGGCGAAGGTCCGACCTCTGGAGACACATGATGCCTAAGAGGAAGCGCACATACGGATCGCGTGGACTAAGAGTTGCCGCCTTTGAGAGATGTGTGTTTGCATCTTCGAAGCGTCCTGCCTGAATTAGGACGTTTGATAATCCGACTTCGACAGCTGGGTTATCAGGGTAGGTAGCAAGCAATTTCTCATACCAGCGTTCCGCCTCAACCGTACGTCCCGCTTCGAAATGTAACCGAGCGAGAGTTATGCTGGCCAGGTAGTTTCCTGGGTCAAGTTCCAAGGCGGTTTCTAATTCCTTCAAGGCCTCATCGGGTTGACCCTGCTTCAAGAGAGCAATCCCAAGATTTGCATGTGCGCGACCACTACGTGGGAAGCGATCGCTGTGCCGACGCACCGATCGCTCAATACCCGCGAGAATATTCTCTGCCGAAGGCGTAGTAGCGCCCACACCCTCTTTCGGCCAATCGATTTCGACAGACTGATCGCCTCTCCGGCTAACCGAGGCGGCTGTCCCGGGCAGCAACACATTTGTCGAAGGAGCGCTTAGGTCAAATCGCTCGGGGATCGTGCTCTTCTCAAATTCTCGAAGTTCGTCTTTGGAAGCTGTATTCATGAATTTGCTCCAGTCGTCAGAGTATTTTGCAGTCGCGACTGCTTCAACTCCGGAACTTTCCGATATGCTTTCTTGCGTTCGATCCAGCGAGCATATGCGGCTTGATTCTTGAGGACCACCAGGCACTGATTAATCTGCAGGAACGTGGACGTGCAGTCTTTGGCACGTTGGCGGTAATCCAGTGCAGCAAGCGCCCTATACATACGATTAAGAATTGGAGCGATTGAGCGCGGCACAGCGGCACCGAAGTCCCGCACATCAGGGAGAGGAAATCGATTGGATATTGACCCAACCCCCTTATGGAATTCGTTCACTTTGTCGCCAGGAAGAATCGATCCTATAACCATATTGAGATCCATCAACATGTTTCTGCTAAACAGATGAAGGTTCAACGGAGTACCTGTGAACATCTCGAACAGTACAGCTCCCAAGGCGAACATGTCTCCGGCATATGCAATGTCTGGCAAAATGTCGTGGAGCGACGCCACCATCTCTAAGGGTGCGTACGTCCAGTCGCCTGGAGGTCCCGTGTACCGCTTTAATGGCCCCCTCGAGTCTGTCAATGAACGGGCTGTACCGAAGTCGGACAACCGTAGAGTGCCGTCCGTCATGACGAGAAAGTTTGACGGCTTAATGTCGCGATGGACGATTCCTTGCCGATGTATCCTCTGGACCGCTCTGCAAATCGTCCGAAAGTGAAGAAGTTTATCCGCAGGGTCAATGTCATATGTGTCTAAGACTGTTCCGAGATCGCAAGAAGCCAATTCCATTGCATAGAACCTGAGCGTAACCGGAAGAATCATCCCCAAAGGATGTTGGAATGGTTCAACTATCTGCTGCATATCCGAATATCGCCGTAAGATGTCTGGCTGATCTTCTAAACCACCCAAAACCTCGACTTCCCTCGTGAATGATTCGAGCCGATAGGGATCAATAACGGAAGGATCGAAGAACTTGAGCGCCACCTTCTGTCCAGTTACTTGGTCGTGTGCTTCGAAAAGCAAGGAAAAGGTACCGCCACCGCCGGTGACCCCCAACCGTTTCATGTTGGTGAATCGACCGCAGAGTTCGGTCTTGCTTTCGATCAAACTAAGAAACGGCTCAGGGTTTGAGCTCGGATTTGCCATCCGTCTCTCCAAATTGCCTTCTCAGAAATGCAACGGCATCGTCCGGATGATCTCGAAGAATTCGGAGTATATCCTCCGGCACCTTTCCTGCCGATAACAGGAGTGCATCCCGGTCAAACCCAAAATACTCCGAAACTCGATCAACAAGATCCTCTGAGGGGCTGATAGTCTCGTTTTCCAATTTGCTCAGGTAGGTATAGTTCACCCTCAATTCTGGGGCCAGAGACTTAATGCCTAGCCCACTCTCCAACCGCAATTGGCGCAGAATCTTCCCGAACTTCATGGGCTAAAGATACACTGGGTTGATATAAATGTCAACCCAGATTGTATGCCCTCGATACAAGGCCCCGTACCTCGGTTCGAGTCGGGCTTGCGAACTCCTTTGGGTTCAGATTCGGGGGTTCAATTCCAGTCCTTTGAGCTTGATTGGAAACGTCTTGTAATGCTCTCCGAATCCCTGGAGAGGATCGAACTCTCGACCACCGACGCCACAGGTCGGCGCTCTACCAGCTGAGCTACGGGCAACACATTTGTTAGAGAGGGATGATTGGCAACCCTGCTCCGAAGTTGTTCTCCTGGTACCCACCGCCGGCGCGATCGCCTTCGCTCTGGATACCGCCAGGCACCGCAATAGCGACTGGGTCGGGTTCGGCGACTGCTGTCGCGGCCGCCATACGCGCCAGGATGTTGGCGCCCAGATCGTCCTGCTCGCCCTGCTCGAAGGTGTTGGGGAAGTTCTGCAGCGATTCGTGGAACTTCTGCTGTGCGTACTCCCACTCAAGATCCGTAAAGGTTACCTGTCGTCCCATGATGCTCCTTCTTTCAAATCGAATTGCAGCGGTAAGGTCTTCCACCCTGTACGCCGGTTTGCTCCCACCGTGTAGGGATCACAAAGCCATTGTTGGCAAGGTAGCCACGGCATTACACGCATAGTCTTGACCAGACCGGGATTCGGGCTATGCGCGTCCGCTGCAAACTTGGTGTCGCCACCGGGACTTGAACCCGGATTACCGCCGTGAAAGGGCAGCCTCCTAACCATTGGAGGATGGCGACAAACTTCAATGCTTGACCGTTCCCGTGTGGAACGTAACGATCACATCGGCAATGAGCATTTCCTTGATCTGGCTCTCGATCGTTCCCGCCAGACACTTCAGCCACACATCTTCGCTCATCAGCTTCGGCGGCTCACCGTTGACTTCGATGGTTGCAACGAATAGGGCCTTCATGCGGCAAGCTCCTGGGGCACCGCGGCTCCTTGCCGCGCTGCCTTCTTGACCGAACTCACATCGGCCCGGGTGATGCGATACCGCTTCACCAACTTCTGGGTCCAGTGCTTATTCTTGTCCAGAACCAGTTTGTACGCACAAGCAATGATGTGCTCTGGCGTAATGCTGGTGCAAACGACTTTCTGACCATTCCAGTCGAAGCGATAACAAACGAAGACACGCTTGTTGTCGATGATGAAAGGCTTCCGCTCTTGCCAATGCTCATAAGCATGGCAAGCGGTCATGTTCCCTACCTCGACTGCTGCCTTGTAGAACATCTCGTGGCTACAGCCAATCCAATATCCGGCCCGGAAGTCATCAAAGAATCGGTTGAAGTCAGTCAGGCCGAATCGCATGCCGCTGGTGACTGCTAGCCGAACCGCCGTATTCATCGACTGATTGATCCGGATGTAGGCGAAGTCTGTGGCCTGCTGGCTCTTCTGCCATACGTGCAGGCATAAGCTGTACGCCGCGCTGTTTCTCTTGCAAGTCTTCATGATTCTCCTAAAAGTGGTCAGTGTGGAAGGATTTGAACCCCCGACCTCGCTCTCCAAATGAGCGCGCTCTAACCGGACCGAGCTACACACTGATGTTTGTTACTGCTGCGAACCCCAGCGTTCTTCGCCGGCATTCTTGTCGACGGCACCTTCGCCGTGATAGCGTTCGACCTCTTCCTGCAGGGCGTCGACGAACTCCTGAATCCGGTTCAGCGGGATCTGCATGTAGCAGGTTGCAACCCCACCGGTTCCATTGAGTGGCCGGATCTCAACAAAGGGCGGATCACCGGCGGACTGAAACGTCCGAAAGTCCAAACCTGTGGTCTTTCCTTTACCACCGCCACCATAGCAAGTATGCCGGGGTCTACCAAAGTGAACTCGCCTCATTTGAGCGCCTTTGCAAATGCCATATCGTCGGCATTGGCTTTCTCGGTAAGGACAATGCCCCAGTCGTCGCGGATCTCGCGGATCACGTGTTCAGGAGTTATATTGGCTCGAACGCACTCCTCGACGATGTCGTAGATGCGGTCCTCAAGACCGCTCGGCCGGACAACCTGAAAGCTTGCGGTCATTCCTAACGGTTTACTCATTTAGAACGATCCTCCCCAGAAGTATGCCCAGGCCCGGCCACGCGTGACTCTCACGCACAACGAGTTGCGAAACCCTCCAGCGCGATACCAATTGCGCTTGGCTATCCTCATGTACCCCATCATGGCTTCGGCTCAACCTTCGTGGATGCGTTGTACGCATCCTCGAGCAGCTTCCACTGTGCTGGCTTGGTGTGGTGTTCGCGACAAGGTGCTTGGTATAAGACCGTGCCGTAGTTCGCGCCGATCGCGACCAGGGTTGTGATATCTGCGTTGTGAGTCTCGATCACGGTAGCGGCATTCACATGATTGCCGGCCTTGACATAGGAGCTGATTGAGCACTTACGGCCGCTCACGATCTTCTCTAAGAGCGCACGTTCCCGGATCACCTTGACTAACTTCCTGCCGAACTCTGGATCACCCTCGATCTGGGTCAAAGCGTCATTCAGAATCAGAACTGTGGTGTTCAATCCCATCGGACTCCTTTTTCTTGTCTTCTAAGCTGTCGACATACGCATCCATCGCTGACCAGTCAACAGCCAGTGGATCGTGACAAAGCGCCGCGATGCCTCCGAAGAGCACGGCAATGATGGCAAGGAACTCAAGTAACTCGCGCATGACGATGCCTTTCTGGGATCACCTTGGCTACGGTAACGCACATAGCCAGGGCAAACCCTAAGTTGAAACTCTTACCACCAGACACTCACCTTGACGATGGAGGTCTGGGGATTGAAGTGATGCTTACGGAGGAACTGCTTGTACTCCTCGATCGCTTCTTCGACGGTGGGCTTGACACCCTTGCGCGCTTCGATGAACTTGGTGACGGCTGCATGGTCGCCGCCTCCGAAGGTAGTGCCCAGTGAGAAGATGCGCTCTTCGAAGAAGGCGCGCTGTTCGGCCGTGACCTTCGCCGGATCGATGTCATCGATGCTGATGCTGTGGGTCAGGTCATTACCGGTGCCCCGCGTCAGCATGAACATCAGGTGATAAATCGGTGGGGTCACATCGTCGTCGTACACGTCAAAGCAGGGTTCAGCCTTCATTACTTTCCGTCCCATCCAAGTACATCAATCTCGCTGGTATAGCCACGCGTCTCGTGCAGCATCTGACTCAGCGGAACAATCTCTTCCACGCCGGAAAGCTGGCGTTTCATACGACGATCACCCAGGATCAGGTTCACAGCCTGCGACAGATTGAGGCAATGGTGTGTCGGGATGTGAACGAACTGATGGCAGAAGCGGCGAATCACCTGCTTCACGCTTCCATCTTCCGGCCCGAACACGTACACCGCATTCTCAGGATGCTCGAAGGTAGTCAATGGCACGCTGTTCTCGACCAACTCGATGCACACCGGGATCACTCCCTCGGGAAGCAGATCGAACGGACGCTCCGTTCGCTGCCAGTGCACGTCCTTGTAGCCCTTCATGCGTTCTTCCCGCGGCAGACGATCCATCTGCTCAGGAACAACGCGGCTTCCGGTCCATAGCAAAGTCGGAACACCCCAGCAGGAGCAAGCTCGGATCACACCGGCCATGTTGTGCGAGTATTTCGGGTTGTTGAGGATCACGGCAGGCACGTCGACACGCGTCTTGGCCTTGGGGATGTTCGGGTTCACTGCATTCGCTAACATGTTCACTCCGGGTAACAGACGGTGTTGTAGGACTTCAGGATCAGTTTGTGGCTGTTCCCTCCGGCCGTATAGTGCGTGATCGAACAGTTCTTGACGTCGTCGTTGGCATCAACATCGAGATACTGTTCCTCGGTCCAGCGCTCCAGCAGCTTGCGGAGCACCAGCACCACAACGCTGTGGGTGACCACCAGGACCTTCTCGCCGGCGTAGTCGCGGCTCAGGGTGCCCAGAATGCTGTGAAGCCGCATGCCGACGTCCGGGCGCGACTCCCCGCCAGGTGGGCGATACCAATACTTGCCCTCTTTGTTCCGCCGGGTGACTTCCTCCGGATACTTCGCCTGCAGACCCTCACGGGTCAGCCCGTCGAAGATGCCGAACTCGATCTCGCGCAGCCGTTCGTCCTCGACGACCTTGATGCCCGGCCGAAAGCGCTCGAGGCCCGCCTTGTTCTCTACGCCCAGGCCCTTGAGGATCTGGTCAGTTGTCTGCTTGGTGCGCAGATAGGGCGAGGTGAGCACGACGTCGAACGGGTAGAGGTTGCGCAGCTCCACACCTACGTGGAGCGCCTGGCCGAAGCCCAGGGGCGTCAGGGGTGTGTCCTGGTCCCGGATGTCGCCCACGTAGGACTTCAGCAGGCCTTTGGCCTTCGCCTGTTCCTTCTCTACGTTGCGCTGGGACTGGCCGTGGCGAACAATCACCAGGTCGGTGGGCCATTTCATGTCGGTAGGTAACATTCAATTCCTCGGGTAAAGCGGTTGGCAGGGGTGACAGGATTCGAACCTGCAGTGACTTGCGTCGGCGGTTTTGGAGACCGCTGGGCCGAACCGTTGCCCCTCACCCCTGTGGGTTGGTGACCGATACTTGATACCGCGCCTCGGATCAGGACGCCATTCACCATTACTGCCATTTTCAACACATGCTGAAACAGAACAATCGGGTGAAACACCTAAGAAGGGAGGCGGGAGTTGCGCCCGCCGGTCGCGCCAACCCGTTCTGCTCAACGGACAGCCTGTAGCAACCATCGGAGTAGCAGCTCCGGTTGCATGCGTTGGACCGATACTTAGAGTCGCCTCGGTCTCCAGGGCGCTGCTTGGTGGCGGTGCGTGGACTTGAACCACGGACCTCGACGTTATGAGTGTCGCGCTCTAACCAGCTGAGCTACACCGCCGAACTTGGTGGAGCCTGTTGCCATCCTCCCGCAGGTGACGGCCCGCGCGGCCCCATGGAGGTTCAAAGAGGTGCAGGGAGGGGTGTTCTCACGTCCCAAGGGATCTACACCGTGCGAGCGTCAAAGACGTGAGTGTGTCACGACTCGAACAGAAAGATCCTTACCCTGCGTGATGTGAGCACCACTCAGTGCTCACTAAGATTGGCTGACGAGGCAGGGGTCGAACCTGCGACCAACGCCTTAACAGGGCGCCGCTCTACCAACTGAGCTACTCGTCATCGTGGTGCTAAAACGACAAAACCCTCGGGGTTAGCCGAGGGTGCGTAGTCACGATCTTGCGATCGACTACGGATCCCCGGCGTCACCATTCATCGGATTCCACTGCGCGGATTGGGTCACGGGGATCATCTTCACTGTCTAGTATAGAAGATCACAGCCCCATCGCATAATCCAGCTAGCTCGGACGTTCCTTGAGCGTCTTGACCGTCGCCTCCAGGGCGTAGCCGAAGCGACGATCGTTCATGTCCAGACCCTGATCGGCCAGGTTCATGAGGAACCACTCCAGCGTGTCCGCAGACTCGTAGCTGATCTCGGTGTCCAGGTTCGACGAGATGGTGGCCACCTTGTTCGGCGTGCCCGGCTCGTGATCCTTGGTTCGGTCGTTGACACCGATCTTGACTCCGAACGGCAGGTCGTAACTGATCAACTCACTCATTTGCTGACTTGCTCCTTCATTCCGATTTCATCCTGCCAGTCCGGTCCGGAAAGGTAGTCTTCGAGCCAGGTCCGCTGATCCCCACGAGCCTGCGGGGATGCCATCGCGGTAACCCGAAGAATGCACCAATTGGGATGGTCAGCGTAATGCTGCGTTCCCACGCCAATGGCCATGCTCTCGGAGTAAACTCCAGTTTCCCGGGTCACCTTCGATTGAAAGAACACCAGCTTGTTATTGGCGATGTCCCGCTTGATCAGCCAGGTCTGGGGATCCGGGTAATTGACGACCAGCGCCTGCTTGGCCGCTTTCTCGATCGCATACTGTAGGGCATCCGAGAACTGTTCGTGCAGGGTCTCCCTGTTCGATGGGAAGTCCACACGAGATCCGGTGGGATCGTACAGATCGACTCCGCCGCCTTCACGCTCGATCTCGAGTGTGATGCCCCAGTCTTCAGGCAGGCACTGAGCGCATCCCTGAATGATGGCATGCAAGCGGTCTGGGTCGCCGCTCTGGCGGACCAGGCGGCCGTGCTTGGAATGCGGCGCCGGAATGACTGTTGGCCATCCGTCGGCGATACCGGGAGCGAACGCACGTTCTTCAGTCCTATACCAGGTTTGTTCTGACATCATTTCCTCGATCCGCCCAACGGTTTGCCATCACGGCCAAGCGGCGCCGGATAAGGCATTTCCATGTAATAGTTGATCTCGTCAAACAGCACGCCGAGATCGGAACCGTCCACATCAGAGATCAGGGCACTATCCTCGCCGTCGATCGTGATGTGCTTGATGGTCAGAACCCGGCTGCACAGTTCCTCATCCGGGTCATGCCAGAACACCTTGTCGCCAGGCTTCAGCTTTGCCACTTGGTCTGCGGTCATGGCTACTCTTCCTCGTCTTCCTCGACGTCTTCGTCGAGGGTGGTGCCAAAGCTGTCCACCAGATCGGTCAGGTCCACGTTGTTGATGGCCTCGGACCGAAGGTAGGTGATCGCGGCATTCTGCATCTCGACGCCGGCATCGTGCTCGGCATCGCCGGAGTCGCCATTCTTGACCCGGTTGTATACGACGATCGCTTCGAGCAGGTCCTTCGCTAACTCGTTACTCATCTCATTCTCCTAGTGGGGCCGGGCAGGATTCGAACCTGCGACCTACGGGTTTGCTCGGCTTTAGCCAGTTGCTGGTTGACCCAACGTGTGGATTGCCTTCAGTTGGCCCGCTGTTCTAACCGCTGAACTACCGGCCCCATGAACTACTTGATCTCCAAGACTCGCGGAGACCATTTCCCTTTCAGTCTCTGCAACTCGTTGATCACTTGAATCTGTTCGAAGATGTATCCCAGCCTCGCGTCGGTAAACGTCGAGCAAGGACGGTCAGTGTTGTGAACATAGTCGGCCAATTCCTTGATCGACTCCACTGTGTGGGCACGCATGAGTTGAACAGCACGTTCCATCTAGGTTCGCCCCAGAAGCTCAGCAAGGCTGAGTACATGGATCATGCCCACTTGATAGACCCGGCCGCAGCGTTCGCAGCTGCAATGCAGGCTGGCGTGGATCCGATTGGTTCCGTCCACGGCAACGAACTTGGTGCTGAAGTAGCCTTTGCCTTCCTGATGGCCGTAGCCGAACGCCGGACGATGGCCGACTACAGAACAGATCAACTTGTCGATCATGAGTGCGTGTACCCGTCTTTCTCGATACCGATGAACATCCCGTTTACCCAGGTCAGTCCGCAGTAGTCTCCGTATGATTGAACGCGGCCAAAGAATGCATGGCGATCAACAGACCCATCCGGATTGCGATCGAATAACTTGCCGATTGCCTCGACTTGCTCAGGCGTCATCCACTCCGGGATGACGATGTGCGGTTCAGATGCCATTAGTCCTCCAGGATGTAGCGTTCGACTGGGAAAGGTTTGCGCACCGGTCCCTGCCGGATTACAGGAGCCAGCGCCCGGCTCAGCGGCTTGCAGCGGTCCGTGGTGCGGACCTGCGTGTTATGCATATTCAGCAACCACTTTCCGACCGCGCTGGACCACAGTATCAGCCAGTACCAGGCCAGCCCGATGCCCAGGATCCACGCGATCGCGTAGGCGTCATTACGAATCTCATTCATGCGGCCCTCCTCGGCGGCAATGGAAATACCTGATCTTCTTCCACCAGGCCGGATGGGATCTGGCGCTTCACGCACTCCGCGTGATAGGCCACAACCATCTCTTTGAACTCGGGCGTGAACGGCCCTCCGTCTCGATACGTGTCAGCGATGCCGCCGCGACCGTTGAACAGCGCCTGCAACTGCTTCGTGGATCGATTGGACATCGAGCTGAGGACTGCCACGCTATTCTCCTTGAGTCCCGAGGGGCCCACCGCCCTTGACGTGTTCGCTGGCCATTGGAGGCCAGCTAGCCTTGCTTGCGGTGGGCGCGACGGAGACGGTTGCAAGATCATCAGCCCCAAAGGACCTCATAGCTCTTGCGGGCTATCTTGTGTGGGTTGCAACGTAGGTACTGCCCAGCATGAGCCCGATTACCAACAGCAGACCCCAGCGGCCGCGCAGCTCCCGGTTGCCGTTATCGTTGATGAAGAACACCTGTCGGTCATACCAGGCGTCCGGCCCGCGATAGCGGATCGGTGCAATCCAGTTCCAGAGCTTCATGTCTCCTACTTCCCGAAGATGAACCAGGCGATTACGAAACCGACCAGGCATCCACTTCCCCAGATGTTCCAGAACCTACTCATTCTTCCTCCCACTTCCACACGCTAGCCGGTGCTTCCGGCGGATTTGTAGCCTGATCCAGAGCGTCGGCGATCTGCGCCCAGCGCTCGTCTGACGCGGGCGGCGTGTTGGTTGCCCGGATCAGCAGCTCCTGCGCAACCTTGAGCGCAGCGATCAACTTAGGTGTTGCGGCAATCGCATGGCAGTCCGCCCACTTAGTGGGATAGTTCTCATCGGCGCCGATGTCGAAGTTCCGCGTGTGGTTCAGGTGCGGATGCCCTTCGTATGGTTTGGCCGCTACGAAGAACTTGCCGGCGCCGGGAACGCCGTCCGGGATGATCAGGACGTACCAGTCGCCCGGGGTAATGCCTTCGATCTTCTCTTTAGCCGGCATGGACTGCTCCACAGGGGTTCGACTCGGCGGTGAGTGCTGTCTTCTCGGTGAACTCTGTCTGCCCGAGTTTGTAAAGACCCACCGTGTCTGTGCTGTAGCCGACGATCTGGGTCAGCCAGTCGGTCAGGGCGCGCAACACCGGGCCATTGCCATGCTCGAGATACCAGTCGCGCATGGCCTTCAACACAACGGCGGGATTGGTCGGCGGATAGTCCTTGAACAGGACAGTCCAGATCACCTTGATGGTCTCGTCTTCGAGCTTCACTGCTTTTGCTTCTGCTACCTCTGACATCTCATCTCCCAGGGTCAGATCAACTGAACCAGTTGCACCAGAAACGCTGTGGCGCTGATAAACAATGTCGTGAACAACAGCAGGAACAGAAACAGCAGCTCCCGCGTCGGCGCTTTGTCGGCGACCCAGCACAATCCCGCCAGACAGAGGATCGCTATCACGAACGATCCGATGATTCCAAGTGCCTGCTTCATCTCGATCTCCTGATGCGGTACAGGACAGCGGGCAGCCTAACGGCCACCCGAAGTCCCTCCGCAGACGGTTCCCTTCTCTGGGTCCCCGACAACCCGTCATGCGCCCATTTCGCCGATTAGCTGCGTGCCCGCAGGTCCGTACAGGCCCTTGTGCGAGGTCCACGGCTGGTGAGGGTACATTCCCACCTCTGCTTCACTGGCTGCTTGCGCTGCCGAGCTTTACGCCGCTGCGGCTTCCGCTGCATCGGTGGTCGCGGCCGGAGCTGCGGTGTTCTTGGAGCCGCGGGTCGACTTCGCCTTGGTCGTCGTCGTGATCGTGGTGGTCGCGGTCTTCGCGTTCACCAGGGCCGTGACGAAGTTCTTGGTCGTGGTCGCCTGCTCGTTGGTTTGGGCGTTGATTGCCGTCACCAGGAAGGATTCGAAACTGATCTTCTTTGCCATTGTGTTTGTCCCTTTCAAGGAGAACTGCTGCGCGTTTTGTTAGCCGGGTTCGCGCCCACCGGTCAAATTGGGGACGCCATGGCTTCTTGCAAAGTCATAGCGCACCTCCACCACCAGCAGTAAAGGCTACTGGTCCTGTTCCCCGATTGTTACGGATCGGGGACCGTGCAGACATCGGGTAAAACCCTTAGCTGCTTGCATACATCTGAGGTCCTGCTGCTCAAGATCCATACTGGCCCCTGAGCAGCAACTACCAAAGCTATGCGGCCTTCTTTGCTGCGTGAACGCATTCTTGTGCGATCACCTTCAGCAAATTCGATGTTGCCGTCTGACCCAGGACTTCGCCCTGGAGTTCTCGGATCTTCGACCCGAGACTGGTTACCATCTGGTTGTGACACTTCAGACACACGGCTCGCTTCATCCGCTGAGTTGTGCATGCGGTACAAGTAAGCGCTGACATTTGCAGTTTCGATTTCCTGCTTCTGGGAGAATCCATTGGTTGACCCTCGGTGCTTCACAGCATCGTTACGGGGAGGACTTGAAGAATTGGGAGAGAGGAGTCCACGTTCGAGAGACAGTGGCTCTGCAGAACTCCAGGATGCGAACAATACTCCACCTCTGTCTGAGGACGTCGGAGTAGAAATAACCCAACCAGCCAAGGAGCCAGACTTCCAGATCCAATTGCAGCTCTGGTGTAAGTTCTGGTAACTCCGAGATGCCACGCATTCCTTCGAGTGTGGCCAGACTGGTTTCAATCTGGGTTAGTACCTGCTGATAGGGGATCTCCCCGAGTCTCACTTGGCGCAGGTAAGTGCGCAGCGGGTCAGGAAGCGGAAACGTCAGTTTCCCGGTCGCGAGTAGGGTGATTCCCTCGTTCACGATACGGAGAGCATGAGACGTGGCCTTCCAGTCCACGTTGCTCTCTGACGCCTGCTTAGCGCGGCTGCCAAACTTGGCGAGCAGAGCCTCTGCAGTTTGCAGGTTGTAGCGGAAGCTCGACGTATAGGGCAGGATCTTGTCGAGCAGTTTGATGCAGGGGCGCATGGCGCCCTTACCGGAGGCATCGTACTCCGTAACGTGGAAGTATTCCGGAAACTCCTTCTCAATCAACCGCGCCTTCTCTTCAAGGAACGGCTGGACCATGAACAAACGCTCATCGGCCCGGAAGCCTTTGAGCAGTTCGATGGTGGCGAGCACAGCATTCAGCCGCTCGCCCTTCAAGGAGTACAAACCAGCCTGATCCGCACAGTACCGGGCAATCGCCCGGATCTGTGAGGTCAGAAAGCGCTCGCGCAGTTCATGACAGAACTGGCGGAACCGTGGATCGTAGATCGTCTGCTCGGCCCCATTGAAGTCGACAGCGAACACCAACTCCAGGGCATAGCTCTGACCGCCCATGAAGTCCCGCGCCAGGATGTGGAGCGGGATGTTCTCGACATCAATGTGCTCGGCCGAGTTCTTTCCGGTGCCGGTCTTGGTGGACCGGTACTTGTTCTTGGGCGCACGGCCCAGCAGGAGATCCGAGAACTTCGGCAGGATCACGTGCTTGATGTCACGGTCAGAGGTAGGAATGGTCGTGCCGTACAGGCTCGACCCGTACAGGCAACTAAAGAGGGTTCGCAACGACAACCTCCTGGGAAAGATGGGAGTCAATCCCCTTCTGGATATTGGCGACGGGCTGCATCCCGGTCAGAGTAGCCAGCTTGTTCTCGCCGTCGAACAGGATCAGGGTAGGAACCCCGCGGACGTTGTAGGAAGCTGCCCGGTGATTGGTCAGGTCGACGTCGTAATAAAGCACGTTGACCACGCCGGCGTTCTGCTTGGCGATGACCTCGACATTCACTCGGATCTGCTCGCACGGGCCACACCACGCCGCTCCGAAAAGCACCAGGGTAAGGCCATCCGCTTTGCCTACGGCGTCCGACCAGGTGGTGTCGGTCACGCTTCCAATCAGGCTCTTCGCCATGGTTCTCCTTAGTACCCGAGCACCGTCAGTTCCTTCAGGAACCGGTTGATGCAAGTCTGTTTCAGATCGCGTTCCACGCTCTGGTTGGTGGTGCAATAGACGGCCGCCAGCAGATCGACGAACGCCTTCCGTAGCGACTTGGTCCTGGGATCCGGCTCATTGCTGAGCAGGCCGGAGACAATGCCACCTTGTTCCGGCGTCAGTTCGTCGCCGAAAAGACGACGGACTTCGCGGCACACTGGAATCAGACCTGGATCGCTGCTCCCGAAATGCTGGATGCGTAACTGCTCTGCCAGGGCCAGCAGACGGATAGATTTCACCCGCCGCCTATAACTCGTCTTCGCCACGCTTCTCATTTACCCTCCGACACGGTGTTGCACGATGATCTCGTTGTTGCCGAATGCTGTATGCCAGCCGCGTTTATCGCCAGAACAACAGGGTAAACAGAACGTCCGTTCGCCATCTTCGTTCGGCTCAGCCTCCACCAGAGAGGGATACTTGCGCCGAACGGCTGCGAGCTTTTCCTCATCCGTCATAGACGGACTTCCGATCGGGATGAACTGACCGAACAAAGTTGCCATCGTCCAGTGCATGTTGTCCTGAAACCCGAAACCGAAGCTGTAACTACTCTTCCGCCTACGAATCTCGAAGTGCCCATTGTGGGCCAGATTGGCCACACCCTCTGGGTCTGCACCGGTACCAGGCTTGTAAGCGCGGTACATGGACCCGGCGACGAACGTCGGATCCATCTTGCGAACAAACTGGGAGAAGGACGAGCTGTAACTATCGCCTAGAGACTGCACCGCCATTGCCCCACTTGGCTTGAAGTAAGCCCGTACTTCTCCCGATTTGCGTCGCACGTTTAGACCTTTCCTGAAGCGAGCTTCTTCTGCCTACCAGCAGACAAACCCTTCTTGCCGGCCAGCTTGAGTGCTTCCATTGCTGCGTCGAACTGCGCCTTGACGTCACCGGAGATCCTGACTTCGTCCTTCTCGAACGTCTTCAGCATTTCCATGGCAGCTTCGCTGTCGCCGAACTGTACCTGCTCCGCCACACGGCGGTTCAGAGCCGAGAAGCCAGCCGAGCGCTCCACATATTCCTTGACCACCTTGATGACCGCGTCCGACAGGCCAGGAAGGCCGTCGTAGAGGAACTTGTCGATCTTGGTGTCCAGGCTGCGACCTTCGTCTCCGATGTCGTCCAGCTTGCTCAGCAGGGCAAGCTTCTGCTTCTCGCGGAGTTTGACGTTCTCGCGGAACGTCGCCAGGGTCATCGTCTGATCCAGGTCGTCCATGTCCAGCGGGCCGGTCAGGCCTTCGGACTCCTCGAAGAGTTCCTTGCCGCGCTTGAGCAGCTTGGAACGCTTCTCGATCATCAGAGCCACTTCCGGGCTGATGATGCGAACCGCCTCATTCAGACCAGGCAACTGGTTGATGATGTCGGACGCACGCAGGGCAGCGATCGCCTCCAGCTCCGTGGTCGGCCGGCCGCCCACGAACTTGCGGTAGTTCTGATAGCTCGGGGTCCCGTACGCGCCTTGGGGCTCGAACAGATCCTCTGGTGTGGAGCACCACGAATCCTTGAGCGGCTTGATGTGCTTGTCGGAGATGAAATGCCTGTCCTTGGCCTTGTTCACGATCTGCCTGGCGGTCGCGAGGAGAATGAAACGCGCGACACGGATGCGGTCGTTGAAGGTCTTGACGAACGTGGCCTTCTTGTCCTCGCTCCAGGTCGACAGCTGGTCATTGCTCAGCTGCGCGGTGAGCGCGGTTATATCGTTGGCTTGAGTATCCTGTGACATGTATTCCTTTCGGTTATGCTGCGATGAGGTGAGTGGGCTTGTCCTCGCCCTGGCCATCGATGTAGAAGACGTCCCGGCCGTGAGGCCGAACGATCTTCCAGAGAGCCTCATGGGCCTCCCAGATCCGGTTGTCCATCATCATCATGGCGATCGGGCCCAGGACCATGTCCCGTTCGATCACCAGGCGATAGAACTCCCGGTCATCCTTGACCTCGGCGCGCAATGGTGTAATCCAGGCCAGAACATCCAGCGCCTTACAGATCTGGAAGTGAAAAGCCTGATAGAGTCTCCTCTGCCATTCCTCGATCCAGGTCTTGAAGTGAGGCGGCAACTGCGACTGCAGGTGCGTCGGCCTCAACCATGGCTTGAGCGGATCGCCCATCTGTTCCCAGATCATCTGGGGCGTCACATTGGTGACCAGGCGATGCAGCCGGAGATACTCCTCGAGCTTGATCTTCACCTTGAGCGGGGGTTGTCCGCCGCGGCGGACTGAGACCACATAACCCTCACGGGTCAGGTCCTTATCCTGCCTGCAGGCCATCAGAGTCTTACCCGAGAAGGCAGGCACTACGCGGCACCATGGTTTCCCCTTGGCGCCTGCGTTCAGCTCCTTCCAGAGGCCTTCCAGTTGCCAGTGGCGCAACTCGTCACCGGTGTCGTTCATGACGGTCGTCAAAAGCACCAGGGCCTCGTAGTCGTAAGGAATCACGATGCGGAGATGCTTGGCGACGATCTCAACGATCAAGGTCAATCCCTTGGGGATGCACTCGACCATGCCATACTTGACGAACTTCTGGAACTTGGCAGTCGCCCAGATCGCGCCGTCCGAGGTGAACGACCCGCGGGTGGCCACACCCCAGTGCTCCTTGTAGTTCCAGACGATGCCCATCTGGCCATCGATTTTGTCGGTGAACTCCAGCTCGTTGCCGTAGGCCCGGGCAATGCCCAGGACGAACTCCTCTGAGAATTCCAATAGTCCTTGGCCAACGATGTCGACCGTCTGGCCCAGGTTGAAGAACTTCGGTTGCGGACGCGCGATGACCTCATCGGTATCATCGATGATCAGACCGCGGCAGAAGCAGATCTCCGTGCTCCAACGCTCATCGATCGTAGCCTTATGGGTATAGTTGAAGATCCGTAACGGCAGAGTCGGGTGGTGTTGAATACCGATGTAACCATTGGCGATCTCCTGCTTGAGTGCGTCCGTCCAAATCATCTTCATATTCGTGTCTGCCCCTTTGCGTGGCGAATGACCTTGTTCCCGTACGGGCTCATCTTCTGTTCCTGAGCTGTCAGGTCGTACTTGTGATCCTTCCAGGCCTCGCATGCATGAACAGTTTCAGCATGAACATGGCCATCCGGGATGTCGCCAAACCAACGCCTCACGTGGCACCCACAGGCCAGTCGGGCCTCAATGCACATCGTCACGACTCGGCGAGTGGCCTTGATCTTGAGCTTGGGACGACGCGGACACTTGTTCAAATGCTTGAACAGAGGTGTCCTGTCTAAGACCGCACCGCAGTGCGGGCAGTGCTCTCGGCAGCCCTTCATCAGGCGGCCGCGGGTGTGGTGTTGATGGTGTCCAGCATGCCGCCGAACCGCTCCATCAGCGTCTGGGGACGCGTGCCGCGGGATGCAGCTGCTACCAGTCGGAGTTCGATTGCACCCTGGTCAAAGGTCACGATCTCGTCAGCAGACGAGGGTTGGGGTGCCATGTTGTGTTCGAGATACTCTTCACGAGCCTCCGCAGAGGCGAATCCAGCGAAACTACGGTTGTCCATGTTGCTCCTTCGGTCGTCGGTGCCAGAGCCTCAATATCCATGCAGGAATGAAGGCTCCTTTCTTGTGTGCAGATACGCGAAGCGGTATGTGCAGGTCATCGGCGATCGCTCGGATCGCCGCGTAAGCGGGATGCTCCCGGAATTCCTTGATCGCCGATTCTTCGCTATCGGCGATGCCCTCGATGAGGATCATGCGGATCTCCATTAGGAGACCGCCATTGGCGAGTTCCGAAGCTGTGTCGTTACAAACGCCACGGCTTCCTCACGCGTTTTGATCTTCTCTTCGAGCTGTTCGTCCTCGAGATTGTGCAGAACGAAGCCGAACGCAGGACTGGGCTTATAACCCAGGGCAATCAAGTCATCGCCGTTGAGCAGTACCTTGGGATAAGTCCCAGGCAAACCCGCCGCGCTCATGAACTGATCCACACGATGAAATGCCCGTTGGCCCCCGGTGTAAGCCGGCCGCGCGAAGTAATCGTGCAGCGCCACCTGACGAATCAGGTCATAGTCCGCATCGCGGCGATAGCGCCGCTGTGCTGCCAGGTTCCAGTCCGGGATGCAGCTCCAAACCTGTGCCTTGGTGATGATGTTAGTGATCTGGGCAGCATCCGCCGTCGAGAACTTCAGACCCAGCAGCGCGTTCTTCCGTGCCGTGGTGCCGAGATCCAGGAACAGCAGAGACAATGCGATCAGGACGTGATCCTTGACGGCCTGACCGTAGGCGCTGGACCAGGAGATTGCAGGCATCTGGTTGAGGCGACGCAGAACCCTTCCGAAGTCGGTATCTAGCTCCGGCAGCAGGTAGTCCAGCAGGTTCGAGAGCAGAAGCAGTTCCAGGGCGCGTACGGCCCGGGGCTGGCTCAGCATCGCGATCAGCTCCTCGCGCTTCCGTTCTCCGCTGATCTCAGCGAGTAAGGGAGCATTGACGCGCATCGCGCCCCAGGTGGGCTCGTCAATCTGGAAGTCCAGCCGGGCGGCAAATCGGATTGCCCGGAGTAAACGCAGGGCGTCTTCTTCAAAGCGCCGGTTGGGATCCCCGATGCAGCGGATCTTCTTGTGCGCGATGTCCATGACTCCGCCGGTGAGATCCACCAGCTCACCGGTCTCGATGTCCAGGGCCAGGGCATTGATGGTGAAGTCCCGCCGCTGAACGTCCTCGGCCAGGGTCTTGCTGTAGACCACAGCGTCAGGGTGACGGTGGTCAGAATAGGCGTCCTCGGCGCGGAAGGTGGCGACCTCGAAACTCTCCTCATTGATCGTGACGAGAACGACGCCAAACTTAGCGCCTACGGGCTTGGAGCAATCTGGGAAGATTGCCATGACCTCGTCAGGCACTGCGTTGGTGACGATGTCATAGTCTTTGGGGAGATTGGCCAGGATACGATCTCGAACGCAACCGCCGATCAGGTAGGCTTCTTTGCCGGCCTTGCGTAGGTGGTAGATCAGCTTCTCGACCGCGACCATACGGACGGTCGGTTGCATTCTGAGGATCATGATTGTTTCACTTTCGGACGAGACATCATCGTTCGCCGGCAGGGACCGATGAACCAGGACCGGTCGAGTTTGTAGATCAACATGCCGTTTTCACGACAGCATAACTTACGCTCCACAATGGCTCCGTACCCGAGGCTTCGCGCGAGCCGCTTGGCTCGCTGAATCGTTCGGACTGTACGGAGAGGCGCGTTAGCGCCAGGTGAGAAGACGTCATAACGAAGGGAGCGTTTTGATTCTCTGGACAATTCAACTTCCCTAACTGGCGCCGGGGATTAGCCGACGCCTTGGATTTGACCTACTCGAGGTCGGTATCGGAGCAGCGGACGGGAATGACCCGTACGCCATGTTCACGCCACATCTGAACCACACAGAGCCTGTCGTCAATCGCAAATGCGATCTCCGCTTTGCAGGCCAGCATCTGTTCGAGGATCGTGGCTTTCACATCGACATCGGTGATGTGGGCCGGTTCTTTGCGCATGAACAAGTGGTCGAACGGCACCATGTGTTTGTCCAGCGACTCCAGGGTCTCGCGACCACAGCAGTTCATGTCGCGGCCGCTGACCAGGATGATCATGAAGCCCAGGGCACTGAGAGAGTGCAGCCAGTTCAGGATGATCTCGACCGGTTCGTCGTTGATGCACTCCTGCAGGAACTTGTAGTGATCCTTCTTGGCTTTGCCTGTGCCCTGGCAGATCCCGCATGGCATAGCGCCCGGGTCGTCCAATGCCTTCCCGGTGCCATAACATGGAGTGCAGATCCCGCTCACCAGGTGCTTCCGGTGATCCAGGTTGAACAGCGTGCCGTCGAGGTCACAGACCACAGCCGGATGGCCGCTCAGATCCAGGCGCCCGCTCAGAAGGTACTGCCGCTCGATCACCGGGCGGCCGACCTGTCTGCCTTCGAAGCGCATGGCGTCGCGGGCAATGCAATCCGCGATCGGGGTGTCGATGAACTTCACCTCGGCCTTGCGGAAGCACAGCTCTTCGGCGTAATCGAGCCACATCTGCCGGTGACCCGGGGTCAGGTTGGTGTCGTCGATGATGACATCCCTACCCTGTTCCCGCGCCGCACGGACAATGGCCTTCTCAGCCTCGATGATGAACTTCTCCTTCGAGGCAGCCCAACGAGGGATGGTCATCCGACGGATGTCGTCCCGGTTGATCCGGACCGCATGCCCGTTGTCCTGGATGTGCTTGAACGCAACCGTGGACTTGCCGCTCCCGGAAGGGCCGGACAGGATGGTCATTCGGCCAATTGGAGTCGTGCCGACCTTCAGGAAGATCGCCTTCTCTGCCTCATGTGTCAGCTCACCGCCAACCAGTCTAAGACCAGTCGCACCATCGGGTAACACGTGACGGATGCCTTCCGGCGTCATCACGTATTCGTACGCCCCGTAGGGCTCGCCGATGGCTTTTACGTCGAGGAACGTGCCGCCAAAGTAGTCCGGGATCTCGATCCGGCCGGTCTTGAATGTTGCTGGTCTCATTACTCGTACCTCGTTGCTGTTCATCGGGCCATCTGCATGTTCTTGGCGAAGTCGCCGCTGTGCGGGATGTCGTCAAAGATGATGGGAAACGTCGCCTTGAACTGATCCAGCAGACTGTTGCGCAGGATCTCGCCGCTCTCTGAGATCGCGTCGTTGTTGGTGACATCCAGCATCTTCGGATGGCACTGAGTCGTTGTCCTGGTCAGCAGGAAGTGACGCCAGGCCTGGAAGTTGCCGATGCAGGTGAGCAGACTGGCCGTCGCCCGCGGCAGAAGATCTGCCGCGATCTGAGGCTTGGCATCGGCCTTCAGCATGTCGAAGTAATAGGTCTCGGCATACGTCATGCCCATCGTCCAGATCTGATCCTGCAGCGTGGTCAGGTTGCGCGGCTTGATGAAGCCGACGCTGCTGCCGAACTTGTCCTTGACGTAATTGCAATAACGCTGCGACTCGTGCTGGAAGTCCAGCGTCTTGCCATGACGGGTGATCTCCTGGGCGACGCCGCGGTCGACCATAAAGTCGACCACCACTGCCGAGAAGCGCAGCATGGACGTGTGCCGGCTGGCCAGCGCGTGCTGACCAACGAACTGCTTGTAGGAGTCCAGCGTGCTCGCGCCTTCGGAGCGATAGCACTTGCGGCCCGTCTCTTCGATGAAACGAACAGCTTGAACGCCTGCGTCTGCTTCGGCGGGGAACGATTCTTCGCCCATGAAGCGAATGATCTTCGCGTAGGGAGTGACAATATGCATGTGTTTACCTTAGAAACTTAGGAGGGATTTGGGACTAGGGTGAACTACTTAGGCAGCTGCCAGGATGGCCTTCTGCTTGTCGCTGTAGAAAGCGATCAGCTTCTGCATGACATCCTGTGCAGACTGGACCGTCAGGGTGCCTTTGCTGTGGACTCCGATTGGAGTGCCGATGCCACGGCAGATCCGAATTCCCTGCCCTGTTCCGCCGCCGCCGTCGCGGCCGGGCAGAGCCAGGCACGCTGTCGCGCCGTCCACGATCCCATAGTTGCGGGCATGCAAGGCAAAGGGGCCGCGCGACAAAGCCGCAGGATTGGGATGGTACTTGGTGACCGACTCAGTCCAGAGCGGATGGTGCTTCGGGTCATAGACCGTGCAGGCCGCCAGCGACGGAATCTTGTTCCGGTTGTAGCTGCCCCAGGGAAGAAATACGTCCAGCAGTCCGGGCTTGGCGCCCATCATGGCCAGGTAATCGATGCCGTCGGCACCGCCGGTACGGATCCTGACGCCTAACTGCGTGCTCAACGTCCAGGCAACCTCCTGGGCCAGGTCGATCTGAAACAAGTCCGGTTCGCGCGTGCCAATGATTGCCAGGCTCAGGTCCATCAGTCTTCGTCCTCGTCTTCTTCGTCCAATGGAGAATCAGGCAGGTCCAGGAAGGTGGTATCCGCCCCGAGAGCCTCACAGATCTTCGTGGCTTCTGCTGTCGTACAACCATCTTCGAAACGTACGACCTCGTCGTTCTCGCCCATGACTTCGAACTGTTCCACCAGGCATGGGCCGCCGTCGGTTGTCCCGACCGCGCGTGCCAGGACGTCGCCCCAGGCGAAGTATTTCCCCTTCTCAACTTGCACGGTTACTCCTTTGCTATCCCGATCGCCCCAACCTCAGCGATTCCATGGTGAAACACCAGGCGTGGTTGCTCTTGCACACGTTTACAGCCCCAGCCGTTGTTGCACTTGTGATCGCAGCCGCTGCACTTCCGAAGCCAATACAACAGCCAGACCATGAACGCCAGGTACAACCCGGCGCCCACAGTCAGCAGAGATTTGGCCAGTAACACGAAGGTGTCCATGGCTACAGAACATCGGCGCGTGCCGGATTGTCCTCGTCGTCGTCATCGTCATCGTCTTCCGGCTCGGCTGCTTCATCCTCGATGATGGTGAACTCGCGGCAGCCAATCCCGGTGACCTTACGAAAGGCATCGTCGAGACTGTCCATCGTGGCCTGGGTGTTGCTGTCGTCTGCGATGACGTTGCCGTTCAGCAGCATCTGGCAGTCGTTGAAAGCATGCTCGACCGCGTCGAGCAGGATGTCCAGTTTCTTCAACCGGGGCACACCAGCCAGCAGCGTCTCGGCATCAAAGCCGACGATCGTTGCACCTTGCGAGTCTTCAACCCACTGGATGATCTCCTCAGCCAGCTTGTCCGAGATGGTCCGGGGCTCCGGGGTAGTGATTTCCAACTTCGACATTCCGTTTCTCCTCAGGGCTTTTCAACCCAGCTCTTCAAACCCCACGGCGCCCACTCTGGGTCGAACTCGCAGTTATTTGGCGCGCCCTCAAACATGGGCGCAATCTGCTCATTCTTATACCCGGCAAGTCCACAACCAATGCGCGTGATGGCGTAGGTGTCATACGGGCTTTGCCGCGCCTCGTCCAGCATTACCCGAATGGAAGCCGCGATCACCGGCAGTGGCAGGATAGGATATTTCTCCCGCAATGCCTCGTTGCGTGCACCCTTGGTGGGAATCGCATACGACTGGCCCTGAAAGCCAGATGGGTTGTGCTGCCGGGCACCATAGTGCTCCTTGGCGTAAAGCGCTGCGCCCTTACCATGGTGGCCACTCAGGTTCGAGCCGAAGACAATGATCTTCATGAAGCAATCTCCTCAGTTACGGTGACGGTCGTAACCCTCACCAAGCGCTTGGGCAAAGAGTCCTCGCGCTTCCAGCGTTTCAGCCACAAGTGACCTTCCTTCAAGGTCTCCGGCCGATCGCGCAGCAGTTCCATTGGACCGTTCGACGTGATCACCTGGATCTCAAGGTGCTCCTTCAGTTCAATCTTCGGATTCACTGATCCTCCTTGGGGCGATCTTCAGCTTGGCACGCTGTCTTACCACCGACTGCTCATGCGCAGCCTGTGCTGCTGCCGCTGTACGTGCCGCTCTACAGTCCGGACAGGGTTGCCACTTGTCGTGCTTCCGACAACGCTCTTCTTCATCGCGTGAGTAAAGTCCATACATTCAGCGCACTCTCGCATATTGCCCGCAACCAGGACAGTAGACGCCGGTCCAATCAGTCAACGCGGTCTTGAAATGGACCTGGGCGCCGCAGCACGGTGTTGCTGTCTCATAGGGAACGGATTTAGGCACAAGTGCAGCTTCAACAACCAGGTTCAATAGGGTCACGATGTTCTCTTTCTGCACAGTAAAGCCGCGACCATGGCCGCGGCGATAAGGGGAACCACTTAGACTGGGCTAGCGCAGACCGATGAGGAACGGCATTCGAGCCTCAGCATCAGCCTTAGTGCGCGACGTAGTCGCCTCCATGGCGCGGCCATTGTCATCCAGCAACATGTACCGATAGCTCGGCATGTACTCGCTGGTGAGAGCTGAAAGGTTGAGGGCCGCTCGCTGGGTCGACCCTTTCGGATGGTTCAGCGCTTCAAACGTGCGCCTCACTGCCATCATGATGTAGCCACCATTTCCTCTTCTGCCGGAGCACTAGCCCCGCTTCGTGATCGCTTTCCCGATGATCAGCACGGCAATGATGGCTACCGGGATGCTGATGACCGACGCAGCGCACATTAGGGCAGGAATGATGATCCAACCCAGGCACACAAGGACGATGAATCCCAGGAAAACCCTGCCCATGCTTCACCTCTCTGTGAGTACCTGGCGATGCGCAGTGCGTGCGCACTTCACCACCAGGCCTCCGAATTTGACTACGACATACTTCGACGCCAGCGAACCAGGCACGCCCATCTGGAAGATGCGCGGACTGGGATCCGAGAGCCAGTGATACTCGATCAGGTCTTCGGTCACGATGTAAGCCGGCAGGATTGCCGAACCAGAGCCAGGCGTTCCGGTATAAGACAGCGTCCAATCCGGAATCAAAGGCAGCTTACCCGCCTGCGTTGTCAGAACCTTGACGCTAAAACCTGACTCCAGCTGCACGGGCTCGAGGACGACATTCAACTCCGTCTTCAGCTCCCGGTCGATCAGATCGAGCAGGACCGGGTTGCCGTAGATAGCCGTCGGCCGCGTGCCCATTGATGCCCCGTTTGCCATCATCTCCGCCACAGCATGCTTGATGCCGTCGACGATGCCCTGGGTCGTTCCGATGGTGGTCGTATTGCCGCCAGCTGCAATCTGCGCGGCCGCCCCGTAATACTCGGCAGTGGTAGGCGCGGTGAGACTGGTGTCGCTGCCGTTCCAGAGAGCAACGTCATGCGTGCGCATGACTCCGTCGACCGTATCAGCCAGGTCCTTGGCCTGCAGATACGCGAATTGGGATTGCTGCTTGCCCAGCTCCATATCGAACAGGTTGTAGTTGATCTCGGCCACTATTGCCTTCAAAGGCACCGACCGCTCCCGGCGAGCCGGGTTGTACCGCACGCGGCCAATACCCGGCATCCCTTCTTTATTGGCCGGGATGTCTTCATACGGGGTGTCCTCGAAGAAACGCGAGGGATGCCCCGTAGCCGGCACACACTTGATCCTCTGACCGAACATGCCGCGGCGGCGGACGATGTCGGTGATCTCCGACTGATACAGTGGGACTTCGATGGCGCCAGGCCCGATGTACTCGGCCGCTGCGTGGATCTCGATGAACTTTCCTTGCATGACTGCTCCCTGTTACGTGTGGAATCCTGTTGTGCGGCTGTTCTCTACTTTGACCAGGCGCGTCTCCTCGATCCACACGCTGCCGATGATGACACCGTCGGTGGAAAGGGTCTGCGGATGGATACGGATCTGGGTAGCTTCGTGCAGCGCGGTCATGCGTGCGAGCGCGACGCCCTGAAAGCTGGTGACTGTGTCCTTTACGACGTCGCCGAATTCGATTGTCATGCGTCTACTTCCCTACGTTCTGTGACGAAAAGACTGCTTCAGATCGAAGCCGGCTTTCACTATACGTTCCTTCTCACTGAGCACAGCAGGAGGGTTGATGTCCGGAGTGTTGTGCATCAGGTTGCCCATGAAGTAGGACAAGTCCTGGTACATGGCCTCGGGGCGCACAATCGAAGCCATGCCCAGATCCTTGAGGATCGGGCACTGACCAGCGATGCGAACCGTTGCATGGTCTCCCTTGAGGTTCCAGCTGATGCTTTCGATCAGGAAGACAGGCGCTTTGGCCAGCCGAGAAAGCTCAATCAGGAACGGATGCTCCGTGCGGCACTCGATGCCGAATGATGTGGCCCTACTGGACCATGGATTCAACTTGAACAGCTCATCAGTCTCATCCGCGAGAACGAAACCCTCAGTTGCCGATTGGCAACTATCAGCCGGCCGGGAAACCAGGTAGAGCTTGCCAGCAGCCACCAGGTAGGCCACCTGAATGTCAGCCTGACGCTGAGCATACCGGTGGTTGAATGACGTAGGCGAGATCAGCGGACACTTGCTGACTTCGACCGTCAGATGGCTCTCGATGAAACCACCATCCAGAGTGCCCAAGGGAGCGAGACGAGTCCTCGCATACACCACCCTCGGATCGCCGCCGCCGTACATGCCGGCGACGTAGTCGTAGTAGTCCTTGAACTTCGATTTGATGATCATGGGCGGAACTCGATGCCTTCCGACTCAGCCCAGGCTTTGGCCTCCGGATGCGCTGCCTCTGACGTCGCGAAGCTCCCGAAGCCCGAGTTCCAAGGTGTATGGCAACCACACTCCTCGTCCCAGGTCAGCAACACGGCAAAGTAGCCGCGCATGCCGTGGGTGATGGACACGTAGGCACGCTTGTCCTCGGCTTCGACCTCGACTGCAGGTCGAACCGAAGCGCGTTCCCGCGCGATCTGAGCGGCATACTGCTCGCCGGTTTCCGGTAGCAACTGACCATTGCCGTTGCAGAAGTTCCCGTCCACGTCTCTCATCGATCTCTCCAATCCGATATCCACATGCGAACCCGAAGCCACGCCCATTCGAACCAGCCAGGCTCGTAAGGTACTTCCCAGCCATCCTGCGCCAGTAGCTGCGGGCGCCAGGACTCTTCCACATCTTCGAACCAGGGATCGCCGGTTGGATCATCGCTGATCACGTGACGCAGCATTGTTCCGTTGGCCTCGTTGTACATAATCAGGCCGCGAGCGTCGTGGGTAATGACCGTGCCGCCCTTAGCGGCAGCCACGGCCTGAGCAGCGTTCATCAGCGTCTCCAGCCCTGTGCGGCTATCAGGGCATACTTCGTTCGCATCATCTCTTCTTGATCGCCGCCAGCCAGGCTTTCGGCGTACATGTACAGGCCCGCTTCGGTGTTGCCCTTGCCCTCATGGAATCCCATGAAGACGCCGGCGCGTGGTGCACCGCGCGCAGTCAGCTCCTGCACCTGGATCTTGACCGTGGATCCCTGGACCAGCTCTCGATGGTTCCAGATCCACTCCCGTTGCTGATCCGGTATGGCGAATGAGCCAACCTCACCGATCGCACCGTTCGCGGGGTTCTGGACTACCAGCTTGCCGACAGAATCGGCATACTTCCCGGAGCCGGGCAGAACTTCCACCAGCACCAGGTCAGCAAAGTCCACCTGCTTGACCTTGAACCAGGTCTCGCCGGTGGGATCGCCGGCATCCTTGATCACGACGCCTTCGCCGAATGGCAGAGGCAGACGCACGATTGAGTTGTAGAACGCGACTGGGTCATCACCTGCATCCATCTTCTGGACCATGTCCCAGTTCCGGTTGTAAAACCGGATCTCACGAACTACTTTCTCAGCCAGGGCCCGGCGTTGGGCATAGGGTAAACCGCTTACGTCACGTCCTTTGTATTTGACCAGGTCCCAGCAGTGGGCCTGCACGGGACCGCGCTGAAGCTGCACATCTTGTGCGCGTCCGGGAAGCGCGTTGAGAATTCCCGCAACACGATGCACGCCGTCTGGGTGGACAAGTTCAACCTTGCCGACAGTGCCGTCAAGATCGGGGTATGGCATGAGTTTGCGTGAGGACCAGTAGCGTGAGGTGTTGTGGAGATCTTCGAGTGCGGGAATTCGATCATAGTAGGTCTGACCACCCTCCCGGTGGCTGTGAAATACTGCCTTGCCCTTGCCGATCTTGAAGTTGCCGAGCGATCCATCTTCCTTCTGCTCGACAATCCAGCGCTCGCCGTTCGCATTGTCCAGGCGGACCTGATCCAGGAACGCCGCGGGCTTGAGCGAGTACGATGGCTTCTCGATCACCGGGCCTTCGTCTTTCAGCATCAGGGATAGAAATCCCTTGGCAGTCTTGACGATGGCGTAGCGGCCTTTGAAATCCCCGTTGGGGATGTTCAGCTCGAACTGCTCTGTTCCAGGCGGCAGGCCGGCAACTGCGAGGTCATAATGCAAGCCAGCAACGTCCGCGTCGTGGACGTGATATTCAACCCTTCGGAGCGATGTTTGTGCTCCGACTTTGACAGGTATTCGGCCAGTAAAGAGAAGGCTCTTTCTTCCCTTACCGTAGCCGGACTCGATGACTCCATTGAATCCCTCCAGGGTATGCGGGCCATTCTCGATGACCAGGTGGCGCTCGCCGGCCTTGGGCAGGCCCTTGGGCAGCGTGTACTTGGCGCCGGCCTCTGGGGGCCTAACACCGCCCAGAATACCGCCATCGACCGTACGGGCTGCCCAGAGGTTGCTGGTGGCCCATCGGCTGGCCTCCCGGCCCAGCGTGCGCGTAACGACGCGGCTGGTGCCCGGGAGCACGACAGCGCTCAGAAGATCAAGCGCATTCTCTTTGCCCCACAGAATCGCCGCGCGGGTGAGTGTTCGTACGAATCCCATGCGGTCCTCCTTCTGGGTGCTTTCGTTCCAAAGTGGAACGATTCTGACAACGTCGGAAGACTTTGCCGATCTCGGAGCGCAGCACGCTCCAGCTCATCTGGCGTAGCCGACGACGGTATGAATGTCTATGAATCATGTCTGCTTTCTGGTTGTGCGGAGGCCGCCTCTCGACGGCCTCCACGGGTGGATTACAGAGCGTCGAGCATCTTCTGGAGGTCCGCCAGAGACGTACCCTTCAGCTCTTCGTTCTGCTTGTCTGCGATCAGCGCCATGATCTGCTGCTTCTTCGCGCGAGTGTCGGCTGCCTTGGCTGCCTGCTCGGCTTCGGCCTTGCGTACGCCAATGACGTGCTTGACGATGTCGAACTTGAGCTGCGTGACCTCGTCGGTCTTCGGCGTGTCGATCACGAAGCTCTCGGTGTCGGTGTCCTTGATCTGACGGTTCAAGCTCTTGGCGATGTTGTCCAGGCTGGCGCCGCCGTTGCGCACGGTGAGCGGTAGCGGCCAGAGATCCTCAACGGTGAGGAGACCCTTGGGCGAATCGAAACGGATTGCGAGGCGGGATGCTTTCTCGAACATGTGATTGCGCCCTCCTGAGGCGCGGGTTAGTAATCCAAACGACGATGTTCCAAAGCAGCAAGTTTGCGGTCTAGCTTGGACAGCAGCCGACGAACATGCCTTCGGATCGTTGAGGTAGTTGAGATCTCCTTGTCGAGCAGCGCACGCCGATGGCGCGCTGCCCGAGTCAGAGCCTTAGAAGTTGATCTTGACGACACGGTTGAAGCTCCCCTTCACCCGGCACAGCAGTGAGTTGCGTTGGGTCGATGAGAATCCCAGCCCGCTGAGTTGGTTGGTCGACTCCTCGGTCTTCATCTTGGTGCCGACCATCTCGAACACCTTGCGGTGTTCGTCGAGAGCCTGCGTCAGGAACTCGTTGAAGAAGCCACGAGCCTTGCCGTCGTTGAGGCAGCGATCGAGCATGAAGAAGTAGTGCAAGTTGCCATTCTTCTGCAGATCCCAGCAGTTGGGCGAGAGCATGACGACGTTGACCTTCTGGAAGGTCTGAGTCGGCAGGCCCCACACCTCCTTGCTGGCCTGGGTGGACGGCAGCGAGCTGATGATCTCGAACGAGCCATCGAGCGCGCATTGGATACGGGCCACTTCGATGGTTGCTCCCGTGGGAACGACCTTCTCGTAGACCATGTGGTGGATCTTGCCGCCGAACTCGACCTCGACTTCGAAGCCAACGCCGGAGCTGCGTCGACTGTAGTTGTGAACCTTCAGGACGTAGATACCCGACTTCATGGTGCGACGGTTGGCATAGAAGATGTTCTCGACCGGATGAGGTACCATCCCATCGGCGCCGTTGGCGTCAACGTCCAGCATGCCGCCGGACGGGGAAAGCGACCGGCGATTCTGGAACATGATCTCGTAGGTACTGCCGCGGCCCTTGAAGCCAGTAACTGGCTCTTCCATGTGGAAGTCCAGATCATCGGTGTACTCCCATGCCAGACGGCAGCAGAGATCACCGGTGATGCTTCCACCAGCCTTCTTCACACGTTCCTTGATGGAGTCAGCCATCTCTCCTGCATACGACCAGGAGAAGTTGTTGCCCCACTTGAACATGTTCTTCGCGCCGGGATCAACCGGAGCGATCAGGCTGACCAGGTTCGAGGCATGCCCGTTCTCGAACATAACCTCGAGCGAGTCCGCCTTGGGCAGGATCTTCTCCAGAAAGTCGACGATGCTGACTTCCTCGACGCGATCCAGGTTCTGGGCCTTGACCACAACCCGGTCGGACAGCTCGTCGAAGACATTCATGGCCCTACGGGCCGTGCGGTCGGCGAACAGGATGTTGTTGATGGTGATGTCAGGCAGTGCAGCATAGCGACGCTCCAGAGCTGAGGTGAACCCCATCTCTTCGATCGTCTCCTGCGCTTTCTTGATCTGGGCCTTGGTGACCAGAGCAGTCGGCCGCTTGTAGTTGGCCGGCGCCACCTTGGACTCGAAGCCCTTGACGGCGTAATCGAGATCCTTGCCTTCCGACAGGTCAACCAGCAGCGTGCCGATGACTGTCCCGCGGATCTTCGTAACCGCGGCCGCGGTGGAGCGCGAGCGCTGCCAGGCGAAAAGGTCCTGATCCTGTGACAGATGCTGAAGTCCGGCAAACTGCCGCTTCAGCTTGAGGAAGGATTCGAGGACGAAGGTATGTTCCTCGCCACGATAGAGCGAGTTCTGGCCGATCAATTCCAGCACGGTGTTGATAGAGTCTTCGGTGATCTCCTTGAGTCCGCGGAGGAATACGTCATGCGTGGTGCGCGCCTCGTTGGAACGCGGCCCGATGGCCTCACCGTTGACCACAACATCTGCGGGCAGGGACAGATGGAAATGCTGCCAGGTGGTGACACCTTCAAGCACGGCAGCGAAGCTCTTCTCGGTGCCGACTGTCTTCTCGGTTGCCAGGAAGATGTTGTCGATCGGCAGGCCGTGAACGATCGCGGCAAGCGCATCGACCACAGGCTGATAGCCGTCGCCAACCGCGATGTCCCACAAGCTGACGAGGCTGCCGTTGACGATGCTGACCATGCCGCCGACAGCGCGGATGAAGCTCTTGCAGCAGTTACAATCGTGCTGCGTGCGCTCCTTGTAGATGGGATCCATGCCAGCCGGGAAGCTGGCGAGATAGGTTGCCCAGAAGGCATCCTTGTCGATCTCGACACGGTATAACCCGTTTGCCTTCATGATCTCGAATTGCTTGGCGACTGCGATCTTGAGTGTACTGAACACGGATGATCCTCCTTGGATCAGTTGCGACTGGTTATGGCTCGAGAGCGAACATGAAGCGCTGGGAGTTCTGGTCCACGTTCCACTTGTTGACCAGCTGGTACGCTTCCAGGATCGGCATGCCACTCATGGTGGACATGCCGACTTCTCTGAAGTGAGATTCATCGAATGGCAGCCGTTCCACAGAATCGGTGGCCAGAAGCTTTCGCAGATAGTGAGTGAATCGCATTAGACTCGGTCCTCGAACATGCTGTCGAACGTGCCGCTCCCGAATTCAACATCGGTAGCCAGCTGGTGCAGCTCATCGGCCGTGAATGGACGGAATGTAGGTGCTGCCGGCCGCGCGACGGTGAAGCTCTTGTCCTGAATGGCGGCGTTCCTACCGCGCTGAGAAACCAGCACGCTGGGTACGCTAACCACACCACCGCCGATCAGTCTGCCGTTCATACGGAAGGTGACGTAGCGGATGTTGGTGTCAGCCAAGTTGGTGTGAACTCGCAGGCCTACCACGCTGCGCGGGAAAGCCTTGCAATCGTAATCCCGCTCCCAGCCGTTGGAAATGCGACGGCGGACCCGGCGGACCCAGGAATCGGCTCCGCGAATCTCGCGAGTGAACACGTCCTTGGATCGTGGTAAGAACGATGCTGAGTTGGATGTTGCCACAGCGAGCGGGGCGTTGGCAGCCCAGAGTTGATCGATGATGTCGGGAGTGATCCACTCACGAATGGCGCCTCGAACGGCGTCAGAGATTCCTTTGCCTTGGCTCATGCTGCTTTCACCTCCGGGTGAATTCCTGTGGGCTTGGACGGCGTAATCAAATACATCCAGCCTCCGATCTTCGAGGTAGGCCGGTAATGCTTGGAACCGAAGGTGTCCAGCACAAACCACTGGCCAACACCCTTCGCATCGTGGCCGCCGACCATCCACCCGGCGACGACAATGTCGTCGCCCGTGTACCAGATCCAGGCTAGCCGGTCCGGCATCGATGGCTTGAGCGGGCTTTGCAGGATGACATCGACCAGGCCCGCCTGGCGCTTGAATTCCTGCAGCTCCTGCTGATCGCAGTGATAACAGCCACGCTGAGGTACCGCGCTGGCCGTGGTGTAGTGGTGATCGGCGCTGTGCTCGCAGCCGTTGGTCCGGCCCAGCTCCTGGAGTTCATTCATGACGCGGCTGCGATTGGTATCGAGCCCGCGGTACTCAAGGCGCTTCGCCTCGGACTGTTGATTCACTTCCGTCCAGTTCATGATTTCCTTCCTTGGTTCAATTCGAGGAGCTAGGGCACCCTTTGCACAAGGCGCCCGAGAGGGTTGAGCCGATCACGGATCTCCGCTTCGTGGCTGTCTCTCTTGTCGCTCCAACACGGCCTGACATCTACGCGCATGCGCTATGCGCTCCGCCGACCGTGCATTCTCAATCTCGCGGCAGGGCTGGTTTTCACCAGCCCCACCTTGATGTCTGAAGACCCCGGGCAGTCCACGATCGGGATAGTTGTCCGGCACTCAATGTCCGGACTCCCTACGGTGAAGACTGTGGTTCCCTTCGCTTCAGACTGCCGTGTTTATGGGCGTCTCGTTGAGCTGTTTTCGTGCCAGGGCAACCACAGCACGATACAGCGCATACTTCTCGTTGCAAGTCATGACCATGAGGCTGTGAGCTACCTTGCCTCGGGCGTACTCGGTGTCCTGTACCTCAGCCATAACGTCCGAGTCGTCGAACCAGAAGCGTTCGGACGGCAACGGGGGCAGGATACTCGCCGAAGGACTGGGCTGCAGCTTCCTGATCGCCTCGTCGTATCCCTCAAGCCGGGCAACACGTTGTCCGTTCTCGGAATCGGTGACCAGGGCTGTGAATTCTTCCAGACTGATGAGCTTCGCTTCGAACAGCTCGTGCCGCTGGTAGCGAACGAGGTCAGTCAGGCGCTGGGTCTGTTGCGCGAGATGCTCGATCGCGATGCCCATGTCCATACGCGGAGCCGTCTTCCACTCCTTTGCTAGCTGCAGATACTTGTCCAATTGGGTCGCCCTTTCAGTTGAGTGCCTGGTATACGAGGCAGAAGCCTGTGCGGCAGACCAACTGCCTCGTATATCAGGTCGTGTGCTTGGAGGTCCTGAGACATCTGCGCACCAGGATGGAAGCCGCGCGTCTCGATCAGGACAGGTTGGGCGGGTGACTCCAAGCTGTGATCACCATATCGGTTGGCCGAAGCCAATCGAATAAGGTGAAACTACTAGACCCGTTGGAGATAGGAGTCACGAATCTCGTCGAGGGTGAACATGGTGCCACACCCTGTCTCGTCATCCCCACACACGAAGGGTGGAAAGAACTTCGCCGCACGCAGGTCAGTCATGTCGTCGAATCCGCATGCAGGGCATTGGAGCGTGTATTCGTAGGACTTCAGTTCCCGGCCGTCTTCCGGCGCGGGATAGACCATATTGAGGTCCTGGTTGTAGATCAGCTTGGCCATGATGTCCTTACGCTGCTGCTGCTGCTGGTGGTTGAGCGGCAAACAGCGGCCGCCGGGTGGTAATAAGCTCTGCCTTCAGGGCGCGGGAGCGCTTGACTTCAAAGTCAGCAGCTTCGTCACCCTTCAGCAAGATCGTCGTGGTGGGCGTGCCCACTCTTACAGTGTCCGGCGATCGAGCGATGTGCGAGCACATGTCCAGGTTGATGTCGACGTCGTGGCCATCGCTGCGACGCACCGTGATCCAGTTAGCCATGCAGGCCTCCTCAGGCTTTCAGCTCGGCCTTCAGCTCTGGCACCTTGGCCAGCTCCGCAGGGTCATTGGTCGCCAGCGTTCCAGCTGACTCCCAGGTGGACTTGTAGTTCTGGCTGGATTTCACCAGCAAGTGGATGCTGTCAGAACTGACCGCCAGCGAGCCCAGCCGCTGATTCGCATCGTTAGCGATCAGTTGCTTGATCTCGCGTTCGGTGTAGGTGATGGTGACCACGGTGTTCTCCTCATGCCGCCATTGGCATGTCTGTCGATTGTTCGGACTTGGCTTGCTTCCAGCAATGCAGGAAGCCGCCCTCGTGTTCGCCGGTCTTCATGTCGATGGCAAAGATGCCCATGAAGATGAGAGCCTCCAGCGCGAAGCTAGACATGAAGGCGAAGCTGATGCCACTGAGCACGCCGATAACGGTGCGCACCCAGGGGGTTTTGATCGGCCTGGTGATCCAGACCAAGAGCCACACGATAAGCAGGGCAGGCAGTACCGAGGCTGTCAGGAGTAAAACTAGCAGTTCCGTGACGCTCTTCGATATAAGCCAAACCACTGACTTCTTCATGTAGCGCTTCCGATTGCGCCAGTACAGCCAGCCGCCGGCGAAGGCCAGCACGGCAGCCCAGAAGGCGATGACTGTTTTCATGCCGCGACCTTCATAGTTTTCTCGTAGGCACGCACCCTCAGGCTGGTGGCCACAGACTGGATGCCAGCTGAGAACAGATTGACCAGGCCGGCCAGGATCTGCACGCTGAGCAAGCCCACGATAACGACGCCGATCCAGAACAGGACGGTTTTCATACGTTCTCCGGGTTGGGGAAAGGGATGAGGACGCCGAGCACCTGCTTGCGCAGGCTCACGGACATCCTGAGAGAGATGCACACGGCGGCGCCGAGTGCAATGATGAGGGTGAACAGGAAGATGAAGGCTTTCAAGGGATAATGAATGTTCCTGCACGATACTCGGCATGCAGCACAGCGATGATATCGCCGTGGCACTCGTGCATCGGCCTGCAAAAGCAGCCCAGCACGTCAGTCTCCCGAAGCGTCTTCAGCTTGGCCAGGAACTTGGTGCGGACTGCAGGTGGGATGACATGATCCCACGTAGTGCTCCCGCGTGCCCAGTTCTCGCAATAGGACACAGCGTCAGCAACGCAAAGGACCTGGACGTAGGCCTTAGTCTTGGACAGGGGCAGATGGGTGAACGGATTGCCCATGTCGGAGCCACGACCGATGTAGACGGTGGATGGCTCACGTTTGCAGTGGACTACTTGCATAGGTTCTCCTTCCGCTTGCACTTTGGACACTGACAGTTCGTTGGATGAATCTTGCGCATGACTCTCCTACTGCAGGTACAGCCGAATGGCTGATCGCTTGACTACTGAATCCGTGGGCTCATTGAGCAACTTGAATGCGATCTCTGCGTCTTTGGCGAGATCAAACGTGGCGATGGACGTGGTGACGGCGGGAACATTCCGGCCCGTGATGATGAACGTGGTGATGAGCAACTGAAACATGTGGTTCTCCAGATGGGCCCTGCTCGCACCACCTGATGCGAGCAGGTTATTCAGGGATGCGGACTACGCTGCTTGAGCGGTGTCCGCTGCAGGCTTCGACGCGAACAGCGAGGTCAGATACTGACCGAACTTGGCCGCGGTGGCCTTGGCTTTGGTGGGGATGGCCTTGAACATGGCCAGGTCAGACTTCTTGCCTTCGTCCTTGCGAACGAAGAGGTAGATGCCGCCCGTGAGAACAACTGCGAGGACCAGCGTGATGAATCCGAAGATCAGTTTCATGGTGATGCTCCTGGTGTTGGATTTGTGGTGCTAAGCCGCGCGCTGTTTGCGCCCCGGGTGACGAAACGTGCAAAGTAATTCGTAGGTGGTGTATCCAAAGAACAGGATGCAGAAGCAGGCAGCGATGAACTGCGCCAGTCTGACCGTCCCAATGAAGATCAGGCCGAGAATGGCCAGGATCGTTAGTTTCATGCCGCTCCTCTCAGAATGGTCTTGGTGTGCTCCTTGCTGATCTTCCGCTGGCGTAGCGGCAGATACGCAAACAACATGGCCACATTGAAGATGGTGTTGCCCAGTGCGAAGATCACAGCGTTGGCTGAGGTGATGCCGTGGATCGCAAAGTTGATGGCCTCCAGCCCGAGCAGGCTGAGGCTCTTGTTCTTGTTCATCCAGGCGAGGGTCTGCTCCTTGCGCTTAGTGGGAACGAACCGTTTGAGGATCGGGATCTTGTCGATCTTGAGAAAGGCCGACCAGGCGAAGGCTCCGACGCCGACGCCGGCGATGGCAGAGCCTGAGTTGGATGGAGTGAGGATCATGCAGCCACCTGCTTGCTTGGGATCCAGCTGGCACGCAAGCGTGCCTTCCGTTCCCTGTACTTGGTCTTGGCATAGCTGACCAGCCACTCGCCGGTATAGAACCCGACGACGTAGCAGATGCCCCAGGCAAAGCCCAGGCCCATGAAGTACAGAATTGCGAGGACTTTACTCATCATGCGGGTGTCGCCTCCTGACGTTTGCGTTCTTCGTAGCGGTTCATCTCGCCACGCGTTTTGAACCAGAGACTGGCTCGTTCACCGTTGACCATGCAGATCTGGGTGTGCTCGAGCATCTTGACGATGAACTCGGCGCGCCAGACCAGCCAGAGCAGGACAGCGCCTGCAGCCAGCGCACATGCAGCCATGATCTTGGTCATGACGCATCCTCCTGAAGCTGGCGATCGAAGTAACTATCGATCCAGCCAGCCACAATGGAGGTGATTTTCAGAGTCGTCCAGTAGATGACGTAGATCACACATCCTACCGGCAGCGCGATCATGCAATAGAGCCTGAGGAAGTCGATCATGTGAACAACCTCACGGTCGAGCTAATCGGTTTCTGGCCAGGCCAGCGCTTGCGGATGGCGATGAGTGCCAGGTGCTCGAACGCCTTCGAGTTCACCAGCCAGCGTGAGCACGAGACCGTCCAGCTTGCCACGCGTGCCTGCCACTTGGTGGCCGAGCCCGCTTGCCTGCGCAGCCGTTCATCCACGATCGGGATGTGATGTTGAGCACCACCTGCACCGTAGATCAAGATCTCCCGGTCCCGTTTGGGATTGTGAGACTTGCGACGGAGCAGGATGGCGCTCCAGAAGCCGACCTCATACGAAGGGATCAGCCATAGCAGCCAGAGTGGCATAAGCCCTCCTTTCAGGCCTAGTGAAGCGGTGTGTGGGTCAGGATGTGAACCATCCAGCTGTGGCTGGCGCTGATGACGCCTGAAGCCATACCGATGATGGTCAGGAACAGACCACCACCAATTAGCGTGCCCAGGATCTTGAGACCCGGGGACATGGGCCTGGCGGAGATGGTGAGAGCGTGCAGCTCCGCGAGCGCGGGCGCCTGCGCCTCCACCTCTGCACGGGTAACCCCGTACTTGGTGCAATACTTGTCGATGCGTTCGAAGGCCTTCTTCTCCAGCTCCGCGAATACGGGATTGCCGGCGGCCTTGCCCTTGGCCTTGTGACCGTTGGCGGTCTCGATGATCTTGGCCAGCTCGGCCTCGAGAGACTCCTTGGCGTTGTTCTGACGCCAGCCTTTGAGACTGGTGCCAATACCACGCACGCTCAGCTTGAGCTTGCCGGACAGCTTGTCGCCCCAGTATGTGGGCTCAACGTAGGTGTTTTCTGCCATGAGAATATCTCCTTGTTCCAAACTAAAAGCCCCGGGGTTAGCCGGGGCTCAGGTGAACTACTTAGGCCTGGTCACCCAGGCTCAGTAGTAGGTGGCAGGATCCTTGGCGATGGTTGGCGCTTGGATGCTGCCTTGTCGGTCGTGCCTGCCTCTTTGTAGGCCTTGCACTGTTGGACAAACTCAATGATGGATCGAATGTTGGCCTGCGTACAGCGCACGCTCCCCATCACGTAAGACTCGATGTTGGTCATGCGGTCCATCGAACCCATCTCAGCGAGCGCCCCTTCCAAACGAAGGGACGCTGCTTCAAGCTCTTCAGACATCTTGACCAGGTTGACTGCCATTAGGCCGCAACCTCTTCTGGCATCAGCTCAGACGCCGGTGCGCTCTTGCCACAGCACGCATCGCCGCAGCCCTCGGAGCAGCCACCGTCACCGCAACACGGTTTGGGGCAGTCCTCGGAGCTGGCGGTGAACGCGCCGGCAAACTCACCTTCGAGATCCAGGGCCTGATCCTCGGGCACGATTGTGCTCGGATCGATGCCGCGTTCCTTGAGCTTCTCGACTTCCATCAATGCCTGCTGTTCGAGAGCAAACTCTCCGATCAGGGCGGTGACGGCATTGTTGAACTCTTCCTCGGACTCGGGCTTGGCCGGGTCCAGGTTGACCAGGCGGGTGCAAGCGGACTTGAGCGCGCGGATGATCATGTTGGTCTGCTGTTCCAGGCCATTGATCTGGTTGAGAATGGCATCGCTGACCACCTCGTGAGCCTCGGGCTCGACCGTTACCTTGCAGCCAACGAACCGGCCATCAGTTGCGGTGATGTTCTCAAGCATCTCGTTCGCTGCCTTGCGGGCCGCTGCACGGTTGCCAATGGTCAGAGCGGGCGGCTGAAAGGTGCTCACCTTGCCGTCCTTGACAACCTTGGCAATGAATGTCCAACGGCGAATCTTGTTCTGTACTGACATGAATCCTCCTGAGGCGTGCTCAGATCTGGTTAGGCCTTATCAGGCGGGCAATTGGTGAGAAACAGGACGACTTCAGTGCAGCGTCGCTTCAGCAGGCCGCGTATAACCTTGAGGCCGGCATGGCACCAGCTGTGCATCTCATACGCTGCTTCAGTAAAGCGTCCCGCCTTCAGCAGGCGCAGCAGCGTTGAGGTAGCGAAGGCCTCCGTGCCATCGTTGTAGATCCAGTCCACCAGAGAGTCATACTGCTCCTGGTGAATGGATACAGAGGTCAGAACCAAGGTGTCGACGGCGTGCTCTGCATAGCCAACGTCCGTGACCAGTAGCTCCGCACCCTCGGGCTGTTCAATTCCATTCGGGTAAGATTCACCGGGAAGTAGGTCGTGACCGTAGCCAATGGACATCTTGCCCTTGGCGTCCGGTGTAGCGAAGCGCTTGAATCCTTCGTTGCCTTGGATCAGTGCGAATCCTGCAGGTGACGTTTTCATGGTCCCAGCATGCAGCGCCAGGTGAATGTACCAAAGGCCGGGGCTTTCACCCCGGCTCCTGGCTGAGGAGTTCATTAGCGGCTCTTCATAAGCGTACCTCCGTTGGCAAGCGTGCCAACTACCGGTTTCATGGACGGGACCGGCTCCCGACCTGCACTCGTGATCTCTCGTCCGAACATGCAGGGTGATTCCACACAGACTGGTGGCGATGAAACTGAATGCGGTCGACACGCTATCCGTGATGCGACCAGTCCGCTTACTCTTTGTTACCTGTGTCTCCACTTGCTTCGCTGGTCATCATTTGAAGTGGCGACCAGGGTCCAATTCCCTGTGCCAAATCTTCGATGCGAAGGGCATACGGCCAGTGTGGCCGTAACAGGTTCCGAACGAAGCGTAACCGGAACCGTCCCCAACTTCATTGTGTCCGTGATGTCCCACCGGTCCCACACCGCGAGTGCGAGTGCGAGCAGGAACCACAGACAGAGATCAATCAGGCGCATGAATACCCCGATCCACCAGTTAGGCCTTGCGGTGAGCCTTGTTCGCAGCCTTGCGGCGGTTGCCGCGCGAGCGTTGCGAAACCTTGGACTTGCCGTTGGTGCATTTGAACTGACGTGGACGGCCGCCGCCGCCGGACGGCGTTGCAGCCTCGATGGATGGCATGCCGGCGCCAAGCGAACTGGCGAGGGCGGTGAGTACAGCAGCTGAGTTCATGTCGTCTTCTTTCTTGAGTTCGATGACGCGTTGAGATGCTTCCAGAATGCCTGGCAGGAGGGTGCCAACCAAAGCTGCATTGGTAGCCACCAGGACGCGCCGTTTGGTATCCAAAATGACCCTTCCTGACCCGCTGGTTACCGGGTTGAGACAAGTTTGCCTATACTAGAGCGGGAAAACAGTAGGGTGAAAACCGTAGTTCCACTCCAAAAGCTCCAGTGGAGGGTAGGGGAACATGCCATTCCCCACCCTCCGCATGGACAAAGTCGAACCTTAGCTCGACTACGCTGCCTGCTCACCCGAATTGGATGACGCCGCAGCCACCGCAACAGGTCCCTGAGGGGCCTTGCTGATGACTGTGATCGACTCCAGCCGGATGTTGCTGCCGTTGCCGCGCTTGCTGCTCTGCAGCACGCCCTTCGCACGCACAACGTCGCCCTTCGCAAGGGAGAGGAGCTGCTCGTGGATCAGCGGATCTGCGGACTGCACGTAACGGTCGAAACCAGGCTCGGCCTCGATCGGGATGCCAACGTACAGGCGGTCGAAGCGGTCCTTCACCGGCTCGCCGGCTGCCATCAGCACGCGGCCTTCGACAGTGGCCTCGACGTGCTTGTCCATCCCGATGCTGGTGCCCGATGAATCCTTCTGCTCGCGGTACACGGTCTTCGTTCCATACATAGAAAAGGCCCTCCTTGGGCCGGTTGTGTTCTCGTCAGTTGTGGGAATACCGCGTTGAAGCGGTCTCAGTTAGAGCTGAGCTGGATCGGGCTCGTGAATCTCGCCCAGGAACAGCATGGAGGCGCTGAATTGGCCTACCGTGCATTCCGAACAGTTACGGCCGCGATAGGCACGGCCGGTTTCTTCCCCGGAGCGACACAGAATGTCGTCGGTGTGAGACATCTTGTAGTGAGGGCAGGCCTTCTGGATGAAGTCTCTGGTCTTGCCCGCTACGGCGCGGCGAAGCTGGGTGCCGGCGGTGAGATCACCCGTCAGTACAACCAGCCGGCCAAGGTCAGTCTGTGGATCCGTCAGCTCCCGAGGGAGCGTTTGGCGTGGCAGACGTGGCATTCCGTTCATTCGATACCTCTTCGTGGCTCTTCAGTTTCACTGCGTGAGGTTCGGTCCATGCAATCATCCGCATGTCCAACTCAGAGAGGTCAAGGCAGCGCCCTTCGAAGGTCACATCGAAGATCACCAGGTCAGCAATGTCCTGCAGCTCTGGCTTCTTGATCCGGATGGTGACGTCGAGGTTGGCTGCGCACTCCACGATGGAGAGAGGCAGGGGAAAGTCCGGATTGCACAGCAGCTGGATAGTGATCCGGCCAGGTTGATCCGGATCACCACCGAGAAGAGCACTGGCATCCCAGGTCTTCATCAGGCTGCCTTATCCAGGGGCTCGAGGTACGACAGGCTGATGCGGAAAGCATCGGCGATCTTGGTGAACGATCCCGGCTTGCTTTCCAGCACATCCGGGTCCGCCATTAGGTCGGTCCAGACGATCTCGAGAGCCTCCTTGTTGGAGTGAATCCGCTTGGCCAGGGCCAGCATGGGGAATGGCGACAGCAGGTCGTTGACTTCGGTCTTGGCCTGCTCCATGGCGGTGTTGAAGCCGAGGTTCCGGGTGGAGACGAACAGTTCGTTCGCCCTGAACTGGATCAGGTACATCGAGACGATTGCCTTGGCCCGAGGGTCGATGATGATCTGCATGATGGCCGCCTTGATGGCGTCTTCGAAGTTGTCGGGATTGGCCTTGAGACGTTCAATGGTCTCGGTGATGACTTCCCCGATGTAACAGCTGCCGGTCACAACGCGGTCGACGGACTCGAAGATTCCGAGGGCTGAGGGTTTCGACATGATGAAGCTCCATGACCTGTTCGAGGTCAGTGCTGCAGGTTAGTAAACCGAGGTGGCGGAGACGGCCGCGTTGGTCGCGGTGTTGTTGGACTTCAGGAAGGCGGCGAGGATAAGCGCAGTGATGACCCCGGCGATTATCCGAACAAGGATCGAGGCGATGAACGTAGCCATGGACTGCTCCAGCTTGGATTTGACAACCGATGAATCTGAAACGGGATAGGGTGAAACACTTAGAGACCCGACGCCGGGACAGGAAGGAGAATGGACCCATCCCGGCGCTCCAGCACACTGAGTGCGCTGGAAAACTTAGCGCCGCTTGGCCTGCCGCTTCTGCGGCTTGCCGAACAGCACCTCGGAGACCGCCGCGTCGAAAGCGCGCGTGAAGGGCATGGTCTTGAGGGTGTGCTGCAGCTTGGGAGCCAAGCCTGGCAGCGCAGTGTGCGCGGAACGAACCACGGTGTTGCGACCAACATCGGTGGTAGCCGCCGCAAGGTTGTGGACAAAGCCGTCACGAATCAGCTGACGGCCATCGGGGTTGAGGGTGGCAACATTGAGCATGGAACTACCTCCGTGGGATAAACAACATCAGGTGAGTGGAGCAGGGCTCAACACTCAGAACTATGCGGCGTCAACACTAGGCTCGTAAGACAGTCGGCCAGCCCCGAAGGGCCCCGTAATGTCCGGAGAGGGTTTGCGTATGTAGCCGCTTCACATGCTGAATCTGACATCTTGCCGTGCCGTACCAGATCGGTAGTCCCGCCACAAGAACCGGCTCAAGTCCGGGTTATGACGGCCGCCTGGGCAGCGCTGTCGCTAGTCAAGATTCGAGGGACATATCTCGCCCTCATTGCAGGTGGAAAGGGTCGGGGTGATTGGCTCACCCCTTGAAGCCTTACAGCTTGGCCGGCGGCGTGGAACGCACCGGATTGACCACAACAGGCTTGGGGCCTGTGTAGTCCGTCCCGTACTCACGACGGAACGAGGTTGGCATACAGCCAGCCAGCATGGTGCGCTGACTGGTCTCAAGCCGCCGCGCAAAACCTGCGGTGGCGCAACGGGGCGTAACTGCATGACGAACAGCTGCCATGGCAATCTCCTTGAAGCGTTGAATTGTGGGTGGGCGTTACAGGATTGAAACTACCGGCTCTGCCAGGGCAGGACCGGGATGTCGGGGAAGTCGTTGATCAGCTCTTCGATTGAGCCAACGTAGCGATGAAGCCGGCCGCCACAGAGGACGGCCAGCTCACCAGCAGGCGACATGAATGCCGCGGTGGCCACTAGAACCGAACCCAGTGAGGACGGATCGTGCTGTCAGCACTGAGGAATTCCTCATGGAATGAACCACCGAAGCGGCAGGTGATGGCATAGTCCACGAACTCCTTGGCCTCTCGAAGCGAGGCTGTCGGAACGATCCGGCGAACGTGCTTGATAGCCACGATCTTGTTATGCCGCATACTGTCGAAGGTCTGGATGAAGATGGCCAGGCTCTTCTGCGCATCCGAGGTCAGCGCTTCCAGCGGATTGCCGGGAAAGACGGCAGGCGGAGGAGTGGGAAAGCCGAGCATGAGGTTCTGAGCGAACGCCATGGTGGAACGAGCTTGGGGCTCGTCGAGACCCTCGACTGTGAGGTCGAAGTGCGAGGGCGCACCGGCCGGAGCGAAAGGCGCTTCCGACCGAGAGAGGTGAATTGAACCGAGCATGGATGCTCTCCTTGTTGCAGGGTGTTGAAACAAACGGTGGTGCAGTGAGCGGAGCCAGGCTCAACGCTCGAAACTTGCGGCCCTGTACCCGACAGGGCCTGCAGTGGTGCGACCGCGGGCGTCAGAGATACACCCAGGGTTTGCTACGTGGAGAATCAGTAGAAAGGTTGGAGGATGGGGGTAGAGAAACCCATCGGGTGAAACTCTTAGGCGTGGGCACACTGTACGGCTTGAACGCCGTACTGCGTAATCACGAAGGCAGTCCAGGGCTTGACACGATCAAGAAGAGCCTGCAGCTGATCCCGGACAGCGAGATAGAAGGGGCCCATGCACAGCCTGAGTCCTTCAACAGCGGTGGCCTGAGCGTTGAGATAATCTCCAAGCGCTTCATACTTCAGAGCTTCCTCGAAGTACAGCTCACCACGGGTCTTGGCCATCGACTTGATGGCCCTGCTAACGCAGAGCATGTGCTCTTCGGTTGGGGTGCGGTACATAGTCCCTCCTTTCAAGGGTGTAAACGCAAAAGTTCGGCGGCGTCAGAGATCAAACGGAAGGAGCGAGGATCTCGTCTACAAGAGCACGAAGCTCAGCTAAACGATCCTGGTTATTGTTCAACCAGGCAATGAAGACCTCTTCCTTCCACTGAGGGTCAGTCAGAGAACTGACTGGACCCTGAGTCGCTGATTCCGGTATACCCAACTGCTCGTTGGTGGGTTCGATCTGCATACTGCCTCCGTTCAAAGCTTGAGTGGGGCTGTGAGTACAGCCCATAAGGGATAGCCCTTAGGGTGATTGCTATATATAGATAGGCACTGAATCCACAACGGACTATCTGCAGGTTGTCTTACACCATGCATGTGATAGCTGTAATTGGGCTTACACTGCCTTTATGGGCACAGACCAGGTCTCTCCGTCCTATCAGACATCAGGAAGCTCACGCGTGCGCGCGCTCCAAAGCTCTGCTAAGCAGGCTAACCTGCTGATCTGGCTATGGTTATGCTGTGATCCTGTGGAGTGGGCTCTGAATGCCTGTTGCGCTAGCACTACTGCATAGCTGAGCATGCTCCAAAGAGCCCGCCTCTCGGCATCCGCCTGTGCGGATGCGAGATGCTGGCGGAGGAGCGACCCCCGGAGGGGTGGCGACTACATGTCAGTGCGACCTGTGAGTTCACGTTGGACGCCCAGGTTTCCCCGGTCAACGCCCAGCGCTACTGTCACAGACACTGCGCTTGGAGCGGTATGCGCTCCCTCAGCCACAGGATTGTCCTGCAGCTGAGGCAGAGCGTACTGCTCTGCCCTTGAATCAGGTGGTGCGATTAGAACACTACGTCGGCGAGTTCTCCGGCTGAGACTGCTTCGGCCAGGTTGGCCTTGAAGTCGGAGCGGAGTTCAGGGATGGCCTCGGCGATGACGATGACGCCGCCGGCAGACATCGAGTAATAGCCATCCGGCAATGTCGGATGAGCGGTTACTGACAGCTGCGAGTCGTTGTCCACATCATGCACGTGGCCATTGGTTGCGCGTACCAGGCGATGGACGGAGGTGCCCTTGAGCATCTCCTTCACCTTGTACTTGAGGTGGATGAACGCGACCTGACCGGTCAGGCCCAGTTCCTCCATGCAGTCCATCAGCTCGTTGAGCATCCAGTTGGGGACGCCGTCACCTACGCTGATGGTCTTGCCGTCCTCGGACACCAGGGCCTCGGACTCCATCGAGTACACCTTGTTGAGCCACTCGACTGCGATCGAGCGACGCACTTCAGGCGACCAGGCGCCGCCGCTGATGGAGAGCTTGACGCCCTCCCCTTCGGAGGTGAACTGGTTGAGGTAGAAGTCCCTGAGACCGAGGTGATGCAGTGTGGTGCTGCTCACGATACGGCCTTCGGCATCCTTCACATCGATCGGCTCATCCCAGCCATTGGCGATGTTGTCATACGCATCCTCAGACAGCTCGCCCGTGAGGGACTTGGCTGCTTCGAACTGCGCACGCCACCAGACGCGCAACGCTTTGACGACGTCGGTGATGACATCGCTGCCGGGATAGGCCATGAGCAGCTGCAGAGGCAGCGGCTTCTTGAAGCTGTGCTCGAGCTGACGGGATTCCTCCATGATTCCCTCATAGTGGTCCTTCAGCTCTTCCAGAGCAGCGCAGACCTCGGTACGGACCAGCAGGTAGTTGCCTGCTTCGATCCGGTCCTTGGGTGCACGGCCCTGGCGGACGTAGGATGCCGGGAAGATGAGAGTCTTCTCCGACAGCTTGGCCTCCTGGCACAGTTCGGTCACCATCTTCTTGTTGCCCTTACCCTGCTGCAGGTAGTCGATGACCATGTCCGAGTTGCTCGCTGCGCGCTTGCACAGGAAGGGCTGGCGCACCTTCATGAACGTGATGCACAGCTGGACGAAGTCCTCCACCTCCGGCTTGTAGTCCACGGGGATGAATTCCCAGAACCACTCCGGGCTGTTGATCTTGACGTCTTCCAACGACATGGCATGGAAGCCCTTCGGCACGATGTATGTGCCGTTGATGAGGGAGTCCAGGATCACGACCACGTTGTCGCCCGACAGCATGTTGTCGAGCGTGAGGCGGTTGATGAAGGTACCCAAGCTCTCACGATACTGCGTGAAGTGCTTGAGGTCCCGACGGAAGCAGTTCCAGTTCCACTCGTCCCCGATACCCTCATGGGTGAGGCGGTTACGTGCGGCCCAGTGGCTGTCCTTCTTCTCTTCAACCGAGATCTTCGGCTGCTTCGGATACTCCTGGATCTTGGCTGCAACTCGGAGGACATACACCGAGTTCCAGAAGACCCAGATCGAGTCATCCATATCACCACCGTTGAGATAGCTCAGCTGTTCAGCGATCCGTTCGAGCAGGAAGCAACGGCCTTGGCCCTTGTACTTCTTCAGCTCTGCCGGGATGTAGTTGAGGAATACTAATGCTTCTGCACTGCAGGCATTGGGATTACGACCTGCTGTCACCAACACACCGTCTGGTGCATCCGGCATGCAGTTGACGAAGACAGGAATGCCCAAGCGATCCGAGCACATCTGAGCACGTGCCATGATGTGATCCGGAACCTTGGACAGGGTGAGATCCACGATGCGCTCATCGTCGACGAATACGGTCGGCGGTGGTGCGACGTAGACACGACGCGCCCACTCATGAGGCATGGGCACACGGCCCCGACGTAAGTCGAGGATGTTGTCGAACAGGTGACGAGTGACGCGACGGAAGCCCACAGGCATAGCCTTGGTTCCGATCCCGTCCTCCGCCATGCGCACCAGCGCCCAGCGGTTCTCGCTCTCATCGTTGCAGGAGTTGACGAATGCACTGATCTCATCGAGCAGCTTGCCTTCGTCGCTGCCGAACAGGATAGCCGCCGCACGGTCCATATACTTGATACCAGTGGTGGCTGCCAAGCCCTTGGCACCCAGGCCCATGTTGCCCATGGTCTGGTTGTCGAGGGTGAGGTCATGCTCCTCAGCATCCGAGAGTGCACCCAGGAAGACGCGGTCATCCACGAAGCGAACCTCCTTCTTCGAACCGAAGAGATAGAGGTCGTAGCTGCGCATGTGCGGCATCTTCCAGTAAATGCCCTTGCCTTCGCCGAACTCGCCGACGAGGGTAAGCGCCTTGTTGAAGTACCCGGGGATGTTGGAGATACCCATCCCATCGATGGTGGCGGTTTCAGCTGCGTTGAAACGGGTCATGTCCGCATCGAGAATGCGGATAACCCGGCCGTTGTCCAGCTCGATCTCGTAGGCGGTGCCTTCGGGAACGATCGTACGGTCAATGATGTGACCCCGCATCGAGGACTGATGCGGTGCCAGGAAGCGGCGCAACCGCTTGGCTGCCTTCGCGTCACTGGATACCCAGATACCCAGATCCTTGAAGCTGCGTGCCTTGCAGTTGTCGGATACGAAGAGAGCGGTGCCCTCATCGATCACGTTGCCGTAGATGGGGACGTAGCGAATGCCCGTCTGCTTGTCGGTCCAGCCGGAGCGCACCAGCGACCAGGCCTTGTTGGCCATGTGCTTGGTGGCGTTCTTGCCGGATGCTTCGAAGCTGACGAAGCCGTAGGTGACGCCTTCTGCCAGGAGGTCATCGAGAGCCTGACGGGTCTCGCTGTCATCGATGGCAGTCTTCGAGTCGAAGGATGCGCCTTCCTTGCGGATACGGCGCGTGATCTCCTTCAGGTTGACCTCACCCTCAGCACCGTGGGATACGGCGCTCAGCACCAGCTGGAATGCCAGCTTGCTGGTGGGTTCGGTTGGGGTAACGGCTTCTGCGACTGCGACTGCGGCCGCTCCAAAGCTCTCTGAAGTGATCGGTGACGCTGCAACCACTTCGTTGACAACGATACGGGCGATGAAGCGACCAGTCTTGGGGTCACGAGCTGCTACGGTTCTCTGAGACATGTGGTTCTCCTTTGTCCAGATCTCCACGATCTGAACGGCTATGCCAGTCGGGTAACTGGCGAGTTGTGGTTGTGAGTTGGGGGAGCAGGTCTATGCGCTTACCCCTGCCACGGGAAGTTGACATTGCTTACCCACGCCTCGTGGTCTTCCTTCTGCTTCTGAAGGCGTGCGGCGTATGCGACGTTCGACTCGACAGGCGTAGCTGGCTTATCGGCTGGGTACACATACAGAAGGAGTGCGCTAACGACGAGGAAACAAACGATGAAGAATGCGATCAACATGGTGCTTTCTCCTTTCAAGAGAAAGCCCACAGTCATGAAGACCTGTGGGCAGTTAGAGTGAGGTTGACGAACAGACTGTTGGTCAGACTACTTGGCGGACTGAGCGATCAATGCGATCAGGTCAGCCTTGGACATGTCGTTGAGCTGCGCTTCGAGGTTGGTCATCTCCACACCCGGGGTGCGGGCGATGGATGCTGCGGACGTGGCCTTGCCCCACTTGCTGAGCTTGCCGCTGATGCTCTCGCCGATGGATGCGGACTTCGACAGCATGTAGCCGGTGGCGTGGAGGGTGACTGGCACAGCCAGCACTTCCACTTTGCCGACGACCGGAGCGGTCTTCTCTGCAGCGGTCTTGATGATGCTGCCTGTCCAGTTGATGAAGCGGTTGCTGACGCTGCCGCTGATGGCCTGGTCCAGGGTCTGCTTGGTGGCGATGGGTGCCACGACTGCTACTGTGGTTGCGGCAACCTGGGTGGTTGCCTGGGCGATTGCTGCTGCGATGATGGTCTGGAGCTGCTCTGCTGTCATGGTCACGGTGTTCTCTTTGGTTGCCTTGGTGGACTTCTTGGAAGTTGAGTTGACGGTCGCGGTTGCTGCCTTGATGGAAACTGCCATGGTGGTTCTCCTTTGTACGGGTTGGGGTTATTGATTAGGACCGGGTGGGCTCGAACCTAAGTCGAGGGTCACTCAGTACCACTGATTACCTGGTGTCTCTATCCCCAAACCTGTCCGCCCCTCGTGATGGCTCAAGGGACCTTTCCCACTCAGCGTGCGGTGAATACCCCACGTAATCGCCGCATGCCAGCCATCGCTCAAAAGCTGTCCAGGATGCAAACAGAAAAGGCCTCGCGTGTGGGCCTTTGGTAGTCGGGCGCCCTCCCTGACACTCGAGTTATGAGCAAGGCAATCAAGCACGATCCCATCAGCACCAGCACGGCGAAGTTCAAACTGCGGGACACCTACGCACCGGGCAAGTTCGGCGTGTACCACGCCGATGGCGTCATCGTCAGCAGTCCGGTCATGCAGATCGACGGCAAGTACGTGGCGATCTCCGATGAAATCTTCGTTGAAACCCATCGTCTGCTCTTCGACATCACCTCCCTGGGTACAGACGGACTGATGATCCAGGTCTACGAGAAGACGATGCCGGCAACCCTGTGGCAGCGCCTTCGGGCAGGCTGGCTTCGTCTCTTTGAACCGAGTGCTTGCCTGACGGGGTGCTGATGACCTTCTCTGATCTCATCCGCAGTCCGAAGTTCCTGCCCACCGTCATGGTGGCGCTGTCGGTGGCAGCATCCTGCCGGTACGCCCTCCAGGCGGACTGGCGCCACGCCATCTACTGGATGGCCTCTGCAGTTTTGGTTTCAGCAGTCACGTACTAGAAGGAGTTCCCTAACCGTGGACTATTTGAAGATCGCCGAGGATGCCATGCGTGTCTTCGACAACCACTACGATTACGAGATCGATCTGCTCAATCGGAACAAGGTCATGCCCGTCCTGATTGCAAAATCGGGGAAAGACAAAAACGCTGCATTCGACGAGGATGACCTGGCTCACATGTTCTTTTACCTGGAGACATCCAACTCGATCCCCAAGGATGCTGTTCTGGCCATGCCTCACGGATGCCCCTTTCAGACGGAGCGCGCGAAGTGTGTCTATGACTGGGGCCTCAACACCAGCCACCACAGTGGCCACGTCGTTCTCTATGACGCCGCTCAGGTTGATGCGTTCCGCTCGGCCGCGGCATTCAACATCAAGTGGTAAAACTGCGCCACCTAACCAGTTTCTGATTTCCAAATCAGAAACATCACAAATACCAGGAGACTTATGACCCTCAATCACTACTTGCTGAACATCACCATCACCGACGGCATGTTGAACTCCGACAAGTCCGACGCCAACGACATCGAGGTCGCCGCGTTGGCCACCGACCAGGAAGATGCGCAGAAGATCGTGCTCGCGTTCTACACCCAGTCCGGCCTGTCCTCGAAGGTGATCGACGGCGTGCACACCCTGTATCGCACGGCCGACCTGCAGAAGCCGGGTTCGATCCGCACGGTGCGCGTCAACACCATCGTCGATCTGCCGATCGCCACAGTGACCGAGGCCAGCTCGGCTCCCGTCGTGAAACCGGCCGTGAAGGCCCCCACTGCCAAGGAGAAGAAGGCAGCTGCTGCAGCTGAAGCCGCCGCGGGCGCGCAGGAGAAGACAGAAGATCCGATCGAGACCCAGACCAAGGAGACACCAGGCGAAACCGGTGATGCAGGCAAGATCACCGAGGGAACTGGCTTCGGCGTAGGCACCCAGACGGACGCGCAGGAAGGCGCTACGGAACAGAAGTAACGACATTGCATCTCGAACGGTTCGCCGCAAAGCGACTTCGAGGCACAACCACCCGGGTTACCGGGCTCAGGAAGCCACCTTCGGGTGGCTTTTCCTGTTGGGGCTTTGGTAGTCCCCTGCCCTCTTCCATACTCAGCACATCAGCCCAAACCGGGCGAGGAGATGAGAGCAATGCCAGAGAAAGAAGCCATTCAGTTTGCAGTCACCGAGACCAAGATCCGCGACAAGAAGGTCGGTCGCGTAGGCACCGTAACCCTCGAGAGCGCCAACAGCAAGGGCTGCAGCCGGATCGTGCTGGTAGGCCAGGAAACGATCATCAACGACTACCGCGTCGGCGAGTTCTATGAGTTGACACTCAACCAGGTCACGGCGCCGGTCGCAGACTGATGCGCACAGCCGGCATCAAGGTCTCCGCCGCCGACATCCGCCGCCTGATCGACGGCAAGTCGCTCACCATCAACCTGCCGGCAGATGTCACTACCCTCCAGATCACGCTCTACGGCATGGAAGACGCCAAGAAGGATGCAAAGACGGAGTTTCTGGAAAGTATGCGAGAAGTCGCTGCCGGTCTTCCAGGGCTCAACAAAGAACGCGTCGAAGCGTTCCTACAACGGGTAGCAACGATTGGCAACAGATTCTGAAAGGACAGCACCATGTGGAGTATCGCAATTGAAGCATCCATGAAGGAAGACGACGGCAGCTACGTGAAGGTCAACCTCAGCACCGAGTTCCATGGCGGCGAAGGCGCGCTGGACAAGCACCTCGCTGAAGGCGCCGATTCGGTGAACAAGTTCTTCGACCGTCTCGACGAAGAGCCGGAGCCGGAGCTTGAAGCAGTCCTGGGCGTATCCCACGCAGGGTGCGGTGGCCTCCGCGGAACACCATTCGTCACCACGGGAAACATCACTCCTGCGGCCGGTGTCGACTTCCCCAATGGCTTCGCCACACTCGTTCAGTGCGAACCCCTGCTGCCCAACCAGCCCCGCATCATCTTCATCATCTCGGAAGACTAAAGCCCTCACCCTCAGATCCACCCAGGAGCAGTTCAAATGAAGATTCGCCCTCTCAGTCAGTACACCATCATCAAACTCGATCCCTCGGAGAAGCAGATCGGCTCCATCCTCACGCCGGGTGGCACGTTCGAGCAGTTCAACGTGCCCAAGCGCACCGGAACCGTCATGGCCGTCGGCCGCGGTCTGGTGACCGCCGGCGGGCAGGTTCTCCCACCCCAGGTTGTCCCTGGCGATCGCGTCTACGTCCTTGAAGCCAAGGTCAAGATCGAGGTTGAGTACGACGGGGTCATGTGCCTCGCTCTTTCCGACGAGTCTCACATCGTCGGCGTCATCGTTGAAGACAACGATGGGAAGGAGGGGTAATGCCCTCCTTATGACGCACTAAAGGGCTTAGTGCCCTGTTTATGAACCAAACTGGAAGGAAACACATGGCAATCAATCGCAAGAAGCCTGGCGCCGTCGTCAAGCAGAAGTTCATCGTCTACACCACCGTCAAAGCGGACCTCGGAGTCCACATCGAGGCGGATTCCTGGGAAGACGCAGTAGCCGTCGCCAAGGGCCTCAAGTTCGAGACCATCGTGAGCACCGAAGGCCTCGAGTACATGGATTCGGATCCCGTGCAGATCAACTCGATCTCCAGCGACTCCTAATGCGCCCGCCTCTCTCCGAGCCACCCAACCGGAACCAGCAGCTGGTCAACACGCTCAGCGCGCTCTGTGAGCGGCGCGGGTGGACGAGTACGCTTGACCAGGCTCGTTATCTGTTCGGCCCGCACCACTGTGAGATGTTCATGGAGTGTGGCCGGTGGGTAAAGCGCTGCCAATGCGGCGCGGAGGTCGACCCCAGTCAGGGTGGCCACCTCCTTCACCTGATCCAGATCCTGACTGTGGAGATGACCAATGAAGTTGTATCAGATTCAGTACACGGTGACCTTCGGCAAGGGCCCGAGCGCCCTCTGCTTCCCGGACACAATGGTAGTTCCAGCGAACACGGAAGCGGAAGCGAAATCATCCTTTATCGGGACGGTGGAGAGGGTTGGCACGCTGCTGATGAAGTTCAACGACACCCGGCTGATGGCCCCGATCCGCGACCTCGGCGGTTCGCTCGCTATCATCGGATGCTCGAAGCTCTGAAGCGAACCTTCTCTAAGTGGTTCGCCTGATCGCGCCAGGGCGGCGCTGATCAGATACTCAATCTAACCAAAGCGGTGAAACGCGATTTGGGGTACGGCCCTAAGAAGCCGTGCCCCTCTTTTTGTGCCCAGGCTTTGGTAGTCCGGCCGCGGCGCCCATCCTGGGTGCATGGACGCCAAGAAAGAAGTCATGCGTCTCCTCAAGGAATCCGGAGTCGAGGAGCGCCATAACAAACACCAGGCCTACCGGTTGAACGGTCATCTGATCGTGATCACCGGCACCAAGACTGACGACCGCGGCTGGATGAACAAGCTGTCGGAGATCCGCCGCGCCATCAAGACGCCGGCTGTAGAAGCTTTTCGGAAGGCCGCATGATGCTCAATCGAATTCTCTGCTTCTTCGGACTGCATCGCTGGGTCCCGGCCGGTCCTTACATCGAGACTTGCCGCTGCTGTGGCGCGGTGCAAAACGTCTGGGTCCTCCTGTGAAGGAATGGACCCACGCCGATCTGGTAGCCCGGGCCGCCCGCTGGCTGTGGGGTACCTACGGCTGCAAGGCCGTGCTCACGGAGATGACCACTCACTCTGGCGAGATCCCTGACGTCATCGGCTGGAAGTTCAATGGACGCTCCGTCCTGGTCGAGTGCAAGACCAGCCGCGCCGACTTCAAAGCCGACGCCGACAAGCCCTTCCGCCAGAACCTGAACATCGCACTCGGCGCCGAACGCTACTACTTCGTGCCGGCGGGGCTGATCAAGCCGGAGGAGCTGCCGGCGGACTGGGGCCTGGCGGAACTGAAGGGCAACGGGGTCCACATCACCGTCCACGCCCGGCCGCGCAAGGACCTTCGTTCTGATGTAGCCCGCAACTACGAGATGCGCATGCTGGTCGCTGCCCTGGGCCGCACTGCCGCGCGTCTCCAGCCCATCCAGCTCAACGACTGGCTGCGCTGGGAGAACCGGGAGCAGTCGCTCAACCAGATGCACGGCTGGGTCACCAAGGAAGATCACGAGGCCCACCTCTCCGCCCTGGCTGGCTGGGAGCAGGTTACCGATCCCAAGGATCTCCCGATCGACGACGTCACAGGTGAGGCCTGGTGTCCCAAGCATGAGCAGGCCTTCGCCGACTGTTGCTGCATCGGCCCAGGCGAGCAGCATGTCCAGTACGAGGTGAAGAACGGCGTGCTGATGGCTTTTCCCATGGCGATGCACTGCTGCAAGTTCGAGCCCATCGAGTTGCGGGTAGCCCCGAGTCTCCGCATCGATGCCTGCGTTCTCCCGACGGACCAGGAGCGCTGGAGAGGCCGCAAGGACACGGAGTCCTTCATTCCAGGTCCCTCTTTGGTAGGCCTGTCCCTACAGGGGATTATTGCGGAGTGAATCGTAACTTTTCCGTTGGAGGGACCCATGGCGACCGTCGTTTCCGTCAACCACATCGATCTCTTTGACACCACACAGCTGGATGCGGAGTTCCGCGCCAGCAAGGAGCGTAAGAATGGCACCCAAAGCCGCACAGAAGAAGTCCCCAGCAGCTCAGAAGCTGGCCAAGCAGGGCGCACCAGTCACAGCACCGACCAAGCGGCAGGGTAAGGCCGTCCTGGCGCCGGTGGTCCCGATCACCGTGAAGTCCCTGGTCAAGCCCCGTCCCGCTCCGATCCCACTGGCAGCCGCTCAGCCTCACCCTGATCCGTCCAGCATTGCCCGCAAGGCAATGCAGTTGCGTCAGCAGGTCGGAAAGAAGGTCGATGGCTACGGAGCACCGGCTCCAGTCATCCGCAAGGTCGCTGAGTATCTCATCCGCTTCGAAGATGGCACGGTGTTGCACGCAGTTGGACCGCACGCCGACGTGCTCGTTCGTTTCACCGACGAGTGCAATTCGATCTGCCTCGCCGAGGGCAAGGCCTACTACGACGGCCCGGCCATGACGAAGTACACCCCCGAGGAGTGGGCGGCCCGGCAGCTGTAACACTCTTCCCGCACACTCAAGGCCCTGTCGCTCTGGCAGGGCCTTTCTACTATGCCAAGAGACATCACACCGCTTTATCAAGGCGCCTACGAGAAGACCTGTGGGCAGACCTGCGTCGCAATGGCCGCCGGCGTGTCCAGGGAGGCCGCGATCGCCGCCGTGGGCATGCCGGCAGGCACCTGGGGCGCCGACCTCAAGCGCGGGCTTGCCAAGCTCGGCATTCGTACCGGCAAGACGCGCACGCTGCGCCACAACGCGGGCGCACCCCAGTTCGGCATCGTCAACATCAACTACCGGGTCAACGGCCGCAAGGTGCGCCGCCCTGGCCACTGGCTGCTGGTGTGGGATGGGCTGATCTATGACCCGTTGCCCCCGGACCACGAGTGGCGCCCTCCGGGTGAGTTCATCTCCGGCTTCGACATCCTCGACATCGACTAGTTGGCGGAGGGAAGGGGGCCGCGCAACGGGGTTAGGAGGTTCGAGTGCCTACTGACTGTCAGTGGGTTCTCAATGATTGACCCGAGTACGTGGAACCTCTTAGATTCATGCCTATTCTGACTTAGTTGTGCCGTGAGTCTTTGACGGGTGTCCGGTAGGGTGTCATGCTCTTTCTACCTTCTTACATTGAGTAGTGCTTAAAGACTTTAAGTAAGTCTTAACTATTGAGTACCTCTTAATCAGTCAGTACATCTCTACGTGATGTACTGCTTTTATTAAGTACCTCTAAAGAGCGGGGTCCTCCCGCTCGATCCTTTGGTAGATCCAGACCATCCCGCATGCTCAGTCATGTGGCCGGTCACCGGCTCCAGAGGAGAACTATCTTGACCACCCCAAACGATCTTTCCCGGCTGCTCGACGAGGACACCAAGTCCGAACCGCGCAACCACACCTGGCTGGTGAGCTTCACGGCGAAACTGCCCTCCGACCTGCTCCCTGCCGAAGAAGGCATCTGTCCGAACTGTGGCGAAGAGCATGACCCCGAAGAGATGCGCATCGTCAACGATGAGGTCACCATTCTGGGCACCCTCGACGGCCAGGTCATCATCGACCGCGTGCGCGCCCGGGTCCTCGATCCGGAGAACATTCCCGTCCTGACGGATTTCTGTTTGACCGGCTTGAAGCACCTGGCCATGGCGGAGGTGTACTAGTGTCGACCGACCGTATCCTCGACCCCTCCCGCGAGCAGTTTGCCATCCGCGTGCCTGAAGGCGAGACCCGCATCGTCCTGGTCACGCCGGATGTGCCCTTGTTCTGCAACCACTGTCACGACACCGAAGCTCCTGAGTACCGCCTGCGGCGCGCCGCCGGCAAGTACATCGCCCTCTGCTTCAAGAACGGCGAGGGCTGCTGGGAGCGCACCACCGTTCCCCAGTGCGAGTACACCGACAACCAGGGTGTGCAGTGCCTGTTCGAGTCGGAATGGGAAGTTCGCTTCGGTAGTGACCAGCTGATGCGCACCAACCGCTGCGTTGCGCACGTGGGTCCCGCGCTGTGTGATGTCGGCGAGCACCGGGTCTTTCCGATCTAAGGGTTGGGCTCCTCCCGGACGTTCTGAGAGGCATCTCTCCCCAATTTCCCCTTTGTCTTTCCCCCTGTTATTTGTACCTGCCTTTCAAGTACCGGGCGGGAGGAATAGCGCACCAGCGCTGACCTCCCGCTCCCAACCCCTAAGGAAAACCCGTGTCCCAAGATACGAACCTCGGCTATCGCTCCAACTTCCCACTCACCAAGATCCTCGATCGCCTCTATCTCGGCGGCTTTCAGGACGCTCTTAACCTGCGCGGCCAGAACCCGCTCGGCATCACCCACATCTGCAACTGCACCAGCGAGAAGCTGGATCTGCCTCGTGCCAAGTTCAACATCATCCAGATGGACCAGCTGGACGGTCACGAGTGGCACACCCAGAAGCTCTACGGCGCGGTCGACTGGATCCACCAGGCCCTGCGGGGCGGCGGTAAGGTCCTGGTCCACTGTCATGCGGGTGCGAGCCGCTCCCCTACCCTGGTCGCCTGCTACCTCTACACCTGTGGCTTCGGCTTCTACGAGTCCCTCGATGAGCTGCGCAAACAACGGCCCATCATCAACCCGGCGCCGGCAATTGTGATCAGCGCCAAGCGGGCCTTTGGTATCACCCCTGTCGCATAGCACTCTGGCTCTGGAGGCACGAATGAGTCAAGTAATTAGCAAGGGTACGATCGCCATCTGTTCCCGTGGCCGCAAGGGCCTCGTCACATCGGACGGCCAAGTTGAAGTCAGCTACGAGGATGGCACGAAAGGCATGGCCTGGACCGGCGTGCATCTTGGCCCGGCAGTCCTCGGGCAGCCCTGGTCGAGCCGCAAACCCACCGCGTTGCAGCAGACAACGTCGCGTCAGTATCGCGCCATGATGGCGTTGCTTGACCGGCACACCCGCAACCTGCAGCCGCTGAAGAGTGTGGCATGCCAGAAGTAGGCCATCGCGAGATCGTTCACACCATGCGCGATTGGCGGCGGATCGAGGTCTTCGAAGGCGATGAATGGTTCGCCGACAAGATCGTCCACCGCTACCGCGACATCCAGGAGAAACGGGTCAACGGTGAGTGGGTTCTCGACAGCTCGAAGCTGTTGAAGCGGGTCACCGGCAGGTTCCTATGTGTCGGTGGTCCTCGCAATGGCGAGCGCCTGACCTTTGAGGAGTCCCGCAACACCAAGTACGTCTCCTTCAACTGCGCTGGCGATTACGGCCGGCGCGAAGGAATTCCCAAGTCTGTCTTTGCCTGGATCGAAAGGTAATCATGAGCGCCACCAAGATTGTGCCACTGGTCAAGAAGATGGACCGCTGGGAGAGCCACTTCATGCAGACGGCCATGCTGGCCGCGACTATGTCGGACGACCGTTCCACCAAGGTGGGCTGCGTCATCGTGAAGGAAAACGCCATCCTGGCAAGCGGCTGCAACACCTTTCCCCGCGGCTGCTACGTGAACGGTGAGGACCTGGAACCTCATCTGCAGATGAGGGAGTACATGGTCTCGGGAATCATCAATCCGGAGTCTCGTGCCAGGATACTGGCCCCTATCGAGGCCCGCCACGACAAGCCCGCCAAGTACCTCTGGACCGAGCACGCCGAGCGCAACGCCATCTACGGTGTTGCCCGCCGCGGTGGACCGGCCTTGCAGGGCTCTGCCATCTATGTGCCCTGGTTCCCCTGCGCTGACTGTGCCCGGGCCATCATCCAGTCCGGCATCTCCCAGGTAGTTGCCTACATGCCCGGCTTCGATCACCCCAAGTACGGCCCGGATTTCAAGGTAGCCGTCCAGATGTTCCGGGAGAGCGGGGTTGATGTTCGCTATGTGGAACGTCTGGAAGCGGCCAAGTAAGGCCGACACCCGCGACTTCTTCCTGCTGATGGGCTGCCAGTTCCTGAGCTACTTCATCTACAGTGTCAACGCCCGCGCCCTGGCGCAGGGCCGGATGGCGTGGACCTTCTTCACCGACCTGATCTTCGCCGCCGCCAACTACACCATCATCAAGCAGGTCAGCGAGAACAAATCTGCCATGGGCCGCCTGGGTTACGTCCTGGGCGGGTCTTTCGGCTCAGTTCTGGCCATCCTGCTGACAAAGAAGCTGTTCGGCCAGTGAGCCGCAAAATCCTATACTAGGAAGGGTCGTATGAGCACACCAGGGTTGATCCCCTCACCCGAAGACCTTTCTCCCTCCTGCACACCGGCACTTCCCGCCCCCAAAGTGAACATCAACAGCCTCATGGCTCGTGATGAGGACCTGGGGCTGACCACGGAAGAGCAACAGGAGCTGGAAACCTACCAATCTGCCCTCATCATCCTCGGCCCCGCCGCCGGCGCCGTCCTCGTGTGTCCCGGCAACCAGGACAACGTGGCGGACGAGGACAAGTGTCCCTACTCGTCCAAGTGCCCCCTCCTGCGCGCCCGCAAGGCGCCCGCGGATCGACTCTGCCCGATCGAACGCAAGATCGTCGAAGAGCGCTTCGGGGCCTGGTGCCGGGAGATGGAAACCGAGCCCGATACCCTCAACGAGTCCAACCGCGTCGCCATCTCTGATCTCTGCTGGCTCGACCTGCAGGAGCAGCGCTGCCTGCACATCGTCGACAAGGGCGAGCAGGCCCGGCTCACCGTTACCAACCCGAAGGATGTGCACCCCGAGACCCTGTTGCCTATCTCGTGGGAGAAAGTCATCCATCCGAACGTCGAGCTTTTGGTACAGCTGCAGACGCAGCGCAGGATGATCTTGAAGGATTGGATGCTCACTCCGGAACAACGCTGGAAGAAGGCGAAGGCGGAGAACAAGGGAACCGGGAAGGACCTGAGCAGCAAACAGTCCGCACGAGCGGACCTGCTGCGCAAGGGAACGGTTTCACCACAAGTTTAGCGATACCCCACACGGAGAGAAGGTTGCTCCGAATACGGGCCGGGAGGGTTCACTCTCCCGGCTTAGTTCTCTTACGAGGTAGCAATGTCGAAGCGCGAACGCGGCAGGCCAAGAGCAGGCGTCACCTACGAGCAGATTGCAGCGGAAGTGGCTGCAGGGCAGGATTTCAACCAGATCGCCATCAAGTTCAGCGTATCGCGCGACACTGTTGACCGGCGGATCAAAGAGCACACCGGAGGCAAGAAGGGCGTCAAGAGTGCCGCCCGCAAGGCTGCCACCAAGCGTGCCGCGGACAAGAAGGCCAAGGCCGCTCCGGTCAAGAGCCTCCATGCCCGCGCCATCCTGTCCGAGCGTTCGAAGAAGGCCGACTGGAGCGCGACGCCTGAAGATTGCATCGCCGATCTCCGCTTGGTCCAGGAAAACCACTCCGACTCGTTCATCTCACGCAACTACTACCGCGTGCACGGCAAGTACAGCGACAGTACCTGGAACTGTCATTTCGGCACGTTCGAGGAGTTCAAGCGGCGCGCTGGCCTGCAGCTCTCCCGCGGCCAGCATCACCTGGAGAAGAAGACCGCCCGCCACGCCGCCCTCGACGTCTATCGCCAGTTCTTCCTCGAAGAAGTGAAGCCCTGGGTCGGCAAGTACGAACTCAAGCAGACCGATGGCCGCATCAAGACCATGCTGATCGGCAGCGATCTGCATGATGTCGAGGCCGACCCGTTCGTCCTGTCTGTCTTCCTGGACACCGCCAAGCGCGTGCAGCCGGATGTGATCGTCCTCAATGGCGACATGTACGACGAGTACGAGTTCTCCCGCTTCGACCAGGATCCGCGGCAGGTGAACATCCGGGCACGTTACGACTTCGTGCGCGAGCAGTTCTTCAAGCCCTTGCGCAGGATCTGCCCGAATACGCAGATCGATTTCATCATCGGTAACCACGAACAGCGCATTCTGAAGCTGCTCGCCGATCGCTCTCCCGCCATGAAGGTCCTCGTCGACCTGATGGGCGTCACCTTCTCGCAGCTGCTCGGGCTGGACGACTTCAGGATCAACCTGATCTGCAAGAGCGACTTCGCGGCGTACAACGCCAAGGAGATGCACGAAGAGGTCAAGCGCAACTACAAGAAGTATTACGAGACCGTGATCGTGAACCACTTCGGCGACGAAGGGTTCGCCATGTGCTCAGTCGGAGGCCACACCCACAAGCCCAAGCTCAGTTCGACGGTCAATGAAGTGATGGGCCCCATCTGGGCGCTCACCACCGGCGCGATGGCCAAGGTAGATGCGGAGTACGTCCCCGGCAAGACCAACTATCAGCAGTCGTTTGCCCTCGTTCACGTCGACACCTGGAGCCGCCAGGCGCTGCCCGAACACATCATGTTCACGTCACGCATGGCAGTTGTCGGCGGGAAGTTCTACTTCCGGCCCGAGCCGGAAGAAGAAGCGCAGCTCGCTGCGTAGGAGCCGTCCCATGAACTCGTTCCGCGTCATCGAGGGTCAGATCGTCGAAGACATCTCCCCCTCCCAGGTACCACTCTTCCACCGCGCTGCATGGGAGATTGCTGAGAAACTCTGTACGAACGGAAAGGCCGACGTCACCAAGGTCTTCGACATCCTCGATTCGTACTTCCACATCCCGCCCGGCCAGCCTTCCCGTTAGCAGAAAGACAATCTGATGCAGGCCATGAATATCTTCGTGGACGCAACCCAACAGCGCACCTTCAAAAGGCGCGCTGTTGCTGCGTTCCATAAGGACAAAGAGTATATGGAGGCTATCTTCGTCCGCCGGGGCGTTGGTGAGTTCCACGTCGTCAAGTTCATCAAGCTCAAGCTGCTCAAGCAGGGTCCCGAGATCGTCGACTCCGACGACGTCGAGTACCAGGCGCTGAAGAACGAGGCCAAGAACCTGGGGCTCGAGTTTGGCACCGTCCACACCCATCTCTACAACGACTCGGCTCCCTCGGAATGGGACCACAAAGAGAGCGTTGGCGAAGCCCTGGTTGGAGTCTGCTCCGTCTGGACCGACGAGAAGACGCAGAAGACCCACAGCCGTATCGACTTCTGGCAGCCTCAACTGCCCTGCAAGCTGAATGTTGTTCCCTCGAAATAGGTGACCATGACCACATCCCCTCTGCGGACCTCTACCCAGGTCCGCCCCTCCCCTCTTGTCCGCGTCCCGACCAAGGTCATGAAGACCGGCGTCAGCAACTTTACCCCCGGGACGGCGACCTTCAGTCCCCGCGCCAGTGGCTCTCGCAAGCTCCGAGGGGTCTGATCCCTATACTAGATAGCTTTTAGGAGATCAATAATGGTATCGATTCCAGCTAACAGAGCACTCAATATCCTCGACAGTGGGATGACGAAAGCCGCCTCCATGTGGAATTCGGCAGGCGCATCAAGGGCTGCAGGCATCGCCCGACAAGTTTCCAGTGGCATGCACCTGAAGAGTTCCGGGTTCGCTCTTGCAGCGGGCGCGGGCGCCGCGGCAGGTGGCGCGGCCGGTTACGCAGCCAGCGATGGCGATATGAGCGGAGCAGCCAAGGGCGCGGCCCTGGGTGTACTGGGCGTCGCCGGTTTCCGCGGCATCCAGTCTGCCCGTTCCAGCTATAACGGCGGCCTTCTTCGCGATGGCGTAAGTTCAGCCAAGAGCTGGGCTTCCGGAAAGTGGCAGAACGGCATGCTGCAGGCTCGTCTGGGCGCAATGGAATTGGAGCAGCGCAGCACCAGCGCCGCTGTGACGGCGGGGTCCGTAGGCAAACGGATGAGCAGCCGCGGTGCGGCAGAAGCCGATCGCGCGTTCTGGCGTGCCAATCCGAACGGGTAAACCATGACCGATCCCGTCTTTGCCGGCACCAAGGCAGCGCAGTTCCTGAAATCCAAGGGCATCTTCGTCGCCGCCGCGGCCGCCGGCGCCGGCGGCATCGCCATTGGAGCGGCACGCGGCAGCAGTCAGCATCAGGACGCTTCACCCACCACTCGCGCAGGCCTGGCGGCTCATCATGCGGTTGGCGCTGGCCTGATTCTGGCCGGAGTCGGAGCTGGAGTCTACGCCGCCAAGGGAACGCTTTGGAAGGGCGGCTACAAGGCCGCGACCGGTGCTGTCGAAGCGGGAGGCAAGTCCTTTACCGCAGCGACCCGGGAAACGGGGATAGCCAATACCTTTCTGAAACACCCCATCGTTCCTACCGCGATCGGTATGGGACTCGGCGGGCTCGTCGGGGCCCAGATGGACAAAGACAATCCCGCCGCGGGCGCCGCGATGGGGATGGTCGCAGGCGGAGCTGCAGGTCTGGCACTGCGTAGCGGCCGGAACATGGCCAAGAGCTGGAGCAAGACACCTCGGGTTGGCAAAGCAGCCTTGATTGCCGGCGCAGCGATCGGCGTTACTGCAGCAGCGCACGCTTTCACCCACGAACAGTCTTATGCCGCTGATGACACCGCCGTAAGCGATGGCCGCGGCAGCTACGAGGCAACCGCGGGACCTCGAGAGCGGATGCAGTCGATGAATGCGACAGGATATCTGGTCTTCGGTCTCAACGCGCGTAGGCACTAATGCTCCTGAACCAGGCATCCCGGGATGGACTCAACGGAGCAGCGCAGTCGATGCGCATGGCTCCGTCGCGTGCGTTCTGGTCAGGCATGAAGCTGAGCGGTATCGGAATCGCCGCGGGCGTCCCGATGATCGCGTATGAAGCAGGGCATGCCCAGAGGGGCGAGGTTTTGCCCACCGCCCTGGGCCGCACCGTAGGCCTGATGACCTTCCCCGCGCTCAGCGGCGCGCTCGCCGCCGGCGGCGCGATGGCGGCCACCGCGCTAGGTCTCTCGGTCCCGGGCATTGGAGCCTTTGCCGTGTTGGCTTCGATCTACCCCGACGTGATGATCGGCAATTCGATCAATCGCAGCATCCGGTCTCTCACCGCGGCCGGGCGCCAGGTTCACCACCTCGAGTTCGGTGGCAGCTTCCAGGACACCGACACCGCGCGCCAGATGCGCAACTACGCCCTTTACGAGATGAGCGGAGCCACCTCCGCCTCCCGTCGTTACCTGGGACAGGAAGCTGCCCTGATGCACCGATAACAGTCTTCGACTCGAAGAGCGGATTCATAGCGGTTTTCGACCGCCGATAACGCTTTTCGACCAAACCCTTCAAATTGGAGTTCCTACTCATGGGCGACTACCTGGATTTCAAGCGCAACGTGCTCAATACCCCTCACCCGATGTTCGGGGCGATGCCTCCTGGCTTTGGCGTAGGCGACCTGCCTGCGCGGTATGACGACGGCTTCCTCGTGTTCAACGCTGTCACTGGCGACCAGACATCCGCAGCCATCCCTGTCGATGCCAACGCGATCGAGCTGGTGGCCACCTTCAGCGACCTGCACACCGGTTGCACGATCACGGTGTTGGCGGCCGACGGCGTGACTCCGCTGGCAGTCTTCCCCGGGGTAAGCACGCTCAAGAGCAGCAACCTCTATGCCGGCTTTGCCGAGAACAACCAGCTGCTCGGCGGAGGTTCGTTTCTCTTCGCCGTATCCGCATGGTCTGGCACGGGAACCCTGACGTTGAAGGTTCGCCGCACCGGCTAATACAGGACAACTTGTGAGCACTGGATTCGTTCCGTTGGCCGATCTTGTGGCCGGTCTTCCTGAGGAAGATCGGTCCTTTCTCGCCAACGCCATCAAACGCGATCAGAAAGAACACGCCGAGGGCAGCGACAAAGCTGGCATCATTCGGCGGATGCAGTGCGCCCAGTGCCAGAACTGCCAGGAGCACTACCGCACCAAGCATCCAGGCAAGCCCTTCGTCATCAAGTGCTTTGGCGTCTACGACACCCCTGACTATGAGGCGGCGAAGGTGCGCATGCACGCCGACGGCGAGGAGATGTCGATCGACGAGATCCGGGAGATCTATGACCCCGCGTTCTGGGGCTCACGCCACATCGTCGTCAAGAATGACGACGGCGACATCGTCTCTTTCATCCCCCGTTTCTACCAGGAAGAAGCTCTGCGCTGCACCTCGCCACGCAAGATCGACCGTTGGGGCCGCGGCCTGGGCAAGACCATGAGCGGCGTGGTGGAGGAGATGCACTTCCTCTGCAACAACAAGAACACCCAGACCCTGGTGCTCTGTCCATCGGCCGCGCAAGCTCAGTTGTGGTGGGATGAGATCAACTTCCAGGTCGAGAACTCGCCGACCCGTGAGTTCGAGATCTTGCAGAAGAAACAGCAGCCGTACGCCATGATCCGCTTCGGCAATGGCTCGGTCCTGACCATCTTCACCGCCGGATCGAAGTCCGGTAAGGGCGCTGACTCCATTCGATCGCAATCCCCGCGCCGCATCCGGCTCGAGGAGCAGGACTTTCTCGCCGACAAGGATTACCAGGCGATCATGCCGCTGTTGCGGCGCTTCAAGAACGTCACCTTCCACGGTTCCTCGACGCCGACCGGCAAGCGCGAGATGTACTGGCAGATGTGCAACAAGCTGGCCGAGTACCAGGAGTTCTTCCACCCGGTCATGGATCACCCGGACTGGGGCAGTGAAACTCTCAATGAAGAGGCCTGCTTGGCCGAAGCCAAGACCATGGACCGCTATCGCCATGAGTGGCTGGCCGAGTTCGGCGATCCCGAGGCCGGGCTCTTCAAGAGCGCCTTCGTCGACGCGGCGATGATGCCGTTCACCATGCGGTCTTCGATGTACTCCCCGGACAAGAACCATGTGATGGGCATCGACTGGAACGGCAAAGGCACCGGCACCCGCATCGTGGTCACCCAGTACGATCCTTCGACCCGCAAGCGGAGAGTGGTGCATCACGAGACCATCGACGACCCCAAGTCGACGACCCGCAAGTCCATGGCCCGCATCGTCGAGATCAACAAGATGTGGCACTGCGACTACGTGTACGTGGACGCGGGGTTCGGCTTTGTCCAGGACGAGTTGATCAAGGAGATCGGCGTCGCCGCCGGCACCTTCGACCCTGACACCGCCAAGCTGAAGTACATCAAGGTCATCGACTTCGGCGCCAAGCTCGAAACCAACGCCATCGTCCCCAACCGGGACCCCAATTCCAAGTACCTGGCCGATCCGAAGGACGACATTCTGAAGCGCCGCACCAAACCCTTCATGGTTGAAGGCATGGTCATGGCCTTCGAAGCCGGCCTGGTCGAGATCTCGCGCGAGTACAACACCCTCGAAGAGCAGCTCCGCGGCTACCGGGTCAAGACCTGGACCAAGGGCGGCGCAGCCGACACCTACATCACCGACTCCGAATCTGGCGACCATGACCTCGACGCCTGCATGCTGTCGATGCTGGGGATCGAGCTGAACTACGGCCTCTGGCACACCAAAGAATCCATCCGGCGTTTGGTACAGATCGCGCACGTGTCAGGCTGGGGACTGCCGGCAACTGTGGTCAATACCCAGCCGGCGGCAGCGGACGATCCAGAACAGAGTCCAGCCGCGCGGATTGAGCAAAACCGGCAACTCCGCCGTCAGGCGTCCGGGGTTCCTTCCCGCGTTACTGCTGCCCAGACGGGAACATCGCTGCAGGAGAAATACCGGCTGATGTACCTCTCCAAGGGCAGCTACATTGCCGCCCCCACCGGAGGCGGCGCTGCCAGTTCCAACGGACGCGTACCCTCCCGGACCGGAGTCTTCCAGGGAGCCTCGCGGGGAGGTTCGCAGTACGGCAACCCGCAGACTTCCCGGACTCGATTCAGGAGCTACTAAATGGCGAACGGCGATACCCAGAACAACATTGCCGCGGACACCGCAGCGAGTTACGACAAGCCGATCGCCGTGTCGGTCATCAACAAGCTGGAGAAGTTCCCGTTCATGCAGGAGCTGGCCTACAACGGCATCCTGGAATTCCTGAAGCAGGGCTTCCTCGGCCTGCAGGACTTCTTTGAGGAGATGACGGTGTACTCGAGCGTCAGCACCCTGCTCAAGGCCGCCTGGAGTCTGATCGTGCATCGCGCGCCTCTCAACCTCGATGTGGAGCGGAATCTCTACACCACTGAATCCCTGGGAACGGTCGGTCTGGCCTTCCAGAGGATGATCGGCTACGACCAGGTCTTCGCCGTGGATCCTGACGACCTGCAGGACGCGACCGGGTCTTCAGTCGTTTCCGCCAACCTCCCGAGCGCCTAATGTCCTTCGATTCGATCAAGTTCGCGTACACCCCGCCGCCTACCGTTCCCGCGACGATCCCAGTCAATTCTGTTCAGCAACCCGGTCTGTTCATGAACCCCGGACAGACGAATTCGCTGAACACGTCAGTGGCAGGACAGTTGATCGCCAGAGCCAAGGAGCTGCTCAATGCCAATCGGTACCTTCAGGATGTGATCCTGGCGCGCAGCCAGGGATTGGGCGTGGAGTTCGATCCCGCCGTCGACCCCAGCACGGCGCAGTCGCTGGAGATTCTCTACCCGAACCAGATCGTCCCGACTTCGCTGACCGTCAACATGTACGGCCGGATGCTGGACGCAGAACTGGCCGCGCTGCAGATCGACACCGCGCTTGGCACCAACAGCGCCTGTGAAGTCAACGCCTTCCAGGCGGCGGCTGTGAGCCAGGTGGCTCAGGCAATTGAGAACGGCTTGCTCAACAGCGGCAAGTTCCAGTACCAGCTGCCCCTGCTGCTCCGTCAACTCAAGGGAGATACCGCCCTCTTCAACACCGTAGCGACCGAACTGGCCAGGTACCCCGTGCTGGCGGCGCCGGCGGCGTCGCTCACGAGCGGCAAGCCGAGCTTGATCTCGGTGCGCGGCCAGGACGTGTCGCCTGCCCTGTCGTCCATCATGAACGACGCGTTTGACTCATTCCAGAGTTCCTACGCTTCGGTCTATCAGCTGGCGGCAACGACGGGTGTCATCGACCAGGACGTCAACAACGTCCTGAACCAATACTTCATCGAGCCGGCCGCGAACCTGATTCGTATGACGGCTCTGTTCGACTCGCTGATCGGGTTTGCCCATCTCCCGCGGTTGAAGTCAGTGGTCAACGGGCTCACCGGCTACGCCTTCATGATGCTGATCGCCGAGGCCTCCACGATGGAGTTCATGGCCGATCGGTTCATTCAGACCGCAATCATGCCGCTCCGCCAGATCACCAGCAACATAGGCGACATGGTCAAGCAGGTACAACTTGCAACTGCCCTGGTGGGTCAGGCTGCCGGCGGCGTCAAGCAGGCCTACAACCACACCACCGGCGGTCTGAAGGGAATGTCCTTCGGCTACAGTTGCGGACTCCCGCACAACGCGGCGGCTCAGAAGCCGGCCGTTCCGGAAAGCGTTTGGTCCGTTCCTGGCGTTGGCAAGATGTCCCAGGGCCTGACCGCCCTGGCCACCCATCTCGACTGGGCACAACACGAAGGCATGAAGAAAGCCAGCCTGGTCCAGGAGTCGTTTCAGAAGCTCCTGCAGCGCCGTGTTGGCGACATGAACACCCAGCTGGACCTGATGTGTAGTACCCAGGCTTTGAACACGCTCACCCAGCTCGCGCGATCCGTCCTCTCTTTCACCGGATCCGCGGCGCCCGTGGGCGGCACCCAGACCATCAGTCAGATGCAGGCCGTCACCCAGATCATGAACGGCATGCAGTCCGCCACCGGATCCTCTTATGTTGTCGTGAACAGCCAGATGCAGGCCGTTCCTCCTTCCGTTCCCGCGCCACCGAGCAGCGTCCAGACCACTCTGGTCAACGGAGGCCTGACCCTCGTCGCCACTTCGGCGGCCGTCAAGGCACCCACCCTTGGAGCAAGCTAATGCCCAGCAAGACCGCTAACCAGATGAAAGCAGACCGTCTTCAGATCCAGGAAACGTATCGGCTCACCCGCCTCATGGCATTCACGGACGGCACGCTGAAGAGCGCGTCGAAGCCGATCGCGATGCGGAGGACGGTTGCCGGCAAGCAGATGGAGCCCAACATCAAAGGGCTCGGCGATCGTACCGCTTCGTACACCGGCGGAACCTTCCAGCCGCGGGAGATCCCGACCGGAGCACGCCACGTCACCGATGCCCAGATGCGCGCCTGGAAGACGACCGTCGACAGCGGGATGAAGATCGCCGATGCCGGGAAGATCATCAACCCGGACATCACCCGGATCAAGCAGGCCAAGGCGGCCGACTACATCGGCACCTATTACATGTGGAATGGGGTCCTGCAGCCGGAATACGACATGCGCGAACCGCATGCCATCGTGGACACCGAAGTCTATGTAAAGCAGATGGTCCACCGGAAGCTGGCGCTCGCCGCCCGCGCCGGCTACGAGATCATGAGCGACCGGGATGAGGACGCTGAGTACATCCAGCACCGCATCGACGTCATGGAGTTTGTCTCGGAGCGCAGTTTCCCCAGCCTGCTCAAGGGCATTCTGTACAACCTCTTCACCTGCTCCAACTGCTTTGTTCACAAGCTGCGCAAGGAAGATGCGTCCCCGGTTCCCCGCAAGAAGGGGATGCCGGCGCCGGTCGCCGCCTATTCGATCATCCCGGCCCACACCATCCAGCCCTACCTCGAGCATGGCCGGATCGTGAAGTGGCGTCGCTTCTTCGACTCCGCCGTTCCGTGGCAGGACATCCCGGTCGAAGACATCATCCACTTCAAGTGGTCCTCCGATCTCAAGGCTGGCCACATCTATGCCACCCCGCGCACGATCGCCGTCCGCGACGACATCTTTGCGCTCCGCCGCTTGGAAGAGAACGTCGAACTGCTGTTCATCAACCACTTGTTCCCGTTGTTCCACGTTCAAGTGGGCACCGCGGAAGCGCCTTGCACCTACGGCGACAACGGCGAGTCTGAGATCGACCTGGTCCGCTGGCAGATCGAGAACATGCCGAAGGAAGGCGTCTATGTCTCGGACGAGCGCGTCAAGATCAGCGCCGTCGGCGCCGAAGGCAAGTCCCTCGACTTCTCCCCACTGGTAACGCACTACAAGAGCCGCGTCTATGTCGGGCTGGGCATGAGCGCCATCGACATGGGCGAAGGCGCGGACGCAACGCGCGCCACCGCCGACAACATCTCGCAGAACCTCAAGGATTCGATCAAGGCCGATCTCGATGACCTGGCCGATCAGATCCGGATGTTCATGTTCCGCGACTGGTTCATGGAGGCGAACTACTCGACCTCCGTGCAGAAGGGCGTGGCCCGCACCTTCATCCGGTTCCACGAACTGGATCTCGACAACCGGATCAAGGAAGAGACCCACGTCCTGGCTCTCTTCAACTCCCACCTCATCACCGAGGATGAAGCCCGCAAGCGCCTGAAGTACAAGGCGATGACTCCGAAGGATCGGGGCAACACCCACTTCAGCCTGCATGTGGTGAAGCTTGAGAAGGAGATTACCAAGTTCAAGACTGCCTCGACCCTCGAAATCAACGCCGCCAATGTCGACAACGAAAAGAAGATGGCAGGCACCCAGATCAAGCTGATGGAGGCGCAGGCCAAACTCTCCGAGACCAAGACCGGTCACGAGGAGCAGAGTCTCGCCGCCCAGGCCAAGCATCTGCCTGTCATCGCCAAGGCCAAGGTAGCGGTGGCGAATGCTACCGCGCGCAAGGGCGCCGCCGGCGCGCCGCGCCGCTCAACCGCCAAGAAGACGACGCAGACCGCGGCCGCCGTCTCGAATAAGATGCGCCCGACCAACCAGCACGGCAGCGGCCTGGGGCCGACCAAGGCTAAGTCCAGCCGTGAATCCTTCATGGGCGAGTTGTACGAAGGCTTGCTGCTGGCGCGCGAGGACATGATCAGCGATGGACAGTCCGCGCCGAAACAGTGGCAGTCGGTCAGTTCGGAAGTGGTAGATCAGGTCCTGGACCGTATGGAGAAAGCTGAAATCACCGGTTCGGGTGGTGATTCCTATACTAGACAGGTGAGAGATGGACTTAGCCGATTGAAGGCCATGATCGCTGAGACCTCTGACCCTGAACTTCTCTCTGTCCTCCTTCGGGAAGGCATCGAGGAAGAGGTAGTAGACGATGTCGAACTTCACGACGCACTTGCCAGTTAGGGAGATCAACCCCACCGGCATTGTATCCGCACCGCTGGAGACCGCGCTTGCAATGGGCGCCGGGGCAATGTTCCAGAGTCCGGTACAGGTATCCCAGATCCCCGCAGGCGGTTCTTTCCTGCTCGAGATCCCCCTCAACGTACAGAACTAACTGCAGTCGACGCCGGACAAGAACTACGTTACCCGGGTGACTGACAGTTCGTCAGGAAGAACAAGCCGACATGTCCAACGAGCGACGCTGGCTCAAGGTCCGCGACTTTCTGACATTCCGTCCGAAAGAGGTCCTTGAGGATAAGAAACACTTCTTCGAGTGCAAGGACTCTACCTCCGAGACAGGCAGTAGCCTGCTCGTGCGCGTCAACGCGACGCACGCCGGTCTGGTCACCGGCAACCGCAAGTTTTACCGTCCTGATTTCATGCAGGACTCAGTCCACACCTGGCTGCCGAAGCACAAGCCGGCGCTTCCAGTGTTGCGTGGACACAGTGAGGATGGCGAGGTTCTGGGCCGCGTTCGCGAGGCCAAGTACATCGATGACTCCTGGCAGTATGCGAAGGACTATCCGATCCTCAAGGATTCGGTCTTCTACAACCGGGATGCCCGGTCCAAGAAGGTAGGTCTCTTCAAAGCTGTCGACTGGATCACCGACAATCTAGTCCCCCTGTCCGACTACCGTGGTCTGGGCCACATCGAACTCGGCCTGACCATCACCAATCCGGAAGCGATCAAGAAGATCCTCCGCGACGAATACCTTTGCGTTTCGGCCGGTGCCATCACCGACGAGGCAATCTGCTCAATCTGCCACACCGATTGGGCTTCGAACGATAAGTGCGAGCATCGCCCTGGGCAGCTCGTTGATGGCCGCCGGATGTTCATTATCTCCGGTCGCTTCCGCTACGAGGAACTCTCCTTCGTCAACTTCGGCGCCGATCCATTCGCCGCCGTGAAGACCAAGGAATTGAAGGACTCCCTCGAGAAGATGTTCTTTCTCGGCTTGCCGATCGGAGACCAGGATCACATGGTCGAGGCGGGCCTCAAACTGACCGACAGTCTGTATGAGTCGGACATCCAGATTCATTACGAGGAACCCGAGATGACGATCGATTTGGCTGCCCTTGAGCAGACCATCAAAAGTGCCGAACTGACCGCGACCGATGCCTTTGCGGTGCGCGACCAGCTCCTGGCCTGGACCCCGGAATCGGAAGACGACAAGAGCGCCAAGCGCAGCTTGCAGTCGACCCTGACCGCCAAGATTCGTAAGAACAGCTGGAAGCAGGACACTCCTGTTACAGTGACCGACGCCGTCGCAGCTCCTTCCGCGGAAGAACTCGCCACCGTCGATAAGGTCAAGGATGCAGTTGATGCTGCCGCCGTCGCCGCCGCCGTCACCGAGTCCGAGACTCCGGCAACGGAAGTCAAGGACAAGGTCGAATGCTTTGCCTGCAAGGCGAAGTTCACCAAGGACAAGATGGGCGTCACTTCCGACGGTGAGAATGTCTGCGAAGAGTGCAGCGAGAACATCAAGGACGCCAAGAAGGCAACCGACGGTGTTGTCAAGATCAGCGATGAGCTGAAGGCCCTCGCAGTCGGCGTCAAGTTGCTCGATGCCGAAGAGAAGGCCGAGCCCACCGAAGAAGCCAAGTCGATTCTCGGTTGCTACGAGACGCTGGACAAGTTGCACGGCAATGCGAGCCAGGAACTGCGCTGGAAGATGGAAGACCTTCACGGCTCCATCGGCGAGCGTTGGGGCAAGGATCGCTGGGTCGAGTACGCGAAGTCCACGCTGGCCAACCACGTCAAGGACTCCAAGCTCGTCTCCAACGACGAGCTGGCGCTCAAGGATGAGGCTGTCGTCACCCAGGAAGCCGAGATCACCAAGCTCCAGGGCACGATCACGATCAAGGATCAGTCGATCGCCAAGTTCTTCAACGACTCGAAGCTGAGCATGGCCACCACCATCGTCATGGCCAGTGTCCTGCGCCAGAAGGACGGTTTCACCGGCCTGGATGGAGCCAAGATCCAGGACAAGATCAGCGAGTACGCGAAGCGGCATATCACCAGCCTGCGCGACTCCGTCGCCGACATCCTGAATGAGCTGCAGTGGGCCAAGCCCGTTGTAGCCGCACCGGAGGCAGCGGGCAAGGACCCGGCCACCACGGTAACCGACAACGCGCATGTAAGCGAGTCCGAAGGGTTCCACCCTGAAGCGCAAATTCCGGAACTGAAGGCGCAAGACGCCCAGAAGCTGAACCGGATGCTCTCTTACATCACCGACGAACCTGCACGTACCCGGCTGATTGCGGATGTGCGGTGGGGTCGGACGAAGCTCAGCTAACTCAGCGTTAGCACAAGGAGATTCACCATGGCTTTTGACGTCAATAACCAGTACACCGGCAAGATGTTCGGCAACGACCGGTGGCCCGGTCACACCACCCCCGATCTCGAGGCTTCCGAGCCCATTCGGCCGTGGCTGCCCGTTCCCTACCCGGCGCCCTACCTCCCGGCTCTGCGCCAGGATGCGGGTCATCCCAAGTTGGCTTCCGTTGTCCTCAGCTCGCAGCATCTCGTGGGCCAGGACAAGAGCGGCGCATTGGTTCCCGCGGGCCTGTTCTGCGGCGTCACCCCCGGCGCGTCGAACAAGTATTGCATCCTGCAGTACAGCTCCGGCCTGGCCGATGAGTTCACCGTTGACCCGCGCACCGGCGGACCGGTAACTCCTGGCGACCACGTGTTGCTCGCAGCGCCGTCCGATGCAGCTCCAGGGAACATCACGCTGCCCAACGGCACCGTGGTTGTGATCTCGCAGCCCGACATCGACTTCGCCCATGCCTGTAACCTCTTCCCGGCTGTGCAGTCCGGCACGACCCCCACGGGCGTGGCTGGCGCGCCGGTTGCCTACTCCTTCGGAGTAGCCCGTCCCATCGGCGTCGCAGTGCGCAACGTGCTCCAGTACATCGGCGGCGTGAAGGTGCTCGACACGACTCTGGTCGGCGGCATCCTGTATCGCCTCGAAGGCATGGTTCCCACCGGCTTCCAGGTCAACAACTACATGCACGAGATGGGCACGGCCATCCAGACCCAGTACGTGCTGCGCGTGCCATGGATCGGCGCAACCCCCGGCACTCTGCAGGGCTTTGCGACGACCGACAACATCCGCGGCTATGTCCAGGGTTACGGACGCAGCTTCGCCCACTACACCGGCGCACCCCAGGTCGGCAACGGCGTCACCTTCTCCCAGCAGACCGGCGATTGCGGCAACTACTCCGACTTCGACGCGACCAAGAACACCCCGGTCGATCTCATCGGACGCATCATCGGCGTGCTGAACATGATCCAGAAGGTCGGGTACTCGAACCGCATCAAGACCCTGTGGGATCCGTCCCGCATGGTTGGTCCGACCAACAACCCGAACCCCGCGTCGATCATGATGGGCGGTTCCGCCACCGGCGGTATCCCGTACGACCTGTCTCTGACCACGGACGGCATCTACAAGGCCTCCCTGATCCAGAAGACGGCCGCTCGCCCGGAGTACGGCACCTACGTCCTCGTTCGCGTCAACCTGTAAGCCGACCGAACCAACAGTTTGTTCGTGTGGAGATTGCCCGTGCCGCAGATCGTGATTACCCAGGGTCAGGCGTACCTGAAGGGAAACGGTCTGCGGTGCATGGCTCCCCGCTATGACGACGCCACCTGCAAGTGCAACACGCTGGTGGTGAAGAAGAACTCGGCCGGTGAACTATCCGGGGCCTTCCAATGCCCCGAACGCCGCTGCCGCCAACACATCGAGGTTGAGGTTCGGCCCTAAACCGAACCCCTTCGTGAATCCAGCTCCACAAGAACACCCGCACGGTCCCGCGCGGACCAGCTCGCCCCAGGAGGGTATTTTCACCATGGCAAAGAATAAGCAGACACCGGAAGAGTTCCAGGCCGAGCTGAAGCTTCAGGACCGGTTCGCGACCATTTTCCGCAGCAATGGGTACGATCCCGAGACCGGCGACCCGATGGATATCAAGGACGCTCTGGATGTTCAGAACGCGGCCTTCATGATCCCCCGCGCGCTGACTCAGATCGTGCAGGAAGGCATCGAGCCGATGCTCATCGGCACGAACCTGCTCCAGAAGGTCCAGTACAAGCCTGGAATGACGACCGTATTCCCCGCCATCGAGCCGCTTCGCGCGGACGAAGCCGGCGACGGAATGGATCTGCCGATCTACAACATCAACATCGGTGGAGCACAGTCGTTCGGTGTGACGGTCAAGCGGCACGGTCTGCGTCTCAAGATCGCCAAGCGCTTCGTCGACGAGTCCAGCTACCCCTGGATCAACTTCTGGCTGCGCCTGGCCGGCAACGCTCTCGCCCGCCACAAGGAAGAGTACATCTTCGACTTCATCACGCGCCTCGGCACGGTTGTCTTCGACAACGACGTCAACGCACGTATGACGTCCAACACCGTCGGCCAGCCCATCAAGGGCGTCACCACGGGTCGCGACTACAAGGGCAAGCTGAACGGCTCCATGACGGTCGACGACATCTTCGATATGTACGCGGCTGTTCTCTTGAACGGTTTCGTGCCCGACACGATGCTGGTCCATCCAATGGCGTGGCTCATGTGGGTAAAGGATCCCGTGATCCGCGAGTTCGCGATCCAGGCGGGCGGCGGAAGCTTCTTCGCTCAGTGGACCGGAAACCCGGCTGTCCAGGGCAACAAGTTCTACAACAACGGCGGCCTCGGCCTCGGTACCGGCCAGACCGGCCAGTACACCAACGGTCAGCTGACCGGTGGGGAAGTCTCCAACGCCACGTCCGGCAACTACCAGAACATGAGTTCGGCACCGCAGCTCCCCGGTTACCTCGGCCTGCCCTTCCGCATCCTGGTCTCGCCGTTCGTCAAGTTCGACCCCGAGGATCGCACGACCGACATCCTGATGTTCAACAGCCGCAACCTCGGCGCCTTGATCGTGGCTGAAGAGCCCCATGTCAAGAGCTGGGAAGATGGCCAGTTCAACATCCAGAACATGTCGATCGAAGAGACCTACGGCTTCGGCATCCTCAACGAAGGCCAGGCGATCGCGGTTGCCCGCAACATCAAGGTCCGCCCGAACGAGTTCACCATGCCGGCGCGCACCGTGTTCAACCTGTCGGAGGCGAACAACACCTTCACCGATCTGGCAACGGCAGCGATCTTCGATGCGGCGAACCCGCTCAACGTCAACGCCTAACCTCAACGCAACATCTTCCCGGAGGCGGACGGTCAACACTGATCGTCCGCCTCGTGTGGTTTCGAGGCCCTCCATGTTATCCAGCCTTTGGTAGTCCGCTCCGCCCTTCCACAATCAGGGGTGGAGGCATACTTCATGTCCAATTTGATCGTGATGCCTGGTTCGAAAGAGTTCAACGAGACTCTCGCCACCAAGACATCTCCCGCCAAACGCCGCACCGCCCCGAAGATGCCCGAGGACCTGACTGGCAAGACGCTGATGTTGAACACAGCGGTGATCCAGCAGTTCCAATGCGGTGGCTTCCACCTGGGCTCCCGCCATCCCTTTGCCATCGTGGGCCCGCAGGCCCAGCAGGCGCCGCTGCACATCGCCCTGGCTGCCGGCAACCTCATCGACATGACCGGCAAGGACATGACCAAGGGCTACAAGGGCAAGGGCGGCGAGACTTCCGCGATCGCCGAGGAAGATACCGGCAAGCAGGTCTTCATCGCCACCGACGGCCGCGGCAACCTTTACATCGCCGCGCCCAAGTCGAAGGCGGAAGGCAAGCGCTTTGAGAAGGAGATCCGCAGGACCGGGACCCTCAAGAGCGTGAACTTCGACGAGCATGTCACTGGCTTCGCTGGTGGCATCACCGAGGAAGTCGTCGAGAGCAGCCTGCCCGCCAAGAAGCCCACCAGGAAGCCCACCAAGAAACCGGCGCAGAAGAAGCCAGCCACCAAGCCGAGCAAGACGAAGGCAAAGAAGAATGTCAGCTCCAGTAGTCGTAAGCGTAGACCCGGGAAATAGCGAGACCGACGTCGTTCTGGGTCAGGCCCTCATCGTCACCTTTGACCAGGTGATCGATCCGACCACTCTGAACGACAGCACCTTTTCGCTGACCTACCCCGCATCGATCCAGGTGGTCAATGCGTCGCAGCTCATCTCAGGCAAGCCGGAGTCCTCGACGGTTGCCGTCGACGGCACCTGGTCCCTCGCCACGGTGGCGGGCGCTACCGTCGCCACCTTCCAGCCCACCCGCGGGTTCCAGCAGAACACCCCGTATACCGCGATGCTGTTGGGCGCCGACGCTTCCCTCTCCACTGAGGATCTCAAGAACCTCGCGGGCGAGTCGATGGCGGTCAGCTACCAGTGGACCTTCACGACGGGCGTGCTCGATCTGCTGATCCCACCGTCCACTTCTCCCCTGGTCGACGACAACCGCGCGATCCAGTTGGACCAGATCCGCATCGTTCCCCGCATTCGCCTGAACCAGGATCTCACCCAGGAGTTCGATGTCATCTTCCCAGGTGATATCGATCCGACATCCTTCGACGTCAGCGATATCTATCTGAGCGTCGAGGCCATCCTGGGCAATCCCCTCATCCCCGGGCCGCCGCCGAATCTCGAGTACAGCGCGACGGTCGACGGCAACAAGCTGCGCATCCGGGTCACCGGCTGGCCAGCCTAAGGAGCTTCATGCAACTGACAGAACACTTCGCCGATCGTGAACTTGGAGTTGCCGGCGAGATCGATCCTCGGATCTATGCCAATGCGGTCTTCCTGTGCAAGGAAGTCCTCGAACCCATCCACGCCAAGTTCGGCGCCGTCCGGATCCATGACGGTTACCGCGATCCAGGCCACAACGCCCGGGTAGGCGGCAAGACAGCATCCTTCCATCTCTTCGTCGGCGGCGACGCCGCAGCCGACGTGGATGCGCAGGGCACCACGATCCAGATCCTCTTCGATTGGCTGCGCCTGGAGTCAGACCTGCCCTTCGACAAGGTCATCCTCGAGAAGAACGCAGCCGAAGTCCCCGCCTGCGTTCACATCCAGATCGACCGCCTCAACAAACCCCGCCGCCAGGCCTTCATCGGCCACACCGGCAACTCTCTCCGCTATGACCAGGTAGAGGTTCGCTAAGGAGCTGCCATGTCCTTTCTTCCCAGCATCAAGATCACGTTTCCCGACCTGACCAGTAAGACCGCGACCATCGTGATCCTGCTCGGCCTCGACCTGTTGTTCTTTCACTCGGCCATCTCCGGAGCACACGACACCATCACCACCAACCGGCTCTGGGAGTTGTTCGTCGGATCCAACGCAGGTCTGTTGCTGGCGCTCAATGCAGGCAGCAGCCACATGCCTCCTCCGCCCGCGGTCCCCACAGGAATTCTGTAATGTCGGTTCTTCAAACAGCTTGCTTCCTCCGCAACCGGCGCCGCCGGGCGCGCGTCGCTTCAGTATTCACCTTCAGAAACGCTGTCCTCACTGCGGCCGCTTTCGCGCTGGTGTGTCTTGGACTTGCATTCCTATCGGTGCGCAAGGCCGCGACTGGGATGGTCGTAACGGAGCAAGCGCTGAACACGTTTGCCGCGACGGCGACGCGGGAAGTCACCAACAACGGCGATGAAGCCCACCGGGTTCTGCTCGAGGCTGGTCTGACAGCAACTGAGGCGCGCAAGGCCGCGGTGACCCAGCGCAAGTATTGGGAAACCGAAGTCCCCGTCCTCACCGCCAAGTCGGAGTTGACCCTCGATCGGACCAATGAACTTCTGGCGTCGCTCAAGAAGACGTCGGACGGCTTCAACGGTGATGGCACGGACATCACCAAGGAAGTGCTCAACGTCCTCGGCGATCTGCGGCCCGCGCTGCAGAAGAGCACCGAGACTCTCCAGGCGACCGCCGATACGGCCCGCGCCGCCACCAAGGTGATCGGGGATCCTGCGATTCCCTCAGCTTTGAAGCACGTCGACACTGCGACGGGCCACATTGCTGAAGCGTCCGATCACTTTGCCAAGGCTACTGACCACGTTGAGAAAACTATGGTCGATATCCAGGGCGGCGTGCACACCATCGTCCACCCCACCAAGGTCCAGCAGGTTAAGAACTGGATCACATTCAGCCTCGACGTGGCTCAGAAGTTCACCGAGACCCACTTCTACTGGCCCTTCTAGCTTTGGTACTTCGTTTCTCCCATCCACACTCACATCAAGGAGCACACTCATGACTTTCTCTCTGAAACCGTTCAAGTCCATTGGCCATTTCTTCGCAACCGCGATCAAGGCCCTCGCCCAAAAGGGTCCTGCCGAAATCGACAAGCTCGAAGCGACCAAGACCGTTGTCGAAAAGGTCACAACCGCCGCCTCCGCAGTCCTCGGGATCGGCACTGTTGCTACGAGCATCGAAGATCTGGGCTATGCCCTGCTCGGCGAGTTCGCCAAGGTCCTCACCCTGGGTGATGCGGCTGCTCAGGCCAAGTTGGCTGATGCAGGCGTCGACATCGCTGTGATCAACGAAGTGAAGACCTTCGTGAACCAGTCCCAGGCGCTCAGCTCCGCGCTGCCGGCCCTCATCGCAGGCAAGTAAGCACACGTTCCAACCGGAGGGGCGGCCGCACTGGCCGCCCTTTCTTCCGTGACACTCGGAGACCTCATGCTTTATCCCGGCGACATCCGCACCTTCCTGCTTTCCCTTTCGCATACCGACGGATCCGCCCCTACCGTCACCACTGCCCCGCTGATCACGGTGATTCGTCTCATCGACGGCGTGTCGGTGACGACTGCTCAGGCAATGGTGCTGGTGACCGGAACCTCGCTCGTCTATGCCTATCCCTGGAACACCGCCGGGTTGGCAAATGGTGATTACCTGGCCGTGGTCTCCTACGCCGCTGACGGCGCGACCATCAATGGCAGGTTCCTCGAGAACGTGCGCCTAGGCGATACCCGCGTCACCGGACTGGTTGCGCTGGACTCAACCGTCGCTCACGACGCCACGGTGGCTAAGGACGCAACCGTTGCGCACCTGGCGGACCTGGCGACGATCAATCCCAGCACTTCGGCAGCGGTCCTCGCCATCAAGGCCAAGACCGACACATTGCCCACCAACCCCGCCAGTCAGGACTCTCTCCTGGCTCTGACGCAGCTGATCACCGACGTTCACGACGTCTCGCTGGGCACATGGGTGGTGGATAAAACGCAGAACCCGAAGGTCCTGACCTTCCGCCGCCTGGATGGTTCCGTCCTGGCCAACTTCCAGATTACTGAAGACACCAACTCAGCCACCCGCACTGTCCGCTAATGAGTCAGAGCACAGACCTTACGCGTTACTACACCCGCCCTCAGGTCGACGCAAAGCTTGCTGGCCTAATCGGTGGAACCGGCCCTACCGGACCTACCGGTACGGCCGGCGTTACTGGTGCTGCCAGCACAGTTCCTGGACCAACTGGTCCCACCGGATCTGCCAGCACAGTTCCTGGACCCACCGGAGCAACTGGGGCCAACAGCACGGTAGCAGGTCCTACTGGGCCGACGGGTTTGACCGGATCTACTGGAGCAGCCGGCGCCGCGGCGCCGCTCTCCATCGGATTCATCATCAATATCGGCACTGCTGGAACGAATGTGGGGCCAATGCTGCCCGCCACTCGCGTGGCAGGTTTTACTAAATGTGTCGTCACTGTGAAGTTCTCGGATACGGTTACTGCTCTTTCCTTCCGAATCAAGCAGAACGGAACGAGTGTCTTCACAACTAACCCGACCATAGCAGCTGGCACCTCTTCAGGCACTGTGTCCACATTTACAGCGCTCACCTCGAGTCCACTGACCGTTGCTGCGAACGATCTGTTCACCATCGACATCCTGACTGGCACCGCCAACTGGCAATTCACCGCAGTGATGGAGTAATCCGCAAATGGCAGCATCCCTCAGCTATCTCCTCAATGACAGCTCTACCTTCGCTAACTACTTCGCGTGGGCGAGTTCTTTCGCCACAGCATTTATCGCGGCAGGTTCTTGGGTGCAATCACCCGATACTGGCCAGGTGATGTGGTCCGGGTTGAGCATCACAGCCGTGAGCATGTCCGGCACAACGATGACCTGCACCTATTCTTCTCAGACAGGTCTCGCCCTGGCTGTTGGCCGTGCTTTGACCGTCACCGGATGGACGTCCGGCAACGTCGGCAACAACGGCACCTTCGTCATCACCGGCGGAACTCTTACCGCGGGCAGCGGAACCTTCACTGCGACCAATGCTGCAGGAGTCACCGTGGCTTCGGGAGGTACTGGGGTAGTCACCGCCCAGGCGACCGCTCCTGGCACGAACGTGTACTTCTATGAAATCTGGCAGCCAAACGATGGTCTGACGAACTTCTACCTGAAGATGGAGTACGGGAGCTATTCCTCCGGTACCAATGCACCTACCATAGCGGCCACCATCGGGGGAGCCACAAATGGAGCTGGAATCATTGTTGGTCTTGCCACAGGTCGATTCGTTGGTTCAGTGGTCACGAACACCGCTGCTTCTTCCACCATCCCCTATGAGTGCCGATTCTCAGGCGGAGCTGGGTACTTCGGAGCCATGCTATGGAGAGGCATCAACAATGGTCAGTTGGTGTATGTGGAGCGTTCGGTCAACTCTTCGGGTGCCTACACTAGCTCCCATGTGACTCTGGTAGTCATTGGTGCAGCCGCAGGGACTCAAGCATGTTCGGCCAATCAGCAGACGTACACGCTTGGCGGTCTTGGCCCTGCTCCACAGGTGTGTTCATCTTCGAACACGAACAACATCAACTATATTGGCCTGTCCATCCGCAATGCTAACCCCCGAACCTCTCTTGTGTTCAACAACAGCGTGCCATTCGATACATTGGCCCCCGTTGTTGGCTACTACGACTATCCGCTACTTGGACTCGGGGGTACTAACTACCTCAACGTCACTGAAGGCCAAATCCTAGTGACCCCTGTGTATGGAACGAACCACACCTACATCTGCACTCAGGCGTACCCCTTTTCTTTTGCGTTTGTAGGCGCGGGTTCAAGCAGTGCCGGTCAGTCTCTTGCTATGAGGTACGAATAAATGACCGCTAACCTTGTGTACCTCTTGAACGACGCTTCCACGTTCGCCAACTTCTCCCAGTGGGCATCGCAGATTAGCGTCCAGCTTCAGCTCGCCGGATGGATTCAAAGCAACGACACAGGACAAGTCATGTGGACGGGCTTGACCATCAGTGCTGTGACCTGCACCGGAACCACATCAGTCTATACATACGCCTCGCTCACAGGTCTGCCGCTTGCGAATGGTCGTGCCTTGAACATCACAGGCATGGGCAATTCGGTCAACAACGGAACGTTTGTCATCACGTCGTTCACCGGCACGACCTCGGGCACCTTCACCGTGACCAACTCAGCCAGTGGCACTACGGCTTCCGGTCAGTCGGGTGTGGTCACAGCGAACACCGTTGTTCCTGCCACCAACGCCACGGTTTATGAAATCTGGCAACCCAATGACTCGTTGACCAACTTCTTCCTCAAGATACAGTATGGGAACAGTCAGGCCGCGAATGCCCCGGTTCTAGTTGCTCAACTCAGCACCACCACCAATGGGGCTGGGGTACCCACAGGCTACGTTACCTCCCAATTTGTAGCGTGTGTGGGCGCACCCACCGCCCAGAGTGCCACGGTGCCCTGGGAGTGCCGCTTCTCTGGAGGACCCAGCTACTTCGGGGCTCTGATGTGGAGAGGAGTAAACACCGGTCAGTTGGTGTACATCGAACGCAGCGTGAACTCCAGCGGTGTCTACACCAACACGCACGTCACCTTGGTGGTCATCGGGGACACTAACGGAGGCGGAGTCGTCACGGTTGCTAACCAGCAGACTCTGTACCTACAGAGCGGACTCGGGGCTTGCCCTGTAGTGTGCTCATCCACGAACTCAAACGCTTACGGCGGTTTGACTATCTCTGTGCCTAACCCTACCTCCAGAGGCAACCAAGCCTTCAACGGCACCGTGCCTGTGGACTTCATCTCTCCAGTGGTTGGGCTCCTCGATTACCCCCTTTATGGATTGGCGGGGACGAACTATCTGGCGGTGTCAGAAGGTCAGATTCTAACGGTATCGGTGTACGGCTCTAACCACACCTACTTCGCCACTCAGGCTACACCTTTCTCTCAAGCGTTTCAGGGTTCAAGTGCCGCAGGTAACGCCCTCCTCATGAGGTACGAATAATGCCCCTGATGGCGCCCACGCCCATTGCGATGGCGAATCGTGGTAACACGGTCACCAACAGCAACACCGTTGCGGCTACGACACTCACCATGTCTATCGCCAACAACAGTGTGGGTGTGAACGGGGGCAACTCCGTGGGCGGAAATGTATTGATGGTAGCGGCTATCGCTATCTACACGGCCAGTGTGACGGTCTCCTCCATCACCCCCGGAGCGAACCTCTTCACCGGATGGACATTTCAAGGAGCAAGCACCGAACCCGGCTCAGGCGTCCGCATTGAACTGTGGACGACGCCTTGTGTCCTCGGGGCTGGAACAGCCAACTCGACCATCAACTTCAGTTCAGCCGCTCTGGCCTCTGTGTCCGTGACCAGCTACACGGAACCTTACGACTACCCCTCGTCGCCTCTGGTGAACAGCGGTTTGTACAACAACACCAACGGCATCACCACCGGTGTTCACGTTGAGACCATCTCTCCCGCAGCCTTCACAGCGGGAAACCTGATTATCATGAGTATGCAAGCGACTCCGACCCCCACCAGCGTCACGGACAGTGTAGGTACCACATACACTTTGGTCAACACCGGTTCCTACAATGCCTATGGTGCTAACCTCTACGTCGCCGTGTTCGCCGGTATCGCCGCAGGTTCCTCCGCGTCTCCCACGGTGACGATGCACTTCGGGGCCAGCAGTGGTGTCTATCGCTACTACGTGAGCCAGTGGGCCGGGGTCACCGCAACGGTGGACACAACGAACGCTGTAGGAGTCCCGTCTCTTGGCGGGGCTGCGATGAACACTATCAACGTCACCACGACCAATGCCAATGACCTCATTCACACCGTGCTTGCCATGTATGGTGGGAACCCGACCGTGTTGAGTCAATATCCGGGCAACGGCGTCATTGGTAGTTTTGAAGGCGCCAGAATTGTAAACAGTACGGGAACCTACCCGACCTACTGGACAAACAACAACTCAAGTATGGCGGTCACCACCGCGTTCAAGGTATCTCCGACGTACACTCCGACCGCCGCGCCAACACCGCGTGTCGTAACGGCTCACAGTGCTGCAAGCACTGGTTTTTATGCTGAACTGGACAACACCCCCCAGTACGGGGGAAACATGATGGTCACCGCGTATGCGGTGGCTACCAACTCAGGAGATACATTCGCGGGTGCGGTTGGTACGCTTCGAACTTCGGTGACACCTACGGTGACATCCGCTGCTGCTGTCCTCATGGAGAATGGGCCAACTAGCACCATCGCCAGTATGCGTACTCAGTTGAGGATGTCGTCCCAACGGGCATGGGCTGCTATCAGCTTTGAACTGGTGGCCGCTAACGGCACCTACACGCTGAATGCCAACCCGCTCGTTCAGTCCAACCACATAGGTCAATCTGAAACGGCCAAGTACCAAGTGAAGTCCACCGACATAATCGAGAAGTACATGGTTCCGTCTCAGAATGGAAGTAGCTCCGGACTCTATCTGTTTGCTCAGGCTCTCGCCAGCGCTACCCTTGGCATTGCGTACTCAGAAACGATCTTTGCTACCGGAGGTTCCAGCCCCTATGCACTCACGGTTCTGTCCGGGACTCTGCCTCCTGGTCTGTCCTTGAACTCAGGCACTGGTGTGATTTCCGGTACACCTACAACGGCAGGTACGTACGGTTTCACGCTCAAGGCAATTGACTCGCTGCGCAACACTACGACTTGCACGTTCCAGATCCTGACGATTGCATCGACCAACAGCGGATTCGTGAACTAAGCCACTTGGATCTTGGTCTTGAGGACCGCGATCCAAGGCTGCATCCATCCCGTATCGCGCGAGTTCCGTTCGATCGCGGCCAGCGTCCTGTCCGCGAGTCCGATCCTTCCGGTTTGAATCGCAGCAAAGGCAAACTCGTACGGCATTAGGTGCTGGTAGATGGTGGCATCGATGAACAACCGATCTTCCTTCGGATAGGGGAAGTCGTGGCCCCAGACCGAAGCATAGAAGAATGCCATCCGCGGCTCATCGATCGCCCGGTAATGCTGGACGATTTCATAGATCGGCTCAATGCGCGTCGGCCGATATTGGTAAGCCTTGAGGAATAGGGGCAGCACGGTCGCCTCCCAATCCTCTCCCAGGCGCATGGCCATCCGGCCCTTCTGATACATGGCGTACCAGCGTTCCTCGTCGAAGCCTTCAAGCAGCACGCGTCGCCCATACCAGTATTCGGCGGGCCCATAGTGGCCGAAGTCCTTGTAGGACTGGGCCAGATAGAAGAGGCTCCGCGGATTGGTCGGATCTTCGATCACAGCCTTGGTCAACAGGCAGATGTCGCGTTCGAACTTGTCCGTACGCATTGCTCCATCCGCCAGGTGAGTCAGGCTGATGTCGTGGATCTGCTCAAAGCGCAGCGCCGTCGGCGACGTGATGTATTCGTGGGTGACCCCGACATAGTTCCACTCGTGGCGCGACGACACCAGCATGGTCTGGGTGTAGTCGAGCGACCCTTCGTAGCGCAACTCATACGCATCCGCGGTCAGCTTTTCCTTGAATGGAGCCCGAACATTCAACACCATGTCCGCATCCATGATCAGCATGTAATCAGTCTTCGCCCGAGCGAGCCGTACGAGTTGCGTGCGATTGGCCCCGAAATTCACCCATGGGACTTCAATCAGATCCCCCGGCAGGCTCCCCAGTACGTCGAGCACGATCGCCTGGGTGCCATCTGTCGACCCTGTGTCGCAAACGATCCAGGAATCGATCCATGGCTTCGCGGACTCTAGGGCGCGCCGAACGACTGCGCTCTCATTCTTCACCATCATGGCCAGGCAAACAGTTGGTTTCATATCGCCATCATTCCATTGGCGAAAGTAGGTACCAAAGACTAGACCCGCCGTCTTCCTATACTAGATAGCTCCAGGAGCCTTTTATTGCGGCTCTACTCCGACAACAGGATGTCCAACCATGAGTCTTTCGTCCTCAGATGAGAAGGAAATGCTTCTCAAAGTACGAGACATCCATGCCGTATTCATCGGCATCGAGGGTCAACCAGGGCGCTTTGCCACCCTTTCCAACACCGTAGAAGGACACGGCCGCCAGCTCGGCAGGCTTCAGAAGTTCCAGTGGGCGTTGACCGGTATGGGCGTCGTCATTGGCTATCTCTTCTATCATCTGGCCGGAGTTCTCGGCGCGGTTGACGCGCTGAAGAAGATCTCCTTCGTTCACACCGTCTTCCTTTCCAGGACCTAAATGGCGACTGTTGGCCAATCCCGGTTGATTCAGTTCTGGATCGCCGATGTTGCCAGTGTTCCGATCACCACCTGCACGCTGTCCAGTTTCGCCATCTCCTTTACGCGGGATGGCGCAGCCTGTGCTGATGGTCTGAGCCTTGTAAACAATGGTGCCGGCAGTTACTGCCTGCAGTACACCCCAACGGCCGCCGGTCGCGATGCGGTGACGATCGATGATACTGTCAACGATCTCTACTACTGCGACATCGAGCCCATTGTGTTGGTTGGGTCAGATGGTCTGGACCTCGTGACCGTGACCCAGGACTACGGCGGAGTGGGCGCGCTCCTGCCAAGCGCTCCGCAGCTTGCGACGTTTACCCTCTACGCCTACTTCTATTCCGACTGGTCGGTGGGCAACAACGACCCGTCCTACGCCCTGGCTTCTTATCAACTCGATAGTTCCGGTGCCTGGAGCCTGACGCTTGTTCCCGGCACCTACACTCTGGTGCTCACGAACAACATCGGAACCACGATCGTCTTTCAGCCAAGTCTGGTGGTCGCCTAAGTCATGCAGAGCAATCTCGTATTCCACATCGCGATCCCGCGCGGGCTCAAACTGAAGAACGGCGCGACACTGATGAAGGACGTCACCTTCGACCTCATCAGTCAGCTCACTCCGTTTTACTCGAGTGTGGACCTGGTGCGCCTGGGCGGCGGACCTGCGATCGCCAAGCTCTCCGACATCACCCTGGCTTGCCAGATCTTCCAGGCCAGTCTGAAAGCAGACCTGATCTCACCCAACCATCATCCCTGGTTCGGGCCGCAGTTCAAACGTTTCCTTGGCGCCCGGATGCAGTGGACCACAGCAGTCGCCACCCGCGACCTGATGCTGAACATCGTTTCCCTGCTGGGCCCGAGCGCGCACGTGTTGGCCAACTTCTCCGCCGATCGCAAGACCGACCTCAAACAGCCCCTGTCCCAGATCGCCGGCGACATCAAGAGCTACGAGGTTGCGGTCCGCAGCGGCGGCCGTACAGTTCCGGGCGGCCGGCCCACCTTCCACTTTGCTGCCAAGGGAGTCATGGACTGGGGCGAACGCACCCCCGGGCGATCCTGGAGCGGGAACGGTATGGGTGCAAACGCCACCTCGATTGATCCCGGGTCCGCCACCGGCGGCCGCGGCAAGCCGGTCAAGTTCTTCGCATCCCCCATCTGCTCGCCGCCCTTCTCCGCGATGCGGTCTGGCATCTACCAGCCGGGCTATCCTCTGGCTCCAACGTCGATGTCCTCGTCGGGGTACTACTAAGCATGGATTTCTACGGCAACATGAGCATGGTCCCGGACATCCGGGAAGAGCTGCACGCAGTCATTCACGGCCGGGCGGATGTTACACCCCAGGGCCGCGGAGTTGTCCTGCGCCGGCTCAGCAATACACCGTGCGCCTGCTGGGACCCGGTCACAGGCGGCAGCAAGCGCCCCAACTGCCCGTACTGCAAGGGTGAGGGTTGGCAGTTCATCGAGACCCAGGAAACGATGGCGATCTACCGCGGCGTCGCCCCGGTCTATAAGCCGGGTGTGCTGGCCACCGGCCAGTATCCCCAGGCGGGTATGGGCTATACCGATACCAACCGCGCAACCGCCTACGTCGAGTTCTTCCGCACAGACGGCAGCGAGGTCTATCCGAACTACGAACGCTACACGCTGCAGGAGGCCAAGGCCTACGACAAGCTCTACGAGCTGAAGGTCGACCACGAAGGCGAGCTGGTCATCGATCTCACCGGACACTTCGTCCGGACGGTCAAATGGAAGGTCCTGTCGGTGGTTCCCACGCACGGAGATCACGGTCGAATCGAGTTCTTCGAGCTTGGCCTCGAGAAGGAGAACGCCTAAATGCGCGTGATCAAGTGGTGAATCACCGGTAGAGGTGTGTCTTCCTATACTAGACAGAGGTGGCCGGGTAAACCTCCCGCGAGAGGACCGCACATGTCTGCAATCGTGCACCCCTCGATGATCCCTCCGCCACTGCGTTCCAGCAAGCCTGCTGTGGACATCAATGGTTTCTTCCAGATCGTCGGGCAGGCGCTGACCAATTACGTCACCACCGAGGGACTTCCCCAGGGAGTCACTCCCTTCTACGTTGAGGATTTCCCTAAGGAGCGCCTCTCCCAGCCGGATACCCCGTTCGACGGATTCACCTTCCACGTCGTGGATGGTGAGATGGCAACCACTTCGAACCTGGGCAACGCCCCACGCCAACCCGCTCTGCGCGAGACGCGCGTGATGAACGAGCTGACCGGTTACAACGAGGTCACGCTGGGCTGGTGGGAGAACTACACGGTCATCTTTGAGACCTGGTCGAAGTCCAATGGGACCGCCAACGATTTGTGCATGTGGTTTCACCGTTTCCTGATTCGGTATGCCTATTTCTACAAGGTCTTCGAAGCCTACGGGGTCAAGCAACTCCGATTCCTGAAGCGGCTCGAAGACACCGTGGAACTCAAGGAAAACCAGGAGTTGTACAAGCGTCAGTACGCCTACACCTTCCGGCTTGAATATCTCGACACCTTTGTCGAACGCCAACTCACCGACCTGACGGTCAATGTAAGCATCGGGCGGAACATTCAGACGATCGAAGTTCCTGCCACCTAAGCCCCGCACCTGTAGCGAACAGACTGTCAGTTCGCCCGATCCACGAGGAGAAATCGAATGTACAACAATCTGCCTGGGATTCTGGTCAACACCGTTGATGGCGGCCTCGCCGTTCAGCGGCAGCCGGTGGCCGACTCCACTCTTGTCATCAGCACGTCCGGCCAGGGCGTCGCCAACCAGCCTTACCAGGTTGTCGATCGCACCAAAGCGGCTCTCGAATTCGGACTGCAGGGCAACCTGATCCGGGGCATGGAAGAGGCTGCATCGAATTCCGACAACCTGATCCTGTTCCGCATGGGTACCGCTCCGATGACCCTCACTGGCATCGGCGCAGATTCCACCCCGGGCGCTTTGACTGCAGGCTTCGGTTTGGAGTTCGGCCAGGTTCAGGCCACCGCCGCGACCGACTACAAGGTCTGGTACAAGGCCGGTGTGCTCGCCGTTTACTTCGGCGAGGCTCTGATCTATTCCAACGACCCGCTGCAGACGACCGACAACGGCGACCTCACCATCGACGGCTTGATCGCCGGCAATGCAGGTCTGCAGATCGGTACCGGAGCCAGCGCGACCCTCGCCAATGCCATCACGGTTCAGGCCGCAGCGGCTCTGGCAGGCGTAGCCCATCAGGCGGCTCCGACGCTGACCGCGTGCGTAACCGGCCTCGGCCTCACCGGCCGCCAGCAGTTCGTCGCCTTGCTCAAGGCGCTCGACTTGCTCCAGGGCTTCCAGGTCAAACAGATTGTGGTTCCGGAGGCGCTCTTCAATGCGCCGAACGTGGCCTTCTATGTCGCAGGCGACGCTACCACGTCCCTCAACAACCCGGTCACCAACCCGAGTGCGCTCGACTGGCTCAAAACCTCAGCCGATGCGTATGGCAACCTCACGTTCCAGTGGGCGTCCGAGACAACGGACTCGAACGGAACAGCGGTTGCTGCCTTCGCCGGTGTGACCCTTGCGTCGCGCAAGGCCGCGGGCTTCTCCGAAGTCAACTGGGGCTACACCCTCGCCAACTTCTGCGCGTCGGTGAGCATGCTCGGCAACGAGTGCATTGGCTTCATCGGCACGACTGGCCCTGCTTCCTACAAGCTGGTCGATGTGCGCAAGTGGGTGGGTTACCTGCCCAAGTACGACGCCAACGGAGTTGTGACCACGGCCGGTGCAGGCCTGCTCGGCATCGCCTACACGGCGGGCACGGACACCGCGCATCTGAATCCCCTGTGTGTCGACTTTGCTTCCGGTTCGCGCAAGCCTGGCTTCTTCCAGACGGCGAGCGGACAGTACGATGATGCCGCGGAACAGGACATCAACCAGAATCCGATCGACATCGGCGCCTACCTGCATGTGGTTGCAGACCAGGCCATTCTTTCGAATGGCTTTGCCACCAACTATGTCAGCAACATCGCGACGTTCGTTGCCGGTATCTGCGGCATGCTCGACGAGAAGCGCGCACTGACCAACCTGTCGGTCTCCGGCATTCAGCAGCTGCCGGGCCTGACCTACACACCCGGCCAGCTCGATGCGCTCACCCAGGTCAACATCAACGTGCTCAAGACCAAGACCACCGGTCCGGCGCTGTTGCATGACAAGACCTGCGCCACCGATGCCAGCGACTACACCCAGGTGCTGCGCGTCCGCATCAAGGGCCTGGTGGTTGCCACCATGCTTGCGATCGGCGACCCCTTCGTGGGAGCCAGCTCGCTCGACGGTCTCCAGCTCACCTCGCTGAAGACGGCGTTGGACACCGGACTCTCCGAACTGTCCAAGCGTGGCTACATCAACAGCCCCAGCGTGGTCATCAAGACCACAGCGGCTGAACAGCGCATCGGTCACGCCGACCTGTTCCTGAAGTTCCACCCGGCCGACCAGATGGTGCAGCTCAACGCCTATGTGGGCCTGACCCGCTAAGTAGTCCCTCCCTCCGCCGGCAAACCTGCCGCGGCTCAGCTCCCGTGAGGTCGCCCGATCTCCGGGAGCTGCGAATCCCTTCTGACTTCATCCTTCCAAGGAGTTCTCCATGTCCAGTGCTCTCGGCGGTGTACTCGCCAGCGAAATCAGCCGTTCCTACAATTCGTTCGCAGGTTCGGACATCAAGGCGGTAATTGGCCAGTTCCAGTTCGCCGAGCTGCAGGCGATCAGCTACTCCATCACCCGCGAGAAGGCCCCGGTCTACACCCTGGGCAGCGCCGATGTGCGCGCCTACTCGCGCAACAAGCGCGGCATTGCCGGCTCCCTCATCTGGATCAACTTCGATCGCCACGCTCTGTTGAATCTCATTCAGCAGGCCGCCGGCACCTTCGTCGCCGATGCAGACGAGATTCGCCCGCAGTACACCGACGTGTCCAACGGCTCCGCGGTCTTCCAGTCCTCGGTCATTCGTGACATGGGCCCCTCGATCAGTTCCACGATCAATGCTCTCGATCAGCAGACCATCAACACGGTCGGCGCGACCAATGAGCTGGCGACCCCGTGGTATTCGGATCAGATTCTGCCGTTCGATGTAACGCTCGCTGGCGCAAATGAGTACGGCGCCATGTGTGCGGCCAAGATCTTCGGCCTCGAAATCCTCAACGAGGGTTCCGGGATCTCGATCGACGATGCGGTTACCGAGATGCAGGCGACCTTCGTTGCCCGTGTGGTCGAACCGATGGCCGCCGTGTCCAGTCCGTTCCAGCCGTCCACCGGCATTGGCGGTTCGGCTCTGACGCGCGCGTAATCGTTTCTCCTCAATCTCCATACGGGCAGTTTCAGCCTTTGGCTCTTTGTTCCTTTCTGCCATGCTGAAGCTGCCCGTTTCTTTATTCCATGTCCATCTCCTTCCCTACCGTATCTCCCGACCAATGCCTGCTTACCTGTGGACTTGAGACGACTTCGTCTCAGGTCACTTCGTTCGTGGCGATGGGTCTGCCTGCGGACGCCGGTCCTACTCCGGCAGCCAGTGCGCCGGTGCTCGCCCCGCCAACAGCGCAGGACGCCGCGGCGCTCGCGGCTTACACCCCGTCGAAGACCAATACCCTCGACGGAAAGGGAACGGTTGTAACGCCGCAGTGGAACCCCGGCGCCGCCGGCGCCTTCGACTATCCCACCGATGCGATCAATCACACTCCGAACCCAGGGCTGACCACGTCAGGGTCGAACTACGATGACATGACCTACACCGGGTCCGACCTGAAGGTCATGCTCGAGGTTGCAGGCAGCGGAAGCACTCCGGGATCGGTACGGCTGTCCAAGCGCCTGGCGGAGTTGACCACAATCACCGTCTCGGTCCATCGGGTCAAGTCCCCGGTACCTGCCTGCGGGTACATCAACACCAAGGGCTGGGCGCGCGGGCGGCGCACGATCGCCGGCACCATGGTCTTCACCAAGTTCCTGCAGGATGTGCTGGCCGAGTTTCTCACCTCCGCCGCCTTCACCTCCGATCTCTCCAAGGATTCCCAGTACGTCAAGGTCGATCAGCTCCCGCCCTTCAATCTGACCTTCCTGTTCTCGAACGAGTACGGTCACCAGAGTTACCAGCGCCTGATCGGTGTTGAGTTCGTCACTTCGGGTGACGTCTACTCCATCCAGGACATGCTGAGCGAACAGACGGTCTCCTACGTCTGTGCCGACTTCACTCCTCTCCTCCCCATCTCCCAAAACAGTCAGCATGTAGCGGCAGCGTCCAACCCGATCACCGCTGCTCAGCGGACCGTGGCGGACGTGCTCAACGCCGCCGCAACACGGCAGGTCTAGCCATGGCCATTGCAACGATCCGATTCAAAGTCGTCAATCACGGCAACTTCCTTCCCGTTCAGGGAGCAACCGTGTCCAGTGGCGGCGCGTCCGCATCCACGGCGAGCGACGGCACGACAACCCTGAAGGTGACCATCGGCTTGACCAACCAGTTCACGGTGGCGGCCCCTACCTATCTGACCAAGTCCGACTGGATCACCTTTTCCGAGACCGACGTCAACACCCTCTATCTGGACCGCGATCCGAAGTATTTCGCCAACTGGACCAAGCTGGTTGACTCGAAGACCAACCAGCCGATCGCCGGGGCGACGATCTACATCAACTCCAGCCGGGCCGGCACCTCGGATTCGACCGGCGCCGTGTGGGTCACCGGGCCTGTCGGCGCGGTATCCGTGCGCGTAACCGGCACCGGCTACGATTCCACCTTTCCTCAGACTGCGACCGGCCCCCAGGGATTCCCCGCACAACTCAGTGTGACGGCGACGCCGCCGTCGCCTCAGCACCTGACTCTGACGGCGGGCGCGGCTACTGCCGCAACCGCAGGCTGTACCCTGTTCTTCGCCACGGCAGCTGCCGGCGGCCCCGCTGCAGAACAGTTGACCTGCGCCAACGGGCAGGCCACGACAGCCAACACGTATCTCCCAGGTCAATACCTCGTCACTGCTTCCCAGACGGGTTATACCAGTTCGGACACGCCTCTCACCGTCACCGCGGGCGTCACCCAGTACGCGGTCCAGCCTCCAATCCTGGATGCGGCAGCTTCGAATGTAAAGGCAGGCGACGCTCAGAAGGTCCCCGCGAACGGAGGATCCGTCTCCGCCGGGCCGACAACCGCGTCAAGCGGGATTGCGACTCTGACCTCGACCCCTCCGGACTACGAGTGGATCTACCCGAACTCCCAGGATGGGAAGTATTTCACCGCCACCCAGGCGCGCATCTACGTGGGCAACCTCTTTATGGACGAGCTGGTGCAGATCCAGTTCACCTACCAGGGCAACCGGATCCCCATCTACGGCTACAGTTCTGAACTGGCCGACGGCTTTGGAACCGGCAGGCGTTTGGTACAAGGCCAGCTCGCGCTTAACTTTGTCACTGAAGGCTACCTGTACACCGTCTTGAAAGAGTTCGCCAAGATGGCAAGCAACCGACCCGCGTCGGTGCAGGATGCCAACATCGCCGATCTGACAACCACCGTCCAGCAGTACCAGACCCTGGCTGCACAGAAGGACGATCAGACCGACCAGCTGCAGGCACTTTCCATCAAGATCCAGTCGCTGGCCGATTCACTTGGGCCCAGCGGACTCGATCTTTACACTGCGGGCCGGACCGTCTCGACGCAGAGTAAGTCGCCCCTCGCACTGTCCATCCCGTTCGACATCCGGTTTGAATTGACCGGCGCTGGTCGTACGGTAACGAAGATCATCCGGAATTGTCTGCTGACCGCGAACGATCAGGTCTATGACCAATCCGGCTCAACCTTGCTTGACGCCTATGGCTTCGTTGCACGAAGCCTGGACTAACAGGAGTTTCTATGGCAGAACAGACCGCAGACCAGACCGCAGACCAGGGAGCCCCGATCACCCCTTTCGAGTTCCTCCAGGGTTTCGCCGGCGCGCCCAACCAAGCCGACATTGACAGTCTGAAGGCGCAAGCCCCAGGGGGACGCATCCGCCTCTTCCATTCCACCGACGCCAAGCGCGTGTACCTGATGCGCGGGATCTCCGCGATCGAACTGGTGCAGGTGCAGAACCTCATCCCCGCAGGCATCCACCCGGACAAACTGTCCGGAGTGATGCAGACCACGGTTGCCATCAAATGTTGCGCGTGGACCAGCGAAACCGCCGACCACAAGCTCAGCGATCTGGCATTGCAGGCCGCCGGCGCGGGTCTCACCGGGACGCTTCACGAGATCGTCTGCCAGCTCTCCGACTACATGGATCCGGCGACCATCGACCGCTGCAGCGCGGACCTGTAAGAGGAGGTCCTTGTGCAGGTATTTAGCGCTCAGTGGGCAAGCGGCCGCTACGCCAAGTGGCGGTCGCTGACCTGGGCAGAGTTCCGGCGGTTCGAAGATCGACTCCGTTACGAAAGCCCGATGCAGGTGTACGTCGACCTGTACCGGGCTGTCGTGATTCAGGGTCCTCCCTTGGAAGGCGATCCCATCTTCCAGGCCCCCGCGGGTCTGGTCGAGTTCGTCGCCCATTCGATGCTGGACTCCAATCCGTTCGGCGGCGAGTACACCTCCGTCAAGAACGCGATGGAGCAGAAGCGCACCGAGCTGAAGCAGAACTTCCTCTCCGCCAGCAAAGCCATCATCGCCGGGATCTTCCGCTACACCTTCGAGGAGATCGAGCAGTGGGATGCCGAGATGTTCTTTGAGCGCCTGGCTGCCGCCGAGTTTGTCTCCGGCCGCAAGGTAGAACCCGGCAATCCCAATCGCAAGGGCCGCCGCGGCCCCCAGAAGAAAGACTTGACCGCAGCACAGGAGCAAGTTGTCCAGCGTGTCGCGCAACGCGATCCGCGCATGCCGATGCCGGCCGAGGAATCCAGCTACGACCCCACCGCAAACTCAGAGGACGATCAGCCTCGTATGACCAAGCGACCCCTGACCCCTGCACAGGAGCAAGTCGCCGATCGGGTCCGCAAACAACGCATGGGAAGGTAGTCCGTGCCCAATCCATTCATCGTATTCGATCTCGAGGCCAGCTCCTTCAACACGGGGCTGGCCAATTCGTTTCTGAATGGAGACGGCCGCGGCGCTGACTTGATTCAGGAGTTCGTCCGCACTAGTTCCGACCCTTCCCGTCTGCAACAGCATCCCCTCTTCCAAGCTCACCAGCGTTCCCAGATTCTGCAGGTCTACGCAACCGGCGGCGCCTTTCAAGGCGGCGACGAAGGATGGGTACGTCCGTTCGACGAGATGCGCCGGTTCAACCGGCCGATCGGGAATTCACTCTACGATGAGAGCGACTTTGCCCTCCGTCATTCCCTGCTCTCGAAGGCACAGGGAGGCCGCAACTATGAAGCCCAGCGCGTCGAGCAACTGTACCAGGGAATCTCGGACTCGATCCGGTCCCATGGCAAGGCAGTCCTCGGTGGGCACAACATCGGGTCTTATGACTTGTGGAGGCTCGAGTACGCCACCTATCAGCACGACTCCCTGCGGAATCGCCGCGGGTGGCTGGCGGACCAGGTGCGCACGGGCCGTCTCATGTTGCGGGACAGCGACGCCGAACTGCTCGGAGCTGCCTCGGCGTTTGCCCGCCAGGATGCAGACTTTGCCGCCCATCACTTGAAGGGTGCGACCGACGTGGCTTCGGCCAAGTGGGTCTCCGGTCACAACCTGACCAACATCACCGAGGCAATGGGCTATCGCAACACCAATGCCCACAATGCCCTGGATGACACCCTCGGGAATGTGGCGTTCTTCGGGGACATCGATTCGGGGAAGGCCTTCACGCCGGAATCACTGCGTTCGATCTTCCCCCGCCAGGCTGCCGCTGCCACGCGCGAAGCCGCGCCGCTCCGGGCTACCGTGGCTGAAGCTGCAACGGAAGCGCGTTCTCTCTTCACCGGCGGAGAGAAGAAGTTCCTCATCGGCGCCGCCGTCGCCGCCGCCGCCGCCGCCGTAGGCTCTCTGATTGCGCACTCTACCCGCCGCGATCGCCAGACCCAAATCACAGGTCTTGGCGAGACCGGCATGGGCGCGCAGGGCCGCCACAGACTCACGGACTTCGGCTCTGGCTACCAGGGCCTCTCCACCTCCCCCAATCCCTTCCAGCTCGAGTCTGAGGCCGCCTACAACCCCCTGGTGCGCGCACTGGGTGTAGGCGTCACCGGCTCTGCGCTCTACGGCGCCCATCGCTACATGCTGGCGACGAGCCCGAACTATGCCAAGCGCCTCCACGGTGCTGCGCTCAAGTTCGAGCAGTATTCCCCCATGCACCTGGGGCGCACCTTCGCTGCCAGCGAACGGTTCTCGTCCTACCTGCCCAGCAAGCTGGTATTCACCCGCGGGATGCTGACCAATGACGACGGCACCCTCAATGAGGTGGGCCAGACCTTCGATCGTCAGTTCTCAGCAGCCGGACACAAGTTTGATTTCCTGAATGAGGTCACCGAAGACAATCCCCTGGTCTTCGAAGGCCGCCGCCGGGCGGGCTCCGGATCCCTGCAACTCCAGGGGCGCGGCATCGACATCGAGACCCGGTTCGTCCCCTCCGAGGGACGTCTGGCGGGAACCGCCGCGCGGCTTGACCAGGCGTTGGTCAACCATCCGATTCGCAGGTCGCAGGCTCAGAGTTCAGTCAAGCAGGCCTGGGGTGATTTCCAGGCAGTCCGCCGATCCCAGCGAATCTCGAATGCATCTCCCTGGTCTGAAGTCGCTAGTGCTGAAAAGCTGTATCGGCCTTTCTATACCCAGGGGCATGTCGCCGATCCTGCCGACGAGCTGTTCTCCCAGGCCCGCAATGCATGGACCCGTCTTCGGGTAGAGGGGCTCGAGGCGACCGAGCGTACCCAGAGACTCTTCGCGGAAGCAGGGTTCGGACTGAAGGCAGGTACCTGGAACAAAGCAGCTCATCTCCCCTTTGTCGGGGAAGGCGGCATGCTCAACCAGATGCTCACCAAGCGCGTCGCGCCTCTGGTGCTTGCAGCCACTGCGCTGGGCTGGCTGGACTATAAGCTGGGGCATCCAAGCAACAAGATCGTCGATCTTGGCCTGAAGGCCAATGTCCTGCGCGCCGACCTGACCGATATGGTCCCCGGCGCCCGCGGCGTCACTGACTTCTACGACAAGGTCACCCCGGGATCGCAGTACGGCCCGTTGGCGTTGCCCCTGGCCGGCGCTTTCTTTGGAGGTGTCTACCACTACGGCAAACTCCTCGGCGGCAAGTACGCCGATGAGGCAGCCAGGACCCTCGGGGCTCGTATCCTCCCTGAGATGAAGGGCCTGCGCAACTTCACCGCTAAGGGTGGCAAGTTGGTTTCCGTCGAAGGAGCTTCCGCTATCTGGAAGTCTCTCGGCGCGCCGGGCAAGGGCGCTGCCATCGGCCTGGCTGCCATGGCTCTGTTCGTGCCCGGCATGCTTGGGTCCCGTAAGAGCGGCGCCGATCTGCGCGACATCTACTCCGGCAGCGAACCGATTCCAATCAGGTCCGGCCGCTGGTGGGAAGTCGGCTCAACACCCTACGAAGGCGGACGCATCAAGGAGTGGCGTCCCCACTGGAGCGTGCTGCGCAAGAGTCATGCAGAAGACATCTCGCTCTACGGATCCGAGAAGGATAAGTGGAAGCACAATCCCATCCTGCATCCGCTGAAGTATGCCCGCGATCCCTACTGGCTTGAGAAGCAGCATTACTACGATCGACCGTACCCGGTTGCGTCCCCGGCGTTCTCCAATGTTCCCTTGATCGGCCCGCTGCTCGCCGCGACCGTCGGCAAGTTGGTCAAACCGCCTGTGCGCATGCATGAAGAGAACTGGAATGGAGAGGATTACACCCTCTACTCAACCCGTCTGGAACCGAAGGGCCCAGGCGCGGTCGCGCCGCCCCGTCCGGAAGACGAGTTCACCCTCAGACATGCCCTCAAGCAGGAAGTAGGTATCCTGGCCGAGTACACCGGACTCTACGGATTCATCGCCAGCAGCGCCTACCAGGCCATCTTCCCAGGTGTGAACCAGGGCAAGGACGTCTACTTCCAGGGCTCCCGTCAGATGGACAATTTCTCCCGCCGCTACTACGAGCGGGAGCTGGGCGCCGGCATCGCGCCGTCTCCCTCGATGAAGGAACACTTCGGATACACCGAGCCCTTCCGCCGATTTGTCCAGCGGGAAGACTTCTCTCCCCAGGCCAACCCACTGCGCAACCAGATGCCTGGCTGGCTGCCCGGAGCCGACTACCTCACCAACTTCCAAATCGGCGATCCCTTCACCAAGGTCGACGAGGGCTATGCCCGCCTGCCTGGCGCCGGCTACGAGGCCCTGCATCCAGAGTTGAAGGGACTCAAGCCCGAAGACTACCCCGACATCAACAAGCTGGCCATCCTGGGTGACGTAGCCCCGTACTCGCGCGAGTACAACATCTTCCGTTCGAAGGTAGGCGCCGACTCCGCCGACAACACCGAGCTGCGCATCGAGTACGAGAAGATCCTCGACCGCGTCCGGCAGACCAGGGAGTCCGTCATCCGGATGGACGCTCGTCGCTTCACCGAGCCTGTCGCTGAGCTTGAAGGCACCGTCGAAACGGCGACGCCCGGCGGAGTCACCCTCAAGGAACACCCCGGACAACTCTTCCAGTTCTCGTCCGTGAGCATGAGTGCCGCCAGCATGTCGGCGAGCATTCTCGGCGAGCACAACAATCTGACCCGCGCGGAAGTTGCCGGACAGGTTGACGAGCGCCATCAGAAACTGCAGGACTACCTGGCTGGGATGGTTGGATCCAAAGCCCACCTGACAGTCCCCGATGGAACACTCGGCCGGGCGGAGCGCGCACGAGCCGTCATCGAAGTCGATGGCAAGAACCTCAACCGGGAACTGATCGACCAGGGTTACGGCCAGTATCAAGAACGCCTGGGCGGAGCTGAAGCGCAGGAGATGTTCGGCGCCGCCGGCAAGACCATGGGCTCGATCGCTGAGGCCCTCGCCTTCCAGGGCGACTCCGGCCGGCTCAACCCGATGCGCTACATCCCCACACCAGGCCACACCAAGGCCTGGCAGGAGCGCACGCCACTCGCCCAGTACATGACCAACGAGGTTGTTGGCACCCGCATGCGGCGGTGGGAACGGCCCATCCATGACTTCCTCATGCCTTACGCACGAGGCGCCTGGCAGCGGATGAGCGGTAAAGCTCTCATTCCTGAGGATGTACAGGTTCGGCGGGATCTGAACACCCTGGGCGACACCATGCAATATCTCCGCGGACTCAATGCGGAGACCTCGGGGACCTATACTAATAAGAAGCAGAGGACTTCTGTCGGGGCCAACCTGTTTGCCGCGTCGACGTTTGTAGCTTCTACCCTTCCCGCCCGCGAATCCCATTACTTCCGCCAGTTCCTCAACGAGACGGATCCCGAGAAGCGGGCCTCGATTCTCGAAGTGGCTTCGACCGAGATGCAGCGCGCCCTTTCCGCGCAGTGGGTCGCTCAGGAAGCTCGCATTCAGGTAGCCAACGGCGAAGACCCTGGCCCGATCGGCGAAGGCGGCCGGCTCTACACCCAGGCCAACGTCGAGGACTACAAGAAAACCGACACCAGTCTGGACTACGGCAATTGGTTGCGATCCAAGGAGATCGCCGACTTCTTCTCCCGCACCGGGTTTGCTCTTCCCGAACAAGGATCAGCTGCATACGACGAAGCTTTGGATTATGAGGACGTCAAGCTGAAACTGATTCAACAGGAAGGGTACGACTCCCATGACTTCAACATCTTCGATGACCGGGCAGCCATGCTGTGGCGCAAGCCGTATGTGGATGGCGCTGTCCGCGAACTCACCAGTGGTGACGATCGTTCCCCAGAACAGTTGCGGCGGGCGGTCGAACAGCTGATGACAGCCTCACACGACGCAAGATCGGATGTTCGAACTGCGGTACACGCAAGCCACACGAATCGCGCGAGCATTCGAGTGGATGTATCTGTCGACGAGAGCGACGCACTGGTGAGAGACATTCGCCGCAACCCCGACAAGTATGCGCAGGAGACGTAATGCAACCGCACAGCATCACCCTTGACCCCGAGCTGCACAGCGTTGATATCCGCGAGATTGAACGTCGCCTGAAAGAAAGGGTGGCTGGTCAAGATCCGGCCATTTCACAGTTGGTGGGCTTGCTCGAAACCTACTTTGCCGGCTACAACGACCCTAATGCTCCTGTGGGCGTGGTGCTTGCCCTGGGCCCGTCCGGGACCGGCAAGACCAGTCTGATCGAAGCTCTGTGCGAGATACTCTACGACAACCCCAAGGCGCATGTTCGGATGAACTGCGCGGACTTCAAGGAGTCCCAACAGACCCAGCGGATTGTCGGAGCGCCTCCGGGCTACATCGGTTTCAAGGACAAGTCGATCGAGACGTATTTGACCCAGGAGAATCTGGACCGCCATCACACGGCGAAGATGAAGCTCAGCGTCGTCCTGCTGGACGAGATCGAGGAAGCTCATAGCGCCCTCTATGACTACCTGCTGGCCGTATTCAATGACGGCGAAGGCATGGTCAGCGGCAAGCTGGTCAACTTCCGCAACACCCTGTTTGTCATGACCTCGAACCTGGGGACCTCCACGAAGTCCAGCCTGCTTGGCTTTACGGCCGACCAGGTCGCCGCCCATAACCACCAGAACGAAGCATCGATCCGCAAGGCAGTGCAGGAGCATTTCAAGTTCAAGTTCCTGAACCGCATCGACGAAACCATGATCTTCGAGGCGCTGTCCAAAGAGACCATCGACCTGATCTTCGACATGCAGGTGTGCCAGATCCGCCGCAGGCTTCTGATCTCGAAGCAACCCGGTCCGCAGTACGTGTTCAAGATCCAGGACGATGCCCGCCAGGAGCTGGTCCGCCGCGGCTTTGACATCAAGTTTGGAGCCCGTCCCCTGAAGCGTGTCCTCCGCCGGGTCATTACCGACAAGCTGGCGGCTCTGATGCGCAGCGGCCAGGTGGAACACGGCGACCTGGTGGTGATCGATTACACCGGCATTCGCTTCATCTACGAGAAATACAACGGTGACGAAATCGGCCAGCTCTCGGACCCGCAATGGGCCGAGTTCAGCAGGATCATCGACTAGACCTTTGATAGATGCGGCGGAACAGCGATGCTGTTCTAGCCACCAAGGCTCCCACCGGGCGGACGAGTAACTCACCTGGACTTCCGCGATAGCACCCTGCCGTCCTCACCTGTGCTCCCCACCTCGCTCGGAAGCGTCCGCCCACCCCTCTCCCTCCCATGCCAAATCCCCTCCCATCGATGACCCGAACCGCCCTCAACTCCCTCAATGAGGGTGTTGACGGCGTGCGTGCATGGGCGAATCTCAGCCTGCTGCACTCCAGGGTGGGTATGGGAGCGGGCATTGCCATGCTGGCAGCTCCGTTGTTCCTGAAGAATGACGAGCGCGGTTACTTCCAGACGGCTGCGATGACCACTCCCTTGATCGCCGCCGGCGCCATGGTAGCGCCGCGGCTGTTCCCGACGCTGCAGCGCGAAGGTAAACGCCTCATCGACGTGGTCAAGCAGGTTCCTACCGACTACGGCTTTCAGAGCGGGGTCTACAACGCCGAGAGCGGCGCAATGAACCTATCCGAACTGCGCCAGGCCTTCGAAGGCGGACGCATCTCCTCCGCGGATTACAACCGAGGTTTGCTGCGCTATCACGGTGACATTGCCGCCAGCGTGATCAGTCCCGACGAGATCGACCGGCAGTTCCTGTCGGCATCCCGCACCTTCTCCGAACTGTACAAAGATCCCACCAAGCACCGCATGCTCGAGAACGCGCTGTACCGCGCGACGCTGAGCCAGGAAAGCGCCGGCGAGAAAGCTGCCTGGAACGACCTGACGGCGGTTGCACCAAAGATGTCGCTCAATGAGATCGACGACCTGTTCGACGCCTACTCCAAGAACCCGGACTGGCTGAAACAGGTCAACTACCGAATGCAGGAAGCCCGCAAGGCAACTACATCCGGCGCCACCATTCCCTCAATCGACACCCTGGTCGATGCGAATGCCGAGTACGTGCACTCTTACAGCCTGGATACAGATCAGGGCATGGCGATGCTCAAGAACTCGCCGTTCCAGGATGAGATGAGCGAGATCGAGACCCTGCTCGGCACTCAGGGTGCGGGCTGGAAACGATCTGACTTCGAACTGCAGGTTCTGCCTGATCGCAACCAGGCAGTCAACCGCATCCAGGGCCTGATGGTTCGGGGCGAGCTGTCGATTCCTTTTGCTGATGCGGACGGCGGCGTGCGCCTGGGCAGCCGGTTCGACCGGCACGGGGCCTCCCGCTTCTTCATCACCCACAACGACCGGCTCTCCTCCCAGGTCTATGCCCTGCGCGGGCTGCAGAGCGGCCCCGCCGCCATGCCGAGTGTGGCCGAGGAGCTGGCGCGCGCTCAGTTCAACATTCAGGGCGATGCAGGTGCATTGCGCAACCAGAAGTTCTTCTTTGGCAAGCAGGGTGTCATGGGCAATCTGCCGAACTCATTTCCCACCGAACGAGGCGCAAAGGGATTTGCCGATCTTCGTCCGGAAGAGATGATGGCCGCGATCAAACATCAGACCGAGGGGCCGGATGGCCTGGTCCGGATGTCAGGCGGTACGGGTCTGGACATCTATGAAGATCGCTCACTGCGGTTGATCGAGCCCCAGGGCGTGCACTCGCGTGAGGCGGAGAGTCTGCGCGGCAAGGCCGTCAACAAGGGCGTCTCCGCCTGGGTAGCTCCCGGCCATGAAGGCTTCTCCGCCACCAACGCCGTGGATCTTCCTGAGTTTGCGATGCGGACCTACCAGGTGTCGGGCAGCCAGCATGCCTTCTTCAGCGAGATGCCGGAATGGAAGGCGATCGAGAACGACGTCAACCAGCAGTTCGGTTATATGGAAGCTGCCGGTTTCGGAGGCAGCTCCGCCCTGGAAGAAGAGGCACGACAACTGTCTGTCGATGTCGCCTTGAGCAAGATTGGCGCTCGGGAACGCATGATCACCTTCATGGCAGGAGATGCGGGTGTTGGTATGGAAGCAGCCGAGGCCATGTACACCAAGTTCCTGCCATTCCTGGCCAATCCCAAGAACTACGAGGCCATGCGATCGCTCTCCTATCTGGGAGATGGATCCAGAATCATGGGCAACAGCATCGGCGCTGGCTTCACCCAGACCCGCTCGGTGCGCCTGCACGAGAGCCTGCTCACCGAAGGCATGCTGAACGGGGAGACCATTCCCGAAGGCACGCCACTGGGCTTCGAGTACGGCAACGCCGTGTTCCCCAACGGGGAGCGCAACAAGATCGTCTCGCACTCGAGCACCTTCAACGAAGACGGGTCAATGACCTTCCAGATCGAAGAGAACCTGGGCAGCCAAGGCCTGAAGACGCACGGCTACACCAAGCAGACGACTGTGCTCGGGCTCAACGACCTGACCCTGGACCGCGTGCGCCGCGGTACGAATGCGTGGCATCAGGCGACCGGCAGCGGTGGTGTGGTCGATGAGCGAGTAGCCGCCTTCACCCTGGAGGGTTCCAACTCGGCCAAGGCCAAGAACCCCCTCTCCATCATGGAGAACATGCTGGGCGCCACGCTGGGCGATGTCCAGCAGGCAAACGGTGAGCTGCCCGACTTTCTCAATGCCGGCCTCAAGCAGCTGTCGCCCTACGGCTATTCGTTTGAGAACGGCGGACTGCTCAGCGACTCGTCGAAGTTCCTGAGCATGGAGCATGCTCCTGCGAACTACACCGCTGTGGCCGAGATTATGCACGGCTTGATGGAACAGACCGGCGCGGCCATCAAGGCCGAGCAAATCAAGCTGGACGCATCCATGCGCGGCTACATTGACTGGTCCATGAAGAACTCCAACGGGTCTTATACCGACTACAAGACCCGCTTCGGCATGCCCGAATCTCTCAGCGTATCCGATCACATGGCCCTGAACCACGCCGGTGAGGTTCGGATCACGCGCGACGCACTGCAGCAGTTGAACATTATGGGCTACCACGAGGTTGCCAAAGAGATCAACGACCGCCTGCAGACCGACGGACTCCCGAGTATGACCCAGGACTTCCTCAAGCACATCGAGAAGGACGGCCAGGACTTCTCCGGTCAGTTTGGTGATACCACCGTTTCGCTCGCTGATGCAATGGGAGGTTCCGACCTGCGCCTGGGCACCGCCGCTGGGCGCTCGGGTACGATCTTCGACCCAAAGAATCCGCTTGCCCAGAAGAACTACTCCGTCCTGGCCAATGTGGAAGGCAAGGACTATTACATCCCTGCCCTGGGGCGAGAAGCCTTTGGAGGCGGAGCAAACGCATACGGCACCGACGGTTACTCGGCCAACACGTGGGAGGGCCAGTTCAAAGATGTGCTGCAGGCTGCCGGCGGCGACAAGGAACCCTTCGAAGCGAAACTCAAGACTTACACCGACACCGTGAAACAGAAGGTGGGGATGGGCAAGGAGAGTGTGTGGCGCCCGTCGTCCGTTGACCCTCTGGGCATGGAAGGGCGCGCCGCCTCGCGCGCTTCGTCTCTGCGCTACGCGGATGGTTCCGTAAACCCCTACGAGATCGGAGTGGGCAACCGTTATCTGGATCTGATGGCCGCCGACGATGCAGCCGCTCTGCGCCGCGGTGGTAGCCGAGCATCTCTGCTCTTGCGTCACCCGATCAACGCTCCGGCCATCACCGTGATGAAGTACGACCCGCGGCTGGACAACACCTGGGACATTGGAGTGGATCCTCTGCTGCAGTTGATCGATAAGGGCGACACCGACGGCGATCGTATGTCAGCCCATCTGATCAACGGGGACCACTTCACCAAAGAAGGTTTCGCCAACTTCATGAAGAATGAAGTTCACGGATCTCAGAGCCTGCAAAGCAGTCAGGTCAAGTTCAACCGAATCTTCAATGGTGATGAGGGGCCCGTTCCCTTCAAGGACTGGTTCGCCGAAGCAGGTGAAGGCGCCCGGCGGCGCAACGGGTTTGCCACCTTCGCAGGAGTTGATGTCCGCCGCGCCCTGATGGCTCGCACCGCCGGCGCCGACGTCGGCATGCTGTCGAACACCTTTGAGCTGATGGAGACCACGATCGCGCACAGCAATTCGATCCGCATGCCTGCCGAGCGTCTACTTGCCCACCAGACCCTGTTCGATATCGTCAAGCAATCCTCGATTGCCGCCCAGAAGTTGAAGAAGGGGGACGCGGTCGGGGACTACACCCAGCTTATGGCCTGGAACAACAAGCTGCGTGGTTCCCTTGCAGATCGGTCTGCCAATGGCCAACAGGGCTTTATGAAGGCCCTCATGGAAGGCGCTGAGAAGTTCGGCAAGGATGTCGACATCAACGATGAACACGTTGGAATGGGCATTGCCACCCAGGCAGAGCTGGAAGCTGGCAGTCAAATCAATCCCTACGCGCGCTTGCTCGAGCACAAGGCTGATCTCTTCGGACGGGTCCACTCTAGCTTCGACCCGCGACAGGCAGATGCCCATAAGCTATGGACCATGTCCGCCGCTGATGCCGAGAAGTTCTACGGCAACGTCACCGGCCGGATGACCGACGATATGCTTCCCCTGATCCAGGCGGCAGCCAACCGAGGCAGCGCAAGCAATTTGAGTGCTGCGGTTCTGGGAGCTGAGAACGAAGCCAACAAGGTGGCGCAGTTTGCCGGGAAGGCACGGCGGGCGGCCGCCGGGTTGGTCGATGCGGCCGGGCAGTCTGCGGAAGAAGTCATGCGGACCGCTCGGGGAGCTGGCGTCAGTAAGGTCCTGGGCATCGGCATGGCAGCCGCGGCTGCAGGAGGCCTGCTGTTGGGGTCTCTGCACAGCCCGCGCGAGGGACAGGCTTTGGCTCCTCCATCGGGTAATGCCCAGCGTCCGGAAGAACGGATCGGAGTCGAAGATCGCATTCCAGGAGAACCTGAGCCTGGGGCGATGGCACCTGCCAACCCACCGCGTATGGTGAGGTCAGCTCGGCAGGGTGTACGCACTTCCGTCGTTGCCCCCATGGGTCGTGCGACCCAGCTCGAAGTCCACATGAAGGCCGACGACCGTAGTCGAGCGGCCGAAGCTGCCCGTCTTGCCGCAAGACTTGCCTCCGGCGATGGGAACTCCAGCACCACGATCAATTACCGCGACACCACTCGACTGGACAGTCTCCGCACCCGGGACAAGGTCCGCGAGGCGATGAACGAAAGCTAAACCATGAGTGTTACCTTCTCCACCAGCAACTCGGGCCCTTCGTCTGCCGGCTACTTCCGGATCGGCTTTGTCACGCTGCAGATCCCGCCTCAGAACATCGTGACCTCGCGCGTCGTCAACAACGACAAGCTGGCCACTCTGCGCGGCATGAACGAGATGTTCCGCAAGACCGGTCAGGCTCGCTGGGACGTAACCGTGAGCTGGGCCGCCATGATGGGCGGCGCCACACCCGAAGCCAAGTACCAGCAGTGGAATGATCTGCAGAACGTCGCCGCCATGTTCAAGGCAGCTCCCTTTGTCGAAGTCGAGTCACCTCACCTGCGCCAGGTCCTGGCCCCTCACGATCCGCTGATGGCTTATCCCCACCGGCTGGGGATGGCGTTGCGGCAGCTACGCGTTGATTCCCATCCCGATATCGTGGACACCCTTCTGGTCACGTTGACGATGACCTACTTCAACTTCGGTCCCTACTCTGTGGCCTTCGACTATGTGGGCGACGAAGGACAGCCAGTCAGCGCCGATCAATGCACCAAGTTCAAGAACTACATCGCCATGTGGCGCGCGAACAATATGGACCACGTCTCCGCGCGGGACGGCGACCCGATCGCACCGCTGTGGATGGCACAGGATCCAGGCGAGATGGCCCTGAAGTACCGGATCTACAACCCGGTTCCAACCGGTCAACTGCCGGACTTTGGAACCATGGTCATGCCTGGCGGCGCCCAGGTGGGCACGACAGTGCTGCCCAGCACCTACACTCCAGCGTCAGCGACATCTGCCGCGGCCGGCAAAGCGAGCAAGGGAACTCTGCCTCCGGATATCGAAGCTCTGATTCGGAAGACGGCACTTACGGTCAAAGGGTACTGTGATCCGGCTATTGCCTGTGCAGTCTGTCTCACCGAAAGCGCTGGAAACCCAACTGCTCACAATGCAGGATCGACAGCACAGGGTCTCTTTCAGTTGCTGGCAGGCACGCGCCAGTCCCTCAACGTGGCGGACGGCTTCAATGCACAGCAGAGCGCCCAAGGTGGCTGCCAGTACCTGGCCGATCTGTTCAAGAAACTGGGCACCTGGGAGCTTGCCGTTGCTGGTTTCAACCAGGGATCCGGCACCATCGTTGCTTATCGGGACGGCAAGGCCTTGACCGACAAGAGCAACGGGCACGTGATCAATCCGAACAAGCTGGTGACCGGTGGAATTCCTCCGGATCCTGCTGTGCAGCGGTACGTTTCAACCATCCTGCGCAATGCACAGATGAAGTTCGGATTCACCGGGCAGACAGCACCTCAGCCAGGCTCCCAGCGGCCACAGACCGCACAAGTGGCACCGGCCGCTGCGACCAACAGCGCCACATCGCCCGCCACTTCCACCAGCAATCCAATGACAGCGACGGACTCCGCGACCGAACAGGCGTTCCAGGCCCAGGCTACCGAGATGGCGGCCGACGGTTGGAGTCTTGATCATCGGTCGGACACCGCGGGCGTCGGGATCTGCTTCTTCTACAAGGAAGCCGAAGTGAGGATGGCTCCGCTCGATTCGTCTACGGCGGATGTCACCGGCGGCATCTGGCCCACCCAGTTCTCGGTTCTGCTGGTGAACAATCTGGCGCAGATCCCTCTGTCCGGTTATCAGTATCCGACCTATCAGCATCTTGGCCCCTGCAGTTCGCTGGTGCAGATCTCGTTCATGTCCAAGGGCGAGCGCGCCGACGAAACCCAGGAACCTGTGCACGAAGGCCTCAGGTCGCTATCCTCCATGGCTCACTTCATGGAACAACAGCACCTGCGTCTGCGCACGCAACTGCGCACGCCCAATTCCCTGCATCGGATGCAGGCAGTCTACGTTGAGAACCAGGTCCTGAACATGCTCGGCATCTACGGCCTCATGCTTGACCAGGTCACTACCGAGACATTGCCCGAGTCCTCGGACCTGGTCACGGCGCAGCTGACGGCCAGCCAGTACGAGAACCGCTTCGAAGAGATCGAGCCCTACAAGTTGAACGGCATCTCCCAGGCCTACAACCAGGGGTTGAAGGACCTGGTGCTGACCGACAATACCATTCAGCAGGCACCTTCCGATGTCCAGGGACCGTTGAAGCCCATCTTGAACTACCGCACCCAGGCAGATAACGCAGATGAAAATGCGATGATCGCGCGCCTGATGGAAGTCGCGGCTCAGCCGTCGTCGACTCTGTTCACGTACATGGCAGGTGCACCCACTTTCACCATCAGCCAGGTCGACGCCGCCCAGATCACCTACCAGACGGGAGTGGACTGGTCGAAGTATCCGGTCGCACTCGCCCGGGTGAAGCAACTCCAGCAGACTGGCGATGCTCAGACCTGGACGATGGCCGACTACCTGATGATCAAGAGCGTGGCCTGGAAGGTCTACAAGCCGGTTAATCTGGGCGGCAGTATTCAACACGTCGACTCAACCTTCCAGGGCAACACCCGCCGGACGATGGTCCAGGATGCGTATCAGCGGCTGTTCGCGTACTTTGCCGCGAGCGACACCGGACTGCGCACCGCTCTCAACCAGGTGATGAACAGCCCAGCCCTGGCCGCCAAGGTCAAGGGCGCAGTGCCCTCCGGGGACCCGTCGCTGGCGTCACCAGGATCCAACGACCACGGCGCCTACCGGGATATGGGTTTGAACACCATCCTGTTGAACGGCGAAGACTTCAACCCCGGCATGTACTTTGTCAACAACAACGAACAGTACAAGACACTTGCGAAAGGCGCCCTGCTGGATGTGATGAGGTCGACGGCATCGGCGGCGGCGCAGACCAACAGCAATGACAACAGCCAGCAGCTGCCGAATTCAGTGGCCCCAATCTCCTCGACGACATCTCTGACTCCGACAAACCTCCCCGTAGATCAGGCAGGACAGATCAACCTGCCGGCAGGCCTCAAGTCGATCCCCGGCAATGCGGATACGGTCATGCGGATGTGCAACATCCCCGGCTACAACATGGCCGAGGCGTTCCCGACCTTCAAGCTGATGTTCCTGGAGGACGAGAACAACAACGTCTATTACGCATTCGACGACTTCTTCAGCTATGCCTCGGTGCTCGACTTCGAGATGCAGCGGCCGTGGAATCGCCCGGCTACACTGCAGATCAAGATCACCAACCTGGCCTACCTGCTCAACCACAAGATCTACGATGCTTCGACCGCTGGCAAGTGGGCGTCCTACCGCGACCGCTTTGCCACCGAGGTCTCCGGATCCGCAGCAGTCGCTGTTCCTAGCGACACCAACACCAAGATCACTGCCGGAAAGGAAGGCATCGGAGGCACGCCCTATCAGCTGATGGGCCCGGACATGACCGAAGGCCCGCGCGGCGGCAACATGAAGAACCGTCGCATTCCGCTGCAGTATTTCCCACTGCAGACCGGCACCAAGATCCAACTGCGGGTTGGCTATTCGAACAACCCCGACAAGCTGTTCCCCATCTTCTGCGGGACTGTGACGGAGATGGAAGGCAACGAGATCATCACCATCACAGCGCAGAGTTTCATGCTGGAGTTGACGGAACCGCTGAGCGACAAGGCTCAGACGGACTCCTGGATTCACATCGGCTCGCTGCTGGAGAGTGGCCTCAGCTGCCTAACCCTTGGCCGGATTGGAACGATCGGCCGCGGCGCCGCCTATGGAGGCCTGACTCTCTTCGGCGACTCCGGCGATACCGGCACCGTGATCTCGAAGATGCTCAAGTCTTCGGGCGCGAAACACTTCGGGCACTGGCAGATCGATGCCACCGGCAACCACATGTTGAAGGGGTTTGGCTGGAAGGAACTGTCCGGCGAAGTGGCCGGCACCGCGGCGGGTTGGGTTGGTCATGGAGACGTGGGCATCGCATTGCAGTCGAACTACGATCGGACGGATGAGAACGTCATGATCAACTCGGCCGGCAACTTCGATGGCACCTCGACGGACGCCGCCAACTCCCACCAGTATCTGGATCAGGGCAGCCCGTTGCGGCCGTTCTCCTACTACGTGGACTCAGCGACGCAGCTGACCCTCATGGAACTGATTCAGGACGTGGCCCGGCGTTATCCGGAGTACCTGCTGCTCGAGAAGTGGTACGGCTATCCGTACAGCTGCGATGCGACCCTGGTCTTCGGTCATCCCTTCGATTGGTACTTCGCTCGGCCGTCCCTGCTGGGCGACCAGGAGAAACAGCGCGCGGCCGATCAGAACATCGACGCTTACAAGCTGTGGTGGGACGCGCAGGGCAAGAAGATGTTCACAGATCTGTTGGGCGGTGCCGGTCACCTCAGTCTTCTTGGCATTCCGCTGGGCAGTTCTGTTGGCTGGCTGGAATCTCACGTGATGACTGGACTGGTAAACCAGGCGGCGCAGAGCCCCGCCGGTCTGCAGGCAGCTCTGCAGTCAGATGCCATCGTTGGAATGACACCGGGCGTTGTAGGAAAGATTCCAGGACTGAGGGACTTCCAGCGCGCCCTGCAGCAGGACGCAGCCGCTATCCTGAAGTCCTATTACGCCAGCCAGATGTCTGGTTCGGATCTGGCTTCTTCAGATCGCATGAAGCCCGTGCGCCGCTACCACTTCATCGACGACCAGTCGATCGTCCACAACGGCATGTCGCTCAACGACAAGATCTACAACTGCGTGAAGATTGGGGATGGTGAGAAGGGCGGCAAGAAGTATGCCGTGAGCGCCAATCCCAACATCATGCCCAGCTACCTGCGGGCGCTCGATGTGACGGACCGCATCAACGATCCGAAGCAGAACGTCATCGACCAGGCCCTGATCGGCACCAACCAGCAGATGATCCAGGTCTACGGCCAGAGCTTCCTGCGTGAAGAGGTCGGCAAGATGTACAAGGGCGAGATCATCCTGCGCGGGATCCCCGAGATCGAGCCGATGGACATCCTGATGATCATGGACCCGGCGACAGGCATGCAGGGACCTGTAGAAGTCGACACCGTGACCCAGATCATGAACCTTGAGATGGGTTTCATCACCATCATCAAGCCGCGGGCTGTCGTCTGCATCAACGAAGCATCAAGCGCCGGTTTCCTGCGCATGTTGGGCATGATGGCCGGAGCCGCACTGCCGGAACTCCGCCGTCTGACCAGCCTGTCCAGGTATGCAGTGACCGGTGCTGGCACCAAGGCAGTAACTGCTGCAGTTGTCGGCCGCGTTGGCTGGGCAGGTCTGAAGTGGGCGGGTGAAAAGGCGGCATCGGGAGTAGTCTCGAATGCCCTCAAAGCTACCAGTGAAGGACTGCTGGACGTCGCTACCGCTCCGGGCGCCATAACGGGCTTTACGACGGCAGTTGGGACCGCCTCTGAGGCCGCCGGCACCGCCGCCACCGGCGCGCTCGCAGCTGAAGGTGCAATGGCTGGAACGGTTGCCTTCCTGGCGAGCCCTCCCGGCTGGGCGGTACTCGCACTGTGCGCTGTGGCTGCGATCGGTGGATCCATCTGGATGGTCAACAAGGGCACTGAGAACAGCAATGCCCTGGTGATCTCTCCCTGCCTGAAGCTCGGCCGGCCCTGGGTCGGCGGCGTCCAAGGCTGGGCCATCGAGGACATGGTGGGCATCATGAACAACGAGGCTATGCAGTTCATGGCAGACGAGATCTTCCCCCTTTACGACCTGTGGCTCGAAGCAGGCGGGTATTCCAACCCGATTCCGGCGGCATTTCAACCGGCTTTGGCCCAGTAGCCACGCATTCCTATACTAGATAGCTTATGAATCCTTCCTCCGGTACCGCCAATCCGCTCCGCCTTGCTCTTGTCAGCCCCTGCTCGACCTGTAAGAACCAGCTGACGGCCGCTGGGCCCAATGGGCAACCCACGTGTCCGCGGCGCGTCCTGCAGGCTGGCGGCGCTACAACCACCGCAACCGATCACCTGGTCCTCTATGGGACCGAGGGGACGGCCAATGAGGGAGACGGCTCCTATCGCAATCCGGTGTACTGGACCGATGGGCACGCCATCCTGGTTTGGATCGCTCTGCTGGGGGACAATGGCGGCGTCTACGACGGCGCTGGCAATCCGGTTACCCCAGGCATCCTTGATCCCGGCTTCGACACCAGCCACATTCAGTGCAGGCCGCTGCCGATCGTACCGCGGGATTCCGAAGCCGCCTACTTTCAGCATGGCGCGCTGGCGGAGAACGACCAGCTGGAGGTCTCGTTGACGAGCAGCCAGCAACAGGCCATGGACACCGGAGCCCCGGTTTTGATCGATGGCTTTGGTAAGAAGGTCAGCTTCGTATTCAATCATCCTCGTACACCGGTGAATAAGGACCTCTGTCCCGCCGGCACCTAATCGTCAGGGTATCGTCAGGAATCGTCCGATTCATGTCCAGCCAACCTCTCGTCTTCGATCTCGAAAACCAGTCCGGAACCTATCAGAAGCAGCCAAAGACCTTGTATGCCGGCGACTCCTACGATGGGCAGCCGACGGTCGCAGTTACGGAAGACGAGATCATTCTCGCTGCCGATGCCAACAATGTCGTGCGTGTGGATCCCGACTTCGGGGTTCTGCTATCCGGCAAGTTGAGTCTCTCCGCTACTCCGGATCAGATCTCCTTTGGCGGCGGCTATTGGCGGTTCAATCCCCTGCTGCTGACCTGCCTGCCCTCCACCACCCCCACTCCGATTCCCACGCTGATCCGGTCCACGCCCAACTTGCTGGAAGGAAAAAGTGCACTTTCTTCTTGCATGGACTTTCTGACAGCTAACTCCGATGCCGCTTAGAAGGCCCCAATGTCTGTAGATCTCGGATGGATGAGTAAGGGCGGCCTGCTGCAAGACGGCTCCGGCGACATCGCCTTCACGGTGTCCCCGCTGCAGTGTCTCAAGGACATGGCCTACACGCGGCTCAAGGCCGCGTTGAACGCCTGGAAGCTCTATCCCATGATCGGTGCGGATCTCGACTCCTGTCCAGGTCAGACGGTCGCCGCGGAGCTGGAGACAACCATCCAGCGCCAGGTCACCGCCGCTTTCACCCAGGACTTTCTACCCTACGGTTCTTTCACAGTGAAGACCGTCCCCATGGGTTCGACCATCCAGGTCTTCGTCTTCCTTGATAAGACCCTGATCGCTACCACTACGGTGACCAAGTAAATGTCCGTCCAGACTCCCACCTCTCCCACCACCTACCAGGCCAACATCCTTGCGGCCCTGCAGCAGACTGGTATCCAGAACACGTCCGCCGGCGGCAAAGCGCGGGCCTTCTGCGACGCGGTCGGCAACCAGCAGGGATTGTCGGAAGCCAAGAGCTTCGTCGCCATTGCCCAGAAGCTGCTGCCCTACGCCACCAAGACCAGCCTCGACGACTTCGGCCAGATGTTCAACATGCCGCGGTTGCAGCGCCTCGATGTGAACAGCTCGGCGCTCGACGACAACTTCGAGTTCTATGTTGCCCGTGGGACCTTCGGTTCGATCAACAGCGGCCAGGACATCATCATCCCCGCCGGCACGCAGATCTACACCACAGCTGGGGTCTCTGGCCAGATCGTGGTCACTGCCACTCAGGTCACCTGCCAGGCCTCGCAGACCACCGTATCCTTTGCCGTTCAGAGCCAGCAGGTCGGGGCCTCCGGCAATGCCGCGGAAGGCGTCTTCCAAGCCCACAACTTCACCAACTACGCGGACTCGCGTTACAGTTCGCTGCTGGTCACCAACAACTATGGACTGATCGGGGGCCGCGATGTCGAGACCGACGATGACTACCGGTACCGTATCAGCCTACGGCTCCAATCGCACGGCGGAGCAGCAGAGGCTGATTTGCGCCTCGCTGTACTTGCTGTACCTGGAATCCAGGACTGCGTATTCGACCGTCTGGCCGGGACCTTCCTCTGCTACGTCTACGGCATCTCGCCCGTCGTTCCTCCGTCGCTTCTGGCGCTGGTGCAAGGACAGATGGACGACATCACGGCGTACCCTCTCTCGGGTTCCGCCATCCAGCCGGACCTGATCGGCATCTCGTTCTCGACTACGGTGACCTTTGCCAGCACGGCGACCGCGGGAGATCAACAGAACGCCATCTCGACGGCGACGACGGCCGCACAGAACTACATCAACAATCTCAACTCGGCCCAAGGCCAGGCATTGGTCATCAATGCCCTGGCGGACGCGATTCAGTCGTCAAGCACTAACATCCTCGACATCGGGCAGCCGGATGCGCCGATCAATCAGATCTTCATCTGGCGCAGCCGGGCCGACGGTACACGTTACTCGCGCTATCTGGTCGGGAATTACACCCCTAAGAACGGTGAGCGCATCGTTGTCGAGACCTCGATCTCGAACCCAGTCAACCTGGCACAGGCTTCCTAACCATGTCCACGGCTCCTTACAGATCGCACCGCACCCAGGTGTTGCTCAACTACTTTGATGCGGCAGATCAGCGTGTCCGAGAAGAGCCTTACACGATCGATGCGCAGCTGCTGAACACGGCGGCCATGGCGTTCGATGACTCCCAGCAGAGGATTGAACGGGAGCTGGCGGCTCTCCTTCTGGCGACTTGTCCGTCCGGACTGGACAACGGCGGGTCTTACTATGCCATCGCGATTCCGAACGAGTTCGTGCTGGGATCCGACCAGGCCAAGCTTGACCTGGTGACCGGAATTACCGGAACCAGTTCGACCATCCTGAAGCCCTACGACGACCGTCTGCCGGTACCAAGTGCGATGCTCGAAGATACGGCACGGTCCCGCGTTGCATTCACCAGTCCGATCCTATTCGATATCACCGGGACAGGCGACGCCACCAACCTGGTGTGGGATATGCACGACGTCGGACCCTTTGCCCTGGCGGTCCCCAATCGCCTGACCTTCTGGGCCGAAGGCATTGAGGGCAACCACATGGCACTGGACATCTTCGTCCAGGGCGACCAGTTTCCGAAACCTGTTTGGGCGTCGCAACAGACCGGCGCCAGCGAGACGATTAGCCAGGCGGACGAAGGTATCTTCACCGGTGCCAAGATCTGGCAGAACGTCACGTCCATGGTGATCCGTGGTCTCCCCGCGGGAGTCCGCCTGCGTTGCTGGCAACTGCCGGTCAATGTGCCGGCAGTGCTGGATGCAGACCGGCCCTACACCCATCCCGTCTTCCGGGACGTGCTGTTCGATCGCTATTGGGCGATCTCCGCGCGCGAGAACCTGCTGAAGGAACTGTTCATGATGGACAACTTCAGCACCCTCGAGTATGCGCAATCCTACGCGATGAGCGTACCTTTCAACGCACTTTGCGTAGAACCCCACACCTGGGGCATGTTTGCTGCTTCCGGCGCGAACGTGACTTACTTCGATCGCCGCGAGCCCCTGCCGCTCAAGTTGAATGTGACGGCGATGACCCTGGAACCTCTCTATGGCCTGGACGTCTGTTACGACGTCGTTCACAACGGAGCGGTTCGGTATGTGGCTCTGCGACCGGTGGACTACGGCGGCGCCTCCAATCTTTCCCACTGGCGGTACCTGATCGAGGATCCCCAGGGCAATGACTTCGTGCTGATGCCCGATGGATCGCTTGCGGCCTATACCGGAGCGGCTGGATGGCAAGGTGGAAAGCCCATCCCGCTGTCCATTCCTTTGGTACAGACCGGCACCTATGTAATCACTATTGAGTGCATGGGAATGGACGGCGTCTTGACGGCCGACAACTTCCCGTACCCGAACTTCGCCGCGCCAACAGGAGCTTCCTTCGATCTCTCCGGCATTCTTCCCGGGATTCAAGGCCTGGCCTTCGACGCCCTTGAACAACTCTGGGCATGGACAGGCGATTACCTGGTGCCGCTGAAGGTTCGCTACGATGCGTATCTTCTCGACGCCGCCAACCGGATGCTTTACCTGACAGACACGTACGACACGGTTCAGTACCAGTAATGAACTCGACCAGCCAACTCCAACTCGTCAACAGCCTGACCTATGCGGACCTCGCCGCTCTGAACCTGGGACTGTCCCGGTTCCCCGGCGAGAAGGCAGCCACGTTTCTCGCGCGCTGCTATCAGGCCACCACTCGCCGCCGGGATCACAGCTATGAAGGCACACAGGATGAGTTGTGCCTGCAGCTGGGCCTGGCACAGTCTGAGGGGATCTCGATCGCCTCGACGGACCCAACCCTGGCCATCGCCTCATCGATCGGCCTGGTGACCGTCCTGACGCTTGGAGTGACCCACCAGATCCCCACTGTCACTATGGCCGTGGACAATTACTGGGAGTGGCGCCTGTTGAGCGATGTGGTCCGGGATCTGAACAGCATTCCCGGAGTCACTGCCCTGCTGCTGACCGAGGACGGTCCAGCTCTCCAGTTGGCACGACAGAGCAACATTCACACGGTGGTCGGCGAACCGATCATCTCGAATGACCAGATTCTGGAGCATGCCGGCATTCTCGAAGCATCCGCGGCGTTCAACAACGCACCCGGCGACTACGTGCTTTACGGCGAGACCGGTGAACTGATCCTGCATGCGACCCCTGCACTCGGTCTGGCAATTTCCTATCAGTATCTCGTACTGCCATTCAACCTGGTTTGTACCCAGGTTGGTCTCTTCGGATTGACCGAACCCGCCCTGGCCACGGTCGGCGTCGGTTCGAACAACGTGCTGGCTTACCAACTTCGGGAAGCAATCCAGGTGGTCATGACAGCAGACCCCTCGTATTGGGCGGAATAATGATTGGCTTTTATCTCGACTCCCAGCTTCGCAACGCAGTGACGGTGAACACGCCCAAGCGATTCCTCTGTGCGCTTGTAGGCGGGACCCAGACGGGTTCGCTGTACCTGGGAGACCCTTACACCGCCACCGTGCGCACCGCGGCCGCCAGCGGCGCCGCCACCATCGTCACCAATCAGACCTTTGAGTTCCCGGAAGCGGGCTCGGCGATCGTGACCCGGGGTGGTCATGACACGATGACCATCACCTATACCGGCCTGACCAGCCAGAGCCTGACCGGGGTCACCGGCTTGACCGCTCCTTTGGCCGTGGATGATGTCATCAGGCCGAACATCGCATGGCGGAGCCGCGGGAACATCGTCTTCTTCGGCGCAGGTAACGACCTGACCAACGGTTTGTTGGTCTCGTTCGGAACTCCGGTCCTCAGTTCCAATCCCAGCTGGCAGACTTCCTTTGGTGTCATGGGAGCAGCCTTCATCGTTCCGCAGGCTGCGATCAGCTCCGGAGTCGCGCACGCACTGCGGATGGACGTGCAATTGACGATCCCCGCGGGCGACCTGGCGGAGTTGACCGACTGGCAGATCCACACGAGCAACTTCTTTGCCTATCAGGCAGGGGACAGCTCGGCCATTCCTTCGACAGCCGCCGGCATTCTGCCGAGCGCGTCGGCCTACTTGTTGCGGCAGGATCAGATGCTGAAGCAGAGCGCGCGTTTGTTGTCGGCAAACCGCAGGGTCTCTAGAACCATTCCCGGTTTCATCGTCGGCGAGTATCGCTGGCGGGATGAAACAGAGATCAATGCCGGCACAATCGTACCGACCCGCTGGGACACCGATGTCAATGCCGTCGGCTTCGACAAGTTCATCGACGGGATCGGGGACAATGACGATCTCAAGCCGCTGGGTCTGACCGAGATCGAGGAGTCCGTTTTCCTCAACATCGAGGATGGTACCTATTTCGACGGACCGGTGCGCTACTTCCTGCCGGGTTCTTCCATGCTGGAGTTCCTGTCCGGCTATGCGACCCAGCACACTCTGCAGCAGACCCCCGCGTGGCCGGCTCCGGTCTTCGTAGGCACATGGCAGCGCGACTCGAACGGCTTTTACTCGATCGCCACCAACTACCGCTACCAGGCGGGCAGTCAGTTCGATGCGAATGGCTTGCAGTTCCAGCTGAACCGCCGCACCCGCACCATCACCCTGAGCCAGCCTCAGGCTCAGCTGCCGGTGTTGTTGGGCGTGTTGAGCGGGTCGGGAACGGATTACTTCAGTCTGCCGATCTACCCTGTGTTCTCGATCCAGAACGTGTACGTCGACCACGGCCCGTCCATCGCCCACGGCGGCTGCACAGACTTCACCTACAACTTCGACGAAGGCACGATGGTCGTTCGCGGAGCACCCGGCGTTACGGGCGAGCCTGTCTATGCGATCTGCGACCCAGCGGTGGCTGTTCTCTACGAGACCGTAAGTCAGACCCGCCAACTTCCTCCGGATCTCAACCCGGCGTTCTCCGGGCTTGCCGAAGGCTTTGTGTATCTGCAGCACCGGCGGCTCGCACCGATCTCCGTCGCGCTTTCCTGCGACAAGCCATTGATTGACATCCCCGCAACGTACTCCTCGGTGATCGACATGGTCGCGTACGGCCCGGTCTACTTCAACGGGGACTATGCCCTGCTGAGCGCGACCGCGTACGGTCCGCTGAACGGCGAGACCGTTCCGAACGTGAGGATGAAGGTGGTGGTTGATCCCGAGACTTGGTCCGGGTCGATCAACTACCAGGATCCAAACACCGAAGATGTGATCGTGACGACAGGCGCCGACGGCGCAGTCAGCATGGTCTTCACGCCCTCACCGGATTGGGGCATGTACATTCCGCCCATTGCTGCCAGCGGCGGCCTGGCGGGGCTCAGGCTCACGACCATTGCCAACGACACAATCGTTCTGCCTGAGGGAATTCCCATCTCGCAGGTCTTCGACGGCACCGACTGGTTGAGCACGGTGTACTTGGATTTCAACAACAATGCCCTGTTCGGGAAAGTGGGCGCGGACACTGCCGCTGGCGAGATCGCCTGGACGACTTCCGGAACTCCCGGCCACCCGAACTACAAGACCAACGGTCTGCGCACGTCCTGGGGTCTGAACCCGATCCAGGCCCTGGATCAGCACGGGAACAATTACACCTCTTCGAGCTTCGATGGCGTCGTCGTGGCGTTGGTCTTTGCCCAGCCGCTGCCGACAATCTCGACCATCGGTTCCTACTTCCTGACCTTTCTGCAGCGGGTCACTCTTCAGCTGCAGGTTCTCGACAGCAATGTCGAATCCAACACGATCCTGCTGCAGATGGCCACACCTCCGGCGATTCAGGACAACCCCTGGTTGATCCTCAACAGCGCCACGAATGGCCAACTCAACGTTTACCGCCTCGGCTACCAGCCAGGCAATACTCCCATCTTCTAAGGACTCCCCATGAATCCGGCCCGGTACCGCTATATCTACTGGATTGGCGATCGTATTCTCCAAGGTCGCGAGCTGAACAAGCTCCAGGCGATTACTCACGGCGTTGACGCCAGTGACAATCTCGTCACGTTCGACCTGGATGCAATCTACCAGGAAGGCGCGACATTCAATGTCACGCCGACGATTGTATCCAGCACCGTCAGCTTTGTGCCGACCAACTCCCTGCTGCCCATGCTGGTGTTTGTCCGCGGCCGCTGGGAAGTGCTTGCCTCCGGGGAAGCCGCGCCGGTCACCCTCACGACCGGTCAGACTCAGGTCTTTCTGAACTGGCAGTTGGTGATCCGGACCAATGCTGACGACTCTTCCCTGGTCGACGCCGGCACGGGCGAACCTACGGCGCAGATGGGCGAGCTGGTGTTGCAGCTGTCGAACGTCGACACCTCGGCGACTCCGCTCAACCCCACCACGCAGTTCGAGGTCAATACGGCTCCGGTCGTTCTGTTCACCTTCACCTCTTCGGGCGGCGTTCTGACCCTCGCCAGTACGACGAGCGTCAAGCCCCAGGCACTTGCCACCGCGAAGCAGGCCGGTCATGTGCTCCTGACCACCGGTACCTCTTCCGGGCAAGCCGTAGCCTCCGACGATCCTCGCCTGGGCGATGCGCGCACACCCTTGGCCGTCTCAGTGGTCGATGCCAGTGTCCGCGCTCCAGTGCCGGATGGAAGCGGCAACTACTCCATTGGGGCGGATCCAGGCGGGATTTCAAACGCCAAGATCGTGCATACCCCAACTCATCAGACCGGTGAGGCCGCACTGGAAGGTGTACGCGCGACAGCGAACGATGCCGATCTCCGGATCGCCTCACATATCAATCGTCCACTGGGAGGGGGAGTCCACCCCATGCCCACGGCCGCGGACGTAGGAGCTGCTCCTGCCAGCCACGTTGGCCAGGCGCTGGGGCTCTCGACATCCCATCCTCCCCAGGTCAATGCGGACTCTGGCGGTTTCTCCGTCAACCAGAGCGCGGGCACCTTCGTCGCCAGCGCCAATGACCCTGCCTATGCGGTGAATGAGAACGGCGTCTACAAGGCCGGTCTCGAACACGGTGGCGACGTTTTCAGCGCCCTGTTGGCCAGCCTGGTCGCTGCGCCTGGTGGAACTCCCCTCACCTTCACCGGCCCTCTCCACGGGATGATGAGCATGGCTCAGGTCCTGATCGATCACGTCAACCAGAAGGATGGCACGACAAATCCTCACGGCACCACGAGCCTTTCGCTTTCAAGTGTGACGGTCGCAGGCGGTTCAGGCAGCTCGATGAAGTGGCTCATCCTTCGGTTTGCGCCGAACGGGACCAATGCAATTGAGGTTGCGGTCGGAGCGGGCACAACCCGCAGCGGGCAGTTCGTTCCGCTGCCCAATGTCAACTTCGGTTACACCAACTTCCTCGGATCCCCGTCGATCGGGTTGGGCATGGGCCACGGCACCACCTACAACAACATTCATGTTGCGATGAACATTGGGCCAGATGGCGTCACCGTTGTACCGGGTCAGGTGTACTGCGGGGCCTGGAACAACGTCGGCGCAGGAATCCCAGGCGAAGTCGACACCGGCAATCCGATGATTGCGAACATCTTCGCGCTTACATGGAGGGTCGGCGCCTAAGGCGCTGAGGAATAATCATGGCCCCCAGAGGAATTCAAGAGTTCTATTACGCACGCCAGATCCCGTCGCGGGCGGTGGCGATCGCACAGGTCGCTGCCAGCCAGGCCACGCCGAATGACCTGGTGGATGTGGTCAATACGCCCCATCTGCAAGGTTCGCTCGGCATCTGGAAGGCATCCGGAACTCTGGCAACCGATCCGGATTTTACCGCGCCGGATGTGAACCAGTCCGTGCTGATCTCAGGGGACATCAATTACCTGGTCCAGAACCAGTTCTTCCAGATCACCAACCGTTTCGCCGTCGACGGCACACCCCTCTACTGTGCCCACTCTTTCGGCCAGAATGTGGCCGGCGCGACCATCCTGGACGCGCAGAACAATGTGGTCACGGCACCGGTGCTGGTCCTGGGCAGTCAGATGTTCCATGACATGCCTGCAAGCGATCCGTCCGGCGGCGCCTACCAGGTCCGTTACGTCGACGCAGCCAACACGGTGCAGGTAGTCCTTTTGCAGTATGCCCCGGTGCTGTTGACGAACCTCTATTCGACCTCGCCGACGACTTACCTGTTCACCAGTCAGTTGCTGCAGGTAGCCAACCGGCTGGCGTACGCCGTGCGCTTCACTGCGCAGAACGGGTTCCAGGCACTGGTGCCCTATATCGCCCCCTCGTACCTGCCCTGGTATCCCCGCGTGCGCTTCGCGCTCACCGCGCCCGCGCCGGAGTATATGACTCAGATCTTCACGCCGATGCGGCCGTACCAGATGGGATCCTGGGTGCCCGGCAAGATCCTCAGCTCCCACCTGGTTGAGTTTGATCGCAAGCACATCTACACCGATGCGCGAAAGCCGTATCCCGACATTGTCGTCTTCGATTCCACGAACGCCATCAAGTATGCGCTCGATGGTTCGGCGCCGGACACTCCGCAGGGAGTTGCCCAGCCGACCTACCGAGGCACTCTCTATCCCTGGAAGCGGCAGCAGATCCAGGACTTCGATTCGGTCAATGCGAGGGTCAAGGTACTACCGGCACTCGATCCGACCGACATCGTGTATGCGTTCTATTCCTACGAGGAGCCGGACGTTCTCTACACTGCGCTCGACGTCAATCCAGTCACCAACCCGGCCGTGAAGAACTGCAGCATCAAGTTCTACTACCGCACCGACAGCGATCCGTTCCGGGTGATTTATCACCAGATCTTCGACAGCGCCGGCAATGCGGTCGCCGGGCAGACTAATGACCCTGCACCGCCCAACTGGGTGACAACTTCGCCCCTGGTCTTTGGCCAGATGGTGGCAGGTGCCGCGTTTGGCACATCTTCTTTCACGGTCACCGACGCGCGCGTCCGCGGCGGAGGACTGGCGCCGCGGTACCAAAGCATTCCGGAGGCGGACAACTTCTGGGACCTCGGCTACCTCGACGGTCGACCCTATCCAATCGGCGCAGCTTTGGTAGTGTACCTGCCCACGAGCATCCTGGATTCAATGACCCGCAGCGTCGTCGCAGCCAAAGTGAACTCCGTGCTTCCCATGGGCACTATCGCCGTCGTCCGTTACTACGCTCCGGATGGGACTGAATCAATCTAATGACGAATCCTTTCTATCTCATCTGGCGGCAGAACGGCACCCTGATCCAGGGATATGACGGCACGGCGTGGGTCAGCACAGGCCTGACCTTCCCCATCATCTTCCCCGGCACTACGACCGACGGCCAGGCAATCAGCCTGCAAACCTCCGCCGCCATCAACGGGACCTTCGAAACCCTGATCAGTGTGGGCTTCTACCTCGTGGGCTCCGATGTTCCGGCCGTACAGAACGAGTGGCCTTATCTCGGGGACGTCTACACCCCGACCCGGCCAGAGATGAGCGGTGGGTTCGAGATCAGCTGCGATGGAGGCAGTACCTGGACCCGGTTTTCGAAGACGGTAGGGGTCGAGTCCAATCGCTCGACCTGGATCCCGCTGTCGGAGTTGGCCATCGGTTCCACCGGCATTGCCGGGCAGCTGGGTGCTTTTGACGCAGCCAACCTGCTGGTCCGCTACGTGGTTCCACCCCAGGTCACCCTGACCAAGGTTCTCGACATTCAACTCGCGGCCGGTTTTGAGGTCGCCTAAGAGTTTCCATGCAAATCCTCGGTAATTACGCATCGCAGTTGAGCACGTTCGGCTACCAGCAACTGGTGGCCCTGCTGCAACAGGCCATCCAGTTGGGCGAGTATTCCGGAGGCCAGGCCTTCGACCAGACCGCTCTGGATTCTCTCCAGCAACAGGCGCAGAGCTTTGCCAACCAACCCCAGCCGGAGGCCGGCCAGCGCACCACGGATGACACCTTCAACAACCCTTTGAGTCTGCTCGCCGCGCGCTTTGCTGCGCTCCTCAGCGAATCAACTGCATTCGCGTCCGAATTGAGTGCGTTGCTGGCGGTCCTGGAGAAGGACACCAAGCTGATCGACCAGTTGATCTTTGCTGCGGCGCTCGAGGCCTGGGCAGCGAGCAAGCCAGCCTTGGGCGGCACGGCTATCAAGTGGGACTTCGGCACTGGCTACGGGCCGGTGGCGGGTCTGGAGACCCCTTCTCTCTGGACAGATCCAGTGAACGGTGTGGTGTATAACAGCCGCCCAGCGTCGATCAGCCTGCTGACGGATCAACTCCACACTGGGCTGGCGTGCGCTTCGACGGTCAAACCTGTCGCTACCAAGAACATGGTGTGGCAGTACACCGCCGGACAGGCGCAGATCGAAGAGTTGTATGCCAACACCTGGACCAAGTTGACGCTGCTCGATCCGTCCGTACTGATCAACTACGTGCCGTCGCCCGTTGTGGTTCCTGCAACCAATCCCTTTGTCATCACCGGACTCTCGAATCTGGGCAACCTGCCTGTCTACGTCCAGACATCCTTCACCGGCCGCCGCCGGCACATTCAGGCAATGGTCACCAATGGCACGAGCTTCTCGCTGTCGAGGTACACCCTCGAAACGGATGCGGTTGCGGTCTTTGCAGGCATCAAGGCCTACAACAATGTCACCGACTACACGGTCGATGAGAACGGCACCTTCACCCCGATCCATCTCGATGAGACCCCACTGATCGACATCTACTACGTCGAGAACTTTCCTTCGTATCAATGCTCGATCAATCAGAAGGATTGGTCGCCCCTGCAGATGCTGGATCCGGACCGGCCGTACGCGGACACCGAAACTCGGTTCCTGCCGATCGCGTTCGGCAACGATGGAGTCGGCGGCAAACTGCTGCCGATTACGGATGAGCTGGGTGTAGGAACGGGCATGTACATCAGCCTGACGACTCCGCCCACACAGCAGTACCTGCTGCAGGTGTCGTGCCAGGCTTCCCCAGCCACCGTGGGCGCCACCGCCGTGCTCGAGGTGGACCTGGCTGCCTTCGGTTTCCTGAATGCCATCCGGCTGTCCCCTTTCACGACTTTCCCGCTGATTTTGAAACGAGTAGAGACTCAGAGCCTGACGAGCAATACTAGAGAGACAGTGTGGGAAGGTTCGGTCACCGTGGACCGCGCGACGACGGTCCGCTTCCCGACCGCTGCCGTTTCCAGCCTCTTCCTGACCTTCTACCAGCCGAACTACTCGCTGAAGCAGCAGTCAGTGACTCCGCCGGATGCTCTGCGGCGCGATGTCATGAACCAGTTGCAGGCCATTCTTCCTTTCGACGCCCGCCGGATCCCTCCAACCCCGACGGTGGTCTACACCGGAGCGCAGTATGAGTTTGGCCTGGAGAACATCGAAGGCGAACTCTGGACGTCCCAACCCAGCGTATTCGCGGCCGGCCCGAACCGTCTGGCTGGGCGTCCGGATGTGGTTCGGTTCGATGTCGACTTCATTGGCACGATCGACTTCTATCTGGCCTACCAGGCCTATAACGCTTCCGGGGACCTGGTCGATCAGAACCTCTCTGGCATTCCCGTGACCGACGCGCAGTGCTTCGTCTTCCCCTTTTCATCCGGCATCGACCGGACCCAGATCGACCACGTGGACTTCTACGTACGCGTGGTTCATCGGGATCCCACCTCCCTGGTAGAACGCTTCATGCTGCAGGCCCTCAATGTTTAGTTCCCTTCTGCTCAGTTCCGATGACAGCGTCATTGCCGACCGGATGACCCGGCTGCAGGACAGCCTCCGTGCATTGAGTCTCTCGACGCGCGAGGAGTATCAGGCCGCCGTCTACTCCCTGGTCAACCGGGTGCTGAACCTCGGAGACAACATGCAGTCCCTGGTGCAGGTAGCGCCGCGGCCTGCAATCGTCGGGGATCTCACGCAGAACCTGACTTTGCTGAACCAGGACGCTGGCGACATTGCAGCGGAGATGCTGCGGGTGGAAGATAACGCGGCCGCGCTCTACAATCTGGCGGCGACTTCGCAGAACTCCCTGCGCCAGCTTATCCGGACCGCGATCTATGCCTCGAATCCGAAGTTGTTCGTCGAAGCCTTCATCGATGACAGCGCCCTGGCTGCGAGCTACACCACCACCCTGGACTACAACGCCGGGTTGGCTACGCTTCCGCTGGGAGTTGAGACTCAGGTAACCCCCACCATCGCGATTGGCCTGGGCAGTGTGGGCACAGCGGGAACTCCGGTAAGTAACCTCTCTGCCGGCACCGTGGGGTCCTCCCTGCAGTGGAACGGCACGGTTCTGGAACTGGTGCTGAGTTTCTCCGGGCCCACCATCATCAATCGCCTGGCGCTTGCACTCGACGAGTACGAGGGTCTGGAGATCACCGAACTGACCAGTTCGCCAGACGGTCTCTCGACGGACGATGTGCTCAAGGACCTCGGGGTTTCCTCCATCATCATGGATGCCACCTCGGGCAAGTATTCCGGAGACGTGATCCTCGACTTCCCGCCGCGCTACGTGACGCAGATGAAGATCGTCATCGAAAGCCGCGCAGGTCAAGCGACCTTCGGTATTCGTTCGTTGTCTCTGTTCAACCGGACCTACCAGATCTCAGGCACCTTCACCACGCAGCCTATCACTCTGTCGACGGGCAATGCCCTGTTCTCCATCGATGCCAATACCTTCGATCCCTACACCTCCATCGCACACCAGATCTCAACCGATGGGGTCAACTTCAATGCGATCGAACCTGGACAGGTTTCGATCTCGACTCCCTTCTGGTACAAGGCGCTGTTGACGCGCAATGAGAAAGCGTTCACGCAACAGCAGTCCGCATTGCTGCTGCAGACATCGAATGGCGCAGTCAATGCGTTCTACACGGTCAAGAGCCAGACCACAAACACGTTGAACAGCGGACTCATCGAACAGACCGTGACACTCTCCGGGATCACCGGTCCGGTTCCCTTCCGATCCACTCCATTGCCCAAGACCTTTCGCGTCCAGGTAGGTTCCACCTACCTCAACCCGGGGACGGACTACACCCTGGCCAACAACGTGTTGTCCTTTGCGGCACCGCAGGCATTGGCCACCATCACCTTCCAGACCTCTTCGCTCGGGGCGGCCGCCCTGGCCTCGCTGAAGAATTACTACACACCGTTGCTGTACGGAGTGAGGTTCCAAGCCATCTAATGAGCACCTCCAATGTTACCTTTCAACTCGGTGAAGCTGCCTCGGCTTCCAAACTGATGGGCGCATTCAATGTGCTCCGGAATCAGGGCCAGCAGCTGCTGACCACTCTCGGCACCTACCGAACTGACAGTCTGGTCTCCTTCGAACAGCGCGTGGAGGCTCTCAACAGCCGCCGCGAGCGCGCCAACCGAGTGAAATCCTCGTACGTGGCTGTGCGTTTCGTTGCCACAGACCTGCTGGATATGGACCAGACCCAGACATCGGCCACCGTTCGCGCCGATACCCAGGCGGTCACCTTGCAGGAGCGGCAAACCGCGACTAATGCAATCGTGCAACAGCAGACGTTCTCGACGTCCGATGGCACGGCGGAGTCGATCTCGGTCGATAACTCGATGTACATGGTCTCGACCAGCGACGGGCTGATCCCCACCGGAACCTTCACATTGAAGTTGCTCCAGGCATTGAACCTTACCGTTCTGACCTTCGACCTGTCTGCAGTACCGGCAAAGTCGACGGTCGTGGTCTCTGCGTCACCGGATGGCATCAACTACACGGCCGCGGTCCAGACCAGCATGAACGGCTACAGACTCACCGCCTGGTTTTCGCCGATGAACATGCGGTACATCACGCTGGCTGTCACACCCTCCGCGCCCGATGTGCTGGGAGGCTCTTCATACACCTTTGGGCTCACCGACTTTGTTGGAGCTGAGACGGAGTTCCAGCTGCTCTCCGACCTGGTGACTCTGCCGATCGCCTTCCGCCCGGTCGGCACTCGACTTCAACTGGTGGCCCAGCACGATCCCAACCTGACGTTCTTCCTGAACTTCAACAATGTGGGATGGTTGGAATACGCAGCCGGGGCCACCATCACGATTCCCGGGACGATCGAGACCAAGACACCTGCGGTGGCCCTCCACACCGGCGGAGCGCTGGAGATCGTCCTCCCGGTCGACGCCTATCCGAATTCCGTCCAGGTCTTCGACGAGACAACCAGCAAGAACCTGACCGTCGTCCCCAACCTCTCGGCAACGGATCCCAATCTTGCACATCTGGTTCACGACTACATCGCACTCAACGGAACCACCCTCACGTATATCGGGCCCGACCTGGCGGCCGCCGCAGGGCACACCTTCACGGTGACCTTTGTCGAAGGCCCAGCTTTGGTAGAGGTCCAACTCAAGGTTCAACTGATCACACCAGACCGCACGGTGACTCCCACATTCACCGGTGCTTCGCTTCAGGAGTTGTAAATGGCTAACGCTACCCTTTCTATCGATACCCTGGAACTCGTGTCCACCGAACGAGTCGTTCCCAAGAACGGCTCGCCGGCAACGCAGGACTACAACGACACCCAGAACGAGAACCTGCTCGATCATGCAACGCTGGCGGAGTTCATCAATAACTTCCTGCGTCCGATCCTGCTGGCGTTGCCGCCTGGCGCAGCCAACGGCCTGTTGGCTTCAACTCTGTTCACGGATCCTACGGATGAGAGCGCTCTTTGCTTTGACCCTCTGTCGGACACACCGCTGACCGTCAAGCAGTCCCTGCAGTACCTGCTCAATCTCACCACGAGCGCGCAGGGGAAACTGACTGACGTCAGTACCCAGGTTGGGATTCTGGCTTCGAAGCTCTCGTCAACCAACCAGAACGACATCGCCCTGGTCCTGCAGAACTTCCAGGCGGCCCTGGCCGCGCAGGCAAATGCCATCGCGGCTTTGGAGACCAGTTCGGGGACAGGCGTTTCCGCGTTGCAGCAGGCCACGCCGTTGATCGACCCCCGGGGCCAGGAGACTGTGCGCTGCGAATGGTCGACTGCCCAGCTCAACGATACCTATACCGTGACCGCTTCGATCGAGGACACTGCTGGATTCCTCGATATCGCGAGCTGGTCGTACATCACAGGAGGTCTGGGTGTGAATGTCGTCATTCGCAACTCCGACCCGGCAGCCGGCCACCAGGGCATTGTCCACGTCTGCGCCTTCCCCCTCAGCTAACCAATCTCTTCAAAGGACCTGAAATCATGCGTCGTCTTCTTGCTTCGATCGTTCTTGCGCTGAGCGCACTCGTATCTTCCGGACAGACCACCACGGTGGCCACGACCGCCACGACTGGTGCTGGGGTTGTGGTGCCCCGCGCCACTCTGAGCTTCCAGCTGCAGAACTGCGGCGTTACCGTCACTCCGAATCCGACAGCGACCCTGACGGCCAATGCGTTCGGTGTGGTGAATGCCACGGTGCCGAACAGCAACAGCTTTGTCTGCCCCAGCAACCAGGCCTACTACCTGGTCACCATGAAGAACTTCACAGGCAACATCGTCTGGACGCGGCCTTATCAGCTGACTGGCGGAACCAACACCCTCGCGACACCCCTTGCAGCCCTGCCCTCGACAGCGACGGATATCCGCACGCTCCTGGGACCGGATGGCAAGATCCTTTCCGGATTTCTGCCAGCAGGGGCTCCCACAGTTCAAAGCGTAAATGGGCATGTAGGCACAGTGGTTCTGGCAGCTACCGATGTAGGAGCGATCCCCTCCACCGGCGGATCCGTTACAGGGCCGATCGCCCTGCCTGCCGATCCAACTCTAGCGCTACAGGCCGCCACCAAGCAGTATGTCGATAACAGCATCTGCAAGCTGCCCGCCCTTGTACAGTACGCCCCATCGGCCTGGCAAGTTGCCGGCAGTGTGACCTCGACATTCAGTGCATCGCTCGTCGCCGGTAATACGATCTACGTAGTCGGAGCCTCAGAGGGTACAACCGGGAGCAGCGTCACGTCCATCACCGGGATTAGCGATACCCAGGGGAATGTCTTCCACCCTATCTTCGTGCAATCCGGAAGTGTCTTCGATGTCGGCGAGGAGATCTGGTATGCCACCAACATCGTTGGAGGGCCTGAGTCGATCACGGTCTCGGCGACCGGAGCTACTCCGGAGATCCGAGTCGAGGCAGCGGAGTACAGAGGGGTCGCCACATCCAGCGCACTTGACAATTCGGTTCTCGGCTGGAGCGCTTCCTCACCCATCTACCCAGGACCATTGACTACAGCTGGTCCAAACGAGCTGCTCCTCGTGACCCTGGTGAATGTGGCGTCTGCTTCATCGCCTGGGTTTACGCAGAGTTCTCCAAGCACAACGTTTTCCAACAGCGGTACTGACAACCTTACATTCAGCATGATGGTCGCGGGCGGCGGACTCCAGAACCCGGGTTTCACCGTCGTCTCCGGCGGAGCAGGTAACGTCCACACCGTAAGCACCGCCTTCTTTCCAACCCCAGGCTGCATCAGCGGAGGCAGCTCGCCACAGCCCGTGCCGCTTTACAACTCGACTGGAACACTGCAAGCCAGCGCCCATACAGTCACCGGCATCGGCACCCTCGTGGGAGGAGCACTGACGGTTACCTTTACTGGCTCATCTGTGTTCACAAGCTCGACTTCCTATGCTTGCAGTCAGTCCGACACGACCGCTGTGCATGGATTTGAAGTCACCTACACCTCGGGTTCGGTTGTGACTTTTACCGGAACGGGTACGGATACGTTCCGCTATTCGTGTGTAGGAAACTAAGATCGGTTGCGTCAGTGCCTAGAATCATTGCCAAGAAACGTGCAACCAAACTGGTGCCCTACTCCGCCCGTCGGCGACACAATCGCCGGCGGGTGGCGACGGAGCCGGAAAAGCATGTCCACACCATCCTCAAGGAGGAAGGCATTCCCTACACCCGCGAGAAGCAGATCAGTCACTGCCATGTCGATGTCTTCATCGCGCCGCATACGGTGATCGAGATCCAGGGTTGCTTCTGGCACAAGCATGACTGCCAGGAGCCGGAAGGCGGATGGCCCGTGGCGGACGTGGCTGTACAGACCCGGGATGAAGCCAGGTTTGCCTTCCTGCGCGCCCAAGGATACGACGTGATTCCGATCTGGGAGTGCGACCTCCGCGATCACCCGCGGATGATCCGCAACCAGCTCCGCAAACTCAAGGTCTAGGGGAACTACATGCGCGGCGGCACATTTGCATTCATTGGCGATATCTTCGAGACGGCCGGACGTATGGCCGGACGTGCATCGGGCAATGCCGGCCCGGGGTATGCCGGTCAGTTCGGATCACCGGAGTTCTTCGCGTCCGCCCGCGCTGGTGACGAGCGCGCGTTGCGCACGATGGAGAAGCAGGGTTACGGCCTGGCCTGGAAGAAGCAGAGACGCTGGGCAAGCGTCGAACGCGAGGTTGGGAAAGACTCGGCTCGGTATGCGCCAGGCTGGTCTGCCGCAAGTTTGAAGCCTCGAGGTTTGCTGACAGGCCGACGGGTGTACGGGATGAACCGTGCCATGTCCAACTTCCACGGCGCCACCCTCAAGATGGGTCTCGGTATCGGTGCGGCGATGACCCTGCTGCAAGGCGCTACAGCCCCTCGCGGCCACATGGTCTCGCAACTTGCGGCCGGCACCGGAGCGACCGCCGGCGGCATGCTGGGGGCTGCGGTCGGAGGCCTCATGTTGGGGCTGCCTGGCGAACTCATCGGAGGTTGGGTAGGCGGCACCGCTGGCGAGAAGGTCGGCGCGGCTGTACATGCCTTCACCGACATCGCTCACTCGGCGCAACACCTGAACTTCGGCGGGCACTATCAGGACACGCAAGAGGCATTCACCATGCGGCAACGCGCGGTCCAGGAGATGAGCACTTCCCTCTTGAACGCACGACAGTACCTCGGCAAGGAAGCAGCTTTGCTGCATCAGTAAAGGAGAATCATGAGCTACACACTCGATCAACTCGGCGCTATGTTGGATTCACTCACCACCAGGATGGCCGCTATTGATGGCCAAGGGCTCCCAGAGGGCACGCAGAGCGTCCAGGGCAGCCTGACAGCCAACGTCGCTGGCCTGCGGCGGGATTTCAAGCAGCTGGTGGGCACGCTGCAGCAGCAACTGGATGGCGTGAAGACCCAGGTAACCGGTTACGTCGCGGCGGTCAAGGATGTCACCACGGCGAATTCCACACCATAAGGTGTTTTGTTCACCAAACTAAGGTGTTTCACTGACGACAAGTGGTAGTTACTTCCGTACTCTGGGAAAGTTCTTTTCATGTGGTGAGCAATATAGATCACATGCAGGCCATCTCCAAGGAGCTATCCGTGTCTCAGAGCATTGTTGCGCACTTGAATCGTGAACTGTCCGAAGTGGACTCTCAACTCACCGCACTCCGTGAAAAGCGGGAGGGCATCCAGGCGGTCCTTGCCTCCGCATCCAGGTCCTTGGGAGTGCGACAACCGTATCGTCACATCTACGTCGTCAACTCGCAGCCCGACCGAAGATCTGCCTGAGTATTCCTCCTCGTTTCCTCGGCACTAGAATGCCCCGGCGCTTATGCCCGGGGCATTTCTGGTTGTGTAGGCGATCTGAGGTGTTCGCCTGAGTGTTTCGGCTTCTACTTCTCGATAAAAAAGAGGAGGAGGGTGTGAAAGTGAAAGAGATCGAAACCGAGCAGAACGACATCATGGATGCGAGTGAACTGGCGGCTCTTCTGCGTGTCAATGTAGTAACTGTCCGCCTCAAGGCTTCAGCGGGTGTGATTCCAGGCCGGCAAATCGGAAACCGCTGGCGCTTCAGCCGCACACGGATCATTCAGTGGATGGAGTCCGCTTGAGCTTGATCCCTTTGGCGACGTTGGCAAGGAGAGGACGCAGCTCCTCCACAGGCGTGTTGCCGTAGATATTCGCTGTCGTGCTGATGTCCCCGTGCCGCATGGCGCCCTTCTGCTGTGTCAGGGTGGCCTTCCCGCTGCCCAGCCAGGCTCGATAGCTGTGGCGGAAGGTGTGCCATCCGAAGTGGGGCAGCTTCAGCTTCTTCCCAACCGGGTTGAAGTGCCGCTTCAGGATCGCATCTCCCGATCGTGGCTGGCTCTTGTCCTTCCTGGGAGAAGGAAAGACCCAGGGACTATTGCCCTTCTTGTGGGCTTTCAGTTGTGCCAGCAGGTCAGGAGTAAGCGGAAGTTCAGCCTCCGATGAGGGTGTCTTCGCTTCCTTCAACGCGGCATGTGTCCAGGCCCGTCGGATGTTCACAGTCTTTCGTTTGAGGTCGATATCCTCCCATCGAACAGCCACCACCTCTGACACACGGAGACCCAGGGCGGCCGCCATAATCACCATCAAGCGGAACGGTGGTTCCAGGGCATCTAGCAGGCTGTTCAGTTGCTTAAAGGTGAAGAGGGTGGTTTTCTGGAACTTCTTCTTCGAGCCGCGCACTTTGATCAGAGTGATCGGGTTGAAGCCGAACGGGATGTACTCCCAGAACATCGCCTTGTCGATGAGTTGCTTCATCATGCGTCTCGCACGTCCGCGAGAAGCATCTCCTGTCTTCAGAGTTCCGAGCCAAGCCTCTACCACCATTGGTTTGATCTCTTGGATCCGTGTCTTACCCCATTTCGGCCGGACGTGAACCCGAAGCATTGAGCCGTCGGTGTTCTGGGTGCTCTTGGCCAACTTTGGCAGGTACTCCTCTTCGTAGCGATCGATGACAGTCTCGAGTAGGATGGCGATTGGGATCCGAGCGGATCCGTTGTTCAGGACGGCGAGAGGCGTAGCAAGATGCCGGCGGAGAGCCTTCTCAGTCGGGAATTCGACCGTTGAGAACGTCTTCTGCTTCATCTTCTGGTCTGGGCCTCGGCCCTGCCGGTAGCGCCACTCCCAAGCCTCTGATCCGTTGCTTCTCTTGACCCTGCGAATCGATCCCATCTGATATGTTGAAGGCATGACTTCTTTCCGAACCCCCGTATGCAATATCAGGAAGTATACCTTTTGTGGGGTTTGTGGGGTTGGTCATTTTACTAAACTGTTGATAACAAAGATGCGCCCGTAGCTCAGCTGGATAGAGCGGCAGCCTCCGAAGCTGTAGGTCAGAAGTTCGAATCTTCTCGGGCGCACCATTCTTATCGTTGTTTCAGGAACGCTTCCGACGGGTTTGGGTGGGAGCCAGTGGTCAAGCGCCTTCGGCAGCGAGGTCGTCCAGGGCTTTCGCGGCTTTGGAGAGGTTGTCTACGCCGAAGACCACCAGCGCCTGCGCGGACCCAGGCTCCAGCCCGCAGTACGAATAGTCAACGTTGATCTTGTTTTCGCCCAACCGAGCGGCAGCGCGGCCCAGCTCCCCGGGACGATTCGGCAATCGGATGACAGCGGCTTCCGTCTCCTCAAAGATCATGCCCAGACCGCCCAGAACCGCCTTTGCACTGGCGGGATTGTCCACCACCAATCGGGCCAGGCTTTCGCCTTCCTCAACGTAGGATTGAAAAGCCAGGACGTTTACTCCACGCTCCGCCAGAGCGAGGAAGCATTTCCCCAGCGCCCCTGGTTTGTCTTCGATCGTTACCGTAAACTCTTTCACCTTCGGCATGCGACTTTGACTCCCTTCGAGTTTGAGGCCCCGAAAACCAGCGAGCAATTTCGATCATACCGTTCGCAGGATGCAGCCCTCAACCGAAGCTCGCCGTCGGCCTCGAGAGTTTACGGAAAGCGCCGAAGGCTACTCCCCACGCGCGTCCATGGCCCTGTCGGGGCCGGGGGCGCAGAGGAAGGCTCTATCTCTCCCCTCTACCCCCATACGAGCCCCCTCAAGGGAAGCAGCATCCAGAGAGCAGTCCCATCTAGCACTCACCTGATACCGCCTCCATCCTCAAAACCTGGCCGGGGCGAGGGTAAGACCGGCGTCCGGCAGACCGGTATCCCAGAACCCCCGTAACCCCCAACCCCCCCCCTAAAACAGCCTGGTCCACAGCACCATCTATCTCAAGTCGGCAGCATACGAGCCAGGCAGACTGAATCTGGACACGCCAACGACATCTGACCCCAGAAAGCCTACTCAGGACCAGGGCATAACCAGCACAGAACCCCCGTTATCACTGGGTCAGGCGCACTCTCTACCACCCAGCTCCGGCAGCAGATCGGACTACTCGGCTCCGATCTGGGGGCATCTTCCGGGTCTGGAGCGCTCTCGGACTCCTGAACTTAAGCCAGGACCAGGCCGGAACCAGCCGAAAGCCCCGTGAACACTGGGCGGAACCAGCGTCCTGACGGCTATTTCCGGCGGTAGTTCTGAACTCGGCTCATGCGCGCGAGAGAATTCACCTAGTTAAATGGGGGGATATGGATGCCAAACTGGGTTTTGCCGAGTTGGTTGCTGAGGTGCTCCAGGACCACGATGATGATCTGGTGCAGGTCATTGTTGATCGACGAGCGCGGCGAGGTCCGGAGGTCTTCCTTGCGGATCCGGCCGACCTGGCCGGGGCCGGGCTGCTGAGGCGGCGGAGTGGTCAGGTTCAGGACGCCGGTGACGAACGACCAGGTGTAGTTGGCGGACAGGGGGACTGGCGTTGGACCTGGGGTCTGGACCGCTGTTGAGATCAGAACGGTGTACTTGACGTTCGGCCGCATGGGGCGAGCCGGCACGAAGGTGGCGACGGTGGCGCCGGCGGTGTTGACGGCGAAGGTGAAGGTCCCCTGGACGTAGTCAGTGCCGGTGACGGGGGCCACCGGGCCGACCAGGCCGCCGGGTGGGACTCTGGGTGTCTCCGGGGGCGCCGACAGCAGGAAGGAGCTTTCATCGAAGGTCGTGACATCGATCTCCTGATCGAAGGTCACGATCACGGCACCCTGGAGGATGACGCCGGTGCTGTTCACGTCAGGCAGCACTGAGAGGATGTTGGCACATAATATAGCTGTGTTTTGGCAGATTAGAAGAGTAGTCTAGGCTCATAGTTATATCGACGATATATCGACGATATGACTGGAGCATCAATGAAAACTCGCCGTGGTAGCCGTCTTTTCCGTCGTTCTTGCCGTCCCGCCCCGCTTCCTGTCACCCGGCACCAGATCCGTCAGAAGGTCGACCGGATGCGGGATATCTATGAGTTGGAGGTTGTTCTCGAACTCGGCCGGGCTAAACCGGACATCAACTATCTGCTCCAGCTGGATCTGGAGTCGACCTACTTGCATGACGTCCTGGCTTCGATCGAGGGGAAGATATGAAAACTGTAGCTCTTTATTTGCGCGTATCTACTGTGGACCAGCACCCGGAGACCCAGCTCCACGACCTGCGCGCGATGGCGCAACAGCGAGGTTTTCAGATCGTGGCCGAGTACACCGACCGAATCTCGGGAACGAAAGCTCGCCGGCCGGGGCTCGATGATCTGCTCCGCGATGCCCGCCGAGGCCGTTTCCAGGCGGTGCTGGTGTGGGCCTCGGACCGGATAGCCCGGTCCGTGCGGCACTTCCTCGAGGTCCTGGACGAGTTCAACCGTCTCAGCATCGAGTTCGTCAGCTTCCGCGAGAGCATCGATACCGGCGGCCCGCTGGGGCGGGCCGTCGTCATCATCATCGGGGCGATCGCAGAACTGGAACGCAACCTCATCATCGAGCGGGTGCGG